CAGAGACCAAGAGAAGTGTTTGCAAGTTCAGGAAAAAAGTATTGGTTTGAGTGCGGAAAATGTAGTCATTCTTTCGAATCGGGCTTGAGCAGTGTCTCTTCCGGGAAGTTTTGTCCCTTTTGTTCGAACCAAAAACTCTGTAGTTCAGACGAATGCAAAATATGCTTTGAAAAGAGCTTCGCAGGCCATAAAAAAGCCAAATTTTGGAGCAAAGAGAAAAATAAGCAAGGTCCAAGAGAAGTGTTCGCAAGCTCCTGTAAAAAATTTTGGTTCGAGTGTGGGAGATGCAGTCATTCTTTCGAAGCGAGTTTGGGCAATGTCTCGAATGGACATTTTTGTCCCTTTTGTTCGAACCAAAAACTTTGCCAATCGGAAGAATGCAAAGCGTGCTTTGAAAAAAGCTTCGCATGTCATAAAAAAGCAGTGTTATGGAGCGTCGAAAAGAATAGGCAGAGTCCAAGAGAAGTGTTTGCAAGTTCGGGTAAAAAATTTTGGTTTGAATGCAAAAAAAGTCATGAGTTCTCTTCTTCGCTCAACAGCATCTCTTCTGGCAGCTGGTGTCCTCTCTGCAAAAACAAAACGGAAGGAAAGCTCCTCGAGTTCCTCAAAGAGAATTTTCGAACTCCAACCTATCAGTTCAAAGTTTCATGGTGCAAGAACCCAGAAACGGACAAGTTCCTTCCTTTTGACTTTTGCGTCTCCAAAACAATCATCGAGTTGGATGGAAGGCAACACTATGAACAAGTCTCGAACTGGCAATCTCCAGAACTCACTCAAAAATCTGATAGATACAAAGAAGAACAAGCAGTCAAAAATGGCTATTCTGTTTTGAGGATACTGCAGGGAGATATTTGGGAGAATAAAATAGATTGGAAATCTCTCCTCCTTGAAAACATCAGAGACTATGACCCTCCCATCATCAAGAATTTCCGGGAATCTTCTCCATAAAAAATATTTCGAAATATTTTTTTATCCACCCTTCAAAACTTCCAAATATCTTCCCTCAGAGTATACGATCTTCCTGTCCGTCATACGAAGGCAAGTCGAAGATACAACGCTCGAGAATTTTTCTTCGTTCACGCCAATAATCCCCAAACCGTTTGGATGGGGAGATGACACCCATTGTTCAAACTCGTCTTTTTCAAACTCTGTCCTTCCTCCTGAGAAGTTTTCATAGATCACTCCTGTGTATGCAAGAAACGCACCTCCAAAAACAACTTTAACAGCCTTGACAATGTCATCCATTTATTCCTGGCTTATTGCACTTCCTTTTCTTTCTCTTCTACCCTCATCTTTTTCTTAGCGGGACTGAGTTTTTCACTTTTTCCGTAGCCTTGGATTTCACAGTACACTTTCTCCCATTCGCTATACTGATAACACTCTGTGATGTGTTTCACCCACCGTGGTGCGTTTCCGGTCAAATTTGAAGTCTCCATTTCGTTATCAAGAGTCTCTCTGTCTCAAACGAGAAAAGAAAGAATTATGTTCTTTCTATAAATGGCACAAACCAACCTACGAACGGTCATCGTTGGTCAACATGTTCCGAGGAGTACCATCGTTTTGAATTATCAAGGAAAAATCCCAAGACCAAAAGATTCTTTATGGGTGCCTCTCAGGTTTTGGTTCACAGACGAAAAGGATACAGAGAACTTTTCGCAAAACACATCCTTCGTTCCACCAGATATCCAAAAAAGCCTTGAAAAAGAGAGGAGTTTGCGAGAGATACTTCAAAATATTTAGCTAAATATTTTATTCAACAACAACTTCCGAAATGAGGCAATGGCTCTCAACTTTATATCCAGAGTCTGCAAGTCTCTTTTCTAGTTCCCCGATCTCTTTCTCGCATGCCTCTTGAAGGGTCTTTGCCTTTTGGAGCCTTCTCTCTGTCCTTTTGATGGCTCTCCTCCAATGCATCCTGTCCTCAATCATCGAAAAGCTCAAGCTATTCCTTCCAACGAAGCAGTTTCTTGAATTTGCGAAAAAGTGGAAGTTTTGACTCGCCAACTTTTTCTCAATTGAAAGGCTCACAGCCTCCAGAACTTGGAGACGTTTCTTCTCCTTCTTTATTTTATCAATCAGGATGTCGGACTCGTAGACGACACAGTGCTCTCGAAAGGCATCAAGAGCTTCTTTCTTTGAGTGAATCAGAAACGTGCCTTCCAGAGAGACATTGAACAACTTCTTCATCTCACGAAGGGCGTTAAAGTACGCAGACTTTGCGTGGGTCAATGTCCTCTTACAGACAAAGTCCGTTTCTTTCCCTTGCCTACTCCAGAAAACTCTGTAAAGAGAATTCCCCTCCGAGACCAGGAAGACAGTTGACTTCATAACACAATACTCTCGACTCCTTTTTCTAAAGAACACACGATTTGCACAAAATTTTTATAGAGTAAGAATGAACATTGACAGCACGCAGTTCGTGACTTCAGGAGATGAGTCAGAGTTTGACATTCCAGTTGGTGAAATGACTTGGACAACTTCCCAGCTCTATTGTATCATCGACGCTTGTTTTGATATGGACAAAAGAACCACTGGAAACATCACGAATCCAATCTATCACGTCTCCCTAAGTCATGGAGGCACAGAGTTTATCCGTTTCCGTGTTCCTATCACAAAGGTCTATGATGGAATTCAAGGTTACACGACTTTTTTCCGACCTTCCCAGAATGTTTCGACCTCAGCTTCCGACACCATCACAGCCAAAATTGTTGACTCTTCGGATGCGAAGATTCTGAACCCCGGACCTTGGGCTATCTCATTCTTCATGTCCTCTTCCGGATAAAAAATATTATTTATTTTTTATAGTTTCGCAACAAGTTCTCGAATCACAGGAAGAACAAGTCCCGAACTCAAGACAAGCCTCGAAGAATTGTTCCTCCAGCAATCTCGGGTCATGTCAAAGCGCACCCTTCCCTCATGGTACCAGATGTACGTTCCACTTTGCCCTTCTTCCTCAAACTCGAGTTCATAATACTCGTTCTTTTCCATCTTTTGCAAGAGCTTCTGAAAAGCTTTGAGAGTTTCTTCTTTTGAAATCATACCACACTCGTACTCAAACAAAACGTGTCCATCCTCGTACTGAAAAAGAACTCCACTAAACTCTTTTTGATGAAACAAAACTTGCGTTGTCAGACTCATGTTTATTGTTGGTCGTGTTCAAGGTGAAATTTATTTAAACGACTTTGGAGCTTCTGGAGAGACTGGTAAAAATAACAAATATTGGGTTCAAGAAGCCCCAAAATATTACACCGAAAAGATGGGAAACACCAACACAAAGAAGGCTTATTTGGGAGTCGCTTGTTTTTCTTTCTTCAGGGACAGAAGAGAGTTTGAAGCTGCTGAATTTGAAAAATGGGCGAATGAACTTGGCTTTTCAGGTGAAGGAAAGAGTTTGGCAAAGAAGGTGACAAAGATGTATCTCGGAAGATACTCGCAAAAGCTTGTGTACACACCGGGAAAATATATTGTGACCGAAAGGTAAAAATATAAAAAGTGTTTTATATTTTGTGAGAAGAACTCTTCCTCCATCAAATATTTCCAATAGATTTCGTAGTCGGTTGCAAAGTAACTTCTCGACTTGTCAATGTTTTCTTTCAAAGTGCCCACAGAATAACTACAATGAATTTCAAAGGTACATGTCTGCCTACATTTGCTCATGAGTTCTTCAAAGCACCGAAAAAAGAGTTTTTTGTCATTGAAAGTTTCTCTTGTTTGTTCGCCTTTGTGTGTAAAAACTACAGAGTCTCCTTCAAAGTACCACAAGTTTCCCTTCTTTCTTTTGAATTTCGAAAGAAGGGACAAAAGACCATTGAGCACGTTCTTCTTTTTGCAGAGCGAGAGAGTACGCATAAATTCTTTTAAGAAGTCTCCCATACTGGGGCGTCTTTATATTATCTTACTGAAGAAGTTTAACAAGAGCTTCCCAACCAGATGAATTCCAAAACTACAAAAAGTTTTTCTTTCTTGGAAAGAAAAGATGCAAGAGACTTTTATTTACGACGGAAAGAAACACGTCTCCCTTGATGGAAGCATCACGTATCTCGGCGTCAACAGATGGATTTTGGACAGCATCGCAGAGTTTCTTTGGAACGAACATCAAGAAAGTTTGAAGTGGCGAGAAGATGGTATGGAAAAGTTTGTTGCTTTCCTCGACGAAGAAAAGGCGTACATCGAAGGAATTCTGGAAGATCCCTTGTCCATTCGCCTCATCTCAAAGGGAACTTCTCAAAACTTTGTGGGTGAAGATCTCCACAGTTTGCACGAAACGATCGGGGAGCTGCTCATCGAGCGCACCCTACAATAAAAAATATTCTGAATATTTTTTTAGAGTTTCAAAAGTTTTTTCCGAAGTCTTCTCTTCCCCTTTCCAATCCGAACAGGAAAAAGGTTCCATCCGTCAGGAACTTCCCAGATAATTTCTGTTTGCAGTTCTATCATCAAGTCGACAACGTCTCCGAAGCCGTATTCGTCCCATTTGCTGGCATCAATTCCGCTTGCCCTCAGTGCATCTCCCAAGTACCAAAGCTTTCCACTTTCTCGGAATTCCTCCTCTTTGTCAAGGTCATAGCATCTGAAGATGCACCACTTTCCGTCGTACTTTACTTTCAAAAGTTTTGAACGAATGGATATTTCAGACATTTTATTGGGCTGTACACAACTATGAAATTTATCTTTCCCTTTTGCAGCAACAGAAGAAAACATGAAGGGAGAGATTCACAAGAAAAAGAATGGCGAGTTTGACTATGTCTCCTTCTCTTGCAAAAGGGAAGGATTGGAACTTGCAATCTTTTGTGGTCTTCCAACAGCCAAAGAAACTCTCGGTCTTCTTTCTCCTTTCCTTCTGGAGATGCAGAGAGGAGGAGAAGCGGTATGTCGTTTCGGGGACGGAACAGAACTGGATTGCAAAAACGGTCGTGTGTCCTTTCAAATCGCCCATGGAATCACTCCGAAATCCGTGAACATTCTTGGAGTTCGACTTTTGGACGATGAGTGTATTCCAGCTTTTCAGAAGGTTTGCGATGAACTAGAAAAACTATAAAAATATTAGAAAAATTTTTTATCGACATGTCTTCTCACACAGATGTCGCAAAAATTTTTCTTTTTGAGTAAAAAGAAAAAACCTTGTTCCTGAAAAAGTCTGAGGAAGGAGATGAGCTGTTAGACATCGCAGAGATCCAAGTCGAACATGTCCATGTATTTGCCAGGGATGACAAAAGCCCCCTGTCTTCGTGCAAGGGAAAGAAGTACCCAGTCTTCAAGAGATACGAAGATGTTATAAGCTGTAATTTGGGAGGTAGAAGGTACGGAAAGGGAAGATACTCGCTGTGCTGCGACAAACACAGGAAGGAAATACCGACTGAACTCTTCTGAATTTATATTATACGAATATAAAATGAATGAGTTTGCCCATAAAACGGATAAACACAAAAACATGACACAACAGGCGACTTCTCTCTTTGCTCTTGGTCTTGCCGGAGTGGCGATCACTGGTGTGGGGCTCTTTCAAGGGTTCAAGCACGGAGTTTGGGCTGCTTGTTGTTCCTTTGCTCTCGGCAGGTGCTTCTTTGATGACGTTAACAAAGCCCCAGTTTCTGTAGCCAGAATTCCCTTTGGGATTGGCGTAACAACCACCGCTCTTTCGCCATTCTCTGAATATCCCCTCGGAACCCTCATTTATGGTATCAGTTACACTGCCGGTGCTTTGATGGGGGCAAGCCTCCTTGAAAATTCCACGAATCTCTTGTCTGTCGCGACAGGGTTGGTAGTTCTTCAAGTCCTTTTCATATAATTCAGAATTTTTATTCTTGCGTAAAGCCACAAATAAAAATGTTTACTTCAAAGATTACATTCGACACCCAAGAGCGCACCAAAAGTGTTTCACCAACGAGAAGTGTGAGTTTCTCTCTAAAAATATTACCAATAATATTTTGAATCTTGTCTCCATATTTTCTTTGTTAATGACCACAAACTTTGAAACGCGAAAGGACCTCACAGTCACCAAGAATTTTGTCGTCCCTGTCGTTCCGAACCTTGCATCTGCGAATCTTGCCACGCCTGGTTCCATCGTCTTTGATAAGACTACAGGAAATTTGAACGTTTCGACGGGCTCCGGTTGGTCACCTTCGAATCTTCCTATAGCCACGCCTTCTGTTAGAGGCATCGTCTTTGGTTCAACTCCGACTGGCACTGGTACTCCCACTTCTCTTGGTTTTGGAGTCGGGAATGTCGCTCAAAATTCTGTGTTTGTTGGACAGTCAGCGGGAACAGGAGTCGCTTTTCCTCGAATGGATTGTACCGCGGTCGGGACAAACGCAATGTCTGTCGCTGGAGTTCTCGACAGATGTACTGCCGTTGGTTTTAATGCGGGGAATGTGGCTGGGCAAGAAAACACTTGTATGGGAGTCAATGCTGGAACGGGCGCGTCTGGAAGTTCAAATGTTTACTTTGGCTTTAATTCTGGTACAAATGTAGTTGGTTCGGAAAATACAGTGTTTGGTAACCAGGCAGCTGACGGCGGAGCCACTGGTCCTTTCAATGGCAATACGATCGTTGGATTTCAAGCAGGAAGAACAGGAACTACCGCGACCGGAAACGTTGTGGTGGGACAAGGAGCGTGCCCCGACCTTGGAACTTGCACGAATTGCGTCGTTGTGGGAAGAGCTGCCTCTTGTGGAACTTCGGGAAACAACAGAATCGTTCTTGGTGCTTCAGCAGTCGGAGCGACTGATAACGAACTGACCATTGCCCCAACAATCACGCAATGGAGGAGTCTCGGACTTGCTTCGGCTGCGGCTGCCAACACTTTGCAGATTAACCCTGCGACGGGAATTATCACGCAAGCCGCGTCCTCCCGAAGATTCAAGGATAAAATTCGGAACCTTGAGGTGGACACTGAGAAACTCTATGAACTTTCGTTGAAAACATACGAGTACAAGTCTGACGGAAGAGAAGACTTTGGCCTCATCGCGGAAGACACGTACGAAGTTTTGCCAGAGATTGTGACTTTGGACGCTGATGGAAATCCTCACGGTATCAAACACTTTACGCTCGTCATGCTTTTGTTGGCTGAACTTCAAAATCTCAAGAAACAAGTCAGGGATAGACAATAAAAAATATTCTTATATTTTTAATGAGCAGCACATCAAACTCTGTGATAAAAAAGGAGTTTGTCGTCTCTAGAAATCTTGTTGTGCCTATTGTTCAAAACATCGCTGCTGTTCCAGAACCAACATTTGGATCGATCGTCTACAACCTCGCAACATCTGGTCTTGTCATTTCGAACGGTGTGTCTTGGGCGTCTCCGACTGCCTCTGCTGCGACTCCGACAGTGAGAGGCACTGTCTTTGGAAGCACTTCTTCCGTCACTGGAACGACAACGAGTTATGGAAATCTTGCAGGTTCCGCTCCGGGAGGAAACGTCTTCGTCGGATGGAGGGCAGGATTCAACAATGTGGGGGCACAGACAGGACTTACTTTTGTTGGTCATTTGACAGGGTCAACTTCCCAGAATGTCACAAACAAAACAATTGTCGGAAGGTCTTCGGGTATAAACGCAAACGCCCAGCAAAACTCTTGTGGCGTCGGAACCTTTTGCATCTCTTCTGGAACTTCTGGTTCGGACAACTGCGCTGTTGGTCTGGGAAGTAGCAGCGCCGTGACAGGATCGGGGAATTGCGCCATCGGAAATACGACAGTTGGAGGAATTACGGGTGCAATCTATAACAACACGGTCGGGGTCGGTTTCTTCGCCCTTGCCAATTCCACAAACTCTTCCGGAATTGTGAATATCGGCTCTGCGCAAGGCAGTGTCTTTTGGAATCCGGGAACTTCGGCGGATGTCATCTATCTTGGAAATGGTACGAGTCTTTCATCAAACATCACAAACGTTATCGCTCTCGGAATGGGAAGTTTTACAGGAGCAGTAGCAAACAATACTCTCGTCGTCGAGAACAACATTTCCCAATGGAGAAGTCTCGGCCTTTCAGTCGCTGCTTCGGCAAATGTTTTGCAATTCGACCCTGTTACAGGCCTGATAACTCAGGCCGCTTCTTCAAGAAGATTCAAGAAAAACATCCAAGACCCAAAAGAAGACGAAAGTTCTGATGTTTTGGACATGAAAGTTTGCACTTATGAAATAGATGGAGCAGTTGACCATGGAATTATTTCAGAGGATGTTCCAGAAAAATATGTGACTTTTGATGCAGAGGGAAGGAGGAACGGCGTGAAACTGCTCCGGATCATCATGTCTATCCTCGCAGAGATCCAAGTTTTGAAGAAAGAACTCGAGACCCAATAAAAATTTTTATGCTGTGGGAAATTATACCATAAAATATACAAGCAATATATTTTTCGCATGGATCTTCCCGTAGAAATAACCCTTTCCATTCTTGAGTTTGTGGATGACATCAATGATATTTTGTCTTTTTCGTTGACTTGTCGAGAAAACAAAGAGGTCACGGACTTTCACTTCCGCGTCTTGACAAGGAGAGTTTTTGGAACTCCAAAAGAGATGAGAGGGAACAAATACCTTGCAACTTCCTATTATTTCGTGGACCCTTTCGGAAGAGAGCAAGGAGAGGCAAAGCTCTTTCGCCAAAACAGCTACTTCACCGTAAACTTTATGGATGGAAAGAAGCACGGAAACTATCTTCAAGTTTCAAACACAGGGATTGTCATCTGTCGAGGACAATACGAGAACGGAAAAAGACAAGGTCTTTGGTATTCTTTTGATGTACAAAGTACGGATGAACTTCGTGAACTTTGGAAAGACGGAGGGAAAAAAGTGATGCATCACAAGGGGAAATCAGAGTACATCGTAAAGTACGAAAAATTCCGAGGAGAGGCAGTTGCGGCTTATCGCTTCCTGAGAGTCAAAGCTAAGAAACTCGGAAACTGTCCGACCTCTTCTGTCTACACTTTGAACGCGGGACATGGAAGAATAAAATACTCTCATTGTTGCAAAATGCACCAAGGAGAAATGCCGGACTCTCTATTCTAAAAATATTCAGAATATTTTTATTGGAGACTCTCAAAATGTTCCCTTGCCTCTTCTGCGAGAATTCCTCCGGGAGCATACAGTTGTTCGAAAGCGACCGAGAACTTTTCATTGGCTTTTCTCAGTTGCTCGTTCTCTCTTTTGAGTTCCTCATTCTCCCAACAAAATTTCTCGAGTCTCCTTTTCCTATACTCTATCAAAAAGCTTTTTCGGTCACCGAACAATTCGGAAAGAAGCTTTTTTTCATCTCGGGTATCCCATGCGTTAAAAGGGACAAACAAAGCCTTTTCTGAAAAAATTCCCTCTTTCCAGAAAAGAATTGGCCCCGTTCTTCCCCAATCAGCCATCACTTCACCCCAGTCTTTCAAAAAGATCTCTGTTCGAATAATTGTGCCCTTCTTTGGGATTCTGTTGCCATGTCTGCAATAAATGTCTCCTTGTTGTGGTTCAGGACAATCACAGTACCTGTTCCATAAAAGCTCTTGCTTTGTCACGACCAAAATATCTTGGTCTTGAACATCCGCATGTTTTTTGAGACGAAGAAGAACTTTGTCAAGAACTGCACTTTTCGCCATTTGAAAGAATTGCATTTTTTGTAGTTCTTTTTCACCTTTTATTTTCACATCAAAAGTCAAGAGGATGCAATTTCTTCCGAACGAAACGCTTTCTCACATTCTCGAGTTTGTGGCTGACATCAAGGATATTGTCAACTTTGGAGCGGTTTGCAAGGACTTTCGCACTTTGGTCAAGGTAGAGGACAAAAGGCTGACAAGGAAAGTTTTTGGAAACCCTCACTTTCGAGGAACTTCCGGACATTCTCTCTTTCGCGTCACACCTTCAGGAGTTTTGAATGGAAGAGCTGTCCTGAACCATGGGAGTGAAGTGTTTGCGGGAACCTTTGTTGATGGGAAGCTTCACGGAGTTTTCATGTCGTACTCCCCAAAGGATGAATGTGTAAAGTCGGGAAAGTATGATATGGGAAGAAGCATTGGAACTTTCGAGACAAGGACTTATGGAATCACTTTGGAAGTTGCCAAGTACGCACAGTCTGGGAATGGGCTGTTGTATCTCCAAAAGGGGAAAGTTCTCGTACACAGAATTTCCCCCGGTTGGAGCAACGTCTACCAAGAATGCTATATGTTGGGCGTCAAGTTTTGCGAATACACGCACAGAGCGCGTCCGAGATGCATCAAAACCTCGAGGTTTTTCAAGGAGAGCAAGATCTGCACAAGCGAACACTCTGACTGTTGCGAGAAGCACAGGAACGGGATGCCAGAGTTTTTGTTTTGAATAATTTATTTGAATAAATTATGGAAATGTCATCTTTTCGAACCTGTTGATTGATGGAAGATTCACAGTCCAGCTCAACAATCTACCTTTATCATCATATGTCTGTTCTTCAAAACCTTCCACTTTAGGGCTGGTCACTCTCCAAGTGCCGATTTGCCTTCCCATGTCAAAGACTCCTTCGAGTTGGGCATTTTCTGCTTTTGCGATGTAGTGACCATGAATCTTCCCATCGAGAAATGTTCCCGAGGCCGTGCAAAATCCGTAACAGCAAGGGATTGGATAAGGCTCAGAGTCCCAAAGCAAGGCGGGCACTTTGATTGTTTCCTCAAAACTACCTTGTTTCCTCCCGAAAATGTCAACACCATTCGCCTTTTCTCTCGCTTCGAGACCGAGATTGTAGTGATACTTGCATGTTAACAAGAAGAGAGCCTTTGACTCTTTGTCCAAAAACTTGAGGATGTATGCCAGAGTTTCAACGGGAAGAGTCTCCATGATGAAAATATTTCTATGAAAGGGTTCGTTCCAAGATAATTTATTGGAATAAAATATTCAAAATATTTTACTGAATCAAACTCTCAAAGGCTGGAAGGCAAAGATCAATGGGAAGGGAAAAGTCGACGTACCCAGACCCAGTCTTTTCATACTTGGCTACTACAAAGCTGACCCTGTCGTCGCTTTCCGTTGAGATACTGGAGCCTCTTACAAACTTTACGGTCGCGTAGTTTCCGGCTTTAGCATCATCCACAAATTTTCTGAGGAGTTCCTTTGTCTTTTCGAGACTGGGACCAGAGCCATCGAAAACCATCTTGACGACTTCATCCGAATAGGTGAACACAACACCGCTAAACTCGTTCCCGTTGTACTCGAATTCAGAAGTGAGCGACATTGTTTATTTGTGGATGAGAGTAAAGGTTAAACCACAAAATTCGACCGGTAGGACATGGTTCACTCGGTATATCGTTTTCAGACTCTGTGCACAAAATTAATTATTTTATAGGAACGTGAAGCACAAATAAAAAATGTCTCTTACTTCCGAATATGAGTTTGATGGTGATGACTTCAACGGTGCCTCTTTCACCTATTCGGATGGCATTCTGAACTTGCATTTCTCCGGTTCAAGGTGGGAATTGGAAGAGACGAAGGAGAAGTTTCGGGAACTTGTCTCGAATCTGAAGGAAGGGAAGAGCACAACCATCGAATTCGAAGGATGGAATGGGTGTTCAGTCATCACTGCCAAACCTTCACAAGTTTCCTTTTGTGTCTCGAAATATGGAGGGGCTGGAAGTGGAGACATCGACTTTTCTCTTCCTCTTGAGAAGTGTGTGTCTGCATTTGAGAACCTTTGCTAATTTATTTGAATAATAAATTATACTTGCCGTGTCATCGAATAAACTTATTGTCCGAATAAATAATGAACATTCCCCTTATCTTTGCCTTTGTCATCGTCTTGTCTCTTCTTCTCACCTGGTTCTTTTTCTGGAAGAAGGAAGATGTTCCAAAGCAAAAGAAGACCGAAGAGCCTTTTACCCTCGATGTCGTTTCTTGCGGATGTCCCGAACTCGCAACTGCTCATCCTGGGAGAGTCAAGCATAAAATGGAGTGCTCTGTTTTTCGTTCTTTGAATCCTAACCTTACTGTGAAACAGTTCCTTGAATACGAAGGGTTTCCGACAACCGAGGATTCTGAATGGCCAGAGACTCAGTGAGAAAGGATATCGTGAAGTATAATTTTAGGTAAAATTATACTTGGATACCTTGCTGGGAAAGGAGAAGTTTGAGACGTTCGAGTTCTTTGTCTTTTTCGAGGAGAAGTTCCTCCCTTCTTTTCTCTTCCTCTTGCTTCTTTTTGCGATACTCTGCTTTTCGCTTCAGCACATCTTCCTTGTTCCTTTCATACCAGGCTTTGCTATTTTGTCTGGATTTGTCGGGGTTCTTGTCTCGAAAGTTTTTTGCGCTTTGCCTTCTCTTTTCTTTCTTGGCTTCTTCTGTGGACATATTTTTATCTGTACCGTCGTTACAAGAAGGAGGAATTTTGTTCATTTTATGTGAGGAAATTCTCATATAATATTTAAGGAAAGCAAAATGAGCCTGTAATGGAAGACCCGACCAAAGTTCTTTCACTACAGACTACTCACAGATTTGCCCAGCTTTATACTCTTTGCGAGCCAGAGACATTTCACGACAACTCCTGCCCTCTTTGTTCTTTTTCGGGTTGTCCGAAAGAACTCGCAAAACACTACAAGTCAAAAGAACACTTGTCGAACCTTTCAAAACCGTTGAGCGTTCCGGACTCATGGTTCGATAAAAGAGATGACGAAGATGAGACGTGTTGTTATCTGAGGTCTCTGATATTTTATTCTCTCGGACCACTGCCAAGGAACATCAAGGTCCTTTTTGGCTATGGAACAGTTTGGTTCATGAGTTGGTCAGACTCTTTTGTTCATAGTCCAAAAGAGAGAAAGAAACGAGGAGAGGCTGTAATTGGACCACAAACTTTTTCTTTTGCATTCGCCCAAAACTCCGAATTCTTTGTCGCAGCTCAAATTCCAGAGTATGGCGGATGTCGAGCTTTCGCATCGTACAAGGACTTTGACTCGTTCATAAAATTCTATCGTTTGTATCCCATTGGAGAGGCCCACGACTATGAACAAATTAGGGAGTACCACAAAGTCCGAGAATTCTACGACTTGGAAAAAGAAGGAGAATGGGACTCGAAAGAAATAGTCTCTTTATTCCTTGAGGCAAGAAAGGAATATTGCAGTTTGGACAACCCTGTGTTCCAAGAGATTGACAGTTCCGACAAGACGAAATTCTCTTCTCATCTCATTGGAAGTTGTGTTTTCAAAAACATCTTTATGCTCCATGACTTTGCCCAGGGTTTCATTGCTTGGCTCAAAGAACATAAAAAATATTCTTGTCTTTGCAAATTTGTTGATGCTTCAGTCTATCGCAAAAACGGAAGTCTTCGTTGCCCTGGGTCCACAAAATATGGCTCAACTCGAGTTTTGAAATGTTCTGACCCTTTTGACAAAAAGAATTATGTTACTGCCGACCAGGAAGAGCTCTCATTCCTTTGGAAGACTTCAGCAAGAAGAAAACTTTGGAGAGCAAACAAGCCAAAGAAAGAAGAAGTTGTGGTTCTAGAGACACAGAAAGAACAAAAAGTTTTTGATGGCTATATGGAAGCACTTGAAAAATTTGTTGATGTCGACTGTGATGGAGCCTTTGAATATGACCAGAATTGGGATGGAACCGGATACTTACTCCTCAAAAGGATAGAAGGAATTTCAAATGTTTGCGTGCTTTGTTCCGAAGAGGACGGGAATGTTCATGATACAAGGGATGCTTATGTTTACATTTGGGATGAGAGGCTCAAGTTTGGTTGTTGGAAGACAGAGAAACAAAAGTACACCATCGCGGACTTTGGAAACCCTTACGTTCCTTTGGCTTCCCGTGTCATTGACCCTTGCCCTTTCACTGCCGATGAGACATATCACGAACAGCACATTCGTCCTCTCGGGTTTCCGAACGATAAAGATTGCCTCATCGTCCGTTCCGCGATGGGAACTGGAAAGACAAAGGCTGTAGTCGACTATATGAAGCAAAGACCAAACGAACGTGTTCTCATCCTGAGCTTTCGAATCTCTTTGGACGAAGAGTTGCAAAGAAAGTTTCCCGGAGCCGTTTTATACTCTGATGCTCGGGCTCAAAAGAATGGGTATATCACCTCTGATATTTTGGTCTGTCAGATAGACTCCTTGTATCGAGTCATGGGAACTTATGACATTTTGGTCATTGATGAAACATCCTACACATTGTCCCATCTTTGCAAGTTTGCAAAGAACGCTTCGGACTGTTGGGATGCACTCAAGAGCTTTGTGAAAAATGCAAAGTCTGTGATACTGATGGATGCGTTCATGGCTGATTATATTCCAAAACTTTTCCAGTCTCTTGGAAGGGAAACATGGTGCATCGAAAACACTTGGAAACCTCATGAGGAGAAGACTCACATGAAAGTGTTTGCTTCTGAAAAGATGGCGAAACAAAGGCTTTTCTCTGGTCTCAGTCAAGGAAAAAATATTGTATTTGTTTCCAACTCGAAAAAAGAAGTGGATGCCGTTTGCGAGCTTGCCAAAAAGAGAGGATTTGACCGCGTCCTAAAATACACATCAGAGACAAAGAAGGAAAACTTGGGAATTTCAGTAGATGATTGGGACGAATACCAACTTGTTGCATACACTCCCACAATCTCTGCCGGGATATCATTCGAGAAGAAACACTTTCATGAGTGTCATGCACACTTTGTGAGTTCTTCAGCCAATGCATATGAATGTTCCCAGATGCTTTTTCGAGCGAGAGACTTGTCAGAGGACAACATCTTTGTACATGTCAAACAGATGCCATCAAAAGTTCCAACAACAAAGAAAGGAATAATCTCAAAGATTGAGAACTTGGACGCATTGGCATACAGAGCATGCGGTCTCAAGTTCGAGAGAAGCACAAGAACCCTGAAAAAGACTGCATTCTCAAGGCTCTATGTTGAGAATGAAAAGAGGGATAACTTGTCGAAAAAAGAATTCCTTCGAGTTTTGTCTTTGCTTCTAAAGACACAAGGAGTTTCAGTGTTGGCAGACTTTGCGAAAGAAGACCAACAAGGGAAAGACTTGGCCTTGGAACTCTCTGAGATTTCAGAGATCCGAGAAGAGAAAGATTTGCAAGACACGGCAAACGCAGAAGAAATCTGTCAAGAACAACACGATGAAATCCGAGAGAAGAAAGACCCATCAAGGGGAGAAATACTGTCATGTCGAAAGTTTGCTCTTGCATCTCACTTTCGAATGAAACAAAAATATGTGACTCTTGACTTTTTGAAGAAATACAGAAAGCAATGGAGTCCATTCAGGACCCTTTGTTTGACCATTGGGGAAAAGAAAGAAGTTGATGAAAGACTGGAGAACTTATTGCATCTTGAGATTGAAAGGAAGAGCACTGAACGAAAGCAAGACCGTCTTCGGAGAAGAACATATTTGGAAAAAGTATGTTTGATACGAGAGTTTTTGTGCGACATTGGATTCTCTGAGTGGTACAAAGAAAAGAAAGTTCGAAAAGATGAGTACATTATCGGAATGAGACGAGTCCTTGAAAAGATAGAACAAGACAAGGAAATATTCGAGAGCTTATTCTCATCCCTTCCATCAGAAGAGAAGAACTTTTTGAAGTGGATGAATGGGCAACTTCGGCATCTGTTTGGGTTTGTCATTGAGAAAACAAACAAAAGTAAAAATTATACATTGGGAATCTCTTTTTGCGCTGAGTGGAGAATAAACCAAAAGAGAGACAAAGAAGCAAAGATTTTCATTCCGGAGATAAAGTATTATGGTTAAAGACAAGGAGGTAATTATATTTTTCTTATTCATGGGAAAAATATACTATATTGGAAAGTGCGGAGATGGACCCTACTGTATCTGATTTTGACTCGGAGACTGATATAACGGGTCCATCTCCGCACTTTTCTCGACTCTTTCCGAGATATGGAACAAAAATATCGTTCCATTCATGTTTGTGGTTGAATATAACCAATAAAAGTTGGAGTTTCACAATAGACGTCCCTTTGTTAATCGAAGGAACGCGTTATTGCACGGCGTAAAAGAAAAACATGAATACAAAAGGCCACGTTTACATCGTCTCGGACAAGTCCTATCCCAAGGATGTCTATAAAATAGGAATGTCAAAGGACATTCAGCAAAAGCTGAGGAGTTACGGAAAAGATAGAAGAATACACAAACTCGCAGAAGTTCCGGATTGTACCAGCATGGGAAAGGCTTTGCTGGCTGCTTTTTCTAAAAGTTTCAAAATCTTTCGGGGCAAAAAAATGTTCAAAGGGAAACTCAGGGAGATGAAGGAAACATTCGAAGAAGTATGTTTTCCGGAAAATTATCCCTCTGAAGTTCTGACTCAGGAAGGATATGATGCGGGACCTGTCGTGGAAGACGCCCGCTCAAGCTCCAAAGGGGAAGGACATATTTCGCTCCTTGTTGGAGAAGGATACCGAACTTCGATCCATAGAATAGGGCGTTTTTGTTTTGTGGATAATTTTGGTCTTATCGAGGACAATGAATGGCTCCTTGGTGATTATCACGAGCATGTTGCTATAGACTTTCTATACAAAGATGCATTCTTCGAACTTTTAGGTACTTTTCCTGGAGGTGGTTTCATGTGTCTCGCTCAGGAATGGTCTCGCTATGTCCCTTCTGAGAAACCTCTGATATGTCCGATTGACAGCGACATAAGAAAAGACTATTTTGGAGATGACAAAATGGAGGGTTATGACGAGGAAGTGAAGTACATCCTGTCCAAATTGCGAGAATCTTATCCGTGTGAATTTGCGGAATATCTCTACGAGGATGCTCTTTTGCACTCCCGTTCATTTGGGGATAAGTTCGACTTGAAAACATACGTGCAAGGTAAAACTCTCAAAGAGACCGTCGCCTTGAAATCGGAGCCCGTTCATGCCCTAAAAAGGGCTTACGCTGCGTACATGTTCAGAAAGCAAAACTGGTTTGGTTTGTTGCCACTCATAAAACAAAGATGCGGGGAAAACACTGACGTGACGACACACGTATTTATTGCTCCCGAGATCACGCTTTGGGGACCTCCCAACCACAACAAATGGGATGGAGCAAATACGATGTACGGGTACAACAGATTCTCAGGGAGAAATCCTGACGGATTTATGGATTGTTATGGAGTTTTCGATAGCTATTTTGTGGACATTGTTGTTCATTATGAAAACACTCACATTCCCGTCTTTTTGCCGATGACCGAATTTCTCAAGTCAGAGAAAACGCGGGTCAAACAAGACCCCACAAAGATTGCCCCTGTTTTCGTGTCGTTCTTTGACTCGAGCAAACCAGGAAGCAAACAAATGCTTTTGGAGACATCAAGAGAAGTGGCGAAAGCCGTCTATCTCGTGGACATAAACGACTGCATCATTCCAAAAGAAGGGTACAGACAGATAAAACTCTACACCCTTTTCGAAGGATGGACGGAAAAGGACAGAGAAGAGTACAAAAGACGCACAAAAAGGGAAATCCGAGATCTCAGGATTGAAATGGGTATATAGCAGCCTCAAAAAGCAGCGCTTCGGGGACAACTCTCGAGAAATGCATAATTTATCCACAAATATAAATTATCAAAAATTTCTGAAGTCCTTTTCTCCTTTCTTTTCATCATGGAACTCACAGGACTCGTCTTCTCTCGTTCATCCCCAACGAAAAGGTCTCTCTATTTCGTTGTCCGCAAAGGGACAACGATGTCAAAGAAGGTTCTCATGTCCCCTGTTCCGGCAATCATCACCAGACTTGGCATTGAAACGTGGAGTTGCCATCCGGACTGGAACAAGGTTCAAGATTCTCTGGACAATGAAACCACAAAAATCTCTGCAAAAGTTGGTGATGACGATGGAATTCCTTTCCTCCAGGTGAAAAAGAACATCCTCCGTCTCTGTCTCGAGGACGAAGACGATGACATTTACACGCCGTAATAAATTGTTCGAGAGGCAACTCTTATAGATAAAATATTTTATCTATGGAATCCCTCAGCAACGAAGTTTTGTTTTACATCTTGTCTTTTTGTCAGCCAAAGGACGCCGTTTCTTTCTGCTCGACAAACAAAGCAAACAACTCGATCTTAAACGATGAGTTCTGGTCTTTCTATTCAAAGCAAAGACATCCCAAAAAGTCTGTGGGTTACACTCTCAAGCAATGGATAGTGAAACAAGAAGGAATCTTCTCTGTCTCTGCTTACACTGTCACCAGATACTCGGAAGAAGAAGATGCAAAAGAAATAATCGGAAACAAGTCAGAGATATGCTGTACCCAAAGAACGATAAAGAGTCTTCGAAGGGAACTCTCCATGACTTTTGCCCTTCCTCCTTGCAAACTCGTCTTCCGAGAAAACGGGAAGACTTTGGACGACAAAGACAAGTTCTCATTCAAGACTTTTGTGTGCAGGCAAAAAAGCTACAATGCAGGAGAGCTGTTCCATATTTTTTATGATGGAGAAAACTAGACTTATCTTTACAAAAAGATAAAATCTTCCGTTCATCAGCTCATTACCAAAAATATTTTTGTCAATGGATTCCCTCAGCAACGAAGTTCTTTTTCACATCTTGTCTTTCTGTCAGCCAAAGGATGTTCTCTCTTTTTGTGGGACAAGCAAGGAGAATCATTCCATCTCAAAGGACAACTTTTTCTGGTGCCTCTACTCAAAGCAGAGAAAGCATCCCAAAAAGTTGCCGGGTTACACAACGAGACAATGGGCGATAAAGCAAGAGAAAGCTCTTGTCATTGTCATAACTTCCATCTCTTGCGAACAGAGTTTTCGTGGTCATCTGGACTGTGGAGGAAAAACGGTTCGAGATCTCAAGAAGGAGATTGCTCTCCGCAATTCCTTTGCTCCTCAAAACATCACAGTGAGGGAAAACAAAAAAGTCTTGAAGAACGACGAGTTCTTTTCCTGCAGACTCTTCGTGACTCTCTCGGAAAACTCCCAGTACGTCAATGGAAGCTGCCACATTTTTTATGATGGACAAAACTAAGCATATTTTTATCTTTTTGCAAAAAGATAAGAGTTTTTTGTCCAACAAGAACGTAGAATGCAAAAATATTTGGCAAACAGACAGGTCATCCCTTTCCAACTTTCCGGAACTCACGAGATTGCCGAAAAGAAAGATTTTGCCCTTCTTCGCGAAAAGAGCAAATAGAAGGAAGGACACACAAAAATACTCCGTTCGCTCATCCTTCCAAATGATGAAAAGGTGTATAGACAACAAATTTTTCGAGGTCGCGATTTTGAAGTGATCGAGGAGTGCGAGTATCAGAACGGTAAAAAACACGGAAAGATATTCCGAAAGTCCAAAGAATTGCGAACAAAAAAAGAACGGTGTACGTCTGCCGAATATTTTAACGGGCAATTACATGGAGAAATTGTCTGTTGGGAAGGCAAGAAAATTATCTCAAGGGGAACTTTTGTCCATGGCAAGTTTTTGGAGTTTTCGGGAAAATTTTCTATTGGTATTGTGTCTCGAGGAAAGACAGGAGATGTATCTATCCTAAATAGGTACGTTTTCAACCATCGCTCTTTTAGTCTCAAAGCGACCGGACAATTGGTTGAACAAAGGACAAAGAAGGGAAAAATCTGTTTCCTAAAAAAGGTGGAGTTTCGGATGAAAGATACGAAACTTGTTCGCAAGTTTTTTGAGGACGATTCGGAAGACTTTGCGACCTTTCCTGACGCTTACAATTACACAGCGTTCTTTTCCGAGAGATAGAATATGTTTGGTAAAACATATTTATTGACACCATGTTGTATGGCTAAAATTCTGGTCCATACTCACCACCTTATACTCTGTGCTTGGTTTTTCCTCGAGATTGCCACAACGGCATGTTCCTTTTGACCAAACAACTGGCGTTCCGCATTCCATACAAATGGGATATTTCACCTTTCCGTTCGAGAGAGTCACAGGCAGAAAGGTAAAAGTCTTCTGGGGACCTTGCCCCGTAACAAGAGCGAGTCTCTTGTCAACCACTCGAGAGCCTCCGATCTCTGAATATGACAGGTTGTAGACAAGAGACATTGTACAAAAAATTATTCTTCTTTTGGACTTTGAATATTTTAGTTTCAATGGAGTACATGCCAACATATGACCATCTAGAGACAGAGACTTTTCGTCGCCATCTCCAAGAGAGGAGAAGAACAAACACTTTGAAAAGATTGTGTGACATTCAAGAGTTTTTATTGGAAGAACAAAGACTTGTACCTCCTGAGTTGCTCAGAAAAATTCAAGTAGAAGAGAAAAGGAGAGAGCTCGAAAGGCTCTCGAGAAAGATGATCTGAATATCTTTTGCAAAAGATATTTTATTTCTTACTGACAAGGCAAAACAAAGAGTCTTCTCATTTCATCCTCAACCTCCTTCAGAACAAGAGGCAACAACGAACCTGTCTGCATCGCCTGTTCTTGGACAACCTGCTTTCTTTCGACATGAACCGCAGCAGTTCCCGCATTCGCTGCATTTCCCATAAAGATGGCCGAAGTCGTGCTCTTCATATGGTCAACCTCTCCGAACTGTGCAGAGATGTAAAAGTTGTCGATGATTTTCTCGAAAGAACACACTTCCAAAGGCCCGATGGACCTTTCAACTCCATCACGAGACACAGGGCAGAACTTTCCGTCTCGCGTCATCGCATTGACGAGAAGGGCAATGTGTCTTTCATTCACATACGAACCACCGCTCATCACCTTCTTGAACTCTGCCAAAAGAACAGACCTCGCAGCCTCAATACCGAGAACACCGAGAACCTGGTGAAGGTCATCGGATGTGGTCTCTTCGGCGATGACTCCCGGAAGGTTTAGAATTTTCGAGAAGTTGGAACCTTCAGTGTCAAGCATCATCTTTCCGTTCTTCTTGTCGTGGAGGGCAAAGATTCTGTCAATGCCTTCGATGCCGCAAGCTCTCTTCTCAAGGACAAAAGGTACAACAATGTCTCGGGCAAAGAAATAGTTGACGTTGTTCTCGTTGAAAACGGACTTGAGGTCCTTCTTCTTTGCCAACTTCTGAAGGGCTTCGGACACATCCCTCTGATAGTCGGGGTACACAAGAAGAGTCAACTCGCAATTCGGAGAAGGAATACAAGCGACATCTCCTCCCTCTGCGACGCTCTGGGCGAGCTCCTTCAGAGTCATTCGGTACTTGTAGAGCATATCCTTCTTGACCTTGAGTTCAATCACCCAGACACATTCATCAGCGTCTTCATCATACCCAGGAAGAGTCTGGCCCGTCATTCCCAGATAAAAGTTTACCCACCATTGAGGCTGATACTGAAGCATCTCTTCCTCAACAAAGACGGAAGCGTTGGTCTCGAGAGAGAACTCTTGTTCCTTTCCAAAGAAATAGCGAAGCTCGGGTGTCCCACCAACAAAGTCTCCGACCTTGCGATACTCAAAGACCTTGCGTTGCTCTTCGGCAATCTTGAGACCTTTCCTCTTGCTCTCTTCGTCAAAGACATCAAAGGAGAGACATTCGACCGCGACTGTGCAAGAACTGTGCTTTTGTCTTTCAGAAGCAACCATCAATTCCCTGAAACGAGGGACACCAGTGAGTACGGCCTTTTCTCCCACACCAGAGAGTCGGAAACTGTTGAGTGTCAGCTGAGTCTGAACCTCACCGATACTGCAAGTCGCTTCATATCCAACGGGGTGACCATAAGGCGCGATTGCCCTCATAAAGAGACGGAAGAGCTTGTCCCTCAAAAGCTCAACGGAACCAGCAAACAGAACAGGTCTCAACAACTTCTTCACGACCTTTCTCAGTTCTTCGGCAATCCTCTGGGTCGAGGGAGAAGCATTGTATTGGAGAACTTCAACAATCTTTTCAAGTTCTTCTTCCGTGAGTTTCTTGGGAACGCCAGATGAAGAGACTGTAATCTCTCGGGCGACTCTTGCCGGATCGACAAACAAGAGAATGTCTCCAACATTTGTGAGTTTGGCTGCATTGAAACCATCTCCTCCATACAAAAACTCGACAATCTTGCCGTTACTCTTTGCAATGACTCCGAGAATGTTCAGGATGAGAGAACCGAGGATGAAGCCAAGTCTCCTCTGAAGATAGCCAGACTCTGCCGTCTTTACTGCCGTGTCAATAATACCCTCCCTTCCTCCCATTGCGGCAAAGAAGGCTTCGATGGCTGTGAGGCCCATATAGTACGAGCTTGAGATGAAGCCTCTCTCATCGGCACCGTTGGCATTGAACTCAAAGTGGGGAAGACACCTTTGGCCTCCAGAGATGAGCATTTTGATGCGGGCTCCCTCAACGTTTTGCTGGCCGACGACTGCAAGGGCCTGGGACAAGTTGATGAATCCTCCCTTTGCACCAGAGACAATAGCGACGGCAAACCCATTGTCTTCTCCTCCAAAGATGTGCTTCTTTGTCAGATTCTGGCCAAGGCTAATCACAGAGTTGAGAATTCCCGTGATTGAAGACTCGAGCTCGTCTCCGCTCTTTCCAGACTTTATTTCCATCGCACATTTGACTCGAGCATTCGCCATCTCTCTGTCGACCTCCTTCTTTCCTTCTTCCGTGAGCTGGCAGTCCTCCGTTCCAATGCTCAAATTCCTTCGAGTGTACCAACGATAGATGAGAGCCTGACAATTTTGGACAAACTCTTGGGCCACAAACTCACTCCTCTCAAGCCAAAGAACATGGATGATTGAGTTTCCTGCCTTGACTCCAAGGTCTGCCTTTCCGAGAGGATCAGAGTCTGGAAGAATCACTCCGTCTTCGATGTGTACATCCTTCTTGTCATAGCAGAAGGACTCTGGGAAGAGAACAGAAAAGAGAAGTCTTCCTGGAAGTTCCACAAAACCATCTGAAACTTCAGTGTGAACTTGACATTTTCCCTTTCGAAGACTCGCGCACTTTGCATGGTGAACAACATCCTTCTTCTTGTCAAAAGTCACGTTTCTGCAAGACGGAGAGTACGTCTTTTTGTTGTTCTTCTTGGGTCTTCCTCCCATAATCTTGTTGCCTTGTTTGTCCTTGCATTCAAACAACTCAATGTATTCCGGATAATGCTTGTGAGCCTTTGCAAGTGTCTCGAAAACCTTTGAAGTCGGAATGTCTGCTGAAGAACAAGCATCGCAGAAATCATCCCAACCGACGAACGTGTTCTTCCTCGTCAACAAGAAGCTTCCAGCAAGAGCGTCTTGAATGAGGGCAATGATCGTGCTGTTGTTTTGTGCTGAAACCATGTGGTGAGGAGTCAGCATAAACTCTGTAACTTCTGCCTTTTCAGCATCCCCTTGGGGAATGTGAATATTCATCTCGTCGCCATCGTCCTTGATACCAACCATAACTTGAACATTTCCTTTCAAGCTCATCGGTCTCCCATGTTTGTACCTTCTGAGAAAGGTCCGAAATGGGACAGAGTCGCCTCTGGGAGTGGGCTTTATCTTAAGCCATCCATCTTAAAATATGGATGACCGACTACCATAAAGTCTCTGCACCTTCTTCATGGTTGAGTTTCCCCAACTTTAGAAGCTTGGCTCAGGATTGTCTGCCACCTCTTTCGAGGATTGAACCTTCGCTGTTACTCTGCCCGAGGTCATTACCCTGGGTGCCCATCTCAAGTTTCCAAGAGGGGGTAGTGGAATGGTTCTTTCGCAGAGATTCCCTGAATTTGGTAATCTCGCCTTTTTCTCGGTCTCAGATGCTTCCGCAAGAAAAAAGACTAGGTGGTTATATACTCTTTCGAGGTAGAATTTACACTGTTTGCCCTCTCAAGATATTCTACAACTTGAGAGGCAGCCACCTGTTGCGATCTACGATTCTCACAAATCGCCGCCATACGGAGAGCATAGCGAAGGGTTGAACTTGAATGTTTTGTCTTTGTGGTACTGGACTCTCAGTCCCATAATTCCCTCAATACGGAGAGTCGGCTGTCTGTTGAAGAGGATTGGGTAGTTCTCGGGGAGGTCAACAATCAGAACATCTTTCGGGGCAATGTTGCACTCTCCCCCCATCTTTGACTTGATGAACGCGACATCAAACATTCTCCCATTTCGAACAAAAGACTTGCAAGTTCCATCAGCAATCATCTTTTTGCACTCTGCCAAGTTCGAGTCAAAGACAGTCTTTGGAACCTTGAGAATTCCCCTCATCTCTTCTGGGACGCCAAGCACATCGATGGGAAGTGTCGGGTCTGGAGTGATGACAGTTCTGGCTGTATGGTTCGTTCGCGACCCGAGAATGTTTGAACGGAACCTTCCTTCCTTTCCCTTCAAGAGTTGGGCAAACCCATGAGGAACTTGACCGTTCACTGTCTTTTTGTTTTCTTTGTTGTCGAAAAGAATCCGAACCTTTTCACAAAGGTCATCGTACGGGTCTTTCTTGGGCTTTGCGGATTCCTTCCCTCTTTTCTTTGTCGTTCCATTGAGATGCTTGGTGAGTGCGATGTTTGCCTTGACGATAGAAACATACCCATCCGTGATGTCATCTTCCCTCTGCTTTCCCTTGATGATAACCGGGGGTCGGCAAACCGGAGGCAGAACAGGAAGGGCTGTGATGATGAACCACTCCGGGCGAGTCGCGTGACGATGTCCCATGTCTGTGGGGAAAACTTCCTTGTTTTTGTACATCGCGTCGTCTATCAAAAAGTTGTTGAGACCCAAGAGGCAACAGTCTTCGTTCGAGATGTTCTTGAGGATGGTCAAGAGAGAATCAGCTGGGACGCGGGTCGTTTCAGACTTGTCCGCTTTGGCTCTCTTTGTTCCTTCTCCAGGATAGCAAACTTCCAGATGGTTCCCTTCAAAGGAGAAGATAGGAATTTGCTTTCCGCAGTTTGGACAAGCCTCAATGCCATCACAATACTTGACGAGTTGCTTCAGCCTTGCGTTTCCCTTATGCGCCAAAATGCCAAGAGTTTCACTCGCATCCTCGGTGATGAGAACACGGGAGCACTTGAGGCAGATGCACTTGAGAATGCTTCCGAGAACCTTGGTGTGATGAGGGTGAATAACGGGTTTCTTCAGAGAGATATGACCGAAATGTCCGGGACAGTAGATGGTCTTTTGCCTGCAAGTTTTGCAGACCCTCTTCTTGTCAAGAGTTCCCATCCGTTCGTCATAGACAGTCCCTTCATAACTCACATCGGCGTCCTTCTTTTCGCTCTTTGCGAGTCTCGTCTCTTGCGAGACAATCTCACAAACAGAGTTGCTCAGAATTTCAGCCTCAGACGAAACACCGAATTGGATTGCGCGAACCTTCATCTTTTTCGAGGATATAAAAGACAAAATTATTTTGTCTTTTGTTTTGTTGATTCAACGAACAAAAATATTTTATTCGAACCCTTCCAAGAGAGTCATGTCGAATATCTTGTCTCCAAATTCTGTGACATATCCGTCTCTCGCAAAGTGTTTCACTCGGCTTCCAGCAAACACCGAAATACCTCGAGGGTGTAAAAACTTTGTTGATGAAAAAGGCGCTTGAGAAGAAGCATAATCCCCAAGACTTCCCGGAAGGTATCCCAAAAGAGAAGGCTCTGCTTTGTCCCCGATGACAAAAACATGAGTTGTTCCTCGAGATGAGGAGACACAAATGGATCCCGAGTCCTTTGACCAAGAAATGTGGTTAATGACAGCTTCAGTTGCACCTCTCTGAAAATTTGCGACTTTTTCTCCCGTCTTTGTGTTGAAGACACGAATGGTCGTTCCCTTTTCCGAAGAAGTCGCCAAAAGGTTTCCCTCTCTGTTCAAAGCAATGACTCGGAGGGTCGAAAGATGCGCTTTGATGTACAAAGAGATCCCGTTTCTTAAGATGTGAACATACCCCTGTTTCATTCCAGGAAAAGCAAGAACGCTTTCTGTCCTATCGTTGTTGCTCGAAATGGAACCGTGAGGATTCTGAGTCGTTCCGAAAGTCTTGAGAAAATTCAAGTCCGAAAAGTTATAAATATGAACCTTTTCCAGCGTTGAAACAAGAATTTCCTTGTTTGAAAATACCGCGTTCACGACGGGCTTCGCAAAGACGATTTCTGCGAGTTTCTTCTTTTCCGAATCTTCCCAAACGACAAGAGTTTTTCTGTCTAATCCGGTAAACATGAAAATGCTGGATCTTCCATAAGTTCTCAAAAGAGTCACAGTCCCGACTTGTTCTCTCTCCACCAAAAGTCTCGAACTTTCGACATCATAAATTTTTAGTCCTTTCTCTCCCCCATACAAAACACAAGTCTCTTCTGTGTTTGTACTCAAAAACATCTTCTCTTACACTTTTGTTTGAAAATTGTAACCTTTGAACGAAGAGCCTTTCGCTGACTCTGAAATTTTCACTGACTTGGAGTTGGACAATAAAAAATTTGTGGCGTGGTTATGTAAAAAAATATTTCGACGCGTATATTTTTTTTCTTCGTGACTGTTCAAAAATTTGCGAAAGTTCTCTGTGTCTCCAAAAACGCCAAGTCAGTGAAAATTTTAGAGTCCCTTCCTTCTTCTGGCGATCACCAAGTCTTTTTTGAGAGTCTGAATTTCTGAAAGAAGAGCCATAATGAATCTTGCGAATACGACACCATTCCTTTGACCTTCCTTATCAAAGGTTGCAAAAAACTCTGGAATGTCCTCTGAGATTACTCCTCTGTCTGTATCACCATCGATCTCATAGGTGCGAACCTTTGCGTCTTCGAGAGAAGGTATGGAGTCTTTTGTGATATCTTGAATGTCTTCTTTGAAACGACGAGAAGAAGCAGCCTGAGTTATCAAACCTGTGACAGGGTCAAACTGCAGAATATTCGCCGATGCTGATACGGAAAGGCCGAGACTCCTCCACTGTGTGATGTCGTCTGCTGCTGCAAATGTGTTGTTTGCCACCGCTGCTCCAGCAAAAGTTCCAGAACCAATGGCTACGACATTAGCGATATTTGATGAGAGAGTTGTCCCATTTCCAATATAGATGACATCATCAGAGTTCCCGGATGACCATTCCGTGGCGCTGCTTCCAACATTAATGATGCCTGTGCATATTTGGGGGCTTGTGAGTCTGCTCACCCCAATAGCAACACAATCTTGGTACACCGGTGCGAGACTAACTCCAAAAGTTCGGAATCCTATCCCACAGCTTCTGGCACCGTTGTTTGCCAACTGAGAAAAATTTCCAATACTTGTCCCATCTTGACATACAGCGTTGGCAAAAACCGCATATCCTACACCTGTAGTGTTCGCTTGTTGTCCGACGCCTGTACCGGATGAATTTCCGATAAGGGTTATGTTATTCCCAAATTGGGTCGGTCTTCCGGAAGACCGACCCACAAAGGTCAGCCCCGTTTGGTTTGAATTGTTCAAACTTCCAGACTCGTTCCCAAGAAAAACATTCTCTCCCATTGCCGTCCCGCAAATGTATCCGATACCAGTTGGAGACGGGTCCACACTTGAGGTCGTTCCATAAACCAAACCTCTGCCCGTCGACGTCGCAGGGCTCGCTCCCGGACTGTACCATGTACTTCCATCAGAGAGAAGAAGTCTTTGCGTCGAATTGTCGTATGCGAACCCTCCAATGACTGGTTCTGGCGCTGTTGGGATGTTGCGATAGACAGGGACAAAGAGACCCTTTGAAACTGTGAATTCTTTTTTGAGGACTGTATTCATTACAAAAATATAAATAATATTTTTTCATTGGAGCTCCTTGAGTTGTTTTTTGAGGCTTTGAACTTCGGCGAGAAGAAGCATCGCCAAGGTCAGATGTTTGATACCATGAGGATTCCCATCAGCGTCCAAAGTCACAATTTCTGGCAAAACTTCGTACGTGTCTTCGGCAATCAATCCGACGTCTTCCCTTCCATCGGATTTGTACTTGTATGTTTTCAAAGATAAGTCGTGAAGTTTCTCAGTGTCGATATCGAGGTCTCGGATGTCTTCCTTGAACCTTCTAGAGGAAGCTGCTTGCGTGATGATTCCCGTTGCGGGATTGATTTGAAGTGTATTTGCGGCAGCGGCTGAAGCAAGACCGAGACTCCTCCACTGGGTGATGGTTGGCGCGATAGTTAGTTCGTTGTCGGTTGCTCCAACAGCCGAAGCACCAAGAACGATTCTGTTTGTTCCTGAAGTCCCTGCAGTCGCTCCTCTTCCAACGACAATACAGTTTGTCGTAGTTCCGAGGTCGGGAGACGCGCCGGAACCAAGCACAATATTTCCCGTGGCCGTTGTCGCGTTTCTTCCAGCCTGATAGCCGACCACAATATTGTTATCAAAAGGTCCAGTAATTCCCCCGTCAGCAACTTGACTTCCAAAAAGAATATTTTGCGAACCAACCATTCCAGTTCCAGTATCGACTCCCACCATAATATTGTCAGAACCGACGGAACCGAGAGCAGAAGAAGCCCCTATGCAAATATTCCCATCGCCGGACATTTGCCCGGCGTTTGCCCCTATTACGGTGGCTCTGTTCATGTTCGTTGGAGTGTCCAGGGCGCGATAACCAATGGCGGTATTATCAGACGAAAGATTTCCCAGGCTTTCTCCAGCACGGTATCCAACGAATGTGGACAAAATAATACCAGTTTTCGTGTTGTAGCCGAGAGAAACGGCCGAAAGTACAGAATCTGTCTCTCCATAGACGACGCCTCTTACCGTCGGAGTCGCGATGGGTGAAGTGGTGGGATTCCATCCTCCCCCTGTTGCGACGTTGAGAAGCCCAGTCGACTTGTCAAAGACAATAGCTCCAGGAGTCGCATCCGAAAAAGATGAAAGATTTGGAACTACCGGTACCACAAACTTTTTGGAAACAACAAGCTCTCTCCGAGTTTCGAAATTTGTCGTCATTACAAAACGGGCAAAATATTTGCAAATGTCTCAAAGATGAGACTGAGCGTGAAGCTTTTAAATCCGGGAATGGGACAACGCGCGATATTTTATATTTTATTTGAAGAAAAAGAAGTGTCTGCATGGAAACTTTTACAAACAAAAGATTGTCAAGTACAAGCTTTTCTGTTATCGAAGTCATGTAGACAGACTTCTTGTTAAATTTTGTTACTCAATGGAAGGTCTTCCCCCAGAAATTTATGTTCACATCCTCAGCTTTCTCGGAGCAAAGGATGTAATTTCCTTTTGCGCTGCTGATAAATTCCGAAGGAAACTCGGAGCTGAACATTCGAAACTTTTGCTGAGACCCGTTGAGTGTGACGGAGAACTTGTGGCTGAAAAACTTGGAGGTCTTTATGTCCCAAACAATGAGCCATTGGAAAAGGAGAAGGAAGAGATGAAAGCAAAGTTCTTTGTGACTCCTTTTGCAGTCCCAGAAGGAAAGGTCGAATTCGAAGGAGAGTACGACTCCCAGTGCTTCTGGCATGTTCAGAAAGGGATGCTCCATGGCCCTTTTCGTTGCGTGATGGAAACAGCCTATGACTATGCCTTGATTGAGGAAGGAACTTTTCGGAGGGGAAAACTTCATGGGGAAGTTGTTTCGTACAAAGAATATGAACCCGGACATGAAACGACTACCCTTTGGCACAAAGGGACGAAAAAGAGAAAACATGTCGTTCTGAAAGGCTCAGTTTGCGTCAAAGAATACAGGACTCTCCGCAGGAGGAAGACGAGAGAGAAATATTCCGTTGTCAAAAAAGAGTTTTATCGCAAACAAAACCATTCGTGGTATCGATGCAGCGGAAAAGAATGGAAAGCATGGAGCCGTTGTTCGGAAACGAGAGTGTCTGGCAATCTTCTCAATAGGTATTGCTGTGACTGGGACGGGGGAGAGTCATGGTGGTCGCTGGAAAACTCTTCAGGAGTCGTTTCGGAGAAGACACAGAAAAGTTTCGTGTGTCTTTCTGGAAGGTGTTGCCAAATGCACGGAGAACATCTCGGGTCTGTAATATCGGGGGACGTCGAGTTTGACTATGACGATGTGTTTTATGGATAAAATATTTTACAAAATATTTTTGTGTGGATGGACACTTTTTTGGCAAGGAACTACAACTCAAAACGACTCTCTGAAAGAAGAAATGTTCTTTTTCTTTCACTTCAAAAACGATGGAGTTCCAAGAGTTCCCTCTCGAGATTGTTTCGCACATCATCTCTTTCCTCCCTTTGATCAAGCACATCAACTCTTTTGCACAGACATGTTCGGTCTATTACGGTCTTGTCCGTTCGAGTGACATCCTTCTCGTTCGCAAAGAGTACCGTCTTCGCAAGACCAACAAAAATGGGCAGAAGAAGGCGACCGGTTATTTCCATATCACCCCGGCAAAGGTAAGACATGGCACAGCATTTCTTTCTTTCAATAGAAATGCCACCATTCGCACCTACGATAGAGGTGCTCGCATTGGATTCGAAATGACTGTTTTGGACAATGGAGACCTCGAGACTGGTTCCTACAAGAATGGGAAACGTTTTGGTCTTTGGAAGAAAGACAGCCAAGAATTCAGGGAAGACTGGAATGGTCCATCCCACAGGGTTCTCTATGACGAAACGGGAATGCTCCACAGTCACTCAAAGGACAGGAAACATATCGAGCTCATCACCAAGGTCCAGGGCAGCAACATCATCTACTACAGAGAGAAAAACCTTGCCGAAGAGTTCCATTTCGAAAACACTGACCGGAACTACAGCGTTGGGTTTGAAAAGATGGTGTACAACAAAAAATTTGGGAAGATGAATGCCACAGGAGCCGTTTTTTTCCATTGCTGTGATGAACAACAGGGGAGATATGCCTCTGACCTTTTATATTTCGAGGAACCGGAGCCGCAATCTGCTTGGGGTCTTCGTGAATTGTGAGAGTTGCAACAATAAAATATCTTGAATATTTTATGAAACGCGGAGACAATATTTTTGTCTCAAAATTTTCTTGTTCTGTCTAAACGGCTTGCAATGTGCAATACTCGGGAGACGCGGTTGCGTAATCACTCGTGACTGCACTCAGAGCTCCTGGCAAACTTGCCCATCCTCCTGGCCCAGGAACAGCCGCATTCTGTCCCACTTTGAAATCATTGGCCCCTGTCACTGTGACAGAACTTGTCGCAACACAGTTTGAGCCACTTGCGAGCGTCAAAACTGTTGCACCTGCGTTTGTTCCTGTCGTGTTGTCCAAAGACACTCTACAAGACCTTTCAAAAAACATAGGCGTAGTACATCCATTCAAACTACTGTTCACAATGAAAACGTCCGATTGTGTTCCGAATATTCCGACCCCGCAATTGTCGAAAGAGCAACTGTCAACGTTTGCCCTTGCGTTCTGGCAAAGCAATGATATTCCTGTTGTTGCGCTGAACGCTGCTTGTGAAATGTCGATGCCGGAAGAACCGCTAACAAAGAGTTGTGGTTGACCAGGTCTTTCACCGACGAAACCAACGACAGTTATGATACCTGTCGAGCTCGCAGAAGCGACAAAAGAATCCTGGCTGTGAAGAGCCAGAATAACTACTCGAGACGCCTGGAATGTTATTTGGGAATTTGTGCTGTAACAACCACTGTGCAAGGAAATTTGTGAAAACTGGTGATTCACAAGAGCTCCATCAAAAACAGATCCGTCTCCAAACATCTGATTTGAAGGGTCTTGCACAAGCCTCAAAAGATTCCCGAAAACGGTTCTTGCTGTGCTAAAGTTGAAACCTTCAGTACCGGGATTTGTACTTGAGAGATAACAGGCTTGAAAATTCACCAAACTAATTGTTGCGTTGAAGCTGGCTGCACCCGAGTCTATTTTTAAAAGTCTGAAAATAATAGGACGGTCAACCGTCACGAGCAAAAAGGATTGGTCTGTGATAAGTTGGGTTGTCGACTCCACAACTTCGAATCTGTCTGCGGCCGTGACTGACTGGGCAAAGAGAGAAGAGACACTGATTACATTTGCCGTGTTGTCGACGATCGGATGGAATGTATCTGCAAAGTACACCGAAGAAGTAGGAAGAAAGTGCAAGAATTTTCCTGTGAGAGCTCCTGGAGTCAATCCACCCGGAGTGTAGTTTACATCTTCTTGCACGAGAGCAGGATTGAAGACGGCTCCGGCTCCGGCTATCGGAGCGACAAGTTGCGAGGAACTTCCGTAAATTGTGAGAGCTCCAGTTTTCGACCCACCAGCAACGGCATAATTAAGAGGTTGTCCATCTCCAATCTGGAATGTTCCCGGAGAAAAACGGATGGAACATGTATTCATCCAACCTCTTCTTGTGGCTGTTTCAAAGGCTTTTCGGAAGGTTGCAAATGGCGCGCCGATCGTTCCCAAATTCGAATCTGAACCGTTTACCGAAACATAATAATTCGGGTCTTGTGGTACACTTCCCCCTCCAACAACAAGAGTTTCCGCGTTGGAACTTCGAACAAACAGGTCCCCGGAAGGTTTGTCCATAAACATGTTTCCTGTTGTGATATCTCTTGGAAGAGGTGCAAACGGAAGAATTAGGGATTTTTGGACTTGCAAGCCCTGGAATATTTGACTGTTTCTGGACATTACAAAAACTTTGACCCTCGGCAAACAAAAATATAGAAATATTTTTTTACATGCTCCTTTGCTCTCTCAGCATTTTCACGGTCTCTCGGAGTTTCTGGATCTCTGAGAGTATTGCCATTGTGAAAAGGAGATGCTTCACTCCGTTTCTTTGACCATCCTTGTCAAAGGTCGCAAATGTTTCGGGAACCTCTTCCGCAATAACTCCGTGGTCTGTCTTCCCACCAATTTCGTATGAACAGACTTTGAGGTCCAAAATATCGCTCGAAAAGTCCTCTTCCCGGATGTTTTCCTTGAACCTTTTGGATGAAGCTGCCTGAGTTATGAGACCAGTCACAGGATCAAATTGCAAGACATTGGCAGAAGCAGAAACAGCAAGACCCAAAGAGCGCCACTGTGTGATATTGTCAGAGACGGCAAAAGTTTGTGCCGGAGTCGTACCAGTAAATCCTCCGCTTCCCAAAGCAAATGTCCCTGTCGTGTTGTTCGTGAGAGTTCCTCCATTTCCGATAAAAGTGACCCCTGTTGAACCGGCTGCCCCAGGCGACCAAGCTGTGCCAGAACCAATATTTATGACATTCGTTGCAGTCGTTTCGATGGCTGTCGTCAGCCTAGAGTGACCGATCGCGATGCTGTTATTTGAATTTGACGTCGGGTCGGGAGTCATCGTCGAATCACCAATGGAACAGTTTCCAGAGCCGGTGGTGGCTTGCTGAGCCTGAGTACCGACAGCACAACTGTTGCTTGAACCCACAGCCATTGAACTCATCGCAGAATGACCAACACAAGTGGAATTTGCGCCAGTGTTTGACGCGATACCAGAGTTTTTTCCGACGACTGTTTTGTTCAAAACATTTTGAGCATTCATCATTGCGGATTCTCCTATGGCAGTCAACGATGTTTGCCCTGAGCCGTTTCCTGTTCCGGTTCGAATTCCAAGGAATGTGTTTGTCCCTGTCCCTGAACCAATACCATTTCCAATTCCTACAGTGGCATTTGAAACGTTTGGAGTTGTTCCCAAGACTGTTCCTCTCACTGTTGGAGTGGCAGCTGAAGCGGTGGGAGCCGACCAACTCGTTCCACCGGAAGCGACAAGAGTTTGAGTCGCGTCGTCAAAAGCGATGGAACCCGGTGTTGAGATTGTGGCCGCCGATGCGTCTTTTAGAATTGGTACAACAAGATTTCTGGAGACGACAAACTCCCTTTTTATCACAGAGTTTGATGTGCTGCTCATTAAAAATATTTACAATAAAATATTTTACAGGAGTTCTCGAACCTGAGCCCGAAGATTTTGGAGTTCTGCAAGGAGAAGCATCGTAAGAGTCAGATGTTTGATACCGTGAGGCTCATCTTCTGCGTCAAGGGTGACGATGTCCGGGAGAACTTCGAATGCCTCTTCTGCGATGAGACCATGGTCTGTTTTCCCGTCTGATTTGTAGTCATAAGTTTTCAAGGATAGGTCATAGAGCTTTTCGGTGTCTACTTCGAGGTCTCTGATATTTTGCTTGAACCTTCTAGAGGAAGCAGCCTGTGTGATGATGCCAGTTGCAGGATTAATCTGCAAGGTGTTTGCAGCCGCTGCGGCTGCAAGACCCAAAGACCTCCACTGGGTGATCGTCGGGGCAATGGTCATTTCATTATCCACTGTACAAGAGGCAGACGTTCCGAGAGCGATACGACCCGTTCCCGAAGTTCCGCACGTCGCTGCTGACCCGATGCTGATACAATTCGTCGTCGTTCCCAGACTCGGAGAAGCGTTTGGACCAATCACAATGTTTCCAGATGCCGTTGTCCCTGTCCTTCCGGCCTGGAATCCAATCACGATGTTGTTGACAGCATTTCCCACAATTCCGTCCCCTGCACTTGCACCATAAATGATGTTTCCGGAACCTGTCATTCCCTGACCAGCACCAAGGCCAAAACAAATGTTGTTGCTTCCAGTGGCTCCATTGAGGGCGTTCACACCAACAGAAATGTTTTGGGAACCAGCCGCTCTTCCGGCATTCACACCAACTGCAACACACTGAGGTCCGATGCCAGCGATTGACATTGATGAATGCCCCACAGCAGTACACTCATTGACTCCCCCAGCTCCGTTTCCGGAAGCGTACCCGATAAAAGTCGATCCAAAGCCAGCGCTGTTTGTCAAATATCCAAGAGATGTGGTTTCTCCCACATTCGAATCTGTCACACCGAAGACGAGACCTCTTACTGAGGGAGTGGCAGCGGGAAGGCCCGAAGCTGACCAAGCATCTCCGTTCGAGATGTTCAGGTTTCCAGAGGATGAGTCAAAGACAATGGAACCGGGAGTTGCGATGTTGGTGGATGCAAGCGAAGGAACGACCGGAACAACGAAATTTTTGGTAACTGTGAGGTCTCTCCTTGTTTCAAAATTCGTCGTCATGTTACTTATGAAACAAAAAAATATTCTAATGTTTCACACATTTCTTTGGCGCTAGTTTGCCAGGCAAAAGCACATTGGGCATCTTTTTTCCCTTCCAGTATTTTTCGAGGTCTTCCTCCATCTCGCGAAGTTTGGCGTAGTAGGGAGGTCCGTATTCCAAAAGATGATCTAGTGCGACTTTCGCAACGGTCAACATATCACAGTCCACAGTCTCAAGATGTTCGGTCTCGACTTCAACTGCGTACCTCCATATTTGGAGAGGAACGACTTCAAGGTCAACTCCGAGTTTTTTGGCGAGTCTTTTGGCTTCTGAAAGAGAAACTTTCATTATCTTTAGAAAAAAGATAAAATTTACAAAGTTCTTCCCAAAAATTCTCCATACTTCTCCAGAGACTCGGACGAATTGTTTGAAATGTACACCCAAAGACCGAGACCCTTCGTCAGCCATTTGTGCACCTTGATACAGTTTGTCTCGACACAGACGTCCGAAAACGCAACGTCCACGAAAAAGTTGTGTCTTTTTGTGTTTTTCAGTTCGAATCTTATCTTTCCGTTGTTTGACGAGTGAACAGAGACGAGAAGTTTGGCCCTTGAGAGGATACTCAAAAGTTCTACATCGTCAAAGAGAAAAATCCCTTCGAGGAGAGAACAGAGGAGAGCCGCTCTCCTCGCCTTTGTCATTTCACCGGCGCGAAAGAGCCATCTTTGAAACTTCTTCTCTCTGCATCGCTGCAAAAGGTTGGAATAAGATTCGACAGTTTTCGGGAAGCGCATCTTTCACATAAAAATAAAAGCCAAAAGTTCTCCGGAAAGTTCAATAAAATATTTCTCCATTAAAATATTTTCGACAAAGTTACTTGTTTCTTCTGATCCCTCTTCCTTTGCTGACTCAACATCAAAGTTTTCCTCTTCATCATCCACAAAATTTGCGAAAAGACGAGAAATTGCAAGACCCATTCTCGATAAAAACGATGAACTTTGGAAACAAATTCGTCAGTTTTTATACTTCAACATGAACACTCTCAGTGACTTGCTTTGGGATATTTTCAGGAATCGGTTCGCCCAACAGGGACCCGCCCATCACCAAATCCAAGCCTACAACGAGTTTGTACAAGAGCTCCTCCCCAACATCATTCGCGAAAAGGGAAGAGTGGAGATTGATCGTGAAGACGACGCCGCCGAAGAGGAAGAGAATGATGAAGACGAAAAGAAGCCTTCCAAGAAGAAGTCTTGGGTTCAGGTCGTCGAATTCAGTAATCCCGAATTTGGCCGTGTTTGTTATCGTGAGATTGACGACACAGTTCAGGACCTTTTCCCTTCCGAAGCGAGAAAGAGAGGTATCCCTTACAATGCTGCGTTCTACTGCGATGTGACAGTGACAACATCTGATGGAGAATCCAAGGTTTACCCGAAAGAGGTGATTGCTGAAATTCCAGTGATGGTTCGGAGTTGTCTTTGCAACCTCACAAGGTACAACATCGTCGGGGATGCATGTTACGGGAAGTTGGAGGACCCGATGGATCGCGGAGGGTACTTCATCTTGAACAGAGAGATTGTCGTCATCTGCTCCGAAAGAGGAGCGTTCGGAAGGGTGTACACATATTCCGACAAGCAGATGCTTCGCGGGATGCCAAAGTACGACGTTCACTCAGAGATTCGTGTGTCTGCCACAAGCAACACGAGGACGACGACAGCCTACGTTGGACTGGAGAATGGAGTGGCCGTCTTTTTCGGTCAACACATCTCCTCTTCCGGAATTCCTCTGTGTGTTCTTTTGGAAGCTATGGGCGTCTCTTACCTTGACATCCTCAAGTATGTGCCAAAGCTGACAAGTGCCCAGAGAAAACATCTTCTTCCGAGTCTCGAACAGGCGAGAGCGATGTTCCCAAAGTCGAGGAAGAAGAGGGAAGCAACTATCCAAAAGGCTTTGGGAATTATCGAAAATGGACAAACCACCCAGTCCCTCCTGAACACAATTTTTCCCAACTACAAAGAGATGGAGGAGAAGGTCTGGTTCTTGTGTTACATGCTTTCGAGAGCCATCAAAGTCAAGACCGGTGAAAGAGAACCAGAAGACAGGGACCATTATGCCAACAAAAGAGTCGACTGTGTTGATTCACTGTTGAACAACCTGTTTTATAGCATGTGGAACCAGATGACCAAGGCAATTCGAGACTCTTGCGGAGGCAAAGGGAGAAATTCTAACCCTCTGAAAATTGTCCAGTCAAAGTCCTTCACGAAGAAGCTCGGAAATGCTCTTGCGACGGGCAATTGGAACAGTTACAACACAGGGAAGAAAAAGCCTGGAATTTCACAGTTCTACGAAAGGTTCAATGGCATCGGTTCAGCATCAAACATGAGAAAGCTTCATGCGGCCATCGGAACTGAAGGAAACATGACAAAGCCGCGAAGGGTCCACGAAAGTTCGTATGGTTTCGTATGCCCACCCGACACTCCAGAGTCAAAGGAAAGAACGGGTCTTTCCAAAGTCATTGCTCTTTCTGCGACTGTGAGTCTTGGATGTACAACGGAAGAGTGCATGCAAATTCTCGGTGCTATTCCGGAGTTTTCTCGAGACTTTGGGAAGGGAACTTTCGTCTTCTTGAATGGAATGATTGCTGGCTCGACCGAAACACCGGAGGAACTCATCGCCGTACTCACAGATATGAAGAGGAGCAACAACTTTTTCTGGGACTGTTGTTTCGTTTATGACAAGAAGTTTGACGAGGTGCGTGTCAACTGCGACTCTGGCAGACTGATTCGGCCTTTGATGGTTGTCAAAGATGGAAAACTTGTGTTCAAGAGGGAACATCATGAGAAGATGATGAATGGCGAGATGACTTGGCAGGATTTCTTGGGCGCTGGAATCCTTGAGTTTGTGGATGCCGAACAACAGGAACATTCTTTCATTTGCCCGAGCGCTGAAGAACTTGGAGAGGGAAAGAAGTGGACTCATTGCGAGATGCATCCTCTTCTCTTCTACGGGGTGTGTTCTTCCATCATCAACTATTCGTCAAACAATCCGTCTCCCCGTCTCTCGTACTTTGCGAGCATGGCAAAGTCGTCCATCGCCGTTCCTCGCCTTGATTACAAGGAGGCGCTTTATGACCAGCATGTTCTCCACTATCCTCAAGCGCCTCTGGCGAGTACAAAGGCAGGAAGACTCTTGGGAATGAATGACTCGCCAATTTCACAAAACATTGTCGTTGGCGTTTGTGCTTTTGAGGGATGGAGTCAAGAGGACGCCATTATTCCTTGCAAGTCTTTCAAAGAGCGTGGAGGGTTTGCGTCCACTCACTCACAAACTTATACTGGAGAAGTTGGTCATGGGCAAAAGCAGGTCGAGAAAAAAGATATGGGAGAACTCGAGTGTTCAGAGTCTTGCAAGAGACTCTGGTGTACATCTTGCAAAAAGAAGGTCATTCTATGCCCCGAATGCAACACAGAGTATATCCCATCGAACGGAGGTTTCAAGGGCAGGATGTGTCGCAAGGGAGAGGACAAGAGGAGAGAGATAGTCAATGACGGAATCCGCAAGTGGAACGAGAACCTGAAGAAGGGACAGAAGCCTTTCGACCTTTTGAAACCCAGGGAATGGGGATGTCTTTGTCTTGAAGTTGAAGAAAGGCCAAGGTTGGACCATCTCGATGAATACGGAGTTGTCGATGTTGGACAAGTTGTTGAAGACGGAGACATTCTCGTCGCCATTGCCGATGAGTCTGGGGACAAGCTGAGGGACGAATCCGTGTACTTTTCCAAGGACGAGAAGGGAATTGTCACCAATGTTTGTTTGACCCAGAACATCAAGGGAAGTACATGCTTTAGGGTCACCGTTGAGTCTGTCCGAACTCCAAAGGTGGGAGACAAGGCAACATCTTGCCATTCGCAAAAGGGAACGTTCTCGAGGTTTGTTTCGGAAGAGGATATGCCCTTCTCTCCTGACCCCTTTTCTGCGACTCATCCAGACTTCCTGATTAATCCTTTGGCGTTCCCATCTCGTATGACCATCGGACAACTGAGGGAAGGTAATGCCGGGAAGAAGACGGCTTGTGCTCATCGCGACCTTCCCGATGAGACAAGGTTCGAGTATGAGGCTCTCTATGAGGCCCTTTCCGAAAGACTCGGGAGAATTCCTTGTCCTTCTGAAATTTCGGCAGAGATTATTCGGAAGAAGGGAAATCCAGAGACGTTGGACTACTCGGGTTCGTATACAGACTGCAGTCCTTTCACCAGTGTGTACGAACTTGTGGAAGACGAGCTGAAAAAGAGGGGTTATTCTCCCGGAGGAAAAGAGTTCTACATTGATGGAATGACCGGAAAGAAGATCGAAGTCAACCTCTTTGTCAGTCTCGTCCAATACAATCGTCTCAAACATATGGTGGATGATAAGATTCACGCCAGAGCGACAGGAAAAATTCAGAGTCTTACTCGTCAACCAACCGAGGGACGCTCAAGGAACGGTGGGCTCAAGGTCGGCACGATGGAGGTATCATGCTTAGTTGGTAACGGAGCCATATTTTGTCTCAGAGACAGAATGTTCTCGAGTTGTGACAAGTATGACATCTGGGTTTGCACGTCTTGTGGAAACATTGCGATCAACGCAGAGGGAAAGAAAATTTGCAGAGCCTGTCACGGAAAGAGCAATGTTGCAAAGCTCTCCACAAGGTACTCGACGAAGCTTGCGTATCAAGAGTTGATGGCGATGGGTATCACTCCTCGTATTTTGCTCGAGTAGAAATAAAGATAGAATTCAAGGACTTTTTTATACACAATAAAAAAGATGGTGGACAAAGGGACAAATAAAAATCTAAGCAGAGCGGGATAGAGGTGAAATTCTAAGCGCCGTGAAATTTTTTGGATCTTCTGATCCAAACAAAGCAAATATTTTCTGACTGTTCCTAGTTTCGGAACGCCTAATTTGTGGTCAGCAATCAAGTTTTTTGGATAGCTAGGAATTATGGCGCAGTGAACCACAAATGGATTTATTAACTTTTCGTCCCGATGTACATACAAACCCGGAATAAATTAACGCTACCCAAAAAGCAGAATTTTCTTGCCGATGAAATCTTTCGATCCATTGTGCGAGGACGAAAAGGCAGCAAAGAAAGTATGTCCCATTTGCAATGCATAAAAAATAACTTATAATATTTTCCCAAATATTATTCCACAAAAACTCTTGAAAAACATTTGACTTTTTTCTTCATCTTGCAAAACAACATGCAGAACATTTCCATGAACACCCTTGAGTTTGCCCTCGAAGAGAAGGATGGAAACGTATCCGCAACAATCCCCAACCTCAAGGTCAAGGTTTTTCGCAAGGGTGGTTCGACTGAATTCATCTACAAAGGAGAGACTGTCCTTCCCGATTGGGGTCAGCCTTTGCATGAACACATTTGGAGAGCAAAGGATGAAATTCCCGACACTCCTGAATCAACGGAAAGGGTTGGGCTCACGAAGCAACTCTCTTTTCACGAAGAGTCATCCTGCTCTTTCGGTGATGCATTGACTCAAGCAAAACCCCAGAGGAATCCTGGCCTTGGATGGGACAATAGACGGACCAGGATTGATGTTCCAATCATCTCTGGTCGTTTGCCTATGTTGAGCCAAGCTAAAGGCCGCTGTCCCGAAAAAGAACGCGAAGAAAGATACAAACGGAGTTTCGAACAACTCTCGGTCACGCTCGAAAATATAGCATCCAAGATGGAAGCCAGATCCATCGAGCATAATCGCAGAAAATCACTCGACAGTCTTTTGGAAAAGCTGAAGAAAGACGTGTATTCCGAGAAGTACCGGAATGCCAAGAGTGTTGCCCCTGGCTGTTACAACCACTACCAAGATTTTGACGGCGATGAAGCAAACAGTCTCCACATCGAAGGACTCGTTCTTGACTCGTTTGGGAAAAAATCAGCCGGGATGGGCAATGAGTCTTGGAATCAGATTAGGCACGACGCGTTTGAATTCGACGAAGAACGATTCATTGTCGACCCGAAAGAAGAGTTTGACCTTTGGCTCAAACAAGAGAAGCAGAGAGAAAAGGTCGAGAAGCAGAAAAAGACATCTCTGAGGAAGGAGAGGAAACACAGGAAGTAATAATATTTGAAAATATTATTTTATGGATATACGACCTTTTCTCCAGCGAGAATCATCTCTTCCACCTCTTTCTTGAGTCTCAACATCTCCATGTATGAGTCTCTTCCCTTTCTGTCCCCAAAGAAACAACATGTCCCATCATTCTCTGGATTGTGAGACTTGGAGGTCAACCCGTCCAAACAAGAACAATACACACAGTTCTCTCCAACCGAAAAACTTGTGTGTTCAAAACTCATTCTAACAAAACTACGAGAAAAGAGAAATGCAAAAAGTTGTCGCTTGTTATCACGGAGGTTGTTCGGATGGCATCGCTTCGGCTTGGGTACTTTCCAAAAGATTTCCGAATGCTTCCTTTTACGGTATCCGCCCAGCAGAAACGGAACTCGGTCACATTGACTTTGAGGATTCGACTGTCTTCTTCCTAGATGTTTGTCCTTCTTCCTTCCCAGATAACGCGAAAGAAATATTTGTCTTTGACCATCATGTGACAAACAAGAGGATTGTGGATAATCTGGACCAAGAAAACATTCGAGTTGTTTTTGACTCTGAAAAGTGCGGCTGTCTAATAACATGGGATGAACTCTTCCCTTTCATTGAAAGGCCTTGGTTCCTCTTGTATGTGGACGATAGAGACAGATGGCAATGGAAGCTCGAAAACTCTCGCGAAATAAACGAAGCAATGTATTCACAAGGTTGGATGGAACGTCTTGATGAACTCGTCTTTGTGCCAAAAGAGGAGCTCACTTCTGTTGGGATATTTCTTTTGCAAGAGAAAGAAAATAAAATTGTTGGTGCGATGAAAAATACCGCACGAGCCAAGTTTTGCGACTTTGACATTTGGCTCTGTGAAGCACCAGAACAATCTGTCTGGCAAATTCGCTCCGAAGTCGGAAACAGGCTTTGTTCTATTCCTTTCCCTGATGGCCAAAAACCATCGTTCTCCGCTATTTGGAAGAAAGATGAAGAAACGCAAAACATCTGGGTGAGTCTTCGAGGAACCAATGGATGTCCTTGTCTCGCTTCTCTTTCCGAAAGGTTTGGTGGGGGAGGTCACCCAAAGGCGGCATCTTTCTCGACGTCCTCGTTGTCCGAAATAATTCAAGAAAATTATTTCTTTGCTGGGACAAGTGTCCCATTTTTTTGTTGAAAGATGTCTCTTGTTGAAGTTCTCGAAAGGACTTTTCGTGCCTACTCAGACGGGCCGTTTGGAAACGACGATGAGGAAGAGTTTCAAAAGGTTTGGTCCGGACTCTGCTATGCCCTCGACATTGTGAAGGGGACCGACTCTCGCAAGTCAAAGAAGGCATACGAAAAGGCTCACGGTGAATATGTCCCAAAAATTTCAAGGATATGCAAAAAGAGAAGGGAAGGATATATTGTCATCGAAGGAGAAGTCTATGCTGCCGGAGAGGGTGATGAAGCAAAGGAAAGAATGGAAGAATACGAGGATATGAGACCTTCCCGAAAGAAGATGTTGTTCTCTGTTCTCGAGAAGATTCCTTGCTCAAGCACGCCATTCTTTTGGGGACAAAAAGATGAAAACACTTTCTGGTTCACCTACGACAAGAATTGCTATGGAGACGGAGCTCCGAGAAGGTATTTTACCGCGACTTTTGGGAAGAGATACGAATTCCTTCTTGTTGAAGGTTACATGCCCATGGGAAAAGAAGACGGAAACTCTTGCAGTCTCAGGGAATGCATCTCTTCCATCTAGAAAATATTTCACAAAATATTTTTATGACTAGTCTTTTCTCAACAACCGAAGGTTTTTTGTTTGAAGGAGTTCGTCAAACTCTTTCTCGAACTTTAACTTTTCCAAATGAGCTTCCCTTCCTTGTTTATCCCCAAAGAAACAACAAGCCTCGTCGTTTGTCGGGTCGTACCCTTTTGCTGTTGTCCCATCCATACAGGAGCAATATACTGTCTTTCCGTTCATCGTGACGCCTGTGTGCTCGAGAATGTCCATCTTTTTTATTTGCGAGCGTCTTTTCAAAAAGAAAACTATGGAAGAGTTTCCCAATGAAATTCTTGTCATCATTTTTGAGTATGTCGCCACCCAGCCAAAAGATTATACGTCGTGGTCTTTGGTATCGAAACGTTTCCGTTGTATCGCAAAGGCCAACTCTCATGAAATTTTGACGAAAGGAATTCGGGTGCTCTTGGAAAAGAACAAGTGTCTCGAGAAAAAGAAGGAGAAGATGTTTGACCATTTCCTTGAAAGAGAGAAGGGCATCACCAACAACCTTAGAAAGAAAGTCTGTGAAATTTCTCGGCTTCGAAAGGAACTCAAAACAAAAGAAGAAGAGAATGAATCCATCAGGCAAAAGAACGAACGTTCCCAATATTTGGGGCGCAATCTCAGGTATTAGAAAATGGACAAATTCAACCTTGAACTTTACCCTTTGTACAACATGGAACTTGAGAGACTTGTCTTTTCCCATCCTTTTGCCGATAGGGAAACTGTCTATGGGGTCGTCTCCGAGGTTGATGGAACAAGGGCAAAAATCCGACCTTTGCCTTGTGTTTCCCGGAAGCTCTTTGGAAAGACTCGGAGTTGTTCTCCTGATTGGGAAAAGATCGAGGAGACATTGAAAGAAGAAGACCGTTTCATGTGGGTAAATATCGGATGGAACAAGAAAAAGCCTTTTCTCGAGACAAAGGGGAGAATAATGAACCTCTGCGACGAGGAAGACGAAGTTGACCTGTTCACACCATAAAATATTATCCGAATAATATTTTCAAAGTTTTCCAAGAGCAACTCTTTCTCGGGGGCGCTTTCCTCCACTCTTCCCATTCGCCTTGCGTCATACTCTTGCGAACGAAACTTTCCTTTGTTTCTTCTCCATCCATTGGATGCCAATCCCTTCTCCAAACAGGAATGTCAAACTCACCGTTCATCTCTTGTGGTTCTTTCCAAATACCGGTCACAAAACGAGACACAAGAATTTTTTGTATCTTTCCCCTTTGTTTCAGCCTTTGAAGGACTGGAAGTTCCGCTTCCATGAAATTTGTCCCTGTGGTCAAACCAGGTTCTTCTGTTGGCTTGTCTGAACTTAGAAAAACATGGGCTGTTCCTCTCGAGAAATACGCAAAACAAGACGATATCATGAAAGAGACGAGAGTCATTTGCTCAGAATATCTCTCTTTGTTTTTCTGGCACAAGTCAAAGAGAAAGGAGATGTAGGAATAATCGGCGTCGGAGACGGTGTTGTTTATCCTTTGTTTTCTGGCTTCCATTCCGGACCAAAAGAGATGCTCTTTTTCTCCGATAGTTGGCTCATTGTCCTTCACGAGACTCAGGAACTCAAGAGCAGTTTGAGTCTCGTTTCCAGATCCGACACTCACAAAGTCCTCTCTTGTCAACTTTTGGAAGAGTCTCTCCATTTTCAAAATTGTGCTTCAGCAAACTAGGAAATATGGATTTTTGAAATGGAAAGTGTACTTCTCCCACAAGTCTATCAGCTTCTCCGAGAGGATTTTTTCGTCGAAAAGGAAGATGTAGTTGTAACTTATAAAACTCGGTACATTTCTGCCCAAGAGACGCTGAAAGTCATAATCAAGCTTGCCAGAAATTGCATTTGTAGTTGGTTGGAGTATGATGGTAGGGACGGAGAAAGAAGATTCGCAGTTCAAGGGCATTTGAGTTCCGACGAAACAGAAGAGGCGTTGTGGAATGTAAGAGTCCAATTTCACGGCCGATATTCCCCATTGCTGGACATCCTGACTGAGAAGCACAAAAACATCTTGAAAGACAAGGAAGTTCTTCTCGAGCGGATTGAACACATTCGCCAAAAGAAGAGAGAACTCAAGTATTCACCGGGAAAAAGAGGCGCTTTGGAAGCACAAGAACATTTTGAACATCTTGTGATACCCGATAAAACTCATGGGAAGGATCTGTCGGCTTCAGACAGTTTCATCTAGATATTTTAGTTGACTAAAATATGCTTATGCTGTCAGAACGATACCAGTTTCGAAAAGGATGCCATTCCCCTCACAAGTCTCGTGTTGGATATGCATCTCCTTGACTTGTTCCATATCTACGTAAAAATTTCCCATACACCAAACAGAGGATACGCTATCTGCCTCGAAAGAGACTCGAATCTGCGTGAACTTTGAAAGGAAACACGGGAACGCAAAGGGAAGATTCACAACAAAAGTGTGGTCAGTTTGCACCAAAGGGAAAGAAAAGAGTTTTTCCTTATCTGTCGAGAACGTGATTCTGGTGACATTCTCTCCCTCGACTTTGAGTCCATTCACCATATCGTATCCTCTGGGAAGAAGAAACTCGAGCTCTCCCGACTTCGGCATATGAATGGGGGAATTTAGCTGTTTGTTTAGAACGCTCACATGGTCCCTGTATTGCCTTTCGTTATCAAGGAACATCAGCTCGCCGTTCTTTTCCATCAAAGAAATCTCTTCTTCCGAAAGGGTGTTTTTCTGCTGTTCTTGACCAGCAATAACAAACTTTCCATTCGAAAACGAAATACCACCGATACCCTGTGTTCCTTCCATTTCTTCCTTTGGATTTTTTTTGAATGTTGAATATTCTACCCGTAAAATATTACCTGTATTTCACAAAAAGCGTCAAAACATGTCCATGAAATACAGGAGTCGAACACAACTCTCTGTTTCTCTCAAACGCGTAGACACCAATGCGGTGAGGAGCTGTGACATGCATCACGGACACCTTGAAGATAAGGTCATCGATGGTTTCTTCCTTTCCCACCAACACTTTGTGTTCCTCTTCTTCTTTCTCGAAGCGATACTTTACCGGCAACCTTTTTTCCATCCTGCGATACCACACTTTCCAATGGTCACACCTTTTCCTGAGAGGATATTCTTGTTTTTGGCACAACCATCGCCAAAGTTGTTGGTCCTCTCCGTTCCCGAGATGTTTCTTGCAAGTCTGGGAAAATGCACAGACTTCGCATTGCAGAACGAAAGGACACAAAGGACAAGTTCGGTCGGAAGAGAATCCATCACAAAAAATATTTTTTATACACTTCACATCCCTCATTTTCAAAGAACATTTCGAAACTTTGCGAGGATAAATTATGTATTTTGGAATACATAAAAATATCCGGAAAGATGCAAAGACCCATGCACGGAGAGATTCTTTGTCAGAAGCGAGGTTGTGAGAACAGAGCGTATTGGGAATTCGAAGAAACCTTTTTGTGCGGGGTCCATTCAAGGAACAAGAAGGAAAGAGTCGCTCTCGAAAAGATTTCAGAGAAGGAGAGAAAGAGGCTCTTTGCTCAAAAAGTTGCGGACAACAAAAGGACTGTCAAAGAAGCTGCAAGGAAAAACAATGGTAGAGGGAAGCTTGGTTTATTCAGAATGAGAATGATGAAAGAAGTCCCCCTGCAAGATGGGGTTTTGAATATTTACCCAAACTACAGGCATCAAAATAGACAAGACGGATTTGGCTGTAGTTCTTTATCTCCGATGAGTCTTGGTCCTGTCGAGCACGTTTGTCCTTCACTTCCTCCAGCAGAAAATATAGAGAATTTCTTCCAAGGTTCAAAGGTCTTTTCCGAAGAGGTAGATAAAGACAAGAATCCGACCTCTCTCTTTTATGAGAATAGGGAAAGACTGTTTGCTGACCCGGTACCAAAAAGGCACAAATATAAAGGAGTTGGAAAAAATAAAAATATTCCTCTCTATTTTCTTTGGACTGATGCTAGTGGGAAGGAACATCGTCTCGACTATATTCAATCAAGGCAGACATACTGCAACTTTTTCGAGAGACTCGCAAGCCAAACAAAAGACTATAGGAGACTCTGCCGTTTGCAAGACAGAGGATACAATCTGATGTTTTGTGGTTATGATGCCCATGGAATTTCTGGAGAGACATCAGAAGAGATTGAGAAAGCCTATCTTGACCCGTCTGTGCCTTTTGGTCATGAACGCGTTCTGTTTGCGATGCTCGCTCTCAGAGAAACTCCAGAAGAATATCCTTGGAGGAAGCATAAAACTCTTGAATTCTAAATATTTATCTTTTGACAAAAGATAAAAACTAACACAACTCGTACATCTTCTCGTAGAGATCATGTGCTTCTTGAGAGAAAGAGACAACCTTGCGAATGTCAGAGAGTGAGAAAGACATCACGCCTCCATACTCTTTGGACAGACCAAAGAGATTGTTCTCATATGCGCTCATCACAAGGACGACATCTGACTGATTCTCCTCGTCTCCTCCAATGAGCACAGAGTAACCGGGAAGCAAAAGGTCATAAAACTCTTGCGAGTTGGTCTGCTTCTGTTCAATCAAATGGTTGAGACGCTCCATTTTTAAAAACTTTTTGTTGAACAACAAAAAGTTTCGACTTTTTGAATTGAATGAACTTTGGAACATTTTGTTCCATATTTTATCTGAGAATGTTGTCCTTCCCGACCGAAGTCATCGTCCACATTTTCTCCTTTGTTGACCTCAAGACTTTACTCCTTGGAGTTCAAACCACGTGTCACGCTTTTCGAGACATCACGCTCGAACATTCAGGAAAGATGCAAAAGCACGTCAAAAAGAGCGAAGAAAAAATACTTGTGTCCATCACGAAGGTCACATCACGGGAGGTAGTCACCGACATATTTGGAAACAAGGAAGAAACAGAGAATACACGCACAAGTGTCGGAGAAGAGCTGAAAGGAACGAATGTCAAAAAGACGAGATTTTTGAAGGGGAAAAAGCACGGATTTTATGACGAAGAAAATTATAACGCGGTTTGCGGTACTTACAGGGCTCGGGAGTTGTGGAATAATGGGTTTATCTTGTCCCGTCAGTACAGGTCATACTCCGGCGTCCTCTATGTTCGGAGTTATTCAAAGGGGTGCACAGACCCATTTTCTTCATCTCACGTTTTTTACGGAGTCGGAGAAAAGACAAACTCAAAAGGGGAAAAGTTCGCCGTATTTATAAGACAGGGCCTCGACCCTTGCGTGTACTCTTATTGCTGCCGACAACATCAAGGAATTTTGCCGGACAGGCTGTTCTGAATAAAATAATTCGCTAATTATTTTGAAAGTCCGAGTTCCTCCTCATAGTTTGAACAACATTCTCTTAGCTGCATCACTTCATCCCTGAGCTTTCCAATAATTTGTTTTGCTACCCAAGGGTTTCCAAGAACCTCACAAGACACTCTATGGGCGAATTCTTTTGGCTCTGGAGACTCGTATGGAGCAAAAGTCTTCTTTGGGTAGAGACTGTTCTTTGAGTGGCCATCCGCAAGGTACGACTCTGTCCAATGAATAACGGGAGAATTTAAACCATTCATAAAGATACAAACATCGACAGCCATGTTTTCACCACCAATACTCCTTGAAGTTTCTTGACCGCTGAAGGGAATGAGGAACTCATCTTGGAGAGCCTTGAGAACGAAGTCGAGGTAAGCGCTCCTCATTTTTTGAAATGGGATGATGGGAGGATAAAATAATTAGATTTATTTTATGGGAGAAGAGGCCGGGAACTTCTCCTTCGCGGTTCCGAGGAAAGTAAAAATCATATCAGAAAATGTACAAGGCACAGTTTCATTACACATAGGTTATGGGACATTTTCCCAACTGTACAGGTGGACAGGGAAGAACAAAATATTTTCTCACACAAAATATTTTCTCACACAAAATATTTTCTCACACAATTCTTCCATGTTCCCTGTTCACCTGTACAGTTGGGAAAATTATACTGAAGTCCGTACAGGCAAAGCTCTTCGTTGTACAAGATGTGACATTCTCGCAACTTTTTATCCGATATGCCTCCATAAAGAAGAAACTTTTCCTCCAACTCTCCCCCTCTTTTTCTCGAAATTTCTCACTGTGCTCTTTCCAAAGACACTCATATTTGGGATGTTTCTGTAGCCATTCTGCTGAGCCCATATGGTGAAGTCTTGGTATATTTCTGTGGCAAGAATCCAACCCTCATCGTCTTTTTCGTATTCTTCTGCCGAAAAGTCTTCCAAAAACAGTTGAATGGGAGTCTTTGAACTCGTCCTGCATTCTTCCTTCAAACCAGTCTCTGGAATCTTCTTGATGTTCACTCCTTCAAACTCGAGGAGAAACTTCATGAAATTTGATGCACATTCATAGTCCAAAGCCTTGCAGAGTCCCGAAAAGTAGTCAAAGTCTTTTGCCCTTTTGTCGCTGCAACGGAACATGGCATATCTTCTGTCACTCTGTTCGACCTTGACAACAAAGGAGTTATTCGTAGTCAACAAAAAGTTGACAAAGGAGGGTTCTTCGGATGTTTCGACTCCCTTTTTCTCTATCTGAACTGTTTTTTCAGTGATGAGATGCTTTATGACGTCGAAAGACTTGTGATAGTCTGACGCATCGACAGCTCTCACTTCGTCAAGAACAACCAAAAGCCTATTGTTCAAGACAGAGTTGAACCGATGAACAACTCTTTCAAGATCTCCAATGCACGTGCCAAGTTTCCTTCCAAACACCTTGTCCAACAAGAAGTCTGTGATTACTCCCTTTCCCGCTCCCTGCGAGTCACTGAGAATGACGAGAGCGATGCCAGTCTTTTCTCGAGGATTTTTTATGATGACGGAAAGCCATGAAAGGATGTACACATAATTCTCTTCGGAACCGTCAGCCCAAACTTCCTTGATGTGGCTGAGGAGAAGTCGAAGTTTTTCCATATCGATCTCTTCGTCTTTGGGATGAGCCTTGAAACCTTCAAAGGTGTTGATGTACTCGATTGGGATACGGGAAATGTCCTCATATGGAGAGTATGGGAAAAATGTCATTCCCTGACTTGCAAAAGAAAGATGGTGCCTTTGAAAGAACTTGCTCAGGCTAATGGGAAGGACATTTTCTCCTTCTCCCAAAAAGAATTTGATGGGTGAACTTTTGACAAAAGATATTTTGTGGAGTTTGAAACAGTTCTCTTTGTTTGCTTTGACAACCACATCTCCATGCCCAGGTATGAAGGAGAAAACTCTCCTCATGTTTGGGATGATATCTTCTTTCATCTCATCGTGCGTTCTGTAGCGTTTTTCAGAATATTCAGACGCAAAGTTTGACCAATACCAATGCTCATCCGGATCAATCAGGCACGGTTGAATTCCGTTCCTCTCTTTTCTTTTCCTCCCAAGCAAAAGAAACTTTGGCTCCTCTTCTCCTTCCTTTTTGTTAGCGCTTGCAGAACGACATTTGAGCCAGATATTCACAGGTCCGACAACGACATACGCGGAGTTGAGATTGGAGGCATTATCGTGCTCTCTGTCACAAATGGGACAATGCCAAGGGCAAACCATGTTGAAGTTCAAGATGAGATGACTGTCCCTATCGATAGTCTTTTTGTGTTCGAGACTGTCTTCAGCACCAGGGAGTTTATACAACACTTCCAAAGCTTCCTCTTCCCTTTCGGAAGAAGGAACAATGTCTTGTCTCAGGTACACCTGAATCTTTGTTTGGACAAGAGACGGAAGCCTTTCGCATCCCTCAACGTCGCAGATGAACAACTTTGGGTTTTTTGTCATTGCCTTCTTGGTGGAATCCAAAGGCTTGCCCCTCTTATGACATTTCATGAGTCGGATAGGTTGCCATGAGCTGTAAACTCTGTTGTCTAGAAACTGTTCGTAACCCTTCCCCTCTTCGGCAAGGGACATCTTCACCCTATTGGTGAATTCTTTGGCGTCTTCCTTGTTCGAGAAAAAATAGTTGTTGATGTAGACGTGAAAACTATCCTTTGACTTTGTGGATGAAGTGAACTTGGAAATTTCATCCTTTCCCAGAGTTTTTCCGAAGCATTCTCGGAAAATATAGGCAATATGTTTCAAAGTGGTATCCAAAATGTCCTTTCCTCTCCCTTCGTCTTCTCCACCTGTTCGTGGAGCATCAATGTCGAAATACGGGATTCTGGGAACAGAGCCAGGAACAAGTTCATAGAGGTTTCTTTCGAGGTGCCCCAAACGCTTGATATAGGGGAACACATCTTTCCTCAAAAAGACAGCGGAAAGTTTGCAACCATTGTCTCCGACGTCTTTTGAAACGATAGAGTAACCCCTTTTTGGAGTCAACGAACAACCCTCAAAACATTCTCGATACAAAGAAAAGAGACTTTCTTTCTGAACAAATAGCTTTCCAGCTACATACAGATCTGTTAGTCCGGAGATTTTGGTACAACGAGAGTCGTCTTTTTGCGGAGAAGCCCTCATTGTATTGGAGTTTTCGGATTCTTTAACTAGGGTTATAAAACTGTTTTTATAACTGGAGTGAAATTATTTTGCACATTGTAAACAATAGAGAAGACAATGTCATCATCCACACCAATGACAGGGAAGGAAAGAGCGAAGAAATTTCGCGAAAATAACAGGGAGCGTTCCAGACAGCTCGCAAAAGAATGGTATCACAGAAACAGAGAAAAGGCCGTCGCTGCCAATGCCGAAAGAAGAGAAAGAGCACGCGAAGAACAAAGAAGAAAAGACACAGAGCTAGAAGAAGCAAGGAAAGAACTTGAGATGCTCAGAAGTGTTGTGCAAATGCACGGAATCTCTGTCTAAGTTTCCGACTCATCATATCTTTTCATAAAGATATGGAGGAACTTCCCACAGAACTTCTAGTTCGGATCTTTGAGTATTCGACAGTCTGTCCAAAGGACTATGCTTCTTGGTCAAGAGTTTCGAGACTTTTCCATGGCATTGCAAAGAACAATTGTTATGGTCTTCTGACGAAATCTCTCCTTCTCTTGTCAAGCAGAGAAAAAGAGTTGACAAGGCAAAGAGACGAGAAAACAAAAGAGTTGAACGAGCACAAAAGCCTATTGCTGGGCAGGGATATAACCATCACAAAACTCCGTGAATCTTTGAACAAAGAGATGAGAAACAACACCGACCTCCGCAGAATGCTGGAAGAGAGCACAGAACGCTTAAAAAATCAGCCAGACTCTTCAGGTTATGTTCGAATGGGATTCAACTACTAGAAAATATAAAAAGCTTTTTATATTTTTATGAGCAGAGATAGCACTTTTTCAGCCTATTGCAAGTGAATCTGCATCTGAAAAATTCATTATCTTCTTTCACCCTCGTATTACCGCAATCTTGGCACCCTTTGTCATAGCACCAGCACAAAGGCTCCATCAAGCCTTTCCCATCCCTTTCAAAAACTATCCTTTGTATTTCACCATTCTCATCTTGAAAAGCCTCTGGTGCGATACCTCGAAAAGTCCAGGCTTTTGTCAGCATCAAAAACACTCGTTCTTTTTGTTCTTTGTTCATCACAAGAAACACCTCCCATTTTTATTTGAGATGTCTTAATCAACAATTTTTAGCATTGACGAGGGAGAAATAAAAATGCAGTGTTCTTCTGATACATTTCTTTCGGTCGTTCAAGTGAAGTCTGTCTCTTCCCATCCTCTCCCAGAGTACAAAACTCCGGAAGCCAGTGGCATGGATTTGCACGCCAATCTTGAAGAAGATGTTGTTCTTGAATCTCTCGAAAGGCGTCTCATTCCGACTGGTCTCTTTATCGCAATGCCAGAGGGAATGGAAGCACAGATCCGTCCGAGGAGTGGTTTGGCATTTAACTCTGGAATTACGGTCCTAAATGCTCCTGGGACAGTAGATAGCGATTTTCGTGGGCAGTTGGGAGTTCTACTGGTCAACCTCAGTAAGGAGTCGGTCACAATCAGAAACGGAGATAGAATTGCGCAGATTGTCTTTGCTCCGACTCTTAGAGTCACTTGGGAAAGAGCCAAAGAGCTCGATCAGACAAAGAGAGGGATGGGAGGTTTTGGAAGCACCGGAGTTTAAAAATATTTTATAATAAAATATTTTAGTCTGTTTCTCCGAGAGGAGACCCTTGCCAAAGATTCTTAATGGTTGGTTCTTCATAGTCTCGGATGTTTTCTAGCAAAAGACGCCCCCAATCTATCTTGTCTTCCCAAACGTCTTCTTGGAGAATGCGCAGAACGGAGTAGCCGTTTTTCGTGGCACATTCCTCCTTATATCTGTCGTTTTTTTGCGTGACTTCAGGGGACTTCCAGTTCCCGACCTGTTTGTAGTGTTGCGCACCATCCAATTCGACGATGGTTTTTCCCACACAAAAGTCAAATGGCATAAATTTGTTTGTCTCCGAGTTCTTGCACCACGAAACTTTGAATTGGTGTATGACTTCCCCAAAATGTTTTTCGAGAAAAGAGAGAAGTTTCGCCTCTGTTTTGTGTTTGCATTTTGCACACCAACTTCCGGCTGAAATACTGTACAGAGCAATCTGGAACTCGTGGTTTCTTTTGCATACAAACAAGTATTTGTTTTTTGCGCTTCTGAAAACTTCTCTCGGACTTTTCTGGTTTTTAGGACTCCAAAACTTTGCTTTTTTGTGGTTTGCAAAACTCTTTTTGAAGCATATTTCGCAATCAGCAGATGCACAAAGCCTGTTGTTAGGGCAATACGGGCAAAACTTCCCTCCCACAATGTTGTTCGGACTCACGTCAAAAGAATGCTTACAGGTCCTACAATCAAACCAATACTTTTTACTCGCATTCCGAAAAACTTCTCTTGGCTTCACCTCATTCTTTTTAAAGCTCCAAAATTCGGATTTTTCGTGGTTGGCAAAACTCTTTTCGAAACAGAAAGTGCAATCATCCGAAAAACACATCCTGTTGCTCGAACAATAAGGGCAAAACTGTCCATTTGAGACATTATCCGGGGTTGTATCGAAACAATGATTACAATTACCGCAATCAAACCATACTTTTCTACCGGAGTTCTTGGAAAATTCTCTCGGTGTCTTTTCGTTCCTTTCGGCGTTCCAAAACTCTGCCTTTTTGTGGCTAGCAAAGCTCCTCTTAAAACAGGGTTCGCATTTTTCCTCTCTGCAAAGCCCGTTTCTTCCCTTTTTCGCCTTGCAGCTCGCCATTATTTTTTATTCTTTTTGAAGGAACGTCGTCCATTCCCTCGAGTAAAAATACGGAGTCCTGTCAAGAAAAAGTCCGATAGCGATTATCGTAATGAGGTCAAAATTCTGCTGATCAATCTCAGCAAGGAACCGTTCACCGTAAAATCGGGAGACAGAATTGCTCAGATTATCTTTGCTCCGACTTTCAGGATTACTTGGCTCCCCGTAGAGGAGTTGAACGAGACAAAGAGAGGAATGGGAGGTTTTGGAAGCACTGGAGTTTAAAAATATTAGTAATATTTTTTCTTAGAGCCCAAGGGCAGAAATAAAACTCGGGTCATATCCGAGAGAATGGAGAGCCTCTTCCTTTGTTTGTCCCCGAATTCTTCTCTTGTTTTGTTCTTTCTCGACAGTCGACTCTTTTTCTGGTTGAGACTCTTTCTTTGAGACTACAGGTAGCTCGATCTTTTGAGGGACAACTCTTTCCTTTGGGTCCTTCCATTCATACCAACTTGTCGACCGTTCTCGGTTCATCATCCCCACTTTTAGTGAGTGTTTCCAAGGCACGCCCTTGTGAATGTCATCCAAGTCTTGCAAAGAGTCGCGAAGCCAATTGCTGAAGCGTTCCAGATGTTTCTTTCTTCTCCAAACTTTGTTATGCTCTTCGTATTCCAAGTTCTTTTCCAGCTCTTTCTCTACCCGATAGAGCCTTCCTTCAATCCTTTCCAGTTGTTTCTCAATGGTTCCGCGAAACAAAAGAGCATCGTCATTCTCGAGTTCATCCAAAGGGCTCGCGTACATTTTATCTTTATAGATAAAATCCTAAGTTCGAGTCCAAACACCCCAAATCTCCTTCCTCACACTTTCGAGATCGTCAGTCTCCCTCGAAAACGCTTCATTCGTCTTCTTCACCATCGAAATCACTCTATTCGCACCAACACCAGTTCCGTCCAAATGCAGAACCGCCTTGCAATCACAACCAACGCATCCGCCTCCAACAGGCTTCAGAATACCGGAACATTCGAAATTGGGATTGTGATTCATTTCTCTGAGGTGCATTTCGACTGCATTTTTATCTTTAATCTCTCGTTTTACCAAAGGATAACCCATGCCAGGGACGAGGCTGAACCTGGGACTTTGTAGGCAGTTCTTCCCTTGTTCAAAATCTTTGAGTGTCTTGCTCTGTAGGCTTGTCTTTTTGACTCTGGAGCTCCATCGGCAAAAGTGAAGGCACCTCTCTGTCCAAAGTGTACGACTTTTTCTTCACCGTCCATCACAAAGGTTGCTTTGTACCTCTTTTGACTTCTGTCAGACGGAACAATTTTTAGTCCCTTGACGCTCGGAAAGAGACGCTGATATTCTCGAATTCTCGCCTGCATGTCTTACCTTTTTCCGTAATAATTATTGTTCAAGAGTTTTCCTTCGAAATATCTCTTGATGCAATAAAAAGTCCCATCTTCTCTCAAAAACACAGACAAGCCATGTCTCTTTCCATCTTTCCATTCAGACCAAGAGCTCACTTTGTCGCTCCCAGGAAACCATGTGAAAGTTCTGCCTGTTCCATTCTCAAACTCGAATGTTTCGCCGTGGACATCCCATACTCTTTCCGAGTCTCTATTTCTCTCTGATCTTTTGGAACCATCGGGATACCAGTTCTCCTCTCGTTCGAGAACTCCATGCTCGAAAACTTGACTTTGTAAAAGTCTTCCTTCTTTATCCCAACATTTAAAAGTTCCGTGTTTGACATCTCCCAAAAACTCTGATGTTTGCAAAAGAACGCCTTCTTCTGACCATTCATATTTTATCCCACAAAGCTTCCCCAAAGAATAAAAACACTTGCTCTTTATTTTTTTGTCATCCCAGTGTTCTTTGTACTCTCCGTCTCTAGTTCCGTCGGGCAAAAGATGATAAGTTTCTCGACCTTTTTTCAGATGAAGACGGAATTGGGTAGTGTCTGGAAGGACATTTGTCGCGACAGAAAGAGCCAGAGTTTCTCTCTTCCTCAAAAAGGCAAACATTTCTTTGCCTTTTTGTAATAGGAAATGCGGAGCAACGGCGTGTTTTACAGGGCGATAAAATGAAGTGTAGAAATAGAGACCTTCAACCTTTAAAGTCTCTTTTGTTCGCGAAAGAGGAGCAAGCACAAAATATTTGCGTAAATATTTTTATTCGGACAAAGTTTCCTTTTCCCAAAGACGAATGACCACAGGTGTTTCATAGTCCTTGATGTGCTCAAGTAAAAGTTTCTTCCAATCCATTTTATTGTTCCAAACATCCTCTTGGAGAATTCTCAAAACGGAATAGTTATTTTTTAAAGCGCACCCTTCTTTGTATCTGTCGGATTTTTGTTGTTCTTCAGGAGACTTCCAATTCATGACTTGTTTGTAATGCTGTGCTCCGTCTATTTCTAGGATAGTATTCGAAACGCAAAAGTCGAAAGGCAGATATTTATTTGTTTCTGGGTTTTTGCACCACGAAACTTTGAACTGGTGAATTGGATCTTTGAAGTGTTCTTTCAAGAATTCAAAAACAAGAGCTTCCGTTTTGTGTTTACATTTTGGACACCATCTGCCCGATGAAACGTGGCAAACAGTGTCCTGAAATTCGTGCTTCTTTTCACAATCAAACCAGACCTTTTTATTCGAGTATAGGAAAGACTCTCTTGCAGTTTTCTCATTCTTGTCACTCCAACACTTTGCCTTTTCGTGAGAGGCGAAACTCTTTTTGAAGCACATTTCGCATTCGGAAGAGGCGCATAGTTTTTTCGGCGGTTTAGGACAATAGGGGCAAAAGCTTCCTTTTGAAGCGCTTTTCACCGCCGCTTCGAAATCGTGAATGCACACATCACAATCAAACCACACCTTGTTGTCCGAATATAGAAAAATCTCCCTTGCACTTCTCTTATTTTTGTAGCTCCAACACTCTGCTTTCGGGTGGGAGGCGAAACTCTTTTTGAAGCACATTTCGCATTCGGAAGAGGCGCATAGTTTTTGGTTCGTACAAAAAGGGCACCATCGCATTTTTGCAACATCGTACACCCTCATTTCGAAAACATGGTCGCACATTGGACAGGCAAAAGATAATTTTTCATGACTATGTTTTACGATCAGAAATGGGTCTTGTTGTCCCTCGGCTAAATACTTTGACTTTTCGCATGAAGCGAAGCATCGTTTGAAGCAATGTTCACATTCTTTCTTTCCGCAGAGTTTCCCTCTTTTTTTCGTTGCACAGTCCATCCCTATTTTCTTTCCTTTCGAAATGGATGACTTTTCACTTTCCATCGAAAGAATTTCCAAAGAGGCGGGAAAGACTTCTTTCTTATGGGAATAAAGAAGCGTTTTTGGACCTTCATACGGGTTGGGAAAAGATAAATATTTGTCTTTTGTAATAAATAATAGGAAATGCAATATCCCCAGTTTTACAGGGGAGCTGCAAGAAAATCTGCTTTTGGACCCTCTCAAACAGGATGGGCAAGGGCCGAATTTTTTGTCCTTTGCCCCGATGGAATTCATCCAGACTTTCGGGATGTTAGAGATGCCTCTGGAAACCCTGTACCTGAAGCATTGAAACAACAGATTACAACGGGAGGTTGTGCAAATGGAAGTCTCTTTGTCTTTGCTCCAAAACAGGGCGGAGGTTTCCAAGCCTTTTGTAATGCTTGCCCTCCGCCCGCAAGACAAATTCGGGTCGTAGACTCTTCTCAAATGATTGGGGATGTCCGGAGAGTTGTTGTTGAGAATGGAGCTGCTCCTCCAATTGACCCAAGATATTGTATGGTCGCTGGACCCATGGAAAATACGAGAAACTGCCCAGTCGCAACGAATAGATGGCGTTACAGTCCGAATGAATGTCCCCTTCCGAGCGTTTCAGAACAAGTGCAAAGACAAAAATATTGGGGATACGGAATTTAAAAAATATTAGAGAAAATATTTTTCTTGCTGACACATGGAACTTCTTTTGTCTGAAAATCCTCTAAGTCTTCGGACACTCTGCTGCATCTCTCTCGTCGTGAATAAAAGGGAATGGAAAAATCTTCCGAGGGAGATTCTCGACACAGTCAAGTCTCTTCAAAAGATGAAAAGACCCAGTCTGCTCTCGTATATTGACTCGAAAAAATCTTTGGATGCTCACCTCTATGCAGAATTTTTCGTCTTCATCGGACTTCCTCTCAGAGATTTGGGGACTGAAAACTATCTCACTTTTGAAAACATCAGCGCGATAAGAAGAGAAGTTCAACTCTTTCGAAGATTTGCAACTTCCTACGTCCCAACGAGAGAGGAAAGAAGGGAATTGGGAGTTTTCAGAAAGAAATACTTTTGCGACCTGATGCTGGGACAATTTGGGGTGATGACAGCCAGAAGGGAAGTTTGTAATCTCATCCTTTGGACTGGCCCTGAACTACCCGAAGTTTTTTTCTACCCATAAAATCGCCACTTTGTCTCCACAAAAAATACTTGAAATATAAACATGAGTTCTTATCGTCTTTCATATTCGACCATCGGGCTGATGTGCCAATGCTATGTAGCCCCCGATCTTGCGCGTGCCTATAAAATGGAAAGGATGAGCTACTGGCAAACAATAGCGGTGAGCTTCTTTGTCGCTTTTGCCTGGCCTGCTGCAATGCCTTTGTACGTCAGAAAGAGAGAGCTTGGAGAAGTTTAAAATATTCAGAATATTTTATAAAAAGATGAAGTTGAGCCATATTTATGTTTGTCTTGGCGTGATGTCTCAGAGTTACATCTCTCCTGACCTCGAGAGAATGCAAAAAAGAGGAATGAGTTGGTGGAGAGGTCTCGCGGCGACAATGGTCGTCGGTTTCGCATGGCCATTTGTCATGCCCATGTACATCAGAAAGAGAGAGCTAGGAGAAGTATAAAATATTTCAGAATATTTTACGCGTTGTCATTTGACAGACACAAAAACACCATCGAAGGGTTGATAGCCTTCGAGTCCTTTGGGAAATAGCTGTTGAAAAGCGTGTGTTCGCAATAGACTCTTCCTGCTTGATTCTCTGGATCATTCATGTCGTACTTTGCCCCGTATTTTAGCACATCCTTGAATCTATAAATACAAATTCCTCCAAAAGCAGAGTACACGGGCTCCAAATCAGCACCGGGTTCAAGATTCATATATTCGAGTTTTCTTCCAATGGCATGACTCAACCATCTGTCATTGTGGAAGGTTTGCATCGCTCCAGGTTCCGGACCAATGATCGCGAAAGAGTCATATTGCGAACTCATACCGCTAGGGAATCTCAAAATGCCAGAGGCGGCGAGCATCGAGAGTTTGTTATCCTTTTTGAACCAACCGAGAGAGTTGAAAAATCCGTCCATGTACCATTTGGCCGTAGCGTCCAAGTCAACAGGAACCAAGTAGTCCCAATCCCTAAAATTTTTCTTTGCATAGTCCAAATAAATATTTCGAAGGAGACTCATCTTGTCAATGCGAGCTGAGTCAATCTGGTGACCGAGGGTCTTTGGAAGACTCATCTTGCACTCTTGTGCGTTCACCCCGCAACCGAGAACAGTGACTCTTGAATTCTTCTTGGCCCAATCAAGCAAGAGTTTTCTGGTTGAATCTGTCGAGTCATTCTCAACGATCAGAATTCTCCAGTCTCGGAACATTCCCTTGAATCTCTCAAACTCGTGGATAATCTCTGGTACTCTTTCCTCACAATCTCGAAGCATTCCACAAAAGACAATGCGAGAGTTCCTGGCGTGTTCCATTCCGAGACGGACAAGTTGGTTGTACCTATCGGGTAGCTCCTTCCCAAAAACTTCTGGTGTCGTTTCGCCCAGAATTTGAGGGTTAAAAATTATTTGAACTTTCCAGAACCATTTCCAAAGCATAAAGAAGAAAAGAGCAACAGAGATTAGGAATGCGAGTTCAAAGGTGTCCATTACATTCTTTTTGCGGCAGAGTAAAATATATGAAGCTTTATATATTTTTGTAAAGGACCGTGGTTTTTGCGACGTGAACGCCTTGGTCTGTTCCAATCGGGTAATAGTGCTCTGGGGACATATAGATGGCCTCACTTGTCACATAAAGTTTCTCATGTTCATCAAAGAGTTTTTGAGGAAGAAAAGCCGCAATCTCAAAGAGGGACGGTTTGAAGAAACCATGATAACCATATTTGTGGAAGGTGATGTACGTCCAACTTTCAAACACTCGAACGAGTTTCTCTTCTTCTCCCTCTCTGACACAGACTCCATCTCCAAACATTTCTCCGAGACACAGAATTTCCTTCCTTTCCCAAACAAAAGAGGTGTTTTGCGGGTCCCTTTTCTCAAGCTCGAAGCATAGATGGGACTCCTTGTCAATCCAAAAAGGGAACATCTTTTCGAGCCTTTCGTAGGCATTTGTAATTTTGGGAATTTCTTGGCTGTAAGAACCCATATTGTAATGTTTCTCGTTCTACTTGTTATTGTGGTATTACTCGTTTTTCTCACCGCGTCTTTTTGTCGGATGTATCCCCGTGATGGACTCCCAGAGTCTCAAAACATTTGGCAACTTCGGGTCGTCAAAGTAAAATCTCCCGATGCGTCTCTTCCGATAAAATATGGTTGGTGGTTCCCGTACCAAGGTCAAAGAAATATCCCAGTTTCTTTCATCTTTGAAAGACCAGATGGGTTCTTGATATATTCTTTCTTGAGTAATCTTCCTCTTCCAGACAAAGGAAGTTTCCTCTCAAACGTTGAAGTTCCTTGGATGAATGTAAAAATTCAAGACGAGAATGAAAACACTTTGTGGAGTGGACAAGTTCAACTATAAAATATTAACAAATATTTTTTACGTATCCATCCTTTACCTTTTTTGAAGTCTTTCGCTTCCCAATCTTTTTCCTACAAATTACAACAGTTTTTATCATACCAAAGCACCAACTTGCATCCTTTTCACTCTCACCATCCGGAATAAAGCACATCTGAACATCGGCATCCTTTCCACCGCAATATGAAGAGAAAGCAGACACGATGTTCAAAAGTTCAGTGTCTTTTTGAACTTGGGAAAGAAGAGATGCATCGTTCTTCTCATCTCGAAAAAGACCGTAGAGGAAAGAACGAGTCCCAATCTTTCCAACTGACAATGGTACAAAGCCAACCATCCTGAATTCATGAAGTGTGTCGACATCGCACTTTCCCTCTGCTGAGAAAAGTATGTGATTCATCCTGTGCTTAAAATTTCTCTTTGGTCTTCTTCTCATTCGATAAAGAAAGAACATTTTGCAAAATATTTTTCTAAATATTTTATTCCAAGAGTTGCTTCATCGAGACGTTTTTGGTCGAGGCTCTTGCTTTTTTGACCCAAGACCTTCTTTGTTTGGTGTTCTTCATCAGAAACATCACAACGTCAGAGTGTTCGTTCTTTACCGCATTGACGAGAGCGTGAGATGTGCAGCCTTCCCTTCTGTGAAAGACCAGGAAACGCACAGCCTTAATATGCCCATATTCCGCTGCCCAATCAAGAGCTTCTTCACCGCAGCCGACCAAACTGTTGCAGTGCAAGAAGCGAAGAACAGGTTCGTGACCGTTTTTGGCAGCCCCGTTCATCGCTGCCTTTGTGCACTGCTTCCCCTTTGACCACAGAAACTTGACAACGGGGAGGTGTCCGAAAGTTGCAGCTTGGTCCATTGCCTCTGTGGTACATTCCTTTTCCTTTGCGCAAAGAAACTCCACAACGGGCAAATGTCCCTCCATCGCTGCCCAATCAAGGGCTCTGTGGGAACACTTGACTCCCAAAGACTCGTAGACTTGTACAGCGTGCAAATCTCCGCGAAGGGCCGCAACATCAAACTTGTGCGATGCCATATTTTGTGCATAAAAATATGTTTGAACTTGCTCTTTCAAAGAGACAATTTATGGATAAAATGCATCGAGAATATTTTGACGAGTCATATTTTATGGGGGACACGACAAAAATTTTGGAATGGAGGCTAAAAAACTCTTTGAAGCGAGTGAATAAAAAGCTTCTCAAAGACTTGGAAGGTTTGTCTCTTTTTACTCTCGGAATTTTCTCTTTCCCGACCCGTCTTGTCGCAGTTTGCCCCTGGCCAAAGGAAATGTTCGTCAAAGGAATGGGTTTGTATGGCTACGAATATGCTCATTCTTTTATCGAACGGAGGATTTTTCCAAAGCTTTTGTCAAAGAAAATTCTTCCAGAGAATACAGAAGAAGAAATATTGGAACATATCCGCTTTTTGACAAATGATGGGAGGGTCGAACCATTCGAAATTCTTTTCCCGCCAAAGAGGTTCATATCCGATGAATTCTCAGAGATGAAGAAAAGGATTGACGAAACTCCTCTTTATGAGGAGTACGCGACAAGTCCCCAAAAAGTCGCCCATCATATCAGAAAACTCTTGACGTGTCCCACAGACATCTGTTCTTGCACCGTCCTATCGAGAAAGAGAAACACAGTGCTCTACGAATACAAAGTGAACGACGTCCTTGTAAGAGACGAAAGTCAACTCTTGTTTTCTTTTCTTGAAAAATTCCCGTGCCTCGAAAAGGTTCAAGAAATTTTCTGTGTCTTTAACAAAAACAGGGACTTTTCAGGTGTTTTTTGCACATTTGGATATGCTCCCTCAAGTTACCCATATTTTTGTGATGGGAACAAAGGAAAACAGGAATGTTCTTATGAAAAGACACAGAGAGCAAACGGTCGAATTTTCTGCTGTCTTCACCCATTTCAAAAGGAAAAGTTCCGCTTTGCTCTTTACAGACTCCCATTTTGGAAAGACTCTGTCTTTGGTCTTGGGAAGAAAGACGAATTTCCAGAGTCTTTTCAGATCGAGACAGAAAAGACGAGAGAGCAAGTTCAAGACGTTCTTCGAAAAAAATATTCAGAGGTTCATCCCTTTGTGTTTGAGGGAGACATCAAAGAGGCACACGAGTTTCTTTCCTTGCAACTTTCGACATGAGAGACAAATGCATCTTTCTTTCCAAAGCAGTAGAAACAATAAGGACAAATAAAAGGCAACATCCTCTCTTGAAAATATATTTTGTATATATTTTTAAAAATTCTCATCTCTCAAAGTTTTTCCAACGGGGAAACGAGGAACTCCGTCTTGCGAGATGCCTTGGTACTTTACTGTCAATAACTTACCGATGTACTCTTTTTTGTTCTTGTAGATTTTCCTCCTTTCTTCGATGGTTCCCATCGGACGGCATGTGAACTCTGTCCCATTGTCTGTTTTTAACGCGAAGATCGCTGCTCCATCCTCGGTTCCGCCTTCGCTCTTCAAGACTCCAATGATTCGGTATTCCGAGTCGCAAAAATCTTTATATTTCAACAAAAGACGAGACCTCTTTCCGGGAGTGTACATGAGCCTTTCATCCCTCAGAATGGTTCCTTCAAACCCTTCGTCTGTCCATCTACGATGATGCTCAAGCATGTCTTCTTCGCAAAGAACGAGTTCTGTCTCGACTCGGACAATGTACTCCATCTCTTTGTCCTTGAACAAGAGGTCAAGTTCATAATCTCTGTCGAACCAGATTTTCTCAGTGTCCGCAATGTCAAACACCCAGTATTGCACCAGAAGTTCGTCGGGATGTGGCTTGTTCCTAGTGCTTCTTGCTGCACCGCTGATCAACTCAAACTTTTTATTCTGTGGAAGGTCACTCTCGTGAAAGTACAGCTCTCCATCCAGAATCATCTCTTCCTTTCCGCTGAGGAGCTCCGAGATCTCTGCTCTGATGTGTTCGAGATGGAGAATTTGCTTTCCCTTCCTCGAGAGGAGTTGGACGTTTCCATCCACAATTCGAGCAACACACCTGACTCCATCAAGCTTTGGTTGGGCACAAGACGCCTTTGAATACTCGAATTTTTGAGCTCTTCTCTTTCCCTTGCTTGGAGCCATGAGTTCATTGTACTTTTCGGCAAGCATCGGCAAGAAAATTTTCTTTTGATCCTTTCTGGGAGCAGAGACCTTTTTATCCATGATATTGTGGTTGTTTCCACCAGATTCTTCCTTTGCTTGCAACACACCAGAGACAAAAAGGGAAGCTTCTTCGTCCTCTTCATCGGCAAAGTACCCCTTGTCCAACTGTTTTGTCCAATCGGCCTTGGCCTCCGAAACGGCTTGCTCTTCAGCGGTGGTTCCGTTTGTCTTTCCAGAGTTCTTTGGCTTTGCCTTTGTTCGGACTTCACGCAACTTTCCTCCCTTGTACCCGAACTCCTTGATAATTTCGTCTCCTTCTGTCCAAACTCTCCATTGCATCAACTTTCCAGTCTTCGCCTTTGAGTAGAGAGTCGGAAGCATTTTTGTGTTTTCTTTTTTGAGATGAAAGAAAACTTTCGATAGTTTTTCAAAGTTTGCAAAGGAACTCGAGTCTGTTCTCGTCAATCTCGACATCTGTAAAAAGATACAGTGAGATTATCAGCTCTCGAACTTCTTCGGAGAGCTTCGCAAGAACTCCTGTGAGAGGTATGGAATTCTCCAAATTTTCAGCAAGATCTCCGGTGATCTGGGAGTGGGAAACTTGTTCCGTAAGAAGAAGGGCACGCGAAATTTTGTCGATATATTCTTGCGTCACATATCCCATCAAAAAAGCAAGAGTGTAATAACCGACTTGATGGTTTCTGATGTCAATACTTTCTCTTTTTCCTTCCTCAAGCTCGAAAAACTCTTGTATTCTTAAGACTGCGGCTTCGTTCCCGAAAAGACTGCGCGTGTCGATGTCATTGACGACGATTCTGAAACAACACATGTCCAAAAGGGAAGGTATGAGAGTACACATTTCAAAGGATAAAAATAAAGGGATATTTTTACCTCAAAATATCATAATTTCTTCTGGAAGAAACGTCGAAAAGAAAGACCAAAAGCGTCCCAAGTAAAACACCACAAAGAACAGAAGAGACTCCAACCAAAAGAGTTGCAGCCAAAGCCACAAAGACACTCTCTTCAACTCCGTCATCCGTGTAATGGTCCCATAACAAGGTAAAAAGGACGAGTCCAAGACCAACGAAAACACCTCCCGTCACACAACTCGCAAGGGCGAGTCTTTGCATTTTTATTTTGTTTGACATTTTTTATGCAACGATGTTCAAAATATTTGTTATTGTGACATAGCCCGAATAAGTTGTGTTCACGGCACTGTTGCTCGTGACAATGAGCCGAAAGTTTGGAGTAGAAAAATCCGCGGTGACTGTGATTACTGACGCGCCGCTGCTGTTTGTCTGGTTCGTTGTCGTTCCAAAGACAGAGACTAAAGAGCCAACCCCGTTGCTCAAAACGGACGATTGTCCCACCGCAAAAAAGACGTTTGCCGTTTCATAATGTGCAAGAACGTTCCATTGCAATAGATAGACAGCATTGATGTTGATGGCAAGGGGTACTCCAAAGGTAAAAATGACTGTGGGTGAAACTGAAGCGACGTCAATCCTTGGAATTGGACGAGTAAAAGTCCTCTGTTGTGTACCGTCGAGTATGGAAAATCCCTGTGTTTGATTGACAAGAAGTGCATCGATGGAGTTTGTATTTGATGTGATATTTGTTGTGTTTGTCGCCACTTGGCCTTGAAGTGTCCCGATGTCTGTTGTGTTTGTTGCGACTTGACCTTGAAGTGTGGCAACATCCCCTTGGAGAGCCGAGATGTTTGTCGAGTTTGCTGCGACATTCAACTGGAGCGTTCCAATGTCAGATGTGTTTGTGGCAACTTGCGTTTGCAGAGTTCCAATATTCAGGGTGTTTGTGGCGACTTCCCCCTGAAGAGTCCCAACTTCCCCCTGAAGAACTCCGATATCTGCTGTGTTTTGAGCGACTTGTGCAGCCAGAGGTCCGATGTCTCCTCCAGTTGCAGTCCATGTCTGACCATTCGAAACGTACAAATTTCCATCGGAAGTGAGAAAGACGAGGGAACCTCTCGGAAGTACGGGCGGAAGGACAGAGTAAGAGCCTACGATTGGAATATCTTTAAAAAAGCCTTTTGTGAGGGACATTAACATAATAAAAATTTTAGAATTTTTATATACTGCCCAACCTCCTTATTTCCAGTGACGAAAGGCCTCCGTTGATCGTATGATTGCCGGAGGAACCGCTTGAAAAGAGTTTGACAAAAATACCCGAACCTGCAGCAAAGAGGGGAACTTGTTTGCTGAAAGTTGCTCCCCATGTCAAAAGTCCAGAATTTGCCGTAACATTCGGAGCAGGAAGCAGGTATTGGTCTCCGCTCGCTGGGGCATCGTCGTAGAAAATTCCTACAGCTCTCGAAGTGCAAGTTGTCGGGCTTGTAATGAAAAGGTAGCAAGTGACCAAATAAATCCCGTCTACTGCTGGGTTCCATGTTGTGGTGGATGTCCAGGTTCCTCCGACATTTGCATTCACAGTTATCCAAAAGTTTATTGCCGAGTCTCCATTGACGACGTAGTTTGTGGTTCCAGAAGATCTCACCCTCGTGTAGTTTTTTGAAACGCTCAGTTGCAACGCTGCGATGTTTGTCGTGTTTGTCGAAACTTGTCCTTGCAAAGTTGTGATATTCGAGGTATTAGTCGCGATATTTGTTGTATTTGTGGCTGTTTGTCCTTGGAGTGTCGTCACATTCGTTTGCAAAGTTCCGATGTTTGTTGTATTCGTTGCGACTTGCCCTTGAAGCGCCGTAATATTCGAAGTGTTGGTCGCAATGTTCGTTGTGTTCGTCGAGACTTGCCCTTGTAGGGTTGTGATACTCGACGTATTCGCAGCGACATCGGTCTGCAAAGTTCCGATATTGGAAGTGTTTGTAGCCACTTGTCCTTGGAGGGTTGTGATATTCGAAGTATTAGATGCCACCTGGGTTTGTAGAGTTGAGACGTCTCCTTGAAGTACCCCAATATTTGTCGTGTTTGTAGCCACTTGTCCTTGCAAAGTTGAAACATCTCCTTGAAGTGTCCCAATATTTGCGGTGTTTGCTGCAACGTCCGTTTGCAAAGTTCCAATATCGCCTTGAATCGTTCCGACTTCTCCCTGCAGTGTACCGATATTTAAAGTGTTTGCAGAGACCTGAGTTTGCAAAGTTCCGATGTTTGTCGTATTTGTGGTAACTTGCCCTTGCAAGGTTGAAACTGTCGTATTCAACCCAGAAACATCCGTTTCCAACACTGCAATATCGGCTGTGTTTTGAGCGACTTGTGCCGCCAAAGGTCCAATATCTCCACCTGCAACAACCCATTGAGAACCATTAGAAATATAGAGGTTTTGGTCTGTCGTCAAATACACCAAACTTCCTTGTGGTAAAACGCTGGGGAGAACAGAGACATTTGCTGCAAGAGTGATGTCCTTGAAAAAATTCTTTTCCCTCTGCATCCTTTACAAAAGAGAATATTTTGGATGGCATGTATCCTTTTGGAGAGACGAGATATAAATATTTTGCAAAATATTTTACAGGTAAGATGAACGCATCCATTATTGTGTTGTTTGTTCTTGTGATTATTTTTGCCCTTTTGTGGATGCATTATTCCGAAGGATACAAAAAGGAAGGATTTACCGAAACAAAGAGGGATATGTCTGTTTTCGCGTCTCTCTGTGAAACTCAAGGACAACTTTCGCCTGAAAAAATGGGAACAGCTCTCCGAATGTATGCTCAAAGAACAGGGATGCCGACATGCTCAACTCTCGAAACTCAGGCTGTTTCTGCTCTTGAATTGAGGAATGACGGGAATGGTGCTGGTTCATCGTTTGGCTGGAGAGTTTATTGGCAACCAAGGTCTTCGAACATCTCGAGATATTTCATAAACTTCCAGTACGAAGGAGCAAGTTGCCCAGTAGGAGTACAAGAATTTATCCTCTCTGGTCAAGCCACAGATTTTGAACTTCCTCAGCCTCTTCGACCGAGGTTCAGAATCATGATTCAGGCAAAGGACTCTGCTGGAAAAGACATTGGAAGCCCGGCACTTGCTGAGTTTGTGATTCCCCATGACCCCAACAAGTGGGCATAAAAATATAAATAATATTTTTTATTGCTGTGTGTTTTCATTCGTGTCAGAAATGGGCAGATTCCCGATGCCATAAGCAGGCACATGAATGGGAGAAAAAAGGATTGCCCAAGCACCCGGATTTTGAATTCTCCTTCCTGAAGCTCCCAAAAGCTTCACATTGATTTCGTCGGCTTCTGTGATAACGACATCTCTCAGAGGGACATGCATGACGTCAGTTCCTTTGATCTCAGTTTTGTAAACTCGAGTGATAGGAACTCGAAGCTGAAGGAAAGGAGCATCATTGTGAGAAAGAGAAACATAGTAGATGGGCTCCACGATTCCTGCCTCTTCTCTTTGCTTCATGTCAAAGCAAGCGTCAATCAAGACGACCTTTTCGGTCTTTTTCCAGGCGTGAGCGATACCTGTAACGGTGAATTCCGACCTATCGCCCCCGGTGTTTGACTCGCTGTTAATCTCCATTTATCTGTCTGTACCAGACTCTTTATACGAGTCTGATAAAAAGAACCCGTTTACCATCCGACCAATGGACGGTTTGCCCCCTCTCAAGTTTTACGATGCACGCTCTTTCCGAACTTGAACACTCTTTTTTCTCAGAGTCAACAAAAAATGACGCACCTGAGATGAGCCAGGTGCCATCTCTCGGAACTTTCCATTGGCCTGTTTCCTCAAAAAACTCTATGGCTGTCGAGTCTCTCTTTTCCCTGAACAAAAAGAGAAGGAGAAGAAACGCGATGATACAGAGAATGAGAAAGAACATATTACAACTCGTAACTTTTCGTGGCGCCTGTGTCTTTGAAATTTTCACTAACTCAACATTTTTGATACACATCCCACAAAAGCTGTAAAACAAAAATACAAATATTTTCTTGGTCATGGCGAAAAAATATTTATCATTGCAAATATTTTTTGAGGACATACTTGATATTTTTCTGCCGTAACGACTCATCTTTTTTGCGGGGAGACTCTGTCAAAGTGGTACAAAAACTCATCAAGAATATTCCCAGGTGTAATATGACTTCTTCTTACATGCTCTCTCAGAGAAAGATAGATACGAGACCCGTAAACTGGGAGGCCCGTTTTGTGTCAAGTCCAGGGACTTGCTTGGATGGAGAGATTGCAGTCCCCCTTCTCGGAAAGAATGGAGGATGCACAGGAAACAGAATTTGCGTACCTGCAGTTTCAAGAGAAGCTCCCATAACTCCACAAAACTCAGGAATCGTAAGACACACCAGCAATCTCTATGCCATTCGCGAGCCGAGCCGCCTTTGCTCGGGAATGAATTCAATGCCAGCATCAGTCACAGATTACGCAACAACCTACCTTTGGGAGACTGATTGCAGAAGGTCAAGAGCTCCCCCGGACGCAAACTATGCGAGTGAAAATGACTACTACTCGCTTCCCACGAGACATGATGGTACTGGCTTCCGTGATATTTCAAGCTCTCTTTCACCAAGATATTATCCCAGCATCGATAAAAAATATAAAGTGTATCATATTACACCGGCAGACACACTCAGAGTTTCTTATGGAACTCCCGCATTCCACTCATAAGTTTCTTCGTCTCCGAGAAAGGATGCTTTTTTGGGAGACTGATAAAAAAGCGCAAGAATATGAGCTCTCGCTTCATGAAAAGACGTACGACGGACATCTCAAAAATGCCCATCCTATCATAAAAAGACTTGTGTTTCTTGGAGTTTTAAGAAGGTCATGGGGTGACCCGATACCTTGGAAAACACTGGAGAGTTTTTATGAGGTAGAACATGGAATAGAAGCAGAATTCAACGCAAACTTTTCAAAGTCACAGGGTTTCTCTTTTTCATTCCGTTGCAGGACTGATGCAGGGCTCCGGGAGAGTTTTAGAAACAAAAGTCCAGAAAGCGTTATTGGAGCTCTCGAAAAAGTCCGCGAATGGATGGAAAGTCACGGATACCAAGTTGAAGAGTTTGGCGATTGGGTCAAATTCATCCAAAGAAAATATTTCATAAAATATTTTGTTTCACTGCCCTTCTCCTTCTGTAGCCTCCGCTGACGTGATTGTTCTCAAGACATATTCCTCTTTCCTTTCTGAAACTCCCTTCCTCTGTCGTATACCAGACTCTTTTGATACCGCAGAAATTCAGGACTTTGCTGCAGCAGTTGCAAGGTTTCGCCATGGCCAAAGTTCCGTCATTGAGAATGCGAACCACATAAAACTCAAGCTTCGACAACTTTTCCTTGTGCACATTTCGAGCCTTTAAAGATTCTCTTGAGAGTGCACATTTCGGCGTGCATTCGGCAACTCTTTCCGAGAACGTTACCATCCATGTCCCGATTATAACCGAAAGACACGACCTTTCCAGAAATTACGGCGACACACCCAATCTTCTGACTCATCTCGCTCTTGAGCGCCTGCTGCCTCGCCAACTCAAAAAACCTCTGCTTTGTCTGTGGGATTTGCATTGCAATATATCAAAGAAATTTTTACTTTTGCTCTCAAAAAGTCAAATTGTTGATGGAACTTGTAAAGTTTTTGAGATACGAAGATGGTCTTTCGTTGACCTTTGGAAACATCCCAAAGATGCAAAAACAAATGGAAGCAACAAGAAAGGAGATCGTTTGGGAGACGTACAAGAAATATGTTTGCGAAGACTTTGAAAAACACAGAGTTGAGCACGAAAGAGTCAAGAGAATTGGGTACATCTTTTTGGATGAAAATGGGCAAAATGTGAGCCCTCTCAAGCTGAAATTTCCCGATCATTTTTCTCGCTCAAACCTTGACCCGTGGATAGAAATGTCCGGAGTTCTTCTTATGGACTCACAAGTTTTTTCAGAGGTGATTGAAAAACTCGAACAGTTTTCATACCTTCGTTGTGGTACAATTTCACCCCATACGAGTTTTCCTTTACCGGTGATCGAAGGCGAAAAAATAAAGTTCTTGAGTGCTCTGCGTCTTAATCATACAAGAGTCAGTCGTTCGTTATACATGGCTGGGACTACCCATACAGTAAGTTAAAACTATTGCCGTATAGTTTTAAAAATGTCGTCGGCTCTTCGAAGAGAACTTGCCAAGGGAGAAAAAGGTGTCAAACTTATGGAGGTTGGTTTCTTCCGGAGGGTTTTGTTTGTTGAAGGAAAAGAAATATCAAAGTCTGGTGTCTCTTTTTGCTCTGTCATCCCGTCGAATGGAAGGCTGACCTCAAGAATCTCTTCGAGGTTCGAAGGGGAAGAATACGACATTCTATTGCCTCCAGAAGAACACAGAGGAATTCTTTTTCCTGGAAAACTCTTGTGCTTTGGGAGTGATGGATTCACATACGAAGAATAAAAAGATATTTAGTGAAATATCTTGTCGCACTCCTTCTCGTAGACCCAAGTTTTATACTCGAGTCTCAAACGGTTAATCTCATCCCTCATAAAATATCTAAAGTTCCAGTAGAACTTGTCCGGCATCGGATTGTACTCTCCAACTTCACGGTACAGTTTTAGCGTTTCAATGTCAACTCGGAGTTGTTCGCACTTGCTCTTTGGATAGTTGTCCTTGTTGTTCATTGCGAATAGGAGACTCTTGAGACGTTTTCTTTACTCAAGAGTTTTCCGAAACTCCATTCTTTGATTTCGAACACTTTTCCCTGTTGATCAACAATCATACTTTTGCCATGAAGCATACCATTAGGAAGTTTTTCAAAAGATTTTTGGACAATCTTCCCATGGGAAGACGACCACATGTATGCGACTTCAAAAGTCTTGTGTTCTTCTGGTTTTGGCAACTCTCCGCCAGCCAAAGAAAAAGACAAGAGTTCCTTTGTCAAAAGAAACCTCTTCATTAAAGATGAGGGACTTTCAGCCTCTAAGAGAATACGACAGAGGGTACGTTTTTGCAGACTTTGACTTTTTCTGCAAAGAAGAGCCCGACTTGAACGTAGAAGGAATACTGGAGAATGAAGGAGTTTCAATGCTCCGTAGAAAAAGATTCGTATGTGGACGAGATTATTATGGGAGAAAGAAGTACGCATATGACATTTCTTGGAAGTACAAGGGAGACGAGAGAGTTTTTCACCTTGATGTTGACCTTCAAATGCAAGAGAATCCCCAAGAGTTTGATTGGAAGATTCTTCATTTGGACCTGAGAATTTCGCAAGGATATAGGCGAATTTTTGTCGGATATCCGGAAGACATTCCGGATACGAGAGAAGGGAGGGTCGCAATCGCTCTCCTCTTTTTTCCGAAGGCTCTCATTCACTCTGGAAAAACTGTCTCATAAAAATTATTGAAGAAAGAAACTTCCTTTTTTATTTGACTATGATATAGAAGATGCAGATTCGTCATGAGAAACTTGAGAGAGATGGGATTCATCCGAAGTTTAGTTTTTCATGGCCAGAGATTTACACGAAGGAACCTTACTCAAAGCTACAAAACTTTTCAGAGTCCGAAAGGCTTGAAGTTCTTCTGGAACATATCAGAGAGGTTTGTCTTCCGTATGAGTGTTCCGAAGAACCGGATTCTGTTCGAAGGTACGGTCAGAACTGGACCCGCTTCAGCGAGATGAAAGAGTTTGAGTTTCTCGAAAAGTTGGGAGAAGGAAGTTACGGTCATGTGTACAAAGTGAAGCATCAGAATGGGAGAATTTTCGCATTGAAACTCTTCGACATTTCTTTTTCTCCCACAAAGTGTCCCGATCAGTATGACGCTGTATGCATCTATGAGTTTTGCATCGGGAGAAAAGAGGCTGTGTTTCTTTTGGAAGCGACTCTCGAATCAAAGACCAGACACATCCCGAAATTCTACGACTTTGGATTTTGCATGTTGGGAGGAAAGGCGAGGTCATACATTCTTTTGGAATACATCGACGGATACTGCCTTTTTGGGTCTTCTGTGACCGACCAAAAGGGATTCGAAGGGCTTGTAACTCAAGCTTTCGATGCTGTGAAAGACATCCATTCTTTGGAATATGCCCATTGCGACATCAGCCCCGTGAACTTGATGGTGACAAAAGAAGGGACTGTCAAGATCATCGACTTTGGAACTGTTTCGGATGAAGATGATGCTCCGGATTACGCTATGGGCTCCATAAATCCCCCAGAGAATTGGTCACAGCGTATTCCAGACCTCGAAAAACTTTTTGCTGTCGATGTTTGGTGCGCGGCGTATTCTCTTTTGACTGTCGCAAGAGGAACGCCGTCGAGGAACCTGATGCCTTACCAGAAAACATTGGTGGATGCGTTGGATGATCTCAGAGAACTGATTCAAGCCGCAGAACGAAATGTGGCACTCCCACTTGTTCTCTACGAAGCGCTTTCTTTGAACTTTGAGGAAAGGCCCAAGTTCTAAAAAAATATTTGCAAATATTTTTTAATGGAAGAGTTTGACACGCTGGTTGTTGGTGCTGGAATTGGTGGTTCTTTTTTCACCTGGAGGTTGAATTCAGAAAGGTCAGAAGAAAAGATTCTTTTGATTGAGAAAGAACAAGAAGTCGGAGGAAGGTTGTGGAGTGTTCCGCTTGGAAATGGAGATTTTTTAGAGCTAGGGGTCATAAATATTTCGCGAAATATTTATGCGTTTTATGAAACTATTTTGCAGCGTTTCTTTGTCAGCCCGGTGTCGAACGCTCTTTGTGCGTTTTCTGACGGCGTGACCCACTCGAGATTGGAAAAATGGTTGTTGCTTTTGTTCCCGTCTACATGGTCTATCCATTTTTTCTCTTCGGTCATTCCTCCACAAAAAGCCATAGCGACGAGGCGGTGCACAAGACACGTCTTTTTTGAAATTTTCACGTACAGGTACCCGTTCTGTTTTGGCAAGCCAAATGTCTTTCTGTTCCCATCAGCGCAAATTCTTCCGTGGGAAGAAACTTGCAAGTTTCTTCCCGAAAAATCCAATTCTTTCCAAAATTCCCCATCGAGGTTCTCGTCGTCGTATCTCCAAACGAATCCAGCGTGACGTTTTGTTTGACCTTTCAAACACGCGTTTATTCCGGGGCTCGATGTTGCAACTCCGCTTTTTACAGCATCTTTTTGCGAATCCCATTTTTTGATGAATTCTCCAGAAAGGCCGTATTGGAGAATTTTTATTTCGGAACCTTTCGCATTCCCGGTTCTTTTTTGAAATTCGTTATAAGAGCTCCATAAAAGGTTGTCGACTCTGTTGTTCAGCTTGTTTCCGTCGATACGAAAAATATGTGGTTTATTTTCAGGGTTTGGGATGAATGCTCTTGCGACTAATCTTCCCACTTGGAGAGTTTTGTTTGCCTTTGGGAATTTTATTCTTCCCGCGGACGAAATTTTCAGGTTTCTACCGTGCGGTCCAACCACATTTCCAAAAGAAGACACAGAATAACGTCCGTCTTCTTCGACAGGCTTCCAAATTTCCTCTTCCAAAACCATAGAATTGTTATCCATTATTTTCTTTGTACTGAATTTTTATTAAATTCATAATTTTTTAGTAAAGCCAATGGAGCTCCGATGCGATGTGTGCGAAACGACTTTTTCGACCAAAGCGTCCCTTACACGCCATACAAAGTCAAAGAGGCATCTGAAGACTCTCTCGCCAGCACAAGAAAAAATTTATGAGTGTAAGGCATGTTTATACTCAACAAAGATAAAATGCAATTACAAGGCGCATGTTAAGTCTAAAAAACACATTTCCAGGTGTGTTGTCTATAAAGACGAATAAAACTATTCTTTGGTATCCCAGATGCGTGCAATTCTAAAATATTCAAGATATTTTAATGGAAGAGTTTGACACGCTGGTTGTTGGTGCTGGTATTGGAGGTTCTTTTTTCACTTGGCGTCTCAACACACAGAGAGCAGACGAAAGAATTCTTTTGATCGAGAAAGAACAAGAAGTCGGCGGGAGGCTCCTTAGCATTTCATTGGGAAATGGAGACTTTGCTGAAATGTGTGGCATGAGGATTTTCCCGGAGGTGGACAGACACATTGCGAAACTTTTACAAATGCTGGAAAAGTCTTCGAAAATTGTACCGTACAATGAACCACAAAATATCGCATACATCAAGAAAAGACATCTTCTCGTTTCTTTTGTGGCTTCGAAAGACAGAAGAAGTTTTTTGAATGCAATGTATGGTGAGAAACAACCACAAGACATTTCCGTGTCTTCTCAAATTTTGAACGCAGAGGTTTCCCTCGCTCCAGAGTCAGACACACAGGAATGGCTGAGAATGTTCCAGAACAAGTCTTTGAACGATGCGGATTATGCTTCTTCTCTCGTTTCTAAAGGAGTCTCTCCAAAGACTCTGGAAATGTTCCGAGACTTTTCAGGGTACAACTTTCTTTTGGATTATCCGGTTGGGACAAGCACAGGCATTCGAGAGAATTTGAGTCTTTCAGGAAAAAGCCAACAGCACTTTGTTACTGACGGATTTCAAAGTGTTGTGAAAGACCTCGTCCAAAGGATTGGAGGAAATGCGACTGTTTTGACAAATACAAAACTTCTCGGGTTTGAGAAAACTCGAAGAGGATACGTTTGTACTCTCTCTGTCGCTCAGAGGACGGTGAGAGTCATCGCAAAGAAACTTGTCCTCGCAGTTCCTCCTGATTCTTTGAGTGAACTCGGCATCGACACAAGAAAATATTTCTGGCCCTGGAATGCGTTCAAGGCGTTCTTCACTGTTTCTCAGCACACGTGGAATCTTTTGTCGAGCAATGGTCAAAGAAAGGGAAGAAATGTTTCTGACACTCCAGCGAGACAAGTGTGGTTCTATTCCCCCGGAGTTCTCCTCTTGTACTGTGACAACCAAGACGCAGAGTTTTGGAGACAAAAGGTCGCTCCTGTTGAGTTCAATCACAAATTTGAATGTTCAAGAAAATATCCAAAACTGTGGAACTGTTTTATTTCTTTGCTTGCTGAAATATTCTCTGTGACTCCCGGAGACCTCGACGTACAAGATGTTTTGTTCAAGTACACGAAGAACGGTGCTTGGTTCTTTAGAAACGGAGGCTATCGCTCATTTGCTCAGCCTTTTGGAAAAGACGAAGATATCTACCTGTTGGGTTCGCAGTTTTCCACGAGCAATGGATGGACAGAAGGAGCGGTAACTTCAGCAGAGGAAGTTTTGCAATTATTTGGAGTTTCGAGTATATTATAGTCAGAGAAATGTACATCTTTCTTTTGGCGACAGAAGTTGACGGCGAAAGCACTGTTTTGACAGTCGCTCTCGAAAAAGACGTGAAGAACTCGAGAACTTTTGCTGGTCAAAAAGTTCTTGATGTTTGTAAACAAAGCCGAGGAGAGGCAGAAAAATCTTTCGAAAGGGTTCTGGATCATTTCTTGGATATGGGTTGTGTCTTCATCTCCGACAGGTCTTTTTGTCTCGCGAGGGGGAAGGACATGTCGCACCACATTCGCGAATTTAAAGATTCTGTCCAAGGTGTGACTGAGGCAGAAAATACAAAGATAGGACTTTCTTGGATGGACTCAAGGATAAAAGCTCATGAAGAAACCTTGAAACAGCTTCGCCAAAACAAGCGAAACCTTAAGGAATACCTTGAAAGTCTCCCATGCGAGAGGAGACAAAAGAGTCTCGCAGCGAGGGGTCAATAATTTATTGACCCTGCTCAAACAAATAACAAAAATATTTTTGTTATGGAATACATCAAGCATATTGACTCTGGTTGTTTCGGAAGCGTTGACCTCTATAGTTCGAAAGAATGCGGACTTGTTGCGGTAAAAACCTTCTTCCGACATGTCGAAGAAAGCCATCTCAAGGAGTTTGAAACTGCAAAGAAGCTTTGGGAATGCTCAAACTCTGACTTTCTGAGGCCTTTTGAAATCTTTGAAAAAGATGGGCATCTTTGCATCGTGACAGAGTATTTTGAGAGCTCTGCGTTCTGTCCGAACAAGATAACCCAAAAAGAAAAGGTCGCAAAAAAACTCTGTCGTATCTTCTCTGCATTGAACAAAGAGAAGGTTTTCTACTCTGACCTGAACAACAGAAACCTCTTGATCGGAAAGGACGACGAAATCTTTCTGGTGGACTTTGACTGTCCTTCAACAGACGAAACAGATTATTATGAAGGAGAAATGTGGGTTGACCCTCCAGAATTTGTAAAAGATGGAAAACTCTCAAAAGAAGAAGCCGAAAAATACCAGATTTGGAGACTCGGACTCTTGCTCCTCCAAGTCTTTTCCGGACTCGACAGCATCGATGAAATTCCGGAAAACTGTGCTGGGAACAGCTTCCTGAGAGCGACTCTTGACCCGAACCCGGAGACGAGATACATCCCACAAGAATAAAATACTTGAATATTTTATTGAAAGCCTGCCATCCCATTTTCAACCACAAAGTTTCCGTTAAATAGCTCTTACCTCCCACTCCTGTCTCTGTATTGTTCGAACATTTGTCCGCCTTTCACTTTGAGACTCGACACTTCCTCTCCATGGAGTACAATAAGAATTACTGTGAATTGCATAGCGTACACGGGAAGAGAAAATGGGAGCTTCACACAAAACGTGTCCATTCTGTTTTTCTTTTTTGTGTAGATCGCGAACTTTGTGCTCCCAACAACCAGGGACACTTTCCAGATACCTTTTCCGGTAATTTTTAGCAGAGTCACGATATCAATCCAACGAGGTATGCGAAACGTGAATTTTGCTTGTTCTGGGCAATTTGACCAACCATCTACAGCGCCAAACATCGAGTAAAAGGACGAAAATGGATCTTTGTCTCCAACAAACTTTTTTCTATCCACATCTCCCAAAAGGTGTAGGCTCGTCCCATTGAACGCCCAAAAAGTGGATATTTTAGAGACCGCAGTCTTTTTCAAGTCTCTCTCCGCCCTGAAACTCTCCTTTGTACCTTCGTCTGTAAAAGACAGAGAAAAAATTTCTCTTTGGTTCAAGAAAGAAAACATAGTGTTTTTTCTTTCCTATTTTTATTGTAAGAGGGATGTCAAAGCAGCAACCGGCCACAAACGCTCAGTCTATCGTTCCGACTTTTTCGGAACTCCCTAGAGTTCAAACCAAGGGAACCCTAATTATGGTTCAAGGAAACCTTTACATTTCTGATGGACAAGAGTGGATTGTTTCCACGGCTTCGGGGAGGACTCTGATTGACAGTGAAAACTGGGCTACATTCTTGACTTCAGGCCCCACTGCGAAATGGACGGCTTTTGACCCTACAAGAATGGATGCGACCGTCACAAACACATCCGGGAGCATCACTTTGAACCAAATATCTCAATCCTTTTCTCTTGTCCCGGCTGGTTCGACCCTTGACCATATCAACTACTTGGTGTACCGAAAAGGTCCAGACCCAAAAAACAGCAACTTTGCAGGGGCTGTTCCTGGTGCACTTGGGGCCTATAAACTCCCGGACACCGGCGAATTTTATGTGGAAGCCACAGTTTCGGCAAGACAATTCCTTCCTCCGGGTTCGACGTTTGCTGCCCCTGTTGCGGCTCAAATAGATAACCCAAAGGCCGATGCGAGAATCGGAGCTGCGTCTCTTGCCTTTTTGGACGAACAAACGGGTTGTGTTTTTGACATTTTTATCACAGAAACTGTTATCTATGCTCTCGTTGAAAGACTTCCCTTTGCCAGACCAAGTTTCGGTGGAGGTCTTTTGACCGAATATGCGGCTTACACGGCCATGTTTCCCATCGCACAAAGAGGAGGAAACCAAGACCCTTTGTTCAGCGTCGACACTCTCGATGATTATACAAAGGTTGCTTTTGCCATCAACAAGGAAAAAGGTTATGCAAGGTATCTCGTCAACGACATCGAAAAGCTGAGGGTTTCGGACTTTGGTATCGCTCCGGCTGCTGCATCGAGAGTGTTGGATGAAGGAGGTATCCCAAGCATCCAAATCATCAATCAGATTCAAGTCGGTTTTGGAATCTTTTTGTTGTCAGATGGTTCTTCCCCGACGACAGTCTCAAACGCCCAGGGACTTGTTCGCCTTAATCCTCCTCCCGCTCTGTACTACAACCCCAGAGTGGTTGATCCAGCAACAGGAGAGAAGATTGCTCAGACTTTTGCTTCAACAACCCTCTCTGAGATTTATTCATCTCCTGCAGCACAGGGCATGTCTTTCCGAATTCTTCCTCTTGGAATCTATCATCAACAGGTGACCAACGACCAATAAATAAAATATTTTATTTAGTAGAACCGTTCAACCACCAGCTCTCCGTTTTCAAAAATTTCTCTTGTTGTGGTGTCTCCATCAAACGAAAAGGTTTCTCGAAGGCCGTGAAGTGACCCGCTTTTATAGTGAGAGACCTGCTTCACACCAGCGAAATAGGGATAAAATCTGGTTCTCTTTATCATCACCCCTTCGTCATAAATTTCTCTCGTCCGAATTTTGTTCCAAACTCCTTTGAGCCTGTATCTTTCGCAGGCTCCGTGGAAAAGAAAGTTTTTGAACTCTTTTTTCTCAGAGAGATTTCCCCCAATAAAAATTTTCCAAACTCCAGAGTTTTTTCCTGTGTATCGAAGAGTTTCCGAGACATCACCCGCCTTTCTCTTGAAAAACAAGAGTTTTCCACATTCCCATTTTTCTTGAACGACGACTTTAGAACCAATCACCTGGAAAGTCATCCAGAAATTTCCATGTTTCAGCCCCATTCGATAGCTTCCCGTGTAAATTCTTGCGTATCCATCCTCTTCAGAAGTCACGTGAAAAGGCCCGTGTTTTGTACCATCCGGAAGTTTTGAAACCTTTCCTTTTCCTACGACACAAACAGATTCTTCTGGGAGACGGATATCAAGTCCAAAACGAGACATGTCGTTCGTACCACAAACATGACGGGGAAAATGCCATGGAAAAACACCCGTGTCTCTGTACTCTGGCATTCCGCACTCAACCCTTTTCTTTTGGGCAAAAGAGTCCGGGTTTGGTTGTTGCTCTGCGACGAGAGCAAAGGAAGCGACTTCCCTTTTTTCGAGAAACTTTTGCATCTTCAAAAAAATACTGCGAATATTTTTTTATATTTCGATGACTTTGTGAAAAATTCCTCTGTTTGCCTCATGACTCACAACAACAACCAGTCTGTTGGAAGCGATATCATCCCTCAGATATTCCAAAATGTCTGTGTTCACTTCGCGATGCAGTTGAGCGAGAGCTTCATCAAGCAGGAGGAATCTCGCCCCAACAACTTCGTTGATTGCCAGAATAAAAGAGAGGCATGCCTTTTGTCTTTCTCCACCGGACAAAGACCAAAAACTGTCGTACTCATGACCTTTGTACTGGATGCAAGTGGACATTTGAACCTTTTTTCCTTTCTTTGTTTCCTTGCTCGTCTTGAGAACGATGCTTATGGGATCGTCAAGAAAGAGTTTACTCAGGTGGGTCTTTGCCGTGTAGTTTATCGCGTTCAGCGTCTTTTCCACGGCCATGAATGAGGCAGCGCGACTCTTTTCCTTTAGAAGGAGGGCGTCTTTCATCTGCTTCTCGACTTTTGTCAGTTCTTTGGAAAACTCTGAAATTTCAAGCAAGAGCTTGTCCTTTCTTTCCTTCTTCTCAGAAAAAGTTCTCCATTCGACAGCAAAAGCAAGCGACTTTTGCATCTTGGCAGTTTCTTCTTCAACTGTCCCGACTTGTGCCTTGAGAACATCGCAAACCTTTTGGAACTCTTCAATGTCACCATCCTCAAGAGTCTTGCGGAGTTTTGAGATACGAGACTCGACATCAGATAGTTTTTGAAGGACGCGTGTCTGCTCCTTGAACTTGTCCTTGGCTCTATCAAGCTCTCTTTGCACTTCCTTGAGGGAATAGGCGAATTCTTCTGAAAGAGTTTCCCTTTCTTCTTCGGTCAGCGGTTTTGTCTTTTTCCCAAGCTCGACGATCCACTTTGGAAGTTCAGACTTTTCGTTCTGTTCCAACCTCTCGGAAATAGTGTTGAGTTCTTCGTCTCCCAAAAACTCTGGAAAACTCTCTGTAAGAACACACTCTGAGAGCCTATGAGAGAAAGATTTTGCAGTCTCGAGATTCTTTTTCATACTCGCAAGTTCTTTCTTCTTCTCTTTCAAAGTTTCTGTAATCTTTTCAAGGTCAAGATTGCTCTTTGATTGCCCGGACTTTTGGAGAGTTCCAGAAACAAAGACAAGAGACTCTTCGCAACAAGGACACACCAGAAGGTTCTTCTCGAGTTCTGCCTTTGTTTTGTCTTCGGAAAGGTTCTCCACTCGCTTCTCCTTTTCTGTTATTTCTTGGGATAGCGAACCAATCTTTTTGTTCAGATGCTTTGCGAGAGAAGAAACACTTGTTTCGCATTTTGTGGGGAAAAGTTTCCTTATTTCTTGAGAAAGCCCCTTGAGTTTTTTATCGATGTCCTTCTTTTTTACCTGAAAGTCCAAGAAATTCTTCTTTGCCTTTTTGAGAGCTTTCTTTCTATCCTCGAGTTTTTGGACCTCAACAGAGTCAAGAGGTTCGGGTCTTTGACTCATAAACTCGTCATACTTTTTTCTTTCTTCCGCTCTTTCGCAGAGTTGTTCAAAGGCTTTGGCTGAATCCCTCTTTTTTTCCAGGACGCGAATGTGACTCTTTTCGACCTTGTTCTCGACGTTCAAACTCTTCTTTTCTCCCTCGAGTCTTTCCAAAGATAAGAGAGTGCTTTGTTTTTTCTTCTTTGCTTCTTCGAGAATTTTCAGAGCATCAGAATATTCCTCTTTCTTCTCCCTCAGCTTTTCGATGGCCTCCTCGACGTCTTCGTTCTTTGTGTCTGAAAAGTCACAAGAAGGTTCTTTTAGTCCGACAAATTCTTCCAAAAGGTTCTTGGCGTAATTTGTCTTTGTGTTGAGCTCCACTCTCTGAACATCAAGAGAAGCAATGTGTTTTTTCAAGTTCTGCCTTTCCTTCTCAATGGCTTCTTTGTCCAATGAAAGATTCTCAATGAACGCCAGTTGTTCTCCGGGAGTCAGAGTCAACACCGAACTATCAAGATTTTGAATAACGTATGATGATGCGAGGAATTCTTTCGGGTTTCCGACTCTTTTGTTTATTATCTCCTGGGCCGTTTCACCTTCATATTCTTGGTCTTTGTTTTTATGGTCCAAAACAACCAATCTTCCAGGCCCAGCTTGTCTTCTCACAGAGATACCGTAATGGTCAGACAAAGAGACAGAAACAGAGCAACTTCTAGCACCAAAAGATTGAGGTTTTTTGACCTCTCCATACAAAGCCCACAAAAGTCCATTCAAAACTGTGCTCTTTCCACTGCCAGAAGGAGCAGATAAAAGGACGAGACCCTTTTCGGGAAAGGTAATCTCCTTGCTCTTGAAGCAACGAAAGTTTTGCAGCTGCAACTCCATCTTTTATTCTGCCATAATAAAAGATTAAACTTTTAGATATTCACAAAGTCCTCCAAAAATATCGGCTCGTCTCTTTCGAGTTCAATCCAAAAAACCTTTGACTCTCGAACATCCTCTGGCCATGCCTTTACGAGGGAACAAGAATTGCACGTCGCGATATCGTCCAACAGTTCCGATTTTTTCTTTGCTGGGTCCAAACCGAGAGAACAGCAAACATAGTCAAATTCCGGAGGTCTTCCATCTGCCATCAAAGAACCAGAAAGCAGAAGAGACCTTGTCCTTCTATCGTTCTTCTTTGCGTTTTCCGGGAACGGTTTGTTATATATGGCACAATTCTTCCCAATAACAAAGGGTTCTTCTTCCAGTTCCGAGAAACGGAAAAGAGCAAGGGTCCGAAAAAAATGGTACTCTTCTTTTAGGTCCTTTACCCGAACCTTTTGTGGCTCAAAGAGACCGAGTTCCATGTACCTCGTGTCTTGAAAGGAAGTTGGAAATTCAGAGTGAACAAGAACCTCTTGAAAAGTCGGAATTCTGGCTTTTCCAAGTCTTGCGGTCTCCTTTTTCGAGACACCCATCGAGACTATTTTGTTCCCCAAAGAGTCGCATGACAAAAGGGAATCTCCTGGCATCAAGTCTTCTACTTTGACATAATCCCCAGACAAAGACACCACTCTAGTTTTTGTTCCAAGACAGAGTCTTCTCGGCATTTCTAAATATTGTAATGCAAATATTTTTCTGGATTGTTTCTCTCATTTTGGTTGAAATCATTGTCATCTACAACATGAAACTGTACGTTTTGTCGGATGAGAAAAAACCCTTGTCTCTTTTCGTATCGTTATTTGGATACGCTGTTATCGCATACATCATCATACGAATTTTGGAACTTGCAGACGACATCGGTCTTTTTTTCATCCTTCGAAATCTTGTGGCTGCCCTCATCGCATTCACTCTGGGGTTCTTTGTTTTCCACGAATCGCCCCCTTCTGTGAAACAGAGTATCGGTATTGCTTTTGCAGTTCTCGCCATCTTTTTGATAGCGTAATGTAATGTTTGAAAACTTTCTGAGTATCTTCCCTTGGCTTTTGGCCATAGTTTTCCTCGAACAGATTGCTCTCTTTTGCTCAAAAGAATATGCAGGTGGAGAGCATTGGTGTTTCTTGTTGCTTTGCGCCTTTGGTTATGCTCTTGTTGGAATTGTGGTTACAATGGCCCTGAAATACCAAAGAAACAATGTTGGAGCTTTGAACAACCTTTGGAATATTTGCAGTACAATTGCTGCCTTTGCCATTGGCATATTGATATTTAGAGAACCGAATTGGACCGTCAAGCGAGTTCTGGCTGTGATACTCGGAGTTTTGGTCCTTGTCTTTGCGGCATGAAAAAGTTTTTGAAAGAACGAGTCTCTTTTTCCATCGCAACGCAAGAAATACCAAAGAAAGAAGACTATTTGGTCAAAAAAGAGGAGAAGAAAGATTTTTCCTTTCCCTATGGTTTTTATCAGCTATTCGAGGAAGGAAAGGGCTGGACAATACAGGAACACGAAGCGCGCGATATGTGCGAATTTGCGCATTTTGTACTTCCCAACGGCGAAAAATTCGGAGAGGAAATTATTGTCCCATCCAAACGGTATATAACTATCAGAATATTGCACGAAGAAGAAAAGGAAACTTTTATTTCCCAACAGGATTTTGGAGAGTACATGACGGAAAATATTCGTGTCAAAGAGAGCGGAAAAATAAAAGAGCGTATTTTCATCAGAAAAGTCAACAACAAAGTCGTGGAAGAACAAAGGGCTTATTTTCCAGACCCCAAATCCTTTGTTCTTTACACGGATCTCCAAAGAACTCCGACAACCGTTGCGGCCTTTTCCTCTGGAAAGATCCAAAAGAAGTTCGGGTATACGGAAGAATGAGAACTGACAGAGATTGTGGAATATCGGAACGGAAAGTACACAGCGCCAAAGTTTTCAAATAAAATGTTTTATTTTATTTGCATCCGTCTTACTCCTGACAAACACCGAATCTGAGAATTTTTACTGAGTTGTAATCCGCGTCGTACAAAGTCGGGAGTTTTGCAATACTTTTCGGAACTCTCTCATTGTCTTCCAAAGGGACAATAAAGATCTTGTGCATTGGAAATTGCGCAGCCTTAATGAGCGCTTGTCTCAAGAAAAAGACAGAGTCCCTGCAAGTCACAGTTTGTTGTCTCTGTTCATATCCTATGGTGTCAGTTACTTGGACAGAAACAAAAGTCTCCATTCTTTTCGCCCATTCTTCGTGAGACAAGTTTTGTGGTTTCCTCCTGTGTCTTTTTTGCTCCGAGTAAAACTTCCAAAAAGACTCTTTGTCCGCTAACTCGAGTTCGGGGAAAGACTCGTAGAACAGAGAAATTTCTTTGGGAGAAAGAAACTTGAGAATGTTAAAGATTATTTCGTTCGGGAACTCCATGGTGAAAATAAAATGGGAAGGAACTCTTGACCTTCAATTCAAAAATATCTTTTTGCAAAAAGATATTAGATGTCGATACCAGAAAGTTCCAATATTTTCCGAAGCGACATGTTTTGTTCCAACAAAAGAACGACCTCTTCCTTTGAAGCTACACACTCCTCCAAAAGCCTCCTGTTTTCCTTCTTTGCTTTCCTCAACTTTTTCTTCAGCACTTCTCTCTTTTCGAGACCCGTTTTCTCTCTGATATCCCTTTCTATGAAAAACAAAAGGTCATCAATGTTGAGTTTGTGGAAGGAGGAACATCTAGGGTGAAGATAAACCGTCTCTCCTTCCTCATCTGTCATTTGGGTCCAACAGCCACGGATTATCCCAGGTACTTTATACGTGACTTTTTTCCAATATCCTCCAAGAGGTCTGTCCCTGTACTGCAAAGAGTCAAAAAGACCGTATTCGCGAAAAAGAGAGTTGACTTGCTCAATATCAGACATGTCTAAGATTTGTTTGCAAAAGAGAAACATAAAAGATTTTGGTGGTATCTGACGAAGGAATGGCTAATCTGAATATTGGATTCAAAAAATATTGGAAGATATTTTATTTTAGAGAAGTCCGTCGGGCAAAATTCCTTGGTGTTCAGCGCAACAGTGAGCGTAGACTCTTCCGTCGTAGGATTCGTTCTCAAAAGCCAAAAAGGGTTTTCCACCACAGACAAAAGGAGTCCCATTGCTTTTAAAGGCTCGGACAGGATAGAGAGAGTTCAAAGCGAGTCCCTCGTATTGCATGAGATACTGGCAATGACCGATGTCGTTATGGAAGATTTTGAGGTTCCCATTGTCCCATAAATAAGCCAACTGACTTTTTTGTGAACCGAAGAACGATATCTTTTTCCAGAGTCCATGCTTCTTACCCCTCAAAAAGGTCCCTGTTTCTTCTCCGTAGCTCCATATGTCTTCACCGCATTGTTCCGATATTTCTATCCTCACTGTTTGGTTTCCAAAAATGTCAAATCTTTTCGTCTCATTTATTTTGTCCAGGAATGCGACTGGTCCTTCTGTCTTTTCGCTCTTTTGGACATGTTTTTGCATGTCCTTTTCGTGAAGGATGGTAATGTCGCGAAAGAAACGACAAGCTGGTTGAATTCCGAGGAGTACAGTCTTGAGGTCAACAAAGGAGAAAATATGAACAACGAGCTCGTTCGCAAGAGAAAACATTTCGGGTGAAATATTGGATGGGTTGGTCTTCTACACTTTCAATTCAAAGTGAATATTTTGTTCCTTCAGAGAACCAGAAATAATCATGTCCAAAACAAAGAGTCTTTTCTTTCCGGAAGTTTCTGAACTTCTCAAAAAGACTTTTCTTCTTGATGAAGGAACGGACTATTGGGTGCACACATACTTTCGTCTTTTTGAAAAGACGCCCGAAAAGTGTCGGACGTTCTCTGTCATCGCAAAAAACTACCAGGGAAGGACAATTTGTGAGTGGTACGAAGCAAAGGTAGATGGCGAAGTCTACCTTTTTATGGGAGGAAGACCAACGAAAAGAGAGGACAATGGTTGGGCCTGGGAAACGGAAAATGCACTCAACATGATCGAGAAAACAATAAACAGCGGGAATGTCCTCCAAGAATTGTATCGAGAGAGACTCTTGAAAATGCGAGACGCATCCGAATAATTTTATTGGTAAAATTACACTTATCTTTTCGCAAAAAGATAAAATCCAATATATTTTCTCCTTCTTTGCAAGCTGTAATATCATGTCAGAACAAGAGGTCGCCGTCATCTTTCAAAACGCTGTGGATTACCAAGTCTTCCAAAGGTCATTCTCAGATTTTCTCATGTCTCTCACAAATCCAGCGAGAGGAGTCGAAGTCTCTGGCAAAACGGCTTCTTTTGTTGTCTCTGATGTTTATGGTTGTAATCCCCCATCTTCGGAACTTTTGCCAGAAACAGTCCTGAATTTTCGAAAACAGAAACACATCGCAGACTATTCCGACTCTGCTCTTCAAACCCTTGGAGAGTTTGTTCAATGGAGACTCGAGAAAAAGACGAAAGAGCATAGTGAGAAGCTCCTGAAATATGCCGGTATCAACGACGATACAAAAGAAGAAGTGGCTGGTCTTGCCATTGACATGCTTCAGCACAAGTTTCGAGAAAAGACAATCGCCTCTTGCGCTTTGGCTGCTTGCTTTTTGTTTCCTTCTTCGTTGAACCACAAGTTTCGAAGTCTTTTGCAAGTCGCTTCAATTCAAGTTCAAAAGAACACGGTGAGGTCTTGGATTCGAAAGACCTATCCGGAAGTTTTAATATCCTTGAAGGACAAACCGTATGATCTCTTCAAAAAGGTTGCTGTTGCCATTCTCTTGAGGCATGCATCGCGAGCGTTGAACACGAGGCTGGCATTCTGGGCACCACCTGTCTTGGTATAAAAATATTACCAATATTTTTATTCAAATGCTTCGAGTATAAATCTGTGCATTTCCATAAGCATTTTGGAAGCCTCGTCTTTTGATACGTCGAAGTAGAGTTTCTCTGGAATACGCAAGAGCTTTGCATAAAAGTGTCCGATGAGTGAACCGTCTTCTTCGGTAAAATTCTGTGGATTTTTCAAAAACTCGGACAGTTCCGGAGTTGTAGGGAGGACGAGAGGAGTTCCTCTTTTTGCGGACGTTGCGAAAGCCCGAAGTATTCCATGCCTTCCGAAAGCGTCGAGTCTGTCCGCGTCTCTGACGATTCGGAGTTCAATGAATACTTCTTTGTTTTCTTCCTGAAGCTGAACCGTCCAAGAAGTTCTCTGAATTATTTCCTTGAGTTTGTTCATCTTTTCATAGTCTTTCGGAAGACGCCACAGAACCTTGTCCAAGTCTTTTTCTCCTGTGTACTTGTGGTCTGCGACGTCGTGCAGATAACATCCACAAAGCACAAGTTCTCTATCAAAGGTTCCTTGAGGGAGAGACTCCATAATTTCCTTTGCCCATCTGACAACGCGTTTGATGTGATGCCAATCGTGACTCACATCCTGCCTGGACATGATCTCAAAAGAAGTTTCTTTGCATGCTTGGAGAAGAGCCATTTGTTTCGACAAAATAACAGAGGCTCTTTTAGCGATTCCAAAAAAAATATTATTTATATTTTTTATACTTGCTCCTCCTCAGCAAAGACAAGAGAAACTTCGAGGGCGGAAGGTCTCTGGTCCGGGAACTCGTCCCAACACTTTTGAATTATCTTGCGGATTCTCTTTGGACAGTCGAAAGGAACCGTAAGTCTCTTGCCATCCCGAACCTTTTCCGCGACGCGGATGGGGCTATCTCCTTCATAAGGAATCTTTCTGGTGATGACTTCCCATATGAGAACTCCGAGAGAGAAGATGTCCGCTTTCTCATCGTATTTTTCTCCTCTCAAAATCTCCGGGGCTGTATAGCAAGGAGAGCCACAACTTGTCTGAGTCGCACAACTTTCTTTGAGACGGGCAAACCCAAAGTCTGAAATCTTTGCGTTCCATTGTTCATCCACCAAAACGTTTGAACTTTTGATGTCTCTGTGCAGGATGTTCTTTGAATGGAGGAAGCCAAGTCCCGAACAAACTCCGTAAAGAATCTTTTTCTTTGTCTGCATATCAATCCGAGCATCCGAAGCGAGAACCTTTCCGAGATCACCTGGCGTTTCCAACACAGTCACAAGACAGATGTTTGGCTTTTGGTAGCAAGCACCCACAAAAGTCACGATGTTTTTATGTTCGTCGAATTTGGCGAGAAGAGATGCTTCTTCGCGGAATCTGAGCTTGGCGTCTTCGTTCATGTTTTGGTCGACGACTCTCTTGACACAAACGTCCACTCCTCTCCAGGTTCCAGCAAAGCAAGCACCAAAACTTCCAAGTCCGATCTGCTTGCCTATCGAGATGTCCTTGAAGTTGAGGACGAAACGAGAAGTGTTGATAGACAAAAGACCGCTGACTTTGACACTGCTGCCTTCATCTTCCTCGAAAATTCTCTGTGAGTCTTGGATGCGCTTGAAGTCGCGACAGCTGCTGACTCTGTCGACTTGAATCTGCCCAGGAAGCGCAGACTCACACAACTTTTTGAGTTTTTCCGTTGTCTCACCAAACAGCACAGGAGGTATTCCTTTCTTTGCCAATACACATCCTGACGCAATCCCAGCACGACACTTTCCCGGCCAAGAAGTCTCATTCAAAGTCTCAAAGATTTCTTCACAACAAAACATCGCAGACTTCTCCGACGAAAAGACAAAGAGAATGCAACCCTCTCCTTTTTCCATGCCTTGAACAAAGGATTCGTATGCTCCGTACTTTTCTGCTGAAGCTCGGCAAACGCTGTTGAACTTGGTGAAGACTTCTCTGGCATTTTCTGGCTCTTCCTCCCAAAAGGAGAATGCATCCACGATATCAATCAGAGCCAAAGAGACGTACTCATCGGGCTCTGGATACTTGCCTGTGTTTCTCGTCGTCCTTTCACTGTCCATACTTGAAGTCGACGAGAGGTTGCTTTTGTTTGTCGAACTGCCGATTGGCGAAAGACCAGAGATTCGAGAAAGAACCTCAAGAAAAGTCGGTCGAGCATCTGGGTCTTTTTCCCAACAATTTATCATGAGTTCGAGGTAACCTTGGTCAAAGGGAGAACTTTTGGGGATTTCGGGTCTTTCGTCATCGCGAATCACAGAGACCGCAACCATCGCTGGAGTCTTTCCCTCAAAGGGAGCCTTTCTCGTCAACATTTCCCAAAGAACAACTCCAAAAGAGTAAACATCGGCTTTTTGCAAGTCACAGTTTTGCTCTTCGTTCAGAATTTCGGGTGCTGTCCAAAAGACGGTGCCAATGCCGACTTGTCCGTCCTTCAAGAAACTTGCCATTCCAAAGTCCGAAACTTTCACGTCCCACTTTTCATTCACCAAAAGATTCAAAGACTTGAAGTCGCGGTGTGCGATACCGGAAGAGTGGAGGAAATGCATTCCTTTGGCAGCTTGGGTTGCGACTTTGATTGCAAGGCCTTCGGGAAAGGCAGGAATAAGCTCATTGTGAAGAATGTCGAAAAGACTACCGAGAGGCATGTGTTCGGTAATGATGCACATGTTCGGAGGCTTTGTGCAAGCCGCCATGAACAAGATGATGTTGGGATGGCGAAGATTGGCGAGAACAGAAGCTTCGAGTTTGAACTCTTCCACAGCCTTTTTCGTTGGAGTTTGCGACTTGAGAACCTTGATGGCAACCTCTTGCCCCTTCCAAGTACCCTCAAAAACTTGACCAGAATATCCTTCGCCAATAAGTTTCGAACACTCGAGTTCGGCAAAGTCAATGTCCCATTCTTGCTTTCTCTCCCTCTTTGAAAGGACGAGGAAGACGACAAGTGCAGCGAAAAGACAACACAACAAGAGAACCGCTGCAACTCCTCCAATCACACCACCGATGATTGCTCCTGTGTTGTCTGACGAAGAAGAAGTCGAAGATGCGGAAAACTTGGCATTGCAGAATGGGACGTTCATACTTCCTTCGTCTCCAAAATCTCCGTTTGCAAAGAAGACGGTTCTCGAGCCCTTGTTGCAACACTCGAGTTCCGAACCTTCAGGACAAACGTTCGAATATCCTCCGATCACGAATCCTCCCAAGTCGGTGGACAAAAGGGACCATACATTTGTCTCAATTCTTGAGCTTGAAAATTCACCGGAAGCTACTTTTTGGACAAACTTAAAGTTGACAAAACTCCAAAACTCTGCCTGAGAGTTTCCGGTAAACTCTTGAGTCAAAGAAATATTTTGAACTTGGAAAAATGGGATGGAGCTCGCAAAGAGAATGTTGTTCATACTCACACCGGACGACGTCGCCTCTTGGACGACAACTTCTGGGTGAAGACAGGACAAAAAGACAAACTTGGAGCCCGGATATTTTGAGAAAACGGAAGTCTTTTCTCCGACAACAAGAACAACTTCTTCTCCTTGAGTCTTTCCAAAACTCTCGAGAGCCACCAAAAAATCCGCGAATGAGTTGAAAGGGTCAGCGAAAGATGAACCGATGCCTTTTTGGAGAACAGCCCAAAGTTCTTCTTTGGGAGAAAGAGTCACCGAGAAAAAGTTTTCTTTGAACTCTTGAGGAAGGGGAGTCACACCAAACACTGGTTTTTCAACCAGTAGAGCTTTTTCGAGAGGCAGGGAAATAAACAAAGGAACATTGTCAAGTCTCTCAAGCTCGTCGATGTTTGACTTGACAAGTTGCTGTTCTCCCCTGTCGTCATAAGACAAGAGGATGAAGCCAGAACTTTGAGGAATACCAAGGCGAAGTGAAGCCTCTGATACATTCAAAGTTTGTCCGAGTTTTGTGGGTACCTGAAAGTCAAGAGTTGTGGGATTGCACGATGACCATGAGATCGGCTTCTCAGTAGCATACTCCCCATAGCCATTAGGGTATTTGAAAACGTACATCTGTCTCGTTGCAGAGTTGCAGCAACCAATAATACTTTCACAGTCATCCCCGAGAGGGCCAAAGAAAACTTCTCCAATTTTTATGATGGGATTCGAGAAAACAGTCTCCAAAAAGTTTTTCCTTGTGACGTTTCCTGTCATCTTTTCGAGGATAGAGATAATCCATCTGCCGTTGACATAACCTTCAATGGCTTGTTCAGCAGCAGGAGTCCATTGGGGGAAATAAGCTTCTTGGTCCCTGTAAAACTCGTTCTGCAACTGGGAGTTGTTATCCGCCAACAGAGGAAAAGGCGAGAGTGAGTAGACATTGGCAGAGTCGCCAGTCAGCCAGAGTTCATTGGGTGTGTCGTTCATCACAAGAGTCTCAATAATAAAGACAAGATTCGGCAGGATCTGTTTGCATCTTCGGATAAACTCTGCCGATTGAGGTCCAAACAAAAGGATGACGATAGCCTGTGGATTGGCCGATGTGATAATTTGGACAGCTTCATCCATCATCGGCCCAGAAATGACCGTGTAGTCTGGAATAACGTGACCGGCAACTACTCGAAGACCGAATGGTTCGATGGACCTTGTGAAGTTGAGACTTGTCCCGTCAAGGCCAGCACCAGCCACAAAGGCAATTCGAGAAACGCGAAGGTTTGAGGTGAGAAACTGGGCCATAACATAAAACTCTGTGTCAAAGCTTGGCCGAAGGTTCAAATAGTTTCGAGAAAAGGGAGTGTAAAGTTTCACATCACCGGAAAAGGAGCCAAAAAGCGGCGGAGGAGAAACTTGTGGAGGGAAAGACTGGACGATTGCAGTTTGCATCGGCGCCAAACACGTGATTGCGAGCAGCTCATCTTCCGGAAAGGAGAACAAGTGCTGCAAATTATTCACTGCTTGGAGGTAGTCTTGTTGGTCGTCCAACACAAGGAATTCTAGGTTTCTCGTCTTGAGAACACCGTTCCTGTCATCTGTTGTTTTGTTGTTCGCCGCAAACATTGCTGTTTGAAGTCCTTCGATGAGGCCTCCAATTCCAACAGCAGGTCCGGAACGAGCCGCCGTCGTCGAAATGACGACTTGAGTTTGGCTCATCTGAGCAAAAGACAAGAGAAAGAGAAGTGCGAAAAAAGAACCTCTCAACATCCTTGATAGTTCTTGATGTTTGTTGCCAAAAGACTTTTCAGAAACAATTCTGAGACTTTGACTTGAAATATTTTCAAAAAAATATTTAACAGCACCTTTTTATTATCTTCTTCTCCTCTTCGGTGAAATTCTCAGGGTTGTATGGACATTCGTTCTTCAAAAGATATCCGAGATGGGTCGTCGCCATATGGTCCAAGGCGAGCTTCAGTTGTCTTTCGCTCAATGGGAAATGGAATCCATTGTCTCGAAGCCATCTGTGAAGCGCAAAAGCAGTCTCTTCCACGTTCTCCATCACGGAAGGTACCGAATATGGACAGTTGTTTTCTTTGAGAGCCGTGAGGGCAGCGACGTTTCTATATCTCACGGCTTCAACAAAGTCTTCTCCAGAGGGAACAAAACCTCTTGCTATCAAAAGACGGAAAGTGTCCGCGTTTTCTGTGCACCCAAGAGCTTCGTCGAAAACACCTTGAGGAAGGTCCATTCTTTTCCCGACTAGAAAATATTTTAGAATGTCATGGCTTTCCAACGCGGTCAGAACATTGTCGGAAGTTGGAATTACTCCCTTGGTATCACAAAGCCATCGAATTGCCTCCAAATTATTTCTGGCGATGTATGGGTCCAAATCAATCCTCGACTTGTCGTTGAATCTCCAGAATCTTTCGGCAACCTCAAAGTTTTTCGCAAACAAAGCCTCGGAAAGGACGATGTCTCTCCTCATACAGGCACCATCAAAAAGGTAGTCGAATACTTCCGTTTGTCCCATCCTGATTGCGACAACAGCGAGCCTTTTCCACGACTCTACCCAATTAATCTCAGGAAATTTCTCTTCGAACCATTTCAAGACACAAACATGGCCTTTTTTTGTTGCTGCCCTCATCGCGGACTCTGGGGATGAGCAAGTTCCCCCGCACCTGTCCAAAAGTTCAAGCATTTCAACGCTTCCGATAGACGAAGCAGCCGCATAAGCTCCGCTCAATAACGGATAACCGAGTTTGGCCAAGCGCTCCACGAGTTTTATGTTTTCCGAACGAATAGCCCACACCGCTGGTTTTTCAGAGTTTCTGAGAGCCCTAATCTCAATGCAAAAGTCAATGAGACTCTTTTGACCTTGAGAAATGGCAGTGCGAAATGTTCTCGAAACACTCCAGTCGCTCGTCTTTCTTTCATGTTGCAAAATGCACACCCTCCAAAGACGAGAAACCATCGATGGCGCGAGAAGGTCGGCATCCCCCAGAAAAGACTGGATATATTTCAACAAATTGTCGTCTTCAAAAACAACCTCCATGTTGACTCGTGATATTTGAATACTTTGTGGCTGAACTCTTCAATAAATATTTATGATAAAAATATTTGTACTTGGGGGTCGTTGTAGCGTTCTTTGTCTGCCTTCAAAAGATTGCAAAGGAGAATTTTTTGCGAAATACTTCTCCTGGTGGCATGGTTCCTGTCGTTGAAGTCTTTCAAATTCTCCAGAATGTCGTCCGGCAAAGGTTCTTCCGTGTATCTTCCAACACAAACAGAGGACGTGACTATTTCTTCTGAGAGCTCCCAGTCGCTTGCCGCGCACAGCGCTGACACCGTTTCTGCCGATGTGTCTTTGTACTTTGTTTCGAGGACTCGACTTATCCACCAGAAAACAGCTTCGTCAAGATAAGTTTGCCCAACCTCTTCGTCTAGAAAGACGCAAGCAGCGAGAGACGAGAGTTTCGGAATTATGACAGGGCGTTTCTCGCACTCTGCAACAAACTCTTGAAGTTCTTGCGGAAGACAAGAAACATCGGAGACTTTGCGAGAGCAAAGAAACTTGAGGGAAAGGGCTTGCATTTTCAGGTAGAAAAAAGAGACTTTTGCTCTTTCAAAATTTTGGTTCTGTCCTTTCGTTGACTTTGCATTTTTTTACTGACTTTGTATTTTTTTGATGCGCCGACTTGCGACCTTGAAATTTTTATTCTTGTTTGTATAAAAAATATTTATCACTGTAAATATTTTTTGAGAATTAGTCTATACTTTCAAAAGACCGTACAAAACCTTTTGAACATCTTGAGCATGGTACATCTCATGTTCATGCTCGGAGGCGGTAAAGTTATTTGGACTCTTTGACTCTTTCTTCCGCTCCTCCTTTTCTTTTGACTCGTATGCATGAATAAGATATTGGACAAGTCCTTCGTACTTTGCGAGTTCCGAAACATTCAGGTTCAGAACGCAATCTTTTCTAGGTACTCGAAAGGTTCGAAGCCATTCAAGAATCCCAGAGTTTTCCGGCTTTTCAAGGACATTATATTGGACTTGTGTCCGAAAGAAATTCGTTTGATACTTGTCCATCTCAATAAAAGCCATTTTATCTCGGGGTACTGACTTGGAAATTTATGTTTTGAAGCTGATGCAAAAAACCGGGGTTTGGGGCAATGCAAGACCTCTGAGTTTTCACAAGATTGTACGCATCTTGGAGTCTCATACCCTTTTTGAGCATCAGATATGCGATGACACACGTCGCAGAACGCGAAATACCCATCATGCAATGGACCAAAACCCTCTTGTTTTGTTTGAGGCACTCATCACAGAAATTTGCAACTTTTTGAAAGACTTGGGAAAGTTGGACATCAGGCGAATCATCAGCCTTGATGATAAGTCCTTTCCATGTGTGTTTTGGAAGGGCGAAAGGAATAGCCCGAAGTTCTTGAGGTGAAAGGACGGTCACAGTGCACCATTCTTTTTGTTCCTTTTCTGGGAGAGAAGCAACCCATCTCAAAGAGTTGATGTTCCCGAGGTATAGATTACCCTGAATTTTACTTATTGTTTCCGTCATTTACAAAAGGTTGTTGTAAATGTTTTATTGGGCAAGATCATTCTCGAACTTGACGATATAACACAGTTTGTTCCTTTCCGATACGCCGTAAATTTCGCAGTCTCCGTGCCTCAGTCCATCTTTGTAGTTTGTCCTGAACGAAAGTGAACCATTATGGTACCACTCTGTTTCGAGCCCATGCTTTTTGCCGTTCTTCCACCAAGTTTCTCTTGAGGGAGCACCGCACGGGTACATGACAGTTTCCAGACCATCTTTTTTTCCTTTGACGTACCAACAGACGGATGTGGCAGTCTTACCTGAAAACTCTGCCCTTTTACCACAGAGGTTGTATTCTCTGTCCAAAAAGAAAGTGAACTTCTCACTTCCGTTTGTCACCTCATGGTACGTCCAGCCGAAAAGAACCCGAACAAAGTCGTTGTAGTTGACGTTCACACCGTCAAACACTCCGTCTTCGCCATTCTTGATAAACTCAGAGAGTTTTGAGACGTATTCATCAAGTTCAGAAATCTCGGTCTTTTTGTGGACTTGGAGAGCGCACAAAATTTTGAGACTCGCCATCTTGCGCAATAAAAAAATATTTGTAAAGGTTCTTTTGAACCAACAATTTCAAATATTTTTATTCGGAAAAACTTCTCGTTCGAACCAAGCTCTTTTCCCAATAAAGCTCTTTTTTTACATCAAAGAACGGGCAATAAGAACGCGTCTTGGTACTTTTTGAGGCTGAGGCATAAGTCTCCTCAATGACGACATTTTTCTCTTTCTTTGTTGTCTTTATTCTGAGAACTTTTCCATCTTTTGTTCTTACGTATCTTTTTTGTGTGGAATGAGTCATCTTTTCCATTCTTTTTCCATGAGAAAAAGTTTCTAAAGTCACACGTCCTCTGAAAGCGGGGTTGTGTCTCACCATCCTTCCGTGAGGTTTTCCTTCCTCGAAATTACATTCGAATGATGTACACTTGTACACCGGAAATGTGGATTTATATCTTCCATGCAGCAAACCCTTCCGAAAGTTGCAGTTGACCGATTCCGTTCGGGGTTTTCCTTTGATCTCGGCATTGCCGTTTCTTCTGCCGTCCGGTAGTTCATTGCAATCCAAAACTTTGTCTCCATTCCAATAAAAAGACGAGAAAAAAGGCACTTGGTGTGTCTCGAGAAGCTTTTCTTCATCATAAAAATGTCCAGAGATGCAAAAAGACGTTGCTTCCCTCGGAGAGAGAAAGCGATCCATAATAATATTTTGTAAGTCGAGAGTACAAAATTTTTCTCTATTTCTGAATCTTTGCGCCAGCATCGAAATAAGGTATCGCCACCAAGATTGGCAAACTCAAGAGACACCAAATAGTCGGAACTTCGTGGATGTTTTGGGCCATATAGTTGACAAAGGCAACTTGAGCAAGCCAATAGATAAACTTGAGAAGTCCCTTTTTCTCAAAGAGAGCCGGGACGAACCAAAGGAGAAGATAACCTCCCCAGTTCATCTCCACACCGTTAAAGTCGAGAAGAGGGAATGTCCAATAAAGATGAGTCGGGCCAAGACGAGTGCAAGTCTCTGCGGCAACCATAATCTCATGCTTTGGCAAAGAGTTGTACAGAACACCCTTCAGGAGAGAATTTCGACGAGGCAAGAGTCTCGCAGAGAAGAGAACCATCCAAAAGACTGAGAGCCACATCATCGCCGCAAACACTGCCTTTTCCTTCTTTGTGGTTGCCTTTGACCAACGATAATAGTTCCAAAGAAGAGGCTGAGTGACAACAAGAACAAAAGCACAGTACGAAAGTACCATGTTTGGCGTCGAACCGCACGCATCCACCACAAAGTGTTGCAGGGCTTGAGTGCATTCCATCAGAGAATAAAAGGCGAAAAGTACCCAGGAAGGATGGCCTTTGTAAAATAATCCATCAGCCACGAGAGAACCAAAGGCGGCAAAGAAGATTGACGACCCAAGAGAATGACACATTTTGAAAAGTTTGTTTTGCCCCTTTGAAAATGGATGATTTATTGGAACAACATTTGACTTATTTTTACATGTCAAGTCTCAAGTTTTTGTGCGCAGTCCAAGTTCGCGAAGAGACCGGTATTCTCGAACTCGACGAGTACGTTTCTGAAGTCAAAGAGTTTCTCTTGAACGGAAAAGATGGCTTTTTTCAGGAAAGTTTTACATATTATTCTTCTCTCGTCAAAACGCTCGGTTGGAAAAAGGTCGTAAATGGAGGAACAGAGTATTATGTCAACAGAAAGGGAAGAATCTGCGGCCTTTTGGAAGAGAAGGGATATTTCGTCGGAGACGAACGCGTCTTTTTCAACGGAAGACATTTCAGTACATTGTATGGTCGCAGACAGTACAAACGAGGGGATGTCAGACTCGTCGTCCTGAGAGAGACGAGATATATGGATGGGAAAAAGGACGGGCTTGAAATTGTTCGAAACCACAAGGACTCGATCACAGCCAACACAAACTGGAAGCAAGACAAAAAACATGGGCAAACTAAAGAGTTTGACGAAAGCGGGTTGCCGACGATTATGGCAAATTACAGGACGGGGTCCCTTGTTGGCCGATACATCGTTTACAGTGCGACTTTAAAGGGAAAAAGAGGGAAATTTCTCGCTTAAAAATATTCTAAATATTTTTATCCACACCTTACCCTTCCATTGACAAAAACAACACTTGACCAGAGAATATAGACAAATATTTTTATCGCTGAAATGGAGTTTCAAAAAGAAAACAAAGAACTTGCCCAAAAAATTCTGAAGCTCTTTGCAGAAAAGTTTTTTCTGGACGAAGAATGGTTGAACATCACTGAGAGGACACGTTTCTTTTCTTCGGGGGACAAAAAAGCCAGCGTTTGGGACGTAAACTTTGGGAAAAACTCTCTCTTTTGGTGGTATGCAATGGAAAACCCCCAGTTTTTTGCCGAATCAGAAGACCCGACCAAAAGATTCTATATGGACGATGGGATGAATATGTTGTTTACACCTCAAAAGTTTGTGGAAATTGTTGTGGAAAAACATCTTAGGGAGCCATTATTTGGATTCGACCTTCTTTTCGAAATGACGAAACGTATTCGAGAAAAAGCGACAATTCTCGAAAGACAACTTGAGGAAGCGCGGGTCGAAATTCTCGAACTCAAATATCGTCCAGGCGGTTTGGGGTATGAAGAGGCAAAACAAGAGTTCGAAAAACTTTCGGTGTAGAACGCATCCCTTCAAAGAGATGGATATAAAAACTTTTGTAAAAGTTTTTATTGTGTGACGAACAAGCAAAAAATACACGACTCTTTTTATTCTCCAAGTCTTGCTCTTCCATTGGCAAGTCTGTCCGCTGTCTTATTGTAAGGATGAGAAGAACGAGCAATCCAAACAAAGGTGACTCGATGTTTCCCACAAAGTTCATCAAGTTCTTTCCAGAGGTCTGTATTCAGCACGGGCTTCCTATCTGCCTTTTTCCAGTTGTTCTTTTTCCATCCGTCGAGCCACTTTGTCATTCCATTCGAGACATACTGACTGTCTGTGTAGATTGTGATATCTGATGGTTCTTTCAACCATTTCAAAGTTTCAATCACAGCCGTCATTTCAGCTTTGTTGTTTGTCGTGTTTGGCATGAAACCAGAGAGTTCTTGAATAACTTTGTCTCCTGAAAGGATGACTGATCCGAACCCTCCATTACCGGGATTGTTGATGCAAGCACCGTCGGTGTAAGCAGAGTATGACATCTTGATTATTAGTGGTTCGTCGAGGCATATAAAAACGCGATTACGAGAAACATTTTTATTTATATTTGAAATGTGGCTTTTGTGTCTTTCATCAAAGACCTTTCCTGAGAGCCACGAAACTGTCGTCATTAAAGTATCGTGTTTTCACCCCTCAAAGTTGAGCAGAAAGAGAATATTTGATAGAGTCTTGGTGCATCGCCTCATTGTCATTCATGAGAAAAAGGTCCTTGAACAGCTTCTCGAAAGATACAGAGAAGAGTTCGCAACTCTCCAAAAGAGAGTCTTTTGTTGCTGGTCATCTGCAAGGGCAATAGAAATCTTTGACTCTCTTGAAATTCGCGGATTGAGCGAGCTCGAGTTGGCTCTCAAAAGAGAAGACAAGGAAAGAATCACAAGGAGCAGGCTCTTCCTTTTGGAACAAACAAGTTCAAACCTCGAAATTCTCTTTATCTTCCTTTTCTTTGTGATGGTGTATTTGTTCCTTCGCTAATATCTTTTCGAAAAGATATATTGAGAAATTTAAAATTTGCAAAAATGGACGCCCTCGTCAGCGTGACTTTTGGAAGCTCTCTCACTTTGGGAGTTGTTGGACTCAGTATGCTTCATTGGAAGAAGACTTTTTTCAGAATTATCCCAAGAGTTTCTGGTTCTCGTCTCGTTCAAGTAACATCTGGAACAACCAAAACATTCGCCTTGAAATCAGGTGGAGAAGTTCAAGTTGTAAAGTCCCTTGGTTTCAAGGGGAAAAGTTCCAGAAAGGATTATACTTCAGTGAAAGCATTGGTCGGAAATAGTCACAATCTCCCACCTTTTTCCGGCGAAACTGTCGAGGTGAAAGAAAGCGATGAGCCAATCTACATCTATGAAGGAAAGGAGGAGTCTGTTGCGACCGACAATTCAGAAGCCCTTGAAAGATATATTCGAGCTGTAAAAAGAAACGAAGAGAATGGGGAAAAGAACTTTCTTGAAGGAGTCGCTGTTGTGTCTCTTTTGAGCTCACAGGGACTCGCATACGCCGGAATTGGATTGGTTGTGTTTGACACTTTGGCGAAACTATAAAATATAAAAATATTTTATTCAAGAGCCTTTTTGAGAGCCTCCAACCCCAAAGTGATTTTTCTCGTCCTCTTTATATTTCTCTTCTTTTCCTCGAGTTCGTACCTCAAAAGCTCCTTGTGTACTCCGTTGAGAAGAACGCAATCTGCGAGTTGTCGCTTGATGTCTTCAAACATCTCTTCTCTCGAAAGAGCGATGTTCCTCTGTCCTTTTTTGTAGTAGACCTTTGTGCTTTTGTCCAGCCAATTCTCTTCCCACCCACAAAGATACTCAGATTGCTTTGTGTAAATGTTCAGTGTTCTATGGCTTGGCTGTTCCACGGAAATGGTGAAACTCTCGAGTTTTGCGACTTCGTGCTTTTGAAGCATGTACTCCTTCTCGAGAAAAAGAATGACGTCTTCGTAGAGAAAGTTCATTGTTCGAATAATTTGTGGATAATCTTCTCAAGTTTTTTGATAGTATCTTTTTGCAAAAAGATAATTAGATGGGAATATATACCTGAATTCCGTGTCGAGCGACTATCTGGCGGAGTTTGAAAAGTTCCCCGTTTTTTTCTCTCCGTTCTTCTTGTTCTCGGATTCTGTCCTCTGCTTTCTTTTCGAGGACCTTCTCTCTGTTGTTCTCACGAAATTTTCGGACCTCCCTTTGTTTGTCATCGCAGTTTTGAAGGACATTTTGTGTTTGCTCTATTGCCCATGAGTCATTCTGGTCTTTTCAATCATCTCATTGGCGACGGATAAACTCAGTCCGTCGCGACTTTTCCAAATTTCTCATTCCATCTCAAAAAAATATTCACAAATTATATTTTTTCCGGGTCTCTGACACTAAAACCAAAACTTCTCTCTGTCTCTTTCTCGTATGGAGCATCTTCATGTCCATTCTCGAGACATCGAGAGTCAGCAACAATCTCAAAGTTCAAGGAGAGCTTCCATTATCATCCTCTGTTTGGCATTGACCTTGCTTTTCATTCACATCTCTTTTCTCTTGTGGATAAAGTGTACCTAAAAAATATTTCTTATATTTTTGTAAACACCGGCAAGCAAATCCTCGTCTTCTTCCATGTCCTCTTGTTTGTCCCATAGACTTTGGCACACCCCAACTCGTCAAAAAGAGAGACGCTTTTCAACTCCTTGTCGTAGAAGGGAAATAATTTATCATAACTCCGGTGTTCTGCAGGTTCTTCTCCAGAAATAAAAACATCGGTAAACTTGTGACCGCCAATTTCGAGCTTTGTTCCTTTCCAGACGATTCGCACCCTTGAACTATCCCTCTCGGAAGGCAAAACATACTCTTTTTCGAAAAAGGTTGGGAGACCATTCTGAAATTCGTATCGATACATCTCTGTCATCTTCCCCAACTTTCTGTAACATTTTAGAGAAGACATAGGGAAACCATCATCGAAAATTCCTTCAAGTTCCAAAGTCGTAAAAACACCATCTTTCGAAGAGGCAAAGAAACTTCCGTCAAGTCTTCCCAAACTGTAGTTTGCCAATATCTTGCTTTTCCATGAACCTTTTCTCCACTCTTTCGAGTATTTCCCATGTCTCGTTCCATCAGGGAGAAAATGTCCATGGACATCGCACCATTCGACCATGTTCCCCGACGGAAGGGAACGCGTTTGAACGAAAGTCTCAGGAGACACCTTCAATGATGATGCGAGTGAGAAAGAGATGCATTCCCTTCTTCCCAAAAAATCCATCATCTTTTTGAACGCAATAAAAATATTTCTTATATTTTTATCAGCTCTTCTCTTTCCATTTGGCAAGAGCTTCGTCATTGTACCAATCAACCCATCCTTCACACTCAGCCGTAAAATCATCTGGTCTTTGTGTCCAAGTCACGCGCTCTCCAGTCCTTTTATCAACCATGTAAGAACCGTAAAGAGCGACTCCATTCCGGTCTCGATAAACAGTGGAAGGATATTTTGAAGCGGAGAATTGGGAGTTTATTGGGCTTCTCCATTTCACAATAAAAATACAAGAAATATTTTTATTCTTTCCATTGACCCACAACAATACCGCTCTGTCTCTTCTCTATTACTCGTTCGTCATATCTTCCCGTTTTTCGGAACATCCAAATCTTTTCACGGAGATGAAATGATAGACCTTTGGGGTAGAAAACTTTTATTTCTTTTGTGGTCACAACAAAGTCGGGAAATTCTAGATCTTCTATTTTTCTGTCAACTGAAAAAGAGTCTGGAGAGACGACCGAGAGAGATACGACTTCATCTCGTCTCAAAAAAGCAAACATTTAAATTTTTGTGGAGCAGCCAGTCGTTTTTCAGTTCACGGTCTTTTCAATAAATGAAGACTTTTTACTTGGCTGTGGTTCAAGATGACCCTTCTTCGTACAGTCCAACTCTTGAGCCTTTGTCGGGAAAGATTTATAGGACGCGCTGGGAAGCGATGCAAGAACTCGAGGGTTTTTTCAAAAGAGCGTACGACTCAGGCGAACTTCCGTGCGAAAACAGCGGGACGTGGGACATCTGGACTTTGAAAAAAGCTGCTTTTGAGGAAGACAACACCCCAGAATAAAATATTTTATGGTCGCAAAAACTTAGAGTTACAACAATCAATATTTTATGGTTGGTTGAAAGGATAAATTCGAAAACAAGTTGCAAAGCCAAAAACACAATGAGACGCAATATTTTTTCAAAGATTCCCGATACGATGGACACCACCGAAAACTACGAATCTTTGTACAAAAAACACAACAGGGGACTCATCGATCTCGACATTTCCATCCAAAGGGGCGAAGTGTGGGACATTGACACACAAAAGAGTTTTGTCAAGTCTTTCTATAACGGAGCTGTCAAAGCGACCATCATTTTTAATGCTGTTGAAAATGATGAGGGTAAAATTGTTTGGAGGTGTATCGATGGAAAACAGCGGTTGACGACTCTTTTGAAGTTCAGAAAGAATGAATTAAGCGCGACTCTGGAAAGAAAGGAGGTCAGTTTTTCGGAATTGTCTGATGAACAAAGGGAGAAGTTTTGTGTGACGAGAAAGCTGATTGTGTCAGTGTTTCAAAACGCAAGCAAAGAAGTCGAGTCTCTCATTTTCAGACTCAACCAAAATGGCAAACCTTTGACCAGAGATGAAAAAACGAACGGTTCAGGCTGTCCTCTCGTTCAGACATGCAACAAAATAATGAAGCACCTTCCAGTAGGAATTTTTGGCAGCGAGCGCATGAAATACCTCACGCCAATCTTCAGGACCATTGAGCTTTGTGTTAAAGTGACGAAGGAAGGAACAAACATAGGGGACCTCAACTTTTGCGATGTGAATGATTGTCACGAGTGGGCCATCGCCGCAAGGATAACTCCGGACCAAGAGAAAAGGCTCAAAAAAGTTGCAAAGCGACTTACCAAGTTTTTGGAAAGAGAGAAGCCGATAAAGGAGAAGAAAACGATAACTTTGATTCTTTTGATGCATGCTCTCTACGTCGAAGAAGACAACTTGTACCATCTCGAAAACGAGGACAGGACCAACAGAATCAGAGAATTTCGGAAATTAGTGGAGGAGATCCTGCCCAGTAATAAATCGGGTTACACTAAGAATGTCCTCGAGGCTCATATTGCCACCATCGAAGAACTTTAGCCTTCACTATTTTTTATGTTCAATAAAAAATCTTTCTCGAAACAGAGAATTTGTCAAAAAATATCACAAGCCAAAGCAATGAATGTTTTTGGCGATGAAATCCTCAAAGTTGTTCAACCTTCTTTTGTCCATATTCCAACGTGTTTGTCTGAGCCACTGGTAAACAAAACACCGTACTTTGTGTGCATTTGCGGAGTGTACACAAAGAGACCTGGGAATGGGGGTTGCGCTTGCATCATAACAAAAGAGGAAAAGGTTTGCACGAAGCTTTCTGAATTTTTGCCAAACACGACCAACAACGAGGCAGATTTGGCGGCCGTCGTTAAGGCTCTTTCCTGGTTCACAGGGTCCACAAATGTAACCGTCTACACGAACAGTAGATACGTACTGATGGGAACAGGTGAATGGCTTTCTCGTTGGAAGCGAGACGGGTGGAAAAACTCCTCCAAAAAGACAGTTGCAAATGTTGAACTTTGGAAAGAATTGGATAGTTTATGCCAGAGACATTGCGTGGAGTTTGAATGGATTCATTCGTATCATCCTCTGGTGGAAGATTCCAGAAAATTAGCAAGAAGTGGTTTGGACTCCCATTTGTCTTGAAAAAGATATTCTTTGTATGGGTCAGTCCTCTGCGCGTTATTGTTTGCGACTTTTTTCCCTTCAATGCTTTCCACAACAATCTTGTCAAACAGCCTTATCGCCTCTTTTACAGATGGAACTCGAAAATATTCATTCCCTTCAGCCAAAGAAAAGTTTTTTGAGAAAGCTTTTATTATTTCCTTCTCTTTCACGTGGCAATCTTTGGTCATACAAATACGATACCACTTTGCGTCTTTTCCGTAGCTCTTCATTCGAGAAGAGAGACTCGTAGTTTTCCCAACCTTTACAACATCTTCAGAGAATGAAAGTCTTGCGACAAGGTAAACATGACCCATATTTTACAGATAAATTACGAAGCTTGTAATTCTTCTCCAAACATTTTATCGAACACTCTGAAAAACATTTGGTAAACATCTCTCGATGGCAGAGTTTTATATTGCCTCTGTTTATGGATACTCCACTCCGGGATTTTATCGCATCAACAGTACAAAAAGGCTCCTGGAATTTCTACAGGAAGAATTTGGAAGGGGAGAGGAGATAACAGTCGCAAAGATAAAAGATAATGTATGGCTGCAGGTAAAGCCATATTCTGACTTTGTTTCTTTTGTGGAAGACAATGACCTTTTTCCAGAAATACTCAAAAAGAATGGGATATACAAGGTCAAAAAAGCAATGAAGGCGTTCGACAAGATGAAGAAAGAACTTGGGAGACTACACCCGATGAGCATGAGAAGCAAAGGGCAACTGTTTGCGTGCGGGGAATGTCAGATCTTAACAATGACAGAGGAGAGGAAATGTGTAGAAGGCGAGGATGACTGTGAGTGTCCTCATTCATGCTTTTGCGATGGTCTCACAAAGGTCATCGAGCTCTAAAAATATTCAGAATATTTTATGAATAAAACCAAAGATGCAAAAGAACATTTTCGTCCTTCTTTTCACAGATGTCTTCCACAAAGATTGTCGAAAGAAAGGGTCAAAAGACCTTTGAAATCCCAAAGACCATTTTCATCGGACCTGCAAAGGGAATGTCTTTTCTTGAGAAGGTGACCATCACGAGAAACGAGAGGTTCTCTGTCCTTTTCGAGAGTCCGAACGTTCGCCATGGACCATTCTCTTCCACAAAAGAGACCCAAATAATTTCTTCTGTCTGGTCTTTCTCTGAGAAACGTCTCGTCGAGAAGAAGACTGTGTTCAGAAGAGATATCGAGAAGAACTACGTTAATGGAAAGGTTGAAGGGGAAGTCGTGCAAAAGAATTGGTTGTACAGCCTTCGATCAAAAGAAATGCGTCTCTCATCAACAGTTTCTTCTCGCTATGAGAACGGGGTCGAGATTGGAACTCGAGTGATGAAAGACGCCTCTGGAAAGGTCATTGAACCTTGGAAAAATTCTTGGGCATGATTTTTATCTTTTTGCAAAAAGATAAACCTTTATAGTTTGCAAACCCTTTTCCCTTTTGAATAGAGCCATTTGTTCCCACAAATTTTCTTCTTTTCTCCATTCTCTTCAACAAAGACATCTGAGTAAAATATTCCCGAAATTTGCCCATCGTCATAAGTGCATCTCTCTTCGACAATAGCGAACCATGAAACAAACTCTCCATCCTTAAAAACTTTCTTTGGTGTCCGAGTTATCACCAGACTTTTTCCCTGTTTTATCTGAGTGCAAGGGAGAACATTGTCAAGTTTGTGCGCAACCTTTCCGGACGGATCTTCTCTCAAATATTCCAGCAGTTCGGTATCTGGAAAGACTATAGGAAACACACAAGCAGCCGAAACTCTTTCTTGATACTCTAGAAATCTTTCCATTGAAATATTTTATCTAGTATCTTCTCTCCCAGAAACAATAAAGTCTTTTTTCTCTGGTCTTTTGGTCGAATCTGTAAACCTTTGTGACAAAGTCACCGTATTTCTTTCCCCATAGTGTTCTTCCTGTCTCGACGAAAAGACAAGAACTGCAAGTGTTTCGTTCCACCCAAGAGGCTTCGTACGGCTTCGAGTAAGACAAGTAACAGCATTTTAAAGTTGTCTCATCGCTCGTTGCTAAAAGCAGTGAAGTAATCTCTTTGTTCTGTAAAAACTTGTACATTCTAATAATGGCAGAAAAAGAACTTCGAGATTTTGTGAGACAATACAAGGAAGTTTTTGGTTATCTTCCTGAACTCGAACAAGAGTCTCCACTGGTTACTTTGTTGGTCAAAGAAAAGAACAAGCAGATACCGAACAAGTATTTTTCCCGAGTGCTTCAAAAAGATGTGTCCGTACTTCAAGAGGTTTCAGCCCCCATCATCCCATACTAAAAAATATTTTTTATTGTTGGACACTTTTGACTACGACAAGCGTTCTCTTTGTGTTTTATCAAATTATTGAAAATGTCCCTTTCTGTTGATTGAGAATAAAATGACGACTGAGGTTTTCCAAAATTTTTTGAGGGCGGGACCCCAAGATCTTCTTGAAGAAGAAGCGGGGTGCGCATACGAAGATGTGAAACGGCGAGTCTCAAAAATTTGCGAGAAGGAGTCTGACAGATTCAAAAACTTGGCTTTGGCTTTGTCATACTACGACTACAACGGAGCTCCCTCGAACTGGCAAGAAGAATACAAACATGAAAAAACAGTGTTCGACTGGGCGAAGGGTGTGCTAGAAGACGAGGATGAGGAAGACATTGATGATGTAATTGAGGCATACAATGAAGGTCTTATCCCTAATTGTTACAGTTTCATGGAAAACTATTTCACCTAAAATATGGTGTTTTCATAGCATCGAAACAAACGAAATATTCTTTTGGTAATATTTCAAAGACAAGACACTACTAAAAAATGGACGCTGGACAGAGACTCAATGATTTCCAGTTCGCCCTTCATCGTCCCGAAACATTCCTGGGTTCCATCCGACCTCTCCCTCACGACAGGTGGTTTTGGTCAAATGAAGAGAAGATGATGAAGTTTGGATCTTTGACCTTTCCTGAAGGCCTTGAACGCATCTACTACGAGATCGTCAGCAACGGCATCGACAACATGTTTCGTTCGCAAAAGTCTGGAATTCCGATGAAGTCTATCAAAGTCACTCTCGACAGGGAGACTGGATATTGCACTGTTTGGAACGACGGCGCCCATATCTCTGTCGAAAAGAGGGAATACTCTTACACTGACGAACTCGGGAACACGACGAGCTCTTTGTTGTATCCTGCCGAACTCTTCTTTGGCTATTCAAAAGCTTCGACCAACTACAATGATTCTGAGGAACGAAAAACTTCGGGAAGGAACGGACTGGGAGCCAAGTTAACTTCGGTCTTTTCCAAACATTTCATTGTTCGTTGTTTTGACCCAGAAAGGAAGCTCATCTTTACCCAAGAGTTTCACGACAACCTGACCCGTCGTTCTGAACCTGTTCTTGAAAAGTGCACGAAAAAGAGGGGTTGGACAGAGGTTTCTTTCCTGCCGGACTTTGAACGCTTTGGTCTTTCCTCTTGGTCTGATGCTCTCGTCTCGAGGTTCGAGAAGACGATGCGAGACGCGTCTCTTGTTACGGGGCTGACGGTCGAATTCAATGAGGAAAAGTTCTCGTTCAAAGACATTGAGGACTATGCTCGGCTCTTTTCCAAGGACAACCCCAATCTTTTGACTTTGAAAAGTGCGGATTCTTCTTTTGTCCTTCTCGAGAAAAATGTTTCGAATGTTGTCTTTGAGTCTGGTCAAGAGACGAGCCTCTCTTTCGTGAACGGTCTCGAAGTTTTCACAGGAGTGCACGTCAACGCTTGGAAGAATACAGTTCTGATGCCCCTTCTCAAGGCTTTCAATGCCAAGCAAAAGGCCGAAGGGAAACCAAAGGCAAACATGAAGCAGCTCGAGTGCTTTTTTCACATCTTTCTAGTTTGTGACTTGGACAAACCGGAATTCACAAGTCAGACAAAGCACGAACTCGCTTCTCCTGTTCCAAAGACTTGCAAACTCAAGGAAGAACAAGTTAAGAAACTCTTGAAATGGTCATTTGCCCCAGAACTTTCAAGTCGTCTCGACCCCAAAAAGACGAGAAGGACAAAGAAGCTCGAACTCAACCTTAAAAAGGTCGATGATGCTCAACTCGCAGGAACAGAGAGGAGCTCAGAGTGCATTCTGATTCTAACAGAGGGAGACTCTGCCAAAACTCTCGCAGTTTCTGGCTTCACCTCTCTGAAAGACAGAGAGCGATATGGAGCTTTTGCTCTCAAAGGAAAGGTTCTGAATACGACCAACGCAACCTCAAAAGCCATCGGAAAGAACGAAGAACTCGAAATGCTCAAAATGGTCCTTGGTCTTTCAAAAGACCTGGGCAAAACTTTGAGGTACGGAAAGGTTCTTTTGATGTGTGATGCCGATGAAGACGGGAAGCATATCGAGGGACTTGTGCTTGCATTCTTCCACAAGTTCTTCCCCGAACTTCTCAAGAATGGGTTCGTCGTCTCTCTACAAACTCCAATTCTCAAGGCTTTCCCAACAAAGAAACAAGAACTTTGGTTCTACACGGTTGGACAGTTTGAGGACTGGGTCCAAAAGAATCCAGGTCATAAGAATTTGACTGTCAAGTACCTGAAAGGTCTTGGTTCTTCCAAGCCCGAAGACGGAATGAAATACCTGGCCCAACAGAAGCTTTTGAAATATATTTCTGATGGAACAGAAGATTCATTCTTTGAACTCGCATTTGCAAAGAACAAATCTGACGAAAGAAAAAAGTGGCTCAATGGGGACGCCAAAATATGCTCTCAATACGAGGGGGAAATGCATCTTTCGACGTTCATTGATGAGAAGCTTTCTTCCTATCACCGAGAAAACAACAGAAGGTCAATCCCTTCCGTTTACGACGGGCTCAAGCCATCTCAGAGGAAGGTGTTGTATGCTTGTCTTTCTTCGAACGTCATCGGTGCATCAAAGACCGAAAAAGTCGAGAGACTTGCTGGAAAGGTTGCAAGCATTGCCGGGTACCATCACGGAGAGGTCTCTCTTTCGGGGACGATTGTTGGAATGGCCCAAAACTTTGTTGGTTCCGGCAACAACATCCCACTTTTGTACCCAGATGGTTCTTACGGTACAAGACTGAGAGGAGGCAAGGACCATTCTGCGGCTCGTTATCTTTCGACCTATGTTGTTCCTTTGGCTCGTATTCTCTTTCCCGCAGAGGATGATGACTTGTACGAACGAGTTTTGGAAGACAATGAGTTAAACGAGCCCGTGCACTACCTCCCAATTCTGCCAATGATTCTTGTGAATGGAGCATGTGGTATCGGAACGGGACACAGTACAGAGATTCCTCCTCACAACCCTTTGGACATCTGCAAGTGGATTCGCTGCTGGCTCAACTCCGAAGAACCTCCTCAACTCGTACCTTGGTGGAGAGGTTTCAAAGGAGAAGTCAAACTCGAGGATGGAAAAGGAAGGACTTTTGGAATTCTCGAAAAGCTGAGCAAGGAAAAGTGGAGAATTTCAGAGACGCCTGTCGGTCTCTGGACTTATGATTGCAAAGTCCATCTTGAGACGCTCGAAAAGAACAAGCATATCAAGTCCTTCGAAGACAAATACACCGACAAGGAGGCTGCGTTCGTTATCACTACAACAAAGGACTTTACTCCCACAATTACCAATCTCAAACTTTCCAAGGCCTTTTCCCTCAAGAACATGACAGCTTTCGTCGACAATCCCGTAAAGTTCTCCAGCGTCACGGAAATTCTGGAAAAGTATTGTGTAGCGAGGCTTGATCTCTACCAAAAGAGAAAGGAGAAGCTTCTGAAGGACTTGTCGGAAGAAATTGTGAAGCAAAGGAACAAACAAAGGTTTTTGGAAGATGTACTCTCTGGGGTTCTGAACATGAAGGAAGAAGAGTCCATTCTTCTAGAAAAGATGGAGGTATTGGGCTATGTCAAGTGGCAAAACAGTTTTGACTACCTTGTGAGTATGCCCATCCGAACTCTCACAAAGGGGAGACTTGCGGATGTCATTGCAACTCTTGAAAAGCTCCGAGAGAAACACGTGGTTCTTTCTGAGAAGAGCACAAAGACGATGTGGGAGGAAGAACTGGATAATTTCGAACGCAGGTACAAAAAGGATTTCTAAATATTTTATAAAATATTTTTTTGAGATGGAGAAGTTTTACCAAAGATTCATTGACTTTTTGTCGGACATCTATCCTGAGATTGAGCCCCTAAAGGATAACCAGGAAGAAGAAAAGAAGTACGGTGCTATCAACGGTACTTGGATTGGAAAGCTTGTAAAAAACGAGGAAGGAGTAGTCTATCGTGTGACTTTGGTCGGGCAAAGTGTCAACTACTTGGAAAGACAAAGGCTTTTGGTAGACCCCGTCCGTTGGATTCCGGATGTCTATTTTCGGACAGAGACATTTGGCAAAAGTACCAAATGGGGACTTCTTGGGGGATATGAGATAGTCTTCCCGAGAGACGAAAAGAATACCCCAAAAACATCGAGTGACCCTTCAAGACTCTCGGAGAGACATATTGGGAAATTCGTCCAGAAAAAACAAAGAGTATACAAAGTTCTTTCATACTGCCCTGAAATTTCCTCTTGGAGACTCGTAGAGATGAAAAGAGGGAAAGAAGGACAAGTTCTTCGCGTCCACGAACAATCAACAGATTGGAATTTTTATTGAATATCACAAATGCAAAGTGTGATATTTTTCTGAAATGGAACCAACAAGCCGCGAGAAACTTGATGCTTTGCGTGCTCATGTCCAAACTCTGAATGAGCAACTCGAGGATTTGAGACTTCAATACGACCTCTCTGAGAAAAAAGACGGAAGATGCATCATCGAAAAAGAGATTGACAGACTTGTCTCTGTTCTCGACCCTTTGATATGTGACCTTTTGGCCATGGAAGAAGCTGGAGGTGAGACAAAACACGAGTGGATCGGAAAACTTGTGACCAGAGGGGGAGATAGAGTGTACAGAGTTTGTGACATGGACGAGAAGGTCTTTTATCTCGAAGGTATGGAATACGAGAACTTCGAATGGAAACAAACATGGGAAATGTTCGCTCTCAAAAAGACTTTTGTTTGGAGACTTTTGACGGACGAAGAGATCCGATATGGTTTTGGGTGTTTCATTTCGGATGAATGGATTGGGAGACCCATTCGGAACTCTGATGGAAGACTCTGTAATCTTTTGGGAAAAGAAGGTGGGAATTATTTGGCACAACTTGTTGTCAAAGATGGGAAATTTATACACGAAAAAGTTTACATTACAGTGTCACCCAAAAGTCTGGGTTGGTCACTCGTCGGATCAAAAGATTGAACAGCAAAGAACACAAAAATATTTTCTAATATTTTACAATGGAACCGATGACCTCTGAAAAACTTGACGCTCTCAGGAATCATGTCCAAACTCTGAATGACCAACTTGACCATTTGAGGCTCCAGTACGACATTTGCGAAAAGAAGACGGAGAGAGAAAGGCTCGAAAAGGAGATTATCGAGATTGTCTCTGTTCTCGACCCTCTCACCTGCGATCTTTTTGCTGCTGAGGAAGCCGTTCACGAAGGAGAGAAATGGTCGACCGATGGAGGACCTCTCCCCCAGCCTCTTTACATCGAGGATAGCGAATCTGTTCCACAAGAGATTCAGGCGGAATGGCTCGGAAGACTCGTAAAGGATACAAGTGGAACTGTCTATCGTGTGACTTTTGTGGGGGAGATCACAAACTATTTGGAAAGGCAGAGGCTTCTGTATGACCCCGTTCGTTGGATGTCGGCTGACGGAAAAACTTTGACATTCCCAAAGAGCGCCCAGTTCTCTCTTCTAACGGGTTGTGAAATCTTCTTTCCTGGGAAAGGCGTTCCAATATCTGACGAGTTCCGCTCCGATGGAACTATCTCTCCCTTTTGGATGGGAAAACTCGTGAAAAAGCAGGGATTCGACCAAGTCTTTCGCGTAATGTCGAAAGTGTACGGTTCCGGGTGCTGGAGACTCGCAGAGATGAAAAAGACAGAGAGCGGGCTTTGGGTCGAAGGAGAGTTTTTGTACGTTGCAGAAGATTCTCCGGATTGGTGTCTCTACAAAGAGCATGATGCACGCAAAGACAAGGGTAAAGAAAAGGTCTGAAATATTTACAGATAAATATTTTTTGGGAGCTGATACACACTGCGGGTTATACGTTCCATCTTTTTTTCCATACCCGTTATTTTTCTTTCGTTGCCGTTGTTAACTTCAACCCAACTGAAAGGAGTCCAAGTCTCAAGAATTTCCTTGGTGTCGCATCTTGGGCAACATCCGGAACTATGGACAACGTACGCCTTTGGATAGTTTGTGTGTAACTCCGTATAGTCCAATATGCTTCTATGGGAAAGTCCTGCTTTTTCCGCTGCTTGATGTAACAACTTTCTCTCGTAACTGTTTCGACATCTCATCTTCATTGGTTTTCTACTGCTCGTCGCTCTTTCCAAAAACTTTGGCATCTCTTTCAAGAAACTTTCGTGTTTCTTCATATTTATAACATAGTTTTGTCCAGTGTAAATGAAAAGTCTTTATGGCCGGTATGTTCAAGCCATGGGTGATAAAGAAGAGACTCTGCTTCTTTTTCCGAGAAGTTATGATTACGATCAAGTTCTAAAAATTTTGGAAAAGGATTATAACCTTGAAAATATTCCGTGTGAAGGAACTTGTATTTCTTTCGACTGCAGGGAACTTTGCCATGTCCTTTTCTCTCGGGGAGAGAGCGAGTGTGACGTCCCCGACAGCATCGGGAGAATCGCAGGCTTCATGCTAAAACATCCCGAGTTGACTCTTGTTTCAATCGGTCAATGCGAGACAAGACATCCAGAAAAGAAAAATATGGCAAAACTCGAGTTGTCCGTGTCTTTGTGCAACTCTGAATGTTCTTGCACGTGCGCTTGCGACTCTCTTCCGGCAAATGCGAGAAACTCTCTGTCAAAGGGAGAAAACGCTTGGGGTGGAGACGCTCTTTTTGAATGTCATCGTTTCCAGAAGAACAAAGATAGAGTTTTTCGTGTGACTCACAAAGGATAAAAATATTTTTACAAACATCGAAACTCGAAACACGCATTCCACAATCTTTCACACATGTCTTTTATCAAAAAGTTCGAAGTTGGTTCTGGAGGAACAGCCTCTCTCTTCAAAAGAGGAGATGAGTATTTCGTCTACAAAAGACCTCACGAGATATTCGAACCGATTCAACTGGTCGAATATCAGGTGCAACTCGCCCTTTGGAAAAGGTACAATGAAGGCTTTGTGAAGCCTCTTTTTTCGGAGATGAGAGACGAAAGGCTTTGTTTTGCGATGGAATGGTTTGAAAGCAAGCACTTTGAAATGGAGAACGTCGCAGATATCAACAAAGTCGCAAAGACTCTATGCCGTTGTTTCCGGGCGATGGAAGAGGAAGGTGTGTATCACCAAGATATTGGACCTCATAATATCCTTTGGGATAAACGCACGGACGATGTCAAGCTCATCGACTTTGGGATGATTGTCCGGTATCAAAACGAGACCGAGAAGAAACATTTCGACATTTCAGTCCCTTTTCTTCCCATAGAATGCGAAAATAACAAAGAGATGCTCTTTACAAGAGAAGAAGCGTCCAAGATTCAAGTGTGGATACTTGGAGACCTGTTGCTCCAAATCCTGATGGCAAACAAGAAAATCAGAGAGGTGTCTCGGGACAAAGGACGGGAAGTGTTTGAAGAAAGCGTTCAGAAACTTTGCGAGGGAAACGAAAGGTTCATTGAGAGAGCAATTCTCGCCGCTTTGCAAAGAGAACCCCAGAATAGGAAAATTTTATAGACAAAAATACCCATAATTTATATTCTGGTATATAAATTACTATCTTCCAGAAAATATCCCTGACCCAAAGACTTGGAAAAGTTCCCTATCTTTTTTCACGGCTCCCTGAACATCCGAGACTTTTATCCTCTTTCTCGACTCTTTTCCCGCTTCTCTTGCTGAAGAGTTGAGTATCTCTTGGCAAAAATACTCGAGAATTGCGGTCAATGTTTTGACGCTACTTTGTCCCACTCTTTTACAGGTCTTTTTTCTCATCAGATTCTCTGTCCTCTTTGTGGGAAAGACAAGTTCCTTATTTCCGTAAAGCGCAGAGTCGACGTAGTCTTTCCCATGTTTCCCGAGTTCTCCGGGAACGTCCCGAAGAAGCCAAAATAGAGCATCATGTTTCAGAGTCTTTTTGTCCCCCAAAAGGATGAGCGCTTTCGTCATCATCTTATCTGCCAAAAACACGAGCATGTTGTTTATCTGTTCAACGGCTTCTTTTGTCACATCAAAGTCTTTTGGGGACATTCTCTTGACATAAAGTCCATATTTTCCAACACGTTCCATATTACTTTTCTCGAAAAAGTAATGGTTCTAAGTTATTTCATCGTCGCCTGTATGGTCTGGTTTGGGGTTCCCCATTCTTGCATCATCGCTGGTATCGCTTCCTTTGGGGCTGGATATCTTTTGAAGCATCGGGAGATCGGAAAACTCAAGTTTGAACTTGGAGAGCTTCGAAGAAGCCTCTCGAACTTTTCCGAAAAGAGAAACAAAGAATTAGTCCAGAGCGAATAATGGGTTGCTGCGTTTCTTCGGATTATCTTTATTGGCAGGAGAATATGTTGGTGTACAAAGATTGGGAGAAAACTTGTGGTTCGATACCGGAGCTCAAGATGAGACTTTGCCTTTCACAGTATGGAGAAGTTCCTCTTGACCGTAAACTCCTTTGGCTTCGCGTCGCTCCCGGCCTCGACTTTCCTTTGGCCATCACTCCAAACACAACAAAAGAAGAACTCACAAAGTCAGTGATACCTCGCATCTTGGAAAAGTACGGAAAAGACAAAGTTTCTTTGGTGTGTATTGATGGAGAAGAGGTCCCAGACGACCTTTGGTCCGGAACAAAGGATGGTCAGTACCTGATTTTTGATACGTTCTATAAGAGAAAAAAGAAGTGTTGCTAAAGGATGTCTCACTTGAATGTGGTGTTTTTGGGGCACGTTGATGCGGGAAAGTCTTCTTTGTGTGGAACCATTTTGGTCGAGTCCCGGATGGTCGACGAAAGAAGAGTTTCACAAGTCGAGAAGGAAGCCGAAGAGAGCGCCGGAAAGGGTTGGGGAAAGGCATTTCTTTTGGATACTGACCCAGAAGAAAGGAAAAGAGGAAAAACTGTGGAGTTTGCCCGCGAGCCGTTTGTTTGGAACAACAGAAACTTTACAATCTTGGATGCACCGGGTCATCGAAATTTCATTCCCAATGCCATCGAGGGACTTGCGAACGCTGACGTTTGTGTTCTTGTCGTTTCGGCGAGAAAGGGAGAATTTGAAGCCGGAATGTCTATGAGAGAGGAAGCGGAAGGTCAAACTCGAGAACACGCCCTTCTCGCAAAAGCTTTTGGGGTTTCTTTCCTCATCGTCTTTGTGAATAAGATGGACCAAGTTGGTTGGGACAAGGAAAGGTACGACGAAATAAAGACAGAGACAAGCAAGTTCCTCAAAAAGATTGGTTATTCAAACAAAACATTTTTGTTCATTCCCGGCTCTGGCCTCTCGTCTCAAAACATTTCTATGGCGTATCGGATTGGTTGGTGGGATGGACCATGCCTTTTGGAAGCTCTTTGCGGCATTGAGACGAGGAAAAACACCGAATCTCCACTCACAAGAATTTCTGTGATGTCATCTCTCGGCAAAAGTCAACTCTTTGGAAAGGTTGAGAGAGGAAGAATTGTAATTGGGCAGACTTTGACCCTTTGTCCTGGGAACAAACCTTTGCAAGTTCTCTCGATCTCGACAGACTTCTCTTCTGCTGAAAAAGCAGAAGCAGGTGAAAATATTTTTCTTTCTTTTTCTTGCGAAGAGACGCCAAAACAAGGAGACTTTTTGTGTTCGGAAAACTCGAGTATTCAAAAGTGTGAAAGGATGCTCGCTATGGTCCAAGTTTTCGAGTCGACTCCTCTGTTTTGCCCCGGAACAGAGTGCGTGATGCAACTTCACATGTCAAAATATGACTGCAATGTCGAAAAGATTATTTCGCTGGCAGACGGGTCCAAAAAGAACAGATGTCTACTTGTTCGAAAAGGAGAGATTGCCAAAGTCGCCCTGAATGTTAAGGCCTTGGCCGAGCCATTTGAAAGCTTTTCAAAACTTGGTCGCTTTGTTCTGAGAGACAAGGGAAAAACGATTGCAATTGGCAAAGTTTTGAGAGTTGCATAAAATGGAGAGATACCTCGAACAGAACGGTTGCACAATCATCAGGTCTTTCTTGTCGCAAGAGAACGGAGGTTCCGCTGATGTGCTTGCCGAGTGCCACTGCAAACCAGAGGGAGTGTTTGGAAGGAGGGAGTGAAAGGAAAGTGTTTCGTTGAGGTAAAGGCGAGGTTTGTCCCAGACAAGGAGGAATAAAATATAAAGAATATTTTATCTGATAAGTTTCTCAAGTTCATGCAAACTGTAACTCAAAAGTAAAAGCAGGGCAAGGCTTTGTGCGAGTCTTTCCTGTATTTGTTGTTCCAGCGGCATATTGTGTAATGCAAGTCCTGTTCTTTCTTATCTTTTTTGCAGTCTTTGTCTTTCTTTTGCTCTGGTTCCGAGAGTTTCAAGAAAATGTCCAGGAAGAGTTTTCTTACGACGCAAAGTGTTCAAAGAAGGAGGTTGTATGGGAGAAATATCCAGAGTTTCAAAAGGAGGTGTTTCGCCCAAACTATGAGCAACTCATTCCCTTTCAAATCTTTCAGACAAACGAAGAAAAAGTTTTGCCTGGAATGAAGGAGGCTTTGGATTCTTGGAGCAAGATGAATCCCGAATACCGCCACATCTTTTTCCCGACGAGTCTTTGTCGAGACTTTATTTCCCAAAACTTTGAGAAGAGGGTTTTGGATGCTTATGACAGCCTTGTTCCTGGCGCGTACAAGGCGGACCTCTTTCGCTACTGTGCTCTGTATGTGAGTGGCGGAGTGTATGTCGACTCTGCGATGGTATGTCTTGTCCCATTGAAAGACTGGCTTCCCCGAGACAAGACTCTCGTGTCTGCAAAGGACGAAGGAGTTCAATCAGGAATCTACCAGGCGTTTTTTGCCTGTGTACCGAGACATCCGATGCTCCGAAGTCTCATTGACCTCGTCGTTTCTCGAGTGGAGAATAAAGAGTACGGACCGAGGGACCTTTACACCACAGGACCAATGGTCTTTGGAAACGCCCTGAACTTGTACTTGGGAAGAGGCGAAAACACAGAGTTTGGAACCGGAGACATTGGCGACTCTGTCTTTTTGTTTCATAGGTACTCGAGGCCTGGGAAAAAGATTGGAGGAATTTTTGACGCAGAAGGGAAGGAACTTGTTCGAACAAAGTACGACTGCAGCTTCTACGAGAAATCACTCTGGTCGAAACTTCCCTCATATTCTGTCCTTTGGAAGGAAAGAAAAATTTTCAAGTAATATTTATGGTTAAATATTAAAGTTCATCATAATCTCTCCAGAGGGAGAGGTTTCCGGGAGTCTCTTCGACTCTTGCACTGCATTTCCGCAAAATCTCTTCTTGGTCAACACTGTCTCTCTCACAAATCTTCTCATCACAAAGAGCGGCCAGAATTCTGGCCGTCTCTCGCTCATTCATCGTTTCCAAAATCCCGAGAGTGTGCTCAAGCGAGAGGATAATCTTGTTGAGCTCTTCAATCTTTTCGTTGACTGCTTCTCTTGACTTTCTGCCAGCAGAGTCAACGAAAAGCTGAGTCGCAACATCAAGATTTCCGTGAGGTGTACTCTCCGGTGTCAGAATACCTACCGTAGGAACGAGAACCGGGAACTTGACGCTGCACACGGCCGAGCCTTCGAAATTTTCCGAGACATGAAAATACCAGCTGCCATTGAAAGACTCAGCAAGAAGATAAGCACACTTTGAATGATTCATCTTGTTGTCGAAAAAGATAAGTAAAAATTTATCTTTTCTGTGATTTTTACAGATACTCTCGGATGTAGTACGGCCAACAAATCGTCCTCCATGCCACCTTTGGAAGCATGACGTACCAAGCCTTCGAGTGATTCCTTTCATCTTGTCCTTCTTCCCAAGCGATAACTATACCGGAACCGGTCATTGGAATATACCAAGCCCACATAAGCGGATCGGCGATCTTTCCGAGCATCGAGATTTTGTTGACACGAGACATTTTTATTGAGATGCAAAAGGATATGGGAAATATTTTGATTCAGAAGAAACACAGATTTTAAGTAATATTTAACCATAAATATTAGCACTGCAAATTCCTCCACTCGCCGACGTTACCGGGAGTTTCCTCATCCCGAACCTTGTACTCTTGCAGACACTTTTTGTACGTCAAAAGTTCGTATCTGGCACAAGATTGTTTATCCAAAAGGCGATCCAACATATCCACACTTTCCTGTTCGTTTGTCGAACGCAAGAATTCGATGGACTGTTCAAGGGCTTTGATGGTTTTGCCGTATGTTTCAACCTCTTCTGCAATCGCTTCGTTCATCTTCTTCTTGGCAGAGTCCACAAAGGACTGAATTGCAATATGAAGGCTTCCAGAGGGTTGGCTTTCCGGCGTTGAAATACCAAAGACGAAAAAGAGAATTGGAAACATCAGCTTGCAAACGGCATGTTCATTATCGTCCATAGACAACTCAAAAATCCACTTCCCACGAAAAGGATAAGCGACAAGATACACGGTATTGGAACTAATCATTTGGTAAAAGATAAGCAAAAATTATCTTTTATGATTTTACAGATACTCCCGGATGTAGTACGGCCAACAAATCGTCCTCCACATAACCTTTGGAATCATAACATACCAAGGCTTGTCAAGGTTATTCATGTCTTGTCCCTCTTGCCAACCAATGACAAAACCAGCTCCATTAGCAGGGACGAAATAAGCCCAAAGAAGCGGCTCGGCAGCCTTTTCGAGCTTCGAGATCTTGTTAACACGAGACATTTTTATTGAGATGCAAAAGGATATGGGAAATATTTTGATTTACAAAATATTTTATTCGTCCCTATCTTCAAGGGTAAAATCCCTCAACTTCCCATAAAATCCGGGGGAATCCTCCTCGACTTCCTTTCGACTCTTCAGATAATACTGCGGGCCGAGCTCAGAGAGTTCATCCCGTTCACAAGCCTTCTCATCAAGGACGTGGCAAACGACGTTCCTCGCATCTGTTTCTCCCAGAGTGTTCAGGGCGTCGATACCCTTTTCAAGAGCATTAATTTCCTTGTTGAACCTCTCAATATTTTCCTCGATAGACACTTGAGCCTGCCTCAAAGCAGAACCGATGAATTCTTGAATGGACATCGACAAGTTTCCGAAATGTGTACTTTCTGGCGTGAGAATGCCACGAAGTGGAACGAAAGTGTAAAACTTTACCGAACAAACAACACTTTGTTCTCTGGTGCTCGAGACTGAGAAGTACCACCTTCCGTTGCACCTTTCGGCGAGAAGATAAGCTTCCTTTGTGTACTCCATATTGTTTGAAAAGATAAAATATTTTATCTTTTTGGTAGATTTATTGGCTCTTGCTCATGAGAGACTTGAGATGTTCCTCGAGTTGATGGGCGGGAATATCTGGGAAGAGTCTCTGAAAGACTTCGCAGCATATTTCCATATCTCGCTTTGTCTTCTTTCTTTCTTCTTTTTTGGCTTCTCTTCTGGCTTTGGATTTCTCGTTGATCGCGTCTTTGTTTGTTGAATACCAAAGACGCAGCCTTTCCCTTTCTTCTTCCTTGTGGTTCTCGTAGTATCTTCTCTGTCTCGCGAGTTTCTTTTCTTTGCTCATGTCTTCCTTACCGTTCGTAGAGACAATTTTTTTCACTCTACAAATGCGTTAAGGAAAAAAAGAGAACGTTGTAATGGCTACCACACCTATCCAACGCGCTAATATTTTCAATATTTCTTTGAAACCCGAAATTTCAGAACCCGAAACTTGGGATGGGAAATTCGGTTGTCCGCTTTGTTTATTTCGTGGCTCTGACCAAGGAGACCTGAAGAAGCACTATCAGAGTCAAGAACATCAAAAGGCTTACTTTGATGCCATGAAAAGTCCAAGTTCAAACTCCCCCTTCTACGATATACACGAGAATGAGACACAACAGGAATATTTGACGAGGGTGAGCTTTGCATACATTTTGGGAAAAATCCCAAGCTATTGCTCGGTCACGGAAAAATACGGAACTTTTTGGTTCTCCCACGCCCTTTCTTCAAAGAACAAAAACTCTCTTGCTTCTCGACAAAAGAGAGGAGAGGTGAATCTCCCATCTCCTCAAAAACTCGCCCATGCTTTCGGCAAAGGAAGTGGACATAGTTTGTTCTTTGCGTACGAGAGGACTCCTTTTTCGCGTTCTTTCGGAAGTTACATGACTTTCAAGTCGTTCTGGAAGAATTATTGGCCTTTGTCCGACAAAGAGAAGCGTTTTCACGAACAATTTCTCAAAGGACAGCCCACTCGCGAAATCTTTGACATCGACAGCTCCGAGTTGACAGAGGAAGAAGCGAAAGCTCTAAACATCCCGGAACTGTTCCAAAAACTTCGAAGAGAATTTTCACCAGAAGAAAAGCTCGACTTTTTTATTGTTCATTCCTGTGGGAAAGAAAAGGGCAAGTACAAAACTTCATACCACATCGTCTCGACAAGAACTCACTACGACATTGTTGAGCTCGGCAAATTTTGCAAAGAGTTTGTTTCCTTTCTCGAGAAAAGAAGAGACGGAGTCGTTCTTGCGAGCCTGATAGATAAGCAAATTTACACCAAAAACAGAACCATAAGAGTCCCCTGGTCATGCAAATGCGAAAGTAACAGAAGACTTTTGCCCATCGAAGAACACAAGGACAAGAAACCCATTGACTTTTTTGGGACGCCTTTGGGTTATCTATGGTGCGGAGAGTACAAAGAGGAAGAACAAGAAGAAAGAAAAGAATTTCAAGGCATTGTGAACCCAGGAGATTACGAGGATATACTCAACGACTTTGTCGAACAGAAACTTGGAGGCGAATTTGAGATACGAAAAGAAGGGAACCAATGGAGGATTCAAAGGAACGAAGGACAATCCAATGAATGCCCTTTCTGTGAAAGGGAACATCACAAAGACAACTACAAGGCTTATGTTGCATACGACAGGCTTTGGGTTCGCTGTTTTCGAGCAGATAGGCCAGCGGCTTTGACACCTCCAACAAAGAAAGGGGAGAGAAAATTTCGGAAAAAATCTGTTAATAGTTCTCTCCCTCCTCTTCAGGCAGACTTTTCATATTCTTCCCCGACTTGCAGACCGATAATGTTCGAACAGAACAAAAAATGTCTCGCAATTCAAAGTGCGATGGGGACAGGCAAAACAAAAGCTCTTGCCTTTTATCTCAAGTTACGTCCTCAGCTCAGAGTCCTTGTAGTCACGTACAGAAGGACCCTCGCCCGTGAAATGTGCGAGAAGCTTCCAGGGTTTGTAAATTATGAAGACCAACAAGGAGGCTGGCTCAACGCCAAAAAACTGGTTGTTCAAGTCGACTCTCTACATCGCGTGTTTGGTAAATACGACCTTTTGGTGTTTGATGAAGTGACGTACACAGACTCGAGGCTCTTATGTGACGTTGCACAAAAGACAGGCTGTTGGAAGACTTTCAAGCAGTGTGTCAGAAACGCAAAGAATGTTTTATTGATGGACAAAAATTTGAATCAGACGACCATTGACCTCTTTGAGAAACTCGGAGCTCACTGCCACGTCGTCCGCAACGAATTCAAAGCTCACAAAGACAAAAAAGTGCAAATTCACTCTGGGTTTCTTGAGTTCAAAGAGAAACTTTTGGAAGACCTCGAAAAAGGCACAAAGATATGCTTTGCTTCAAGCTCAAAGAAGAAATTGGAACTGTTGTGTCGTGAGGCAAAGGATAGAGATTTTCGAATCCTCTGGTACACCGGAGAGGGGAAGAGTGAGAACGTTTGGTTAGAGAGTTGGAAAAACTACGACCTGGTCGCTTACACTCCCACAATCTCTGCCGGAGTCAGTTATGAGGAGGAACATTTTGATAAGGTATACGGATATTTCAGCTCCCGCTCGTGTTGTGCCGAAGAAGCAGAGCAAATGCTTTTCCGTGTTCGAAATATCGCTCAAAAGGAACTTGTTCTTGCGTTTGACGACAGAACCTCAAACTGCCCGACAACAAAGAAAGGAGTCATCGAAAACCTTGAGGCAAAGGACGGAACTTCTTTTTCACTCGAAGGAATAAAATGGGACATTGCATGTGGAACTTTTGTGGAAAATGCTCGCTCGAAAGCATTCGTGGAAGTTACAGTGAGACGAAACCTCTCGAAAGTCGGGATTTCTGGCGTTTTAACTGGCCTTTTGGAGGAACAAGGAATGTCGATCGAGTATGTGAACCCAGTTCTTTCTGGGAACTATTTGAAAGGGCTAAGAGAGGACCAAAAGTACCTGGAAAAGACCATAAAACTCGAAGACGCAGTCAAAGTCGCGGAGGCCCAACCAACCACAAAGCAAGAGTTTTCTTTTCTTTGCTCTCGGAAAGAAAAGACGGAAGAAGACATTTGCAAATGCAAAAAATTCATGCTCTCTCATGTCTTTGAAGTGGAACAACAAGAAATAACACCGGAATTCGTTCTGGAATACTCTGGTCAAGAGAATATCTTCCGAAACCAGAGGCTTGCATTCGTTGGAACAAAGGAAGAACAAAAGGAGAGACTTTCATCTCTTATCCGAGAAAAGAATGCAGACAAGACTTTGATGAAGAATGACGAAAGGATGCATTTGTCCAATCGTCTAGAGAAGATAGTGTACGCGAGACGTCTCTTTTATTGGCTTGGATTCAAGAGCGTTTTGGAACGAGAGAAAAAGAGCAAAGAAGAGATGGTTTGGAGGCTCAAAAAGATACGCGAAAAAGTTGGAAAGAGTAAAAACTTTCAGGTGATGCTCGGGAAACTACCGGAAGAAGCATACACGGTGAGGTGGTTGAATGATTCTCTCAGAAAATTATTCGGGTGTGCCATTTCGAGAACGACCAAACACGAAAAATTTGAGTGGGAACTGACATTTTCTTCGCCATGGATTTACGGACAAGAAGTAACACCCGTAGCGAAGAAAAAAGCTGTGGCATACATCGTACCAAAGGTTTGCTAAAAGATATTTACCCAAAATATCTTGGAACCAGAAACAAGTGATTACTCATCGTAGAAAGAGACTGATAAAGATGGGGCGATAAAACTCTAATTATGGAAAAAAAGTCCATCGCCCCATCTTTATCAGTCTCTTTCTACGATGAGTAATCACTTGTTTCTGGGGTTTGACTTTGTACTCATCTGATATTCGCACGTACTTTTGAATTCCGAGAATAAAGTAAATGGAATCGTCTATCTCCTTCGCAACGACTCTCTTCGGAGGAAGAACGTGTCTGTATTTCTCCAGCACAATAAAAATACTCAGTATTTTTATTCAATGGACGAGTACCTCCCTCACATAGAAAGAAAACAACCTCTCCTCCTTCCCATAAAGCAAGACCATTCCCATCTCGTTTCATTTCTGGAAGAACAAGGCTACAGCGTATCCACTTATCCTCTCGGACAAGTCAAGGTCTACTTTGACTGCAAACAGTTCCGTCACATTGCAAAATTTGAAATGCCTGAAAAGGACTATAATGTTCAAAAGGTTGTAAGTTTCATTCTTTCAAATCCAAAGTTGACAAACGTCTCATTCCAAAAAGCTTCCGGAAACAAGGGCGACAGAGCATCAGTTATGCTCATCTCTTCAAAACTCGTGGATTGGCAAAGGTATGATTGTAACTGTAGTTGCGCCTGTGACAAGATAACAAGGGACAGAGATGTCAAGCTTCGCGGTGCATCTTGGGAAGACACAGAAGCATACTTCAAGTATACGGTTCAAAAGTCCCACATTGCCATAATCTACAAATAAAAAGGTGTTAGTATTTCTTTTGAACGCATGTCTCTCGCAAAGGTTCTTGACGAAACGTTTGGAGTTTGGCTCGACTCATACAACGGAGAGATTTCAGACGATGAGGATGCTTCAAAGATCTGGGCTGGTTTTCGCTATGCGATAGCCCTTGCAAACAACGATGACGACAAGGAGGAAAAGAAAGAGTACGAAAAGGCCCACGGAAGGTATGTCAAGCCAAAAGAAAAGATTCTCGAACTTTGCCGTCAAAGAAAAGAAGGAACTTATCTTTATTACCAAGGTCAAGTTTACCCATGCATTCGAGGGTTCGACCCAGAGGATTGGAGGGATGAGGATGACAGCACAGCTCCTCTGAAAACTGAAGGGGAGAGGATCTCTGAGCTTTTTTGGGAGTACGAGAACCTCTCTCCCAAAAAGAAAAAGATGATCCAGGACCTTTGCGTCTGCATTCCGGAAAAGAGAGTTCTCTACTTTGGTATCAGATACAGGACAAATATCTGGTTCACATTCCAGAAAGAATGCTACGGAAACAATGATGGCAACTACATCGAATGCGAGACGTATGGAAAGAGCTACAGAATTCAAAAGAAGGAGAGATGGTACAGAGGAAAGGGAGAGACTTTTTCGACTGCCAATGAGTGTTTCCACGCTTTCTGCAGAGGATAAATAAAAAGATATCAGTATATCTTTTAAAAAAATATGGACAATGTTTTGGAAGACACGTTCAATCGTTGGCTTTCATCCACAGAACCGGGTTCAAGGAATTATGAAGAGATTCGTGCCGGTTTCAAGTACCTGTTGGCCTCACAACTACATTTTGATGTGTCTGAAGAAAGACGAGAGTACAACGAAGTTGTAAAGTTGGCAGAAGAGGAGATTTTGGGCCTTTTGAATGAAAGAAAGAAAGGTTTCCTCTTTTATCGTGGTCAAGTTTACCCCAAAGAAGCATCTATTCCTCCTTTTGTTCAAAGAGTTCTTGAAGATGTTCCAGAGGGAGAAGTCGTCTATTTTCACGAGGAAGATGGAGCATATGTCTTTACTTACGACGAGGAATGTTACGGCAACTCTGGAGGTCATTTCACGACATGGGAACAAGACTCAAGGAAAAAGAAGTTCCGAGTCTATCGGAAAGGCTGTTATCCTCAATTGGCAAGCACTGCCCGTGAAGCTTTTCAACTATTGCTCTAATATTTGAAATTATTGGGTATTCCTTCTCTGGACCTCTCGAAGCATTGAAGAAAAGAGATAAGCCAGTGCCATAGCATCTTGCTTGTCCTTTCCTTCAAGTTTGTCCACAAAATAGTCAAGGTCAAGTTTTCCCATTTGAAAAAGGTCACAATAGAACTCGATCGAAAGGTCAAAGTTGACGTAGTCATTCTGTTCAATATAATGGTTATCTCCTCCCAATGCGATGAATGCTTTAACGTCCTCTTTTTCGCAAGCCTCGAGCAAAAAATAGTGCTTTTCGAGTTCCGTAAGTTCCGGAAGAACGAACCAGAAGAGCTCGCTTCCAATAATATCTGTCCGAATGTCGAACTCCCGTTCTTTCAAGTATCTCTCCTTTTGCTCTGAAAGGTTTGGAGCGCCACACGCAATGCTGAACGCCACAAACTCGTTATTTTCCATAAACTTGTTCATCAGAAAAATATACTCGAGTATATTTTTTATTTAATCTGTCCCATAAACATTATTCTTTTTCAACACGTTGTCGACATGCTCCAAAAAGTGGTCGAGCGAGTCATCACTCGGTTCTCCGGGAAGTGCAAACCACCAGCCTATCTCGCATTTCGCTTCCACCCAAAAAAAAGATTTTCTCTCAAGGAAGAACTTGACCTTGACAAAGTCTCTCTCAACTTTTCTTATCTCGTAGAAAAAGTCAGAAACTCCTCTCTCCTCCAGAAGAGAAAGAACTTGGGGAAGGCATTTGCTCTCCATGACAAAAGAAAAAGTTGGGAAGACTCTTTCCCATCAAAGATTTTATAGTTCAAACTCCCAATAAATTTCTCCCTTTTTGTGAGTGTCGAGTTTTCTTGTAATCTTTGAAAAGCACGGAGGTTCTTGAAATCCTGCCCATCCTACATAATCGCGGAGAAACGCCTTCTCCACGTCATTTGGGACGAAAGAATACGTTCTGACCCATTCTGCTCCTCCTTTTGAGAGAGTACAGCACATCTTTTCATCGTCCCAGTCGAGTTTCATCTCTTTGTCTCCGTTTGATAAAAAAACGAGTTTGTCGTCCTCATACATAAAGGTCAAATAAAGCCCATTTTTCCCATTCAAAGTAAATTCTCCTTCTCTTTCCCCATCAATGTAATTTCCAGAGAGGAAGCTTCCCGAAAGCTTGTTATTGTAAATGTACTCCCCGTGAGCTTTTCCAAGACGAAAAGAGGCGGTCTCCCCGTCTAGAGAATATTTACCATGAAATGACCCATCTGGAAGAGTTGGACAGTGCTTCCCTTTTCGAGTGAACTTGTCCGCCGGAATGTCGAAACCATGCACAATACAGAAAAAGACAGCATCTCTCTTCCCAAGAAACTCCATAATATTTTACAAAATATTATACGTCCTTTTACATCTCTTTTTCGACTGGAACTTCTTCCAAAAGGTGCATCAATGCAACCTCCACATAAAGAATTCGAGTCTTTCCATCGTCGCTTTCGACCATAAAATGGGTTGGTTTTGGTTTCAAGGGACTACGAAAAGGATGATTCTCTTCTCCCTTTATGTATCCCTTTATCTGTCCGTCAACAAACTCGAGAGATAGACATTTCTCTTCTCCTTCGAGATGGAACTCTCCGTTTGGTTTTCCGTTACAAAAAGTGCCGAAAAGTCGCGAGCCCGATCTGCAACATTGCCAGTCCCCGTGTAAGACTCCAATTTTCCAAGTCTTTTTGAGATGAAAGAACATACCGACAACGAGCTCAACACCGTGTTTTCTTCCATCGGGAAGGATGGGAAAACTGTGTGCACGAAAAAGCTCGTCATTCGCTTTGTGACAAACATAATCTTCTGGCAAAGGGAGTCCTCCGCCCGCAAGAGCGAGACAAAGAACTTCCTTGTTTTCCAAAAACTTTTGCATCTTCAAAAAATATATGAGTTTATATTTTCAAAAAAAGATTGGGATGCAAAGTCGGACAATCTCTCCACTTTCCATTGTCGCAAAGGCTTTATTTCCCTCATCTTTCAAAAAGTGCAAGAGATGATTCTCGGAAAGGAGATGGTAGTCAACAGCCGTATAAATGCCCGATGTTTCTCGAATATCTGTAAGACGAACATCTCCAAACATCACCTCCCTTTTCTTCATATCCCAAAAGAAATGTCTCTTTGGCTGGTCGAAACCAAAGAGTCTTTCTCCGCCAATGGACATTTCCATGCTTGCTTCTTCTGATTGTAAAAGACCATTGAGGAAAATATACTTCGTCTTTTTCCGAAGGTTTCCGGATGAATGGTGTCGAAATCCGTCGAGAGTCGTCTCTGAACGAAAAATTCCATTTGCCTTTCCTTCCCAAAAGTTTCCAGAGATATAGTCTGAACCGAGAGAACACTTCCACTTTCCGTGAAGTTTCCCTTCCTTCCATTCTCCTGTGAGTATTTCACCGCTCAAGAATTTCCTCGTTGACTTTCCATGTTTCTGGCCATTTGGAAGGACAAAGTATTCGTCGAAAGAGGACTTTTTTCTCGCCTTTACAAGACGGAGAAAGTCCTCTTTCTTTGGGAGTGTTTCAGAAGACGAAAGAACGAATGGGATAATTTCCTCTCTTTCAAGAAACTTTTGCATCCTTTCAAAAGTTTCAATGTATTTCACAAAAAATTGGGATTCTTATGCGATAAAAAATTCCTTGCTCATCCTTTCCATACAACTTCTTTCCCAACTTGGCGAGATTGGAAAAGGCCATGTCTATCCTGCTAAAGCGTAAGTTCAAAAGACATGGTGGTTCAGCTTCCCCATCACTCGTGAAAACATCGGAAAACTTTCTGTTGTAGCACTCGAGTGTTTTTGCCTCCATGTCAAAGACAAATGGTCCGCTCTTTCCGTTCGTTTCGATGCTTTTTGGCATTCCATCCTCAAAGAACACGCTCGAATCGTATCTGCTGGGGCCTTTGTCTTGGCATTCGAATTCTCCAACTGCTTTTCCTTTTGAAAATGAACCCTTGATACGGACAGAGTCCCCGAGTTTCGCGCTGTAGTCACCGTGAAGCTTCCCAAATTTGAACGCAAAGGCGAATTCTTTTACGGTCCCTGCTTTCCTTTTCTTCTCGCAATATTTTCCATGTTTCGTACCATCCGGAAGAACATGTTCTTCTATGATGTGATATTCTCCAACATATTCTGTTTTATTTGTCACAACAAGTCTCGAGTATTTGCTAGGATCCACCTCCACGTTCCCAGAAACGATGCAGAGCGAAAGTGTTTCTCGTGCTCCAAGAAATCGTTCCATTTTGTAATGTACGACGAAACTATAAAAACACAATGAACGTTTCTCGTATTTTTTCTGTTTACCTTTGCATTCCGCCGCTCATGCCTTTCTACTTTTCTCCCAGAAATTATGAGAACTTTCGGAGACAACATGGAAGGCTTCCGAGAGACAACGAAATGAGCGGAATTATCTTCCAGACGATGGTCCACTCCTTCCTGTTTCCGTATTTTCTTCCCAAGACTCTACTTGAATAAAATATTTTCATATTTTATGGAAGACCATTGGGTCTACAAAATATCGTATCATGCCATCTTTGCTTTGGCAAAAGTTCAGAAATGCAAAAGTCATCCGGAAAACAAGGAATCCGATACACCTCGTCTTCATATCCAACCACAAAAGGCTCCTTCTTTTCGTTCAACAAAGTTCTCCCATACAAGGAAAGGCAAAAAATCAGGAGGTTTCCGACTTTATCTCCCTCTGAAGTTTTTCTTTTCTTTGGCATTTGAACCTTGAACTTTTCTCCTTGGATGAAGAGTCTCTTCTTTTCCCATCGGAATCTGAGTTTCTTTGCACCGTCAAACCTCCAACTCTTGAGGAGACCATTCCGGAATTTGAGGGTCATTGGTCTCTCTCCATCCATACAAAACTCTCCGACTGCTCTGTCATTCTCGAACCTTCCAGAGAGCCTTTGTCCTGCAGAATTCACAGCTTCCCAATTTCCGGAAAGCCTTCCTCTGCTCCATTCCGAGGTTTCTATTATGGTATCTCCAAAGCCGGGAAATGTTCTCGAGACTTTGTGAATTCCGTGTCTTTCTCCATTTGGCAAGAGGAAGCTTTTCGTGAACGTGAAACTTTCCGGATGTTCCCAAAGCTTCTTCCCTCCATAAGCAACTCGAGTATTTTCTTCTTGTTCCTCAAACAATGGGTTTTGCATTTAGAAAAGATGGAGAAATAAAAAATGTCTTTTGATATTCCGAGTTCGACAGAACTCCAATATTTGCACGTTTGCAATATTCTCTCTCAAAGAGCTTGGCATGACGATCTCAAGTTTTTGACTGAACATTGGAGAAATGACCCAGAAGAAAGACTTGCTATTGTTCTACCTGAAGTTTTCCAAATAAAAAAGAGTGGAGGGGAACTTCGAAAGAGATGTGAGAGTTCAGAGACGAGAAGGCTCTATCACATCGTTTCCGAAGCTCTTGACCTATACCACGCTTCTTCTACAGATTGGAGCAGGGTAGACACGAGAGAATACACACCGAGATGCAAATACTGTTCTATTCGGAGATCGGCCAGAGAGAACGAAACCAGTGGCATCATTGTGAGCTCAGAAATGGTCGAGTTGCGGAACAGAGACATAAAACACCGGAATAAAGCCTTTCAAAGAAATTTTGAAGCTGCGAGACTTCTCGGAATAAGGCATGTCACCAAGCTTCGAAAATATGTTTAGACTAAACATATACAGGGATGCGTATGGAAACTCGAGAGTTTCCAAAAGTCGCAGCGGTCATCTTGAAACCGTTCGAGAGAAGGATGCATTCGAATGCAAATAGAGCGTTCAAATACATACCGAAAGTTAGGTTTTCATCGATCTCTTTTGTGAAGCAAACATCAGAAAACACGCGAACTTCTTCTGAACTCGAACGAGAGGTTCTTTTCGTTATCAACATCTTTCTTTCCAGGTCCCACATCATCCTTGTTTCAAAATATTCGGATTTACAACTTATCGGAAGCCCCCTTTCATCATAAACAATACAGATGTCCGAAGGAATACTGCCGCGTATTTCCAACTTTCCCGAAATCTTGCCGTTGACAAACACACCGGTTATTTTTGCTCCCAAAGTTTTAGCAACCCAAAGACCGGAAAGTGTACCCATGCGAAAATTCTTTGTCTCTTTCTGGTCCTGCTTGGACGAAATATATCTACCATGCCTAATTCCATTGGGGAGAACTTGGTACATTTCGTATTCTTTTTTCTCCCACATAACAAAGTCTTTTTTTCTCGGCTTCTCAATAAAAGAGAATGACATAACCTCTCGTTTCTCCAAAAACTTTTGCATCTTTCAAAATATATTCACGAATATATTTATTATTTCTCGTCTCTTTCATTTCTGGCTTTTTGCAAAAGTTGTTTGTAGCACTCTTGCTGCTTCTTGATGTCTCTCAAACAATCATCCTTTCCAAAAACTCCCATTGAAACACCATAACGAGTAAACAACAACTTCTCTTCGCAAATCTTTGTGATAGATTCGCAAAACTCTTCGGACATCTTATAGTTTTTGCAAGACTTCAAAATTTTTCTGAATCTCTTTGAACGTTTCTGTTCCAGGTGCAAACTCGATACCGTTTGTAATTGTGCCGTTGAGCCTTTCAATTGACCCGTTCAAAGTTTTGAGTCTTCCACAAGTTTCTCGTGCTGAATACGCTGGGTCGAAGCGTATAAATGAAGACGCAGTGTCGAGAAAACAGTTGGCGTCTTCGCAGATGTATGCTTTTTCATCATTTTTCCAAAGACAATATATTGTCTCGCCTTTTTCCATGCTTATCGAGAATTTCCCGTTTTGAGAATAGTGGAGAGCCGTTCCTGTTTCTTCGTTCATCGCCCGGATGATTGCATGGGGGTTTCTTTCCAGCAAAAGTCTCTTGATATTTTCGCATTCCGGATAAACAACAGACAACTTTTTTGACATTTTATGGTACGAAATTAAGAGGAAGAAAGAACTTTTTGTCATTTTGTTTTTACATTCAAAATGAAGGTCATCCAAAAGTCTTCTCATCCTCTTCAGGCGACTATTGTGGCTGATGTTTCTGCCGGTTTTGTGATGAAGTCGTACTCTTCCGAGTCTTATGACTCTCAAAAGCACCCGGAAAAGACAATCTACGACATGATGGGAGAAGGCCATAAGAACATCTGCAGACTCGTCAAGTTCGAAAGGACAAATCTCTCCCAGACTCTCGTCTTGGAGTACCTTCCCTTTGACCTTTCCAAAAGGTTCTTGAACATGGACGAAATGCCTGGTGTTTTCAAGGATATTTGCAACGGCCTTGCTTTTCTGCACAAGAATGGGATAATCCACGCCGACTTGAAACCCTCAAATATCCTGTACGACGGAAAGACAGCAAAGATATGCGACTTTGGTCTTTCCATCTTTTGTGGGGACCAAACGGTCTCTGTCTCCCACGAAATCGTGACTCTTCATTATCGTCCTCCGGAGCTTCTAATTGACCCAGCCTGCCACTTTGCGTACGAAGTGGACATCTGGAGTCTTGGCTGTGTCTTTGCCGAGCTCTGGAGAGGAAATCCTCTTTGGTCCTTTGACAAAAGAAAGCTGATGGAACAGCATGCAATCCACCAATTCATCCCTATCAAGGTCCACGGAATTTCGCCAGAGTTTCAGACTCTTTTGAGGGAGTGTCTCAACTACAACCCAAAGATGAGACCCAACATCGAACAAATTCTTAAGAAATATTTTACCCAATATTTCATCCATGCAAAAGTTTTTGTCAAATAGAGAAACGCTCTGCTATTGTATCACAACAGGGAAAAGAGACTTGGAGAAAGAGGATTATGTCAGGAAAGAATTTTGGAGCGGAGAAACGTTTTTTGTTCTTCCAAATGGCCACAGACATGGCCCGTCGGAAGAAAAATGCGAAGATGAAATTCTTCATTGTCTCTGGAAGGATGGAGAACTTCACGGCCCTTGGACTTTCGAAAAGGATGGGCAGATTGAAGGGGAAGGCAATTATGAGCACGGAAAAAAGATTGGTCCAGAAAGAAGATATCACAATGGCGTCATTTGCTCACACAAAGACTTTTTGGACGATAAGATTCACGGACTTTTCGTTGTTTTTTGGAGGTCGGGAAAACTCAACCACATTGCGGAATATGCGAGCGGTAAAAAACATGGACTCGAAGCACATTTTAACAATGAAGGAAGCGTGATGAGGGTCTACGAAAACAGAGACGGAGAACAAACTCAGCTTCCTTTCGAAGTTTGTTTTCTGTTGCTCAAGAAAATACAAAATCTTTTGAACTAGATAATATTTTTAAAATATTATGAGATGGAAGACTTTTGTTGGAGAAAGAATGCAGCCATTCACCGAGGTTGGGAAGAAAGAGGTTCCGGAGACATCGAGGAGCTCTCGAACGCGCTCTCTGTTGCGCAATACGACATGTTTGTAAAAGATGCGAAACTCGTCTGGTTTCCGGTGAAAGGTGGAAAGAGACTTCCCATTCTTTTGGTGAGAGGAATGAACCTCGAAAAACTTGAGAGAGGAGTTTTCTGCCAAATTTGGAATAACCACTGCGTCTCAAGAGAAGATGAGGCTTGGTTCACTTCAAGGGTGAGACTATACGATACAAAGTCAAAGGCTCTTGGAACCACCCATCTCACGCAAAAGAACTTTTGGAAGAATCTAGAGCAAAACCGAGTTCTTCGTCCTGACGCTTCTCGAAACATCCATTGTCTCTGTTCGTGCCTCTTTCGAAACAAATTTTAAAAATATTCATATATTTTTTTGTTGTCAAGATGGGTCAAGAACTTGAAAAGCCGACAGAGTCTCGTTTCGACTGGGAGAACAATGTGAAGGTTTGGAGGGAAAACTATGAGTCTCCAGAGCTCAAAGAAGCTATTTGTCTTTCACAGTTTGGGGAAGAGAGGCAGGACTGCAAACTCGTGTGGTTCCGTACCCTTGGGAAGCTTTACCCTGTTGTGATAACTCCAGAGACGAGCATGAGTTTTTTGGAACGTAACCTTTTGCCGAGACTTTGCAATGGCGCCAGCAAGGATGGAGATGGAATGGTTGCGAAAAGAGTGCGTCTCCAAAAGATTTCACCGTTCCCAGAAGAGGAATTTTGCAAAAATATCTGGGAAGAATCAGAGGATGGAGACAAGTTTTCTCTGAGACCCAAGAATTTCGGCTTTTCATCATGTCCGTGCAATAAAAAATATTCATAATTTTTTATTATCGGAAGAAGAGATATTTGAGAAATTTCTTTGTCTTTTTGAGTCTGTTTTCGAGATGAGTGTCAACATCCAGAATATTCCCGGATGGCGCGTCTTCCAAAATGTGAAAGACTCCGTCTTCTCCATAAAAGACAAAATTCCCATCCGGCGTTTCTCCGACATACACTGCCTTTTTTAGGTGCGGTATGCAAAAAACTTGACCTATTTTCATTCTTTATCTGTACCCATCAATCCCATAAATGAGACGAGTGCAAGAACAGGAGAAACGACCATCACGGCAAAGGAGATGTTCCCTTGCATTTGCCATTTAGGATTTCCTCCAGATGCCGTCCAACACGCAAAGATATGAACTGATGTGACAAAAGCACTCAAAGAGACCAAAAGAAGAAAAAGCCAGAGTGCTCTCATATTTATGTTTAAAGATAAATATTAAATTTGTAGGAATGGGTAGGAAAAAAGCCACCGGAGATGAACCGACCCCCGAGAATCCGAAATTTCTGAATATTCGGCCGTGGGATATTTTGGGCTGTCCAGACTCTGCAACTTTTATCGTCATTGGAAATCCCGGATCAGGAAAGACTACGTTTGCCCAGTTGTTCGCCTATTATCACAGGAGCAAGTATCCTGTGGGGAGTGTGTGTTCTGGAACCTCGGACGAGTCTGGAGATTTTCAAGGAATCTTTCCTCCGCTTTATATCAGCAGCAAGTGGAACGAAGATAGGGAACTCAAATACATCGCGAGGCAGAAAAAGGCCAAGAAAGACAAGGCATGCAAAAACCCGCTCAGTATCCACATCATTGACGACTGTTCGGACAATGTCAGCATCTACAGACAGCCCGTTGTCAATGCTTATTTCAAGCTTGGTTCTCGCCATTGGGCAAATGCTGTGTTTTTTCTGGGTCATGGAGCCATCGAACTCACGCCTGGTTCTCGAAAGTGCGGAAGTTTCTTTGTGATCTTTTATGAACCCTCCCCCATCGAACGAGAGAAAATCTGGAAGAATTTTGGAGGAATTCTTGGTTCGTACAGTGACTTTTGCGAAATTATGGACCAAGTCTGTGCGAAGCCTTACAGATGCATGATCATTGACAACCGCACGATGAAGAAAGACATAGAAGACAAGCTCTTCTACTTTGACGTCACGCCTTGTCCAAAGTTTAAGTTCGGATGCAAGGCATACAGGAAACACTCAAAGACGAGAAACAATCCAAACTATGAACCACCTGTTGTATAAAAAAATATTAGCAATATTTTTTATTGAGACTCGTTCGCCTTCCAGAGGAAGATGAAACTCTTGACAAACGACTCCATGTCACAATCCAGTTTGGCCCTCTCCGTTCCGATGAAAATCTCGACTCCCTCGTCGCTGCTCGAAATGTAGACCTCGAAATCTCCCTTCTTTGGGAGACGTTCCTCTGGCAAAAGAGAGAAACACGTTGCAATCCTCGACCTGTCCTCGTTGATATCCACCCACCACACAAGGTTGCGAACAACCGCGAGTTTCTCGAGTTCAGCGGAAAGAACCTTGTCCACTGTGGGGAACTCGAGAGGGTTGTAATGACCCATTCCGACGATGCCTCCATCCACCTCTCCAAATTCGTCGGCACCCAACAAATTGTTGACTTCGGCCAGTTGCTCATCGAGAGTCGGAGGGGTAGTCTCGATATCCTTCTCGATCATCAGCTCGAGAAGTTCGAGGGTCTTCTGAATCCTCTTCTTCGTGAGTTCGAGCTCGAGAGGAGAAGACTTGGCGCTGATACTGTTGGTGAAACGGTGCAAAGCAGAGATGATGTTTTCCATGTTTTTGCAAGTGAAAATAAAATTCGAAATGTTCCACAAAAACTTCCATTTGAATAAGTTCTTGAAATGTCTTGTCAAAAACAAAAGAACGAATATGGTCTCTGCGGCTTCAGAGAATGTCAAGAATGTTTTCCGAAATCTTTGGGTTCAACATTCCTTTCTCTCTTTTGGGGTGAAAGAAATTATCTGTTTGCTCACGAAGTGTCAAAAGACACGAAAGACATCTTTTGGTTTGAAAAAGATGAACAAGAATTTCAAGCTACAGTGATGGGTGTGATAATCAACTTGATAACACCCTGAAGTTTCGATGCCTCCTGAATATGCACATTTTTTGCTTCGAGACCGAAAGCAAAACACGCATAGACAAAGAGAGGTTTCTTTGTCCGAATTGCGGAGGAGAGAACGGCATCCTTGTCTTCTTCTCTGACGTATTGCAAAAGGTACCGGAACGACCCAAGATTTCCCTTTCTCGCACACTCTTCAAATGCGCCGGGAGTCGGAATACCCCCGAGTTTTACCAAAAAGTCGAGGAGGTGTCCACCGGAACTTGCACACCTTATCATTGCGCTCGAAAGAGCGATTCTTTTCTCGTGCGTTGTATTTATCTTTTTCTTGAGCTTGTTCCACCAGAACTTGCAAAGAGCTTCATGTCCTCCATCGAGAGCGCCATGAAAACCAGAGACAGAGTTTGCCCGAAACTTTTTGTGGATCCATATCGAGAGCTTCTTATCCCCAGCAAAAGTGGCTCCGTACAAGGCGTTTTCTTGACAGAAGGCATAGCACTGTTTCTCGTTGATGCAAAGAAGCTTTTTTAGCAGTCTCTTGTTTCCTGATGCTGCAGCATCAGCAACGGAGTGCATTCTCTGTGCGTGTTTTGCAAGAACAAGACCAAAGAAAGAACCCTGTTGCAAATGCAAAAGTCCTTTCTTCGTGTTCCTTTCTCGGAGACGTTCAGACCAAATCTCAGAGACACCATGAGAGACAAGCAAGCAGTTTGGGTTGTCAGACATCAAAATGATGTGGCGGATGAGTTCATAAGGAAGCTCCTGGACGTCAAACGCCTGACGCGAAAAAAATTTTTTCAACATTTCTCTGTGAAAAAATAAACATAAAAAGTTTTGAGAACAAAAAGATTTCAAGTATCAAACTGTTTTCTTTGACTTTTGTTTTTACTCTTTAGCAAAATGGCAAAGAGACAAACCAAGGACCTTTTCGCGCTCATCGAAACATTCAGAGTTTTGAAGGGCGAGGGAAGTTTCACGCATACGTCTTTTTCCCCAAAGGGGAAGTTTTGTATTGAGGGCAAGAAGAATCTCACGTCTTTTTTCCGCTCTTATTCAGACGCCATTCAAAATGGAGTGGTTTTGTGTCTCACAGAGATGCCGATGAAGTACCACCCGTTGTACGTCGATGTGGACTTTAGATTCGAAGACACGAGTAAGAAGATGCCTGTTCGACAGTACAAAGAGAGCCATGTTCTTTCTGTCATAAAGGCGTATCAGGACATTATCCGTGTTATCGTGCCCGAGCTTGAGCACACAGAGAAGATGTTTTCTTGCATAGTTTTTGAACGTTCTGGTCCCAGGATCTCAGGTGACAAAGTCAAGGATGGATTCCATCTGATGTTTCCGTATTTTGTTGTGGATACAAATGTCCAGAATGTTTTTATGAGGCAAAAGGTCGTGAAAGAACTCTGCGAAACCGGAGCTTTCGACGATCTTCCTCTTCTCGAAGATGTCGACAAATGCATTGACTCTTTGAAGGGGAAGCCTTGGCTGATGTATGGCTCAACAAAGCCCGGTGAGAACGGAGAGTTTTTGGAACCTTATGAAGCCACAAAAGCATACACGGACGATCTCGAATGTATCGACATCTACAACGTTTTGGAAGAAGAAGCCGAAGACATGGGATGGAGTATTCCGTACGATCTTCCGAATCTTTTGTCTATTCAAAGAAGGAGGGAACCAACTCCCATTTCTCGTGGTATCATTCCGTCCGAAAAGAGACTCTCGAAGAAGAAAAGGCCGACGAGACTTGTGAAAACCATGGAGCAGATTATGGAAGACATCAAGGAAATAACAGACGCCAAAATCTTGGATATGCTGGATACTTCGAGGGCAGAAAACTATGATGATTGGATGAACGTCGGCTGGACTCTTTTCAATATCGGCAACGGTCTTCCAGAGGCTCTCGAGCTTTGGATTGACTTTTCTTCGAGAGCTTCAAACTTTGACGAGAAAAAGTGCGAGTATGTTTGGGACCAGATGGAGATGAAAGGCAAAGGTATCGGAAGTCTTTTGCAGATGGCAAAGAACGACAGCCCGGAAAAATACGCGGAATGGAAGACGACAAAGTGTCGGGCTGACCTTGACACGGCCATAAAATGTCCCAAACCTACTCACGCAAACATCGCCAAGCTCATCCATACGAAATACTCTGATAGATTCACTTGTGCTGACGCAAAGTCAAACATCTGGTATGAGTTCCGGAACCACAGGTGGAACAAATTGGATGATGCCAACGAGTTGATGAGAATCATCAGCTTTGAACTTCCTGAAGATTTTCGCCTTGAAATTGCGAGGATGACCTCCGTGTCAGGTCAAGGCTCCGATCCGAACGCTCAACTTGCCATCAAACGATGCGTGGACCTACAGGCAAAGCTTCAGATGGACAGTTTTGCCACTGGAGTGATGAGAATGTGCAAGAGGCTTTTTCTGAATGAAAAGTTCCTGCAAAAACTTGACGAGAACAGAGACATTATCGGAATGGAAGATGGAGTTGTCGACCTCAAACTCGGTATCTTCCGAGATGGAAGTCCTGATGACTATATCTCGATGAGCACAGGCATTTCTTACAGAGAATTTTCAGAGACAGACAGGGCCGTTGTTGAATGTCGTGAGTTCCTAAGAAAACTCTTCCCGAACCCAAAGATTCGGAAGTGCGCCATTCGGATGGTTTCTTCTTGCATGCAAGGAGGAAACAGAAACAAGAGGATCTATGTTTGTACAGGAAAGGGTCACAACGGTAAAACAGTCTTTTTCAACCTTTTGGAGTACATCTTTGGACAATATCTCATAAAGTTTCCCCGTGAGATGTGTCTTGTTGGAAGGACAGCTTCAGCGAGTTCCGCTCGTCCCGAGCTCGCGAGAGCTCCCGGTGCGCGTTTCGCTGTGATTCAAGAGGTTCACAAAGGAGAAAAGTTGAACCCAGGCATTTTGAAAGAGTTGTCCGGTAACGACTCGTTCTTTGTCCGGAGTTTGTATGAAAAGGGCAGGGACGTCAAGCCTCAGTTCACAATCTTTATGATGTGTAACAAACCTCCGAGTGTTCCTGGTTCCGACCAGGCAACTTGGAACAGACTGAGAGCCATCATGTTTGAATCCACCTTTTTGTCCGAACAAGATGACTTGTGGGTGGAAGACCCAGAAGAAAGAAAGAGACTTCACATTTTCAAGGCCGACCCCCACTTTGAGGAGAAAATTCCCGAACTTGCACATGCTCTCTTTTGGATATGTATGCAAGACTTCAGAGAATACAAGGAAGAAGGCCTTTGTGAACCCGAAGAGGTGACTCTTGCCACAAACAAGATGAGGTCGCGAAATGACACCATCAGAAGGTACATCCGTGATTGTGTCGAAAAGGTTGACCAAGAAGAATTCGAGGCAAACAAGGAAGAAGACGACGAAGTTCCGTATGTCACAGTCAGCGAGTTGTTCAACAACTACAAAGAGTGGTACGACGAAAACTTCCCGAGCTATTCGGCCAAGAAAGTCACAATCCTCAAGTTCAGAAAGCAAATGTCTCGTGCTCTCAAAATTCAGCCTGTTGGAGGCAAAAAGTTCGAGTATTATCGTCTCAAGGAACAAGAGGATTTGGAGGACGAGACTCAAGAAGAATAATAATTTTTATAATTATTATCGCAAAATATTTTCCAGTGTTTGGATGAGAGATGAGATGACGAGCTCTTGTGAAAAAGAACACTCTTCACAAGAGTGAGAAAAGTTCATACCCGAAGATATGAGAAGGCGAATGCTTTCTGCTGGAACAGAAGAACAAACGCAAATACATATCTCTGCTGTCATTCCGTTCTCAATGTGCAAGTATCCACTTTTGTCAATCCAGAGTTCTTCTGTTCCCAAAAGGTCGCGTAGCTTCTTTGGTGAAAGTAAAAGATTCGCAATATCTGTCATTATATATTTCAAAAAATGTTTGAAATATCCAAAGGTCGCCTCTTATTTTACCCAAGAGACCAAAAGACCTCTCTCGAGAATGTTTCGCGGTATAGTTTGTTCTTGGTCTTCCAAAGAGCAGCCGTTAATGACAATCCTCTCTGGTTCTCTGTACTTGAATGCTTGAGATAATGCCAACTTTACCTGACTTTGTGTTGCGTCTTCCGAGATGAGAAGCACAGCTTTTTGAGTGGACCCGTAGTACCACTGACAATCCACGCGATGACACCTCGAAAGTTTAGCGTACCATCTTCTCCAAGACGAATTACCGGTCTTTTCCGGATATCCTTTTTCTTGGCACAGATTCTTCCACAAACTCTCGTCCTCTGTCAACGGCAAAAAACCTTGAGAAGTTTCTCCAAAAAGACAAAGTTCTTTGGGACCGCAAAAGGAGAGAATATGCAAGACTACTTCGTTGCTCAAGTTTTTCATAATAAAAACTTTTGTGTTATGGTCTTTTTAAAGGATAATTTTAAAAGATAAAATGTCGGACTTGGAAATATTCAAGCTCAAGAGACTCATCAAATTTCTCGACTCTGCAAAAGGCAGCGGTACAAGCCTTGTGACTCTTGCTCTTCCTCCAGGAGAACAAGTCTCGAGAGCAATGACAATGTTGACCAACGAACATGGTACAGCCTCAAACATTAAGTCGCGAGTCAACAGGCTTTCTGTTCTTGGGGCGATCGTCTCTTGCCAGCAAAAGTTAAAACTTTTACGGGACGTCCCAAAGAACGGACTTGTAATTTTTAGCGGAAGTGTTATGCTTCCCGAAGGCAAGGAGAAAAAGGTTGCATTCGACATTGAACCTTTCCGTCCAATCAGCCAGAAAGTTTACGCATGCGACAGTGTTTTCCATACGGATTGTCTGAAAGATCTGTTGTATGATGACCAATCTTATGGTTTTATTATCGTGGATGGCTCCGGTGTTTTATTTGCGACTCTTTCAGGAAGTACAAGAACAACAATCTCGAGTTTCCAAGTTTGCCTTCCAAAGAAGCACGGAAGAGGAGGACAATCTGCTCTGCGTTTTGAAAGACTTCGAAAGGAAAAGAGGCACAACTACTTGAGAAAAGTTGCAGAGAACGCAATACAGTGTTTTATCAAAGACAACAAGTGTTTTGTTTCTGGTATTGTTTTGGCAGGTTCCGCAGAGTTCAAGACAAAGCTCCTGGAATCTGACTTTTTTGACCCGAGGCTCAAGTCGAAAGTCCTTGGCTCATTTGATATTCCTTATGGCAGAGAAGCCGGGCTTTCTCAAGCCATCGACATCTCACAGCCTCTTTTGGGAGGGGTGAGATACGCAAAAGAAAAGGAGACATTGTCTTTGTTCTTCCGAGAAATTTCAAAAGACAAAAATACTTATTGTTTCGGCAAGAACGAATCTCTTCACGCTCTGGAACTCGGTGCTGTGGAAACACTCATCGTCTATCAAGACTCTGAAGAAAAACACGATGGTGAGCCTTTTGTGGATTGGATTTGTGAGAATTACAGAGACTTTGGTTGCTCCCTCGAACTCGTCTCAAACAGCACGCCCGAAAGCTCTCAGTTCATCAAGGGATTTGGAGGAATTGGGTGCATTCTGAGATACCCTGTAGAGTTCCAACAAGTCGAAGAAGAAAATGATGACTTTTGGTGAATAAAAATGCAGAGCGAAGAGAATATTTATTTGGTCTCTTCACTCAAGAAAGAAATCTCAGACCTTCAATCAAGGATTATCCAAAGGAAGAAACACATCGAAAGGCTCTCTGGAGGTGAGAAAAGTTCGGTCACACTTTTTCTGATAGTAAAGTCACAGGAAAAAATTTCTCAGTACGAGAAGGAGATAAATGAGAAAAGAAGGCGAATCCTTTCACTGGAATAAAATATTTTATATTTTATTCATCAAGCTCCCAAACGGGAGAATTCACAACATACGCCTCCAGCTTTTTTCCATCGTCAGAATCATACTCGAGTTTGCTGATCGAACTCGCCTCCAAGAGACGAAACTTTCTTTTCATCGTGGGTAAAACAACCACTTTTCCTTCCCATTCTTTCCTCAAAAAGTCTTTTGTTCCAAAGACTTTTTTCTTGTACTCTCGAAAGAGGATGGAGTTCGAAATGGCATCACCAGAATTCGACATCTTGCTTTTTGTTTCTCTCTCCAAAAAGAAAGAGATTTTATTCTTTGAGTTCCTCTTCAACCTTTTTTAGGAGACACTCTAAAAACTCTGCGACTTTTTTGACGTTGAAATGGTTGAATTCCCGCTGAATATGAATGGAGCAGTCTTTTGCGTCAATGCAAACTCCTCTGGAAATGCAAGCAGAGACAAAAAAGTTCTTTGAAATGGGAACATCTGTTGTTTGCCCATCCAAAAACTTCAGGATGTTTTTCTTTGCCTCCTTGAGGTCCTTGATATGAACCTTTCCAGAGAAAGAGACATTTTCGAGGTAGATTGTAAACTTTGTGAAAATCTTTTTCTTCCTTTCCCAAGACTCCATGTCTTTTGTTAGAGATGGGAAATACAAAGTCAAAAAACGATATCTATGGGAACATGAACATTCGGAGGAACTATGGTGGTTCTCCTCTCTTGAAGCACAGACTTTGCAAATCACAACATTCCTTCTCGACTGATGAGTGCAGAGTCTTTTGGATTGATGTCGACCAAAGGCAACACATCCCCTTTGTCGTTTTGGACACAGAGACAAAGGAAGACACCGAGCTGCTGATTGCTCGAATTCTGAATTGTTACGGAGACAGACACGAGAGATGCTTTGTTTCAAAGGTTGAGATTGAGGATTGGGAAAATTTGAAAGACGAAGATTTTGTTCGCTTCAGAAAAACTTGGAAGGATGACTTTTTCATCCTCTGTTTTCCCCAAGTCTTCTAGAAAAAATATAGAAAATATTTTTTAGATGTAGAGCCTCGCGAGGCTGAGCCCCATAAACTTTTCGTACCTCTGTCTGTCTTCGAGGGAAACTTCCTCTCGGAAAGTCTCTGCGTTTTTGAACCACTCATTCGGGTCTTCAGAAGAGAAGACCTTTTTGTACTTTTGCCCCATAATTCTTCTTGACTTTTCGCAATCAAGAATTCCATAGTTTTGGACAGCCAGGAAATAGCCCGACTCGTAGATCTCGTCGATGGGTCTGTCGAAAAACTCCCTCGCCTTTCTTTGAGCGACTTCAGAGGGAAGAATAATCTTTTTCTTGTTGTTGATGTAAGCTCTGACTTCAAGGCCGTCATTGTAAATATTCCACTTGTGAGCCACAACTGACCTCAAGATTTTCTCGTCTCCGGTAAAGACGACATCAGCAAAGTCTGAAAGTTTCTGGTTGTTGAGTTCCTTGACTCTAGCAATGGTTGTGTTCTCTCCTTCCTTTTTCTTTTGAAAGTAGCAGGTCAGGAATTCTTGGCGAGAGATTAGGTCGTCGATAGGGTCTTGCATTTTTTTGTTGTTATTTCTTTTGTTCAAAAGAAATATTTAGTTGCCAGTGAGCTGGTCAAATACTTCGAGAGTTCCATCTTCCTCTCCGAGGAGAGCCTCGGTGTTTGAGAGAGAAAAGTCTCGGAAGTTTCTGTAAGATGTGTGGTGAGTTTCGTTCCAGACGTTCTCGATATTTTCTTGGACGGAAACAGTCACATTTCCCGACTTTTCAAGGTCCAAAAGATGAAGCCCAAGAACCATTAGAAGCTTCTTGTCTCGCGGAGACATCACAGGCGGAGGCTGAGACACCCGCCTTGAGCGAAGAGGTTCATCAATGTTGTTCCTCTGAGGAGGAATGGGTTCAGGCTTGCGGGGAACAGGGCCAAAGATATCAGAAATATTGGAAAAGTCAAAGATGTCATTCTGAGTGTTGTTCTGCGAGTTCCTTTGAAGATGCTGTTGGGCGAGAGAAGAAAGGACAGCGTTGATGAGAGCCGAAGTATCAAAGGTGTTGTTGGTCGCCATTTTTCTTTACCCAAAAGAAATATTTATTGCGAGATATTTTCCCAATCCTCAAACACATCCGCAAGAGGGATAGTCCTCTTTTGCAACTCGCCGACAGCAGAGACACAAAGCGGCGAGACGGGTCTCTTCTCCATGAACTGAGCCATTGCCTCTGCTGACTCAAGAAGAGAGACGATTTTCTCTTCTAGGGAACGAATTCTGGCATCTTGTACTCGAGAAAGAGCTTCGTACTTTTCAGAAAGAAGAGAAATTTCCTTTTCTTGCCTAACTAAAGCCTCATCCTTCTCTTGAATTTTTAGAGTCAGATTCTTAACATCTCCCTCAAGTTGTTCAATACGTTGACCTTGAACATCCAGAGTCTCTCCAAACACTTTGTTTTGCGAGCATTGTTTTTCATATCTTTCGCCACTTTTTTCTTTGAGAGAATATCTCCTCTTCTCCTCCAAGTTTTGTCTTTCTGACATTTCCTGCACCTTTTTCGAGATGTCGCTGAACTGGAAGAGTTTCGCCAAAAGGACCTCGTTGGTTTTGTTGATGCTTGAAAGGTTTTGAAAATTCGAGTCCCGGAATTCATTGAAACTCTTTGTGAGGGCTTCAAGACCTTGTTTCGTGCTTGCCGAACAACCCTTTTCTTTTTGAATTCTTTGGACGGCAAACAAAAGGTGGAGCAAAAGATTCGAATGGCTTAGACCAACCACATTTCCTTCGAAATCAGTGACTGAAAGCTGTGAGAGTTTTTCGAGGTCAGAGAGGCAGACCGTCGCCCTTCCATCCTTTTGATAAACGTCAAGGGCAAGAACATCAGAGTTTTCCAACGGTTTCAAATTCTTGTTGTCGGTTGGATAGCGGATGGGGTGCAAAAGACCAGTCTCTTGGTCAAAGGCAAGCATCTCCGCATTTACATCGTCTCGCCTTCTGAGACCTCTCGCTCTGAAAGTAAAGGCGTGTCTTGAAAAAGACACCTCATTGTTTCCTTCCACAACAGCCCCGTATCCAATGGCGATGGACTCTGAGACATCTGGAAAGAGTGACTTTGTGTTGAAACCGATAAAGACGTTACTTTGTCCATTCACAACATCCGTACCCGAAAGAGAACCAACAAAGACATTCCTTTCCCCTTTCTCCATATTTCCAGCCGAATTTGACCCAAGAATTGTATTTGAACTTCCATCCACCATTTTCCAACCACTCGCCTTTCCAAAGAACGAGTTCGAAGTTCCGTCCACAAGACATCTTCCAGAGTCCCTTCCGAAAGCACAGTTTTTGTTACCTCCCATTGTCGACATGAGACATCCGAGGCCAAAGCCGACGTTCTCAGATTCCTGAACTGCATAGACCACTCCCGGTGTGGTGGAACTCGCCATGCACAGACTCATATTGTTTCCCTCCATGATAAAACCTTTTGGCTCCGGAATTTCCGAAACTTCCAAAGGGATGATTGGAGAGAACCTTTCATAAGTGTCTCCAATCAGCAGGTGTCCACTCGTCTTGTCGTAGACTACGCGAACTCTCGGTTTTTCTCTCAGCATCCTCGCCATTAAAAGTTTTGCTTCTCCTTGGAAATTTGTAATGAGTATGCAAGACCCTCCCAACATGAATGTCTACTATCGCGGCCTAATCCCAAAGTCTTTCGTAAAATATGCAAAGGCGAACCTTTGGTTCAAACCCACAATTTTTGTGGCACCTTGCGGTTGTGATATTCGAAACGAAAAGGGAGAAAGAGTTTCCGTCAACCTCGGATTTTTTAGTTCATTCTCTTTCCGTGCACCATACTACAACTTTTTGAGGAGAGAGGACGGAACTTACTATGCTTTTTGCAGAGCATCACGTTTCTCCCCAGAGGCTTGCAAAGAGGGAGGCTTTTCACCATGCTGCGGAATTCGACCAAACATGGAAGGAGGATGCTTTGAGTGCCGTCTCATGGCCATGATTTAGAAAAAATATCAAGTGTCCCAAAAAATATGTTCAAAGTAGCCTTTGGGCGAAAAAGATGCGTGTTTGTCACATCAAAAAATACCAAGTCAACGAAAATTTCAAAGTCTTTTCTGTAATGAGAAGAGGAGGTTCTTTTCATCGACCTGGCTGGGGAGGCTTTCGTCCGACTTGGAGAGCCGGTGGTTGGAGGCCATATAGCCAAAGAGTTTGGATTCCCTGGCAAACGGTGTACTACTACCCGCAAACTACCATTCAAGACATCCCAGATTTTAGCCAAGAGTATTACGGAGCTGTCCTCGGGGGTTCTGTTATCGGAGCTGGACCTTTCACACCCACAATTTTCATCGGAAAGACTCGAGGTGATGTGAGAAACGTCGTCGGTCGTTCCGTTTCCGTCTCTTCCCAAGTCTTTCTAGGAACTTGTCCCGCAACTTTCATGTTCCGTCAGTCTGGAATTGCGGGACAGTACGAGGCTTATTGTGTGACCAAATGTTGCACTGTCAACACAAGCGCGGACCAATGCAAAGGATGTACGAAGGAGGGAACGGATATCCAAATTCCCTTTGAACAATTCTCGAGTGTACGAGGTTATTTCTAAAAAATATAGTGAATATATTTTTACGAGTGCAGATTTTTTATAAACTTGCCCTTGTGGAACAGCATCTTTCTGCGAACTTTGCCTTTTGAATTTATCGTTGTCTTTGGTCCATGCAATATTCCTCTTTTGTATGAAGTAGTTCCTACGATCCTTTTCAAAATATTGCCAACTTCCCCAGAAAATTTGGTCTCTGTTTTTATTCCTTGAAGTCGTCCTCGATAAAAGAATCCTTCTTCTTCCGAAATAAACACCCAGTCTTCTTTTACACCGTGTCTTTGAACTCTTGTCGTTTCTCGGATCTTGAAAGGACCATGTTTTACTCGCGTTCCTTTGACATATGAAAAGGTTTTCTCGACATCACGAATCTCTTTAGTCACATCTGGTACAGTTACGTATGTCCCTTCGTTAATGATGACCAAAGAAGAGGATGTTGAAAACACATCGAGTTCTTGAGGAATGACGAGAGAAAATGAGACAATGTCTTCTTCGGAACAGAGATATTTATGCATTAAATTTCCTCAAAGCACTTTATAGTTCAAATGGACTTTTACCTTTCTCCAAGGGAATGGAAAGTCTTCAACATCGCACATCCGATAGAACTCGAGACAAGAGACTATGACCATGTCAACTTCAAACAGTATCTCCCAAAGCCGACCGATGGAGTTGCAACGGTCTCAAAAGGATGGGGTACATTTCGCAAAGGAAGCAACATTGGATTTGGACCGTTTTCGCTTGAAGTTGTTACTTTGTCGAATGTGGTTCAGGTCTTTGTGACAATGAAAGGTTCCGTTTTTAACGGAGAGTTGTACTCTCAATGTGCCAATGAGACGTGTATAAAGGTCTTTGGTGTTGAGGTGGACCAAGAGGTTTTTCTGAACGGGAATCTTGGAGACCTCATCTTTCCCAACAATCGAGGAGAGGAAAACATAGAAAATGCTTGAGAAAAACATGGATAGATTTCTCCACGCAAAAGACCTTTTATCTTTTGCGACAGTTTGTCCCGTCGAGTTCAAGGAAAAAGAGTACGAGAAAGTGACAGAGAAAGAGGGGATAGCGGAACCCGGAACAAATGTGACCTTCATCGCCGAAGCAAAAGGAAAGGCGATGTATTGCGGAGATGTTGTTTGTGGACCATTTTCTCTAACTGTGATAACAAGGATAAAAGACAGTACAAACTACGTTCGATATTTCATTGAGGGTTGCAACTATTATGGGAATATAATTGGTGAAGAAAAATCCACGAGATGGATAGCTGTGAACGGTGTCGAAACACTGCAATAATTTATACGATAAATTATTATCCTCAAAAAAAGATGCAAAATTATACTTTTCTCTCGTGAGAGTAGTTGAGCCTTCCATTCTCCCAAAAAGAGTACATTCTGGAGATTGTGTTTCCCATTTCGTCTTTTGTGATGTCTTCCCAAATTCCGTGCATTTTGCCCTTGGAATACACTCCTCGAGACACTTTCCGGTTGTAAAATACAACTTTCGGCTCTTCGTACCTTTTCTTTTGGACTGTCGACTCTTTTTGAATCAGCAAAACTTTGGCGACCCCGTCGATGTTTGTGACCTTTGTCTCTTCATAATGTCCTGCGTACTTTGAGACTTTGGTGAATGTGTCTCGGACAACCTTGGAATTGTTGGCAATAATATCCATGAAATGAGTCGAAGCCATTGAGAGCATCAGAGCATCCTTGACTTGAAGGAAGCTAAGAATGTGAACGTGAATTTCGTTACTCAACAAATCCATTGTGAAAGAAAAAGATACAGATGAAACTTTGAAAGAACGATTTGCATGGAAAGATTTTTGAAGAAGAATGAAGCGATGCACTTTTGCACTGCGAGAGGAATGGATGTGCTCATCTATGCTGAAGGAGAAGAGGATGACAGTTCCGCTGCTTTGTACATGACGAGAGAAGGCACGGGAAAGGTGAAAGAGATCTCCATGTTTGAGTTGATGGACAGACGCTCTTCGGTGATGTTCTGGCGAATGAAAGGAACAAAGAGATTTTTTCAAGTCCCGTTGTTTCGAGAATTTTGATTGGAGACTTTGTTCACGAAATTGTTCTCAAGAATTATCACGATGTTGTTTTTTTATTGGAGATGAAAAAGTTTCTTGAAAGGAGAGAACTCGTCTCTTTTGCGACAGTTACGGAATGCTTTGTCTCCCCCGAAGACTTTCGGGGGACCCTCATAGTAGAAAAGTCCGGAGAAGAGAAGTGGAGTAGAAAGGAAACGGAGACTCTTCCCGATGGAACGAAACACGGAAGATTTTGCAAGGCGAACGGGGACTGGCTGCGTATCAGAAAAGACTTGGGAATGTACAAATTTGGGAAACTCCACGGAAAGCTTTCCGTGACAAAGAGAGAAGGGAATGAAGTCAACTTGAGTTGCTCCGGGAATTTTGTGGATGGACTCGCCCAAGGAAAGTTTATCTTTTTCTCGAACTTTGCTGGTGAAGGATGCACAGCCACAGTAGAATACGAGAATGGCCTGCCGATGAGAGCCAAAATTAGAGATTATGAGTTTGAGTTTTTTTGGGGAGACGGAACCTTGAAATTCCCAAGTTCGGAGTTTGTCCTTGTTCCTTTCGACAAAAACACGAAAACTCAAGACGACATCTTTCCCATTGGAAGTTTGCACGCATGGTGCTGTTTTGCACTCGGAAAATATGGGAGGGAACTTTATGGAGAAGACAAAAGAGGAAATTTCTATTGCATTCGGATTCCAGTGTTCTCGGATAAAATATAGAAATATTTTATTGTTCGCGAAAAAACAAGGCCTTTGAAACCTTGGCTGAAAGGGTGTTGTGGCAGTGTTTCTCGATACGTTCTTGGCATTCTTTTAGAGAACCCTTGCATGTTCTCCAACCAGCTCTTTCACAATGCTCGAAAAATTTGCTGTTCTCAAAAGTGTCGCATTTTGACCTGCAAACAAGTCCTGTAAAAGACTCGGGGTAGTTCTCTTCGTAGCAAACACTTGTCCCAACTAGAGATGCACCTTCTTCCTTGTTTTTCAAGATGCATTCCGTAATACAAACTTCTTTTCTCCATGTGCACGACATTTTGTTGATACGGAGGTGTATCCGCATATCCTTTTTCGATAAAATATGGAAATATTTTATTGTTCTGACGGCTTTTCAGAGAGATTAAAAAGTGTTTAGCCTCTCCAAAATATTTTAGAGAACATGGACCATTTTCTTGAAATGTTTGAAACTCTTCACTACAATCTCGCAAAGGGAATGGATATAACTTGTGTTCCAATCGGAGGAAAAGACAAGTTATTTTACATTATACCGGACGGGACTGGAAAGATAACAGAACTATCTTTGGGGGAGTCTATGGACAGACCGATAATTATGATGCTTTGGAAGAAAGACACGTTTGCGAAAGAAAATATTTAGTCGAAAGAAATACTTTGCGAATTGTTCTGTCTTCCTGTTTTGTGGTTTGGTTATAGGGAGATATACATAAAAGTCTTATTGTCCCATAACTTATGAGAGAAAAATATGCCTGAACTTCAAACATTTCAACATACTGCGTATAATAAACAGCGAAAAGTTGTCAAATATTTTCAAGAAAATATTTTATTCTACCTCTTCGTCTTCAAAAAACGAGACGGGAACAAATCTGTCCAACTATTCCGGTCCCGGAGCAGAAATGTTTATTCCGAAAATCCAAAACAGAGAAATACGAGTCAGAGAAAGAGACGCATCTAATGTGGGGAGGGAGTCAGAAAAACATCTCTTCAGTTCTAAAAGTCACCCTCTCCTTCTCACAAGAAACAACAGAAGACTAAAAAGTTGGTATCCGAGTTGTTTCAGAGACCTTGTTTTTTGTTTCGAGTTCCTTCCCATTGCAAATCCAAGGAGATGAAAAACATAGGTACCAAGAGAAATACTTATTTTTTGATGTTCGAAGGACCGAACAGCCGAATACTCTTTCCAGAACAACATTCGCCCATTTCATGTCTTGGTTTTCTTCTTTTGGAAGGGAAGTGAAGAGCTCCTGGAAGTACCTACTTTTCGAAACTCTTTCCCTCATGTGTTTGAGCCTTTGACCCATCTCTTCTTTCTTTATCCTCTTTCTTGACGAGATGTCCTCAAAGCCAAGAAGTTTGAGTAACCTCTTCGCATAAACAATCCTTTCGAGAACGTGTCCGCATTCGAGTCGTGAAACGACTCCCATTTTCTGCTTCTCAAAGTTGAGTTCGTCTGCCATCTCTGAAAGTCTCGTCTTTCTCTCTTCTTCAGACCCAGAAAATGCAACCTTCAAATTGCTGTATTGTTTGACTTGGTCTTTGTATGCGACGAAAAATTCTGGTTTTATGTCGTCTTGCTCGACCTCAAGACGAGAAGCCATAAGATATTTCTTGATGCTGAAATTCTCCTCTTTTGTCCTATCTTTCAAGTTGCAAAGATATTCAAACTGCGCTTTGTCCTCGATCTTTGGTGCTCCACAGAAACCTTCTACCTCTTCCTTCCTCAAGATGTTCTTTGTCTCTGCGAGTTGTTCGAGAGCTTCTTCTCTCTCCTTTTCCGTCATCTCCTCTGTGCTTCTTTTGATACAAACCCCTTGTTCTTTCAGAAGCCAGAGGAGGGTGGATGAAAGTGCTCTCTTTGAGACGTTTTCGCGAACCACACTGTCGACGTACAAGCGGGTGAAGATGTGGTTCATATCAAGGGGACAACCTGGGGTTTTTCTGTCCCATTTTATGCAGGGAAGAGTCTTTGAACAGTTGTCCATCCTTTTGATGTGAGTTTGAACGTCTCTCCTCGTGATTGGCGCTTTGATGCTCCTTCCGTCAAAGCAAACAGTCATCTCATTCTTCTCGATGTTTCGAACACGGAAGAGCATCTGTTCGCACTCCTCTGCACAGCACGACCAAGCGCTGAAGTAGCCGTAGACTTTGTCAAAGTGTTTCTCTTCGTAGCTGACTCCGGCAGAGATTGTTGGACTGTATGCGATGAGGTCGTAGTCTTTCCACTTGTCGAGCCAGACGTCTTCGCTCTTTCCATCCCCTGTGTACCAAAGGACGGAGTGTCCCAAAGTCTCTGCCTCTTTGCAAATAATCTCGAGCTTCTTTTTAGAACTTGAAGCCAAGCAAATTTTGAGGCCAGAGATGAGGTCATCCAAAAGACTCGTCTTGAACTCGAGAAAGTCACGCGAAACAAAGCAAGTTCTGGATGTATGAGCTTTGAATTCGTTCTTGATGACGTAGGTCGGAATTCCAAGTCTTTGGAGAACATCGGTCACGGAAGAATTCATATTCTTGTCCAAGAAAAAACTTTCTTTTGACTCTTTCAGATAATATTTCAGGGTCTTCCAGCACAACTCAGTGTTTGTGACGTATCTGACAAGACGATTGAACATGTAAGTCACTTCATCACAGACAATGATATCATAAGCCGTCCTTTTGACCCGATGCAACGAATCTATTTGAACGACGAGTTTGTCGCTGTGAATATCACCAGAAATGCTCTCATAGTGAGAAAAGTTGTCGAGCTTTGTCCACAACTCTTTTGCCAAAGACCTTCTGTATGTGACAAAAAGAACAGAAGCTTCTGGATGTTTTTCAAGGTAGCGAATGAGAGCTTTCGTCTTCCCAGTCCCCATCGAACTCACAACGACTGTGGCTGTTCCTTCTCTTTGGACAAAGTCCTCGACTTCTTTGGAGCAGCAGACTTCATCAGCCAGAATTTCGGGGATGTCAGTCACAACTTTTCTTATTCTCAAAAAGTGGCTCTTTACCCTCTCTTTGTTCCTTACCAAAAGTTTTGTCCTCGAGTCTTTCTCGCCTCTGTAACACCCCAGCAAAAGCCCAAGTTCATTCTCGACAGCAAACATGTTGTCTCCACCGTGTTCTCTTTCGCAGATTGGGCAAAAGTTTGAGATGTTCTTCCTTCTTTGAAGTTTCCAAAAATGTCCTGTGTCTTTCAAAACTTCGAATGCTTGCTCGAGTTGGTTCTCGCAATAGTCCACCAAATAGTCTTCATATTCCTCGGAATGTACATCTTCCCATTGCGGCTTTTCCTCTTTCTCTTCTTCCTCTTTGTATTCGACGGGTTCTGGTTCGTACTCATCCGACCAAACACTCGCAAAATATTCTTTTGGTTCAAGGGGAGGTTCTGAAGACAAAGGTAGGAGTCTTCTCGTTGAACCAATCTTGACAGACCAGGCCCCTCGAATGCTTCTGTTTCTGGTGTATATTCCTCTGTCCAAAAGAGCGACAATATGAAAATATTCTTTGCGAGACACGAGAAAGGTTGTAAACTTGTCAAACATATCCTTCATCGAAACGAGGTCTCGATGCATTCTGGTCGAGATGATGTGCAAAGAGAACTTGTACCCTTTCTCTGTTTTCCCGGAGCTTTCCAGACAACGGAAAGAAATATCTTTTCCCGGTTCGAACTCCCTCCTTGCTTTTGAAAAGACTCGGAGAATTTCTTTTGGGTCAAAGTGTCCCTCCTCATACGCTTCAGTCTCCAGGTCAAATATTTCTCTCGTTGGACGACCAGAGACGAAGAGTTCATGAAAACTCTTTTCTCCATCTTTCGTTGATGACAAAACCTTCCAATAATCCTCAAAAGTCGGAAAACTCAGAAAAACTCGGGAAGTTGCACTCTTTTCATAAACACAGAACATCTCACGACCCAACTCTTTCCCATATTTTATCGCAAAGTCGATGGGCTTCAAAAGGTTCTCTCCTCTAGAACTTCGTTCATAGAAAGAGTCCGAGTCTTCTCTTTTCAGAGCGTGAGAAAAAGTCGGATATCCTCGAAAAAGTGTCACTCTGAGATAGGGAGGTGGAATACCGATGACTTGAAGGAGGCTCGTTCTTATTCTCCAGTTTCTTTTCGACTCTCCGTCCTTTCTCTCCCATTCCAAAGAAAGAAGAGCTGAAGCTTTGACTGCTTCGGAAAATCTGGCGAGATGGAAACTGTTTGAATAATGGGCTTTTAGGTCGCCTTTATTCTTGCCTTGAAAGGAGCACAAAGGGCAAGAAAGTTTATCTTCGCCGCAAGTTTTGGGGTAGAAACGTGAATAAGAAGAAAAAGTCGTCGGAATAGTCGTCTGTGCAACATGAACCGCCAAGCTCATTGACATAGGCAACTCGTTTTTCTTAACCAAAAGTGCTAAGAAAAAGTTCTTATCACGGAAATTGCACAAAAACCGTAATTTGTAATACAGTGAAGACTATGACCACCAAAGAGCCTCCAAAAACATGCAAGGAGAGGTCGAAAAAATACAGAGAAGCCAACCGAGAAAAAACAAGAGAGTCAGCCAAGGCTTGGTACTACAAAAACAGAGAAAAGGTCCTTCAGGAGAGGAAAGAGACTCTCGAAGAAAGGAAGGAGAAGAGACTCGTTGCCAAAAGACAAAAAGAGGAGCAGCTGAAGGCAGATGCAGATGAACTCGTACGTCTCCGAAAAGAGAATGAAGAGCTCAAGAAACTTTTAGCGGAAGCAAACAAACACATTTTTTCCAAATAATATTCTGAAATATTATTTATCCTGCCTTCTCTCCCAAGACATAGAGATTTTCGCTCTTCCCGTATTTTAGCTCACCATGAGAAACACGAAATGTATCCACAAACTTTATGACGCCGTGATACTTCCCATTGAAACAGTACCCAGACATTTCTGTTGACCAATCTTTTTCGGAAGATTCGAAATTCTCCTGAAGAAACAAAAATGGCCCATGAGTTGTTTTTTCAACCATGGAATCCGTCGTACTGACTCGAAATTCAGAGTTTTCTTTGACAGTGACATATTCCTTTTTTCTATGGTACAGTTTTCCTCTTCAAAGACAAGGCAGAAAGTTATGTAACTTTTAGGCTCCAAAAATCTTTGCATGAAGTACGCTTTGTGTGGTCTTTTTGCCCCCGTAACTATAACGGAGAGAATAATCCTTGATTGTTCCATTGAAATAAAAGCCTCCGTATGAGAGAATTTCTCTTTCCCCAATGATGGCTATCTCTTGGTGGGTTTCCAAACAAGGTCCATGTTGGATGTTTGTTCCAAAAAGATACGAGGTTGTTTTATGGTGTTGAAAAAGCTTCGGAGGATTTCCATCCACCTTTGTTATCACAGAAGAATTGGTGATGAGCTCTTCCTCTCCGAAAACAAGGGAAAAAGATAGATAACTCCTAGGTTCCAAATATCTCTGCATTTTTTAGGATGTTGATTCCCAAACTTTTTTGTTCTTCTCGAGAGATTTCTTTTCCACGAACAAAGACGCAAAGAACTTCCACTGTTTCTCTCTTTCCTGTCAGAAAGGAAAACTTGTCAATGTTTTTTCTGGGACCATGAAGCTCTCCATTGTAGAAACTTCCCGTGGTTTCACTTTCCCAAAGCTTTGCGACATACGAGTTTTGTTCATTCTCAATGACACAAAACGGTCCATGTTTCGTATATTGTATCATGGAAAACTTCTCTTTCTTTTCAAAGGTGACCATGCCAAAGTTGTATTCTCCAAAGTCGATCGTCTCTTCTTGGCGACATTTTTCTTCTCCAAAAACGAGGGAAAAAGACAAATATTCCTTTGGTTCGAGAAATCTCTGCATTTTATTTGTGTGCAACAAAAAGTACAAAATGTTCGAATGGAAGGGAAACATTCGCGTTTTTCGCGAGTGGGAGGATAGAGAGACGAGCGACTTGACTATCTTGAGAAGCGCCCTTTCTCTGGCGCAGTTTGGCTGTATCAAAGAAGGAAAGCTAGTCTGGATAGAAGCAAGGAGGAACAAAAGAATTCCTCTTGTCTTGCCGGAAGATGTGGATTTCCAGGTCCTCGAAAAGGTTATTCTTCCTCAAATCTACAATAACCACGTTGGCGATCCTTACGTGCTCTATTTCGCAAAGAGGGTGAAGATCGTCGATGAAAGGTCAAAGTCGGTCTCGTCCTCTTTCGTCAACAAGAAGAACTTTCATAGGACGGTAAAGGACGGAGACGTTTTGAACCTCCGGGTAGTCAGCGATGGAAATCTGATATTCTGTTGTTTTGCGGGAGCCAAGGACAAATTTTGAATGACATATTTAGAAAAATATATCATAGTTGAGTCAGAAACCAATCCGACAGTTCCTTGTATCTTTTCAAGACTTCCATCTTTCTCTCCTTTTCGACGAGAGAAACGAGGTCCTTTGACGAGACATTATATTTCATGAGAGCAAATGAGGCTTCAACAACCTTGTTCTCCTCCAAAAACTTCTCCGAGACTCTCAAAGCCAGAACAATCTCGAAAATTCTTTGCCTTTGATTTTGTGGGATATCCTTCTCATAGTTTTTCGTCCTCTCGTCCAGGCAGTTCCGAAGGAATCTGACGTTTTCTATCGCTCTCTCCATCACGGAACGGAATTTTTTTCCTGTCTTTTCTTTCAATCTGTGAAATCTTACCGTGTTTGTCTATCTTCACTACAGAGCCGTATTCCGTTCCATCTTTGTGAGTTGCGACTATGTCTTGGACAAAAGAGAGTTCCCCGGTTTTTTGGTTTTTTAGGTAGAGCTTGTGGTGAATCTCCCCATGAAATTTTCCAGAAAAACAATGCCCGGTTGTTACAAGAACACGAACATTTTTCATCTCTGGTTTGTCCCAAAGTTTGATCGTGGTCTCTGTCGTTGTCTTCATTTCGAGAGGTCCCTGTTTGACCTTTGTTCCCTTCAAATAGGAAATTTTTGTGCTTGTTGTGATTGACACTTCCTTCTTTTCCCAAAAGGAGAGTTTTGCAGGTTGTCGAACACGACTCTTCTCCGTTTCCCGAACTTCAAGCTCTTCGGGAAAAGAGACAGAAAGAGACACGAATTCTTGAGCGCCGAGAAACTTCTTCATCATGTAAAAACTAGAGTCAAAAAGAGTTGAGTATAAAAAGATTTATTAGAATCTTGTCTAATAAAATACTGCCTTTGCGACCTTGACTCGGAAGTCGTTCGAACACCTTTCTTTTATGCATTCTTTCGAACCACCACATTCCTCTCTTTTCCTCCTTTCGCACTTGGCGTATGTCCGAGAGTTTTCAATGATATGGCACTTTTTCCGACAAAGTGTCGAAAGATGTCCTTCCTTGTTCAACTGGTCCATAATTTTGCACATGTCCTTTGACTTCATCGGTGAAATGGTTGCGTATGCCCGGTTCATGCACTCGTCAATACAGTTCCTTTCCCTCGACATTTTGTTTGAACTCTTCCCATAAAATATCAGGCCTTTTCATTTCTTTTTCATCGCACGTAATTTGGGATGTGCTTATTTCTTTCCCATTCTCGTACATAATCACGGTCTTTCCCCAAAAGGCAGACCTGTCCTTTCCGAGAGCCTGCTTGAAAAAGAACCAAGACAATCTTTCCATTCTCCCATAAATTCTATCACAAAAGTAGTAACCAAACTCATCTTTTCTCCAACATTTTTCTCCTGTCTTTCTTTTGCAAGTGGTTACACAGAGAAAGGGTCCATGTCGAACGCCATGACAAAGAGTCTCATACATCTCTGTTTTGACGATGTTGTCACGTTCTTTTCTCTTTTCTTTCTTTTTCATCTCTTTCTTTGGGGTCGATAAAGATACGAGAGAAAAGGAACAATAATCTCTTGGATTCAGAAAATTTGCAGACATATTTCCTTATGGAACGATTCCTAAAAAATAGAGAACTCGTGACCTTTTCTTTGGCAACAGACTGCAAAGTTTCACCTGATGATTTTGTGAAAGTGGTATACTCAAAGGAGAAAAAAGATTGTTTCCGAAAATACAAGAGTTTGAGTGTTCTGCCTGACGGAACAAGGCATGGTTTCACCAGCAAAATGTCAGAGGAGGATTCTTGGGCGGAAGGGACCAATCTAACATATCATCTGGGAAAGCTTCACGGAAAGTTCACCCATTTCACTTGCGATGGCCTTCAAACAAAATGCACCGGTGTGTTTAAAGATGGCATGGCTCAAGGAACTTTTCTCTTTACAACAGGTTATCCCTCTGATTCTCCCAAACGAAAGAAGGAGTTTTCGTTGAGTTTTCGGGATGGTCGTCCCATATTTTTTCAAGGAGAAAGTCGCATCGATATCATTTGGAAAGGTGACGGAAGTTTGACTATAAAGGACAAAACTTATACCCGTCTCTTCTTTTCGGAAGAAAACCACCATCATGGCACCGACCTGGTTTTGGGGATGGGAACATTCTCGGACAGTCTCCGCGTTCTAACAAAACACGGAAAAGCTTTGTATGGGACGGATAAAACCGGAAGGATTCGCAGAATTTGGCTGCCTGTGTTTAGATAAAACGTTTTATCTAAAAAACTTTGCCTTGTTTTCCGACAATGGAGTTCTTTCTTGGGAACAGAGAACTTGTAGCATTTTCGTTGACCTCTGAGACCGAGGTTTTCCCGGATGACTTTAAAGAGCAAAAGACTGAAGAAACGCAAGATTGGTCAGATTGGTCCACGACCAAATTCGGAGTTCTTCCAGATGGCACAAAACATGGAAAGTTTAAAAAAGACGCTCATGTGGCTGGTTGGAGAGAAACAGCCGGGGCAAACTATAAGCTCGGAAAGCTTCACGGAGAATTCTACATTTGCCACCAGAACGACTTCAAGATGGAGTGTAAAGGAGAGTTTCGAGAGGGCCTTCCTTGCGGAGTCTTTTTGTTTTCTTCAAAGTTTTTCCTGACTGAGAAAAAGCAAGTTTTCTATCTGAGACACGAAGATGGTCTGCCTGTGCATTTTGAGAAAGACCAGGTAAAGTTTGACATTATATGGGACAATAACACCGTGGACATCAATGGAGAAAAGTACACGAATCTCTTCTGTTCGGAGGAGTATCCAGAAACGATTGGTGATTGCCCCTTTTCGAAATACGCTCGGGGTCTTTTGTCGACAGCGGACACGCTAGAGGAATACGGAACAAGATTATATGGGACAGACAAGGACGGAAAAGTTTGTTGGGTAAGAATGCCTTTCTTCAAAAATATTTAATGAATCTATTTTTGTTTGACTCCTTTGACCTAAAACTTTTGATACAAAATGTCTGCCCTCAAAGGAACTCTGGTTTCTTCTGTTTTGAAACACCCCAAAGCGTTCGAAATGTGGGAAAAAAGAACCAGATTTTTCAGCAAAGACGAAATCGTCAGAGAGCTGGGACATGGCTGCGGAGGCACAGTTTACCTTTGCAGGGACGGCAAGTGTGCAAAGGTTATTTCCCATGCCGAAAGCGAGGAAGATTTGGGCGAGTTCGCCCAAGAATTCGATGTTTTGTGCAAAATCTGGTTTTCTGCTTCACAAAAACAAAGGGAGTGCCTCTTGGAGCCTTTTTACCTTGAGATGCACGAGGGTTACTTGATCATCGGAATGGAACACTTTGATGGAATGTCCATCGAAGAGTACATAAAAAAAGGAAATTGTCTCGATGAGCCGAATTTGGCACGCGAACTATGCACCACAATGGAACACCTCAACAGCCTCGGAATCTATCACGCCGACTTTGGGCTCCACAATGTCATGGTTTCACATGACCTCTCAAAGTTGAGGGTCATCGACTATGGTTTCGTCTACTACATGAACAGACCAAGACTTTTTGAGTCTCTCTACGAGTTCACGAATCCAGAAGAGCTGGAAAATGGCGGAAACATGATAAAATCTCCGGAAGACATGAAAAAGGTCCAAATGTGGAATACAGGCATTTTACTCCTTTCGATGAGGTTCGGTATCAAAAAACACGACTTTGGGGAAGAAAATGAGGAACTTTGTGGAAAGCACATCATCGACTACGTCAGTTCTTTCAAACTCACAGAGAGCTTTTTCGACAGAGCCATCAAAAACACCCTCAAAGAAAATCCGTTGGAGAGAAAGTTTTTGTAAAAATATTCGAATATTTTTCTAGAACCCGAGTCGTTCCCTGTATGCGGTCGAGTGATTCGCGAGCACAGTTTCCTTGTTGTCTGTAAAGGTGTAGTTTGTTCCGATGTGTTCATAAAACAGAGTCTTTTCCAAGTCCCATATTTCCGATGCAATGGAAGGCGGAAGTTCAGGCACAATATCTTCAGAGTTTGCATACCTCGAAATGTCCAAGTGCTTCAGAGTATCCGCCGCCTTTGGAGATACACAGCGAGGAGCAGCAAAAGTACAAGACTTTTTCAGGCTTGAATTAGTTGAGAAATCCAGAATGCAAAGTTGGGCCAAGCCTCCGCCTAAACTATAGCCGGTAATGTAAAGGTCTCCCGGATACTGACGAGACAATCCAATAAGTTGCTGCTGAACGCTAGCATATGCATCATAAAATCCTTGATGGACCAAAAGGCCGGAAGTAGGAATCTGAAGTTTTGAAGGTTGAACTTGGTCATAAGTCACATCCGTAATCCAGTCTACTGCAGTCTCTGTTCCGCCAAATGCGATGATGTTGACATTTTTTGAACTGCTATGCAAAAAGAGCGCATAAGTTTCAAACTCTTTTGAAGTGCTAAAGTTTGGCTTTATTTCTTGGACAATGTCAAAGTCTGGGGGAGGGGGAACTCTTTGTGTCGTCAACTTTGCGGATGTCGCATTCCATGCTGTTGCGAAAAGAAGCCTCGCAAGAGATTGCTCACTCGGGGCTTGCCAGTTGACTTGGGGATATTGCAAAAACATCTGGTTCTCTGCTCCGTAAAGTTTACCTTTTAGAGATACAACTTTCTTTGGCTTGTCTGCAAAAGAATACCAAAGGACAAAAATTGCAAACAGCACAAGACACACGATGAGAAGAGTTTGACTTTTCATCTTTACAGACAGAAAGGAGAGCAACTATTTGTTTCTCAAAACAAATAAATTCTTTCATGGATGCTAATTGCTGCCTCGACTGGAACTATGGGGTCTCCCGGCAGCTTGTGTTCTGCCGAAAAGGGGATGAGAATCTTATGCTTCCCCCCCATCTTCGTCCTCTGCGACTACCGAAAACGTCAGCCATGTGTTGTCAGACATCGGTACTCCAAACACAGGGGACGCATCATCCATAAACAAAAGAAGACCGTGGATGTTTCCTCTCTCAGACTCATTTATATGTGCGTCCAGAGATACATGACCTTTCCAACCGCGAGCGTGTTTGAGATTTGAAAGGGGTTTGGCTCCTTCCTTTGCGTAAAAAGGTTCCTCTCCTTGTCATACATTCGAAAAGGGGGCGAGTCTCCGGGTAAACATATTCCGGGAACTCCATCTTCGTATAAGATTTTGATACTTTTCATCTTTTCCGTCTGGATTTCGAGCTCCTCGAGCTTCCCTCTGTTGAAAACTCCGGAAACACAAGTCAAACTGGTCAGTTGCCTCTTTTTCAACCAAAATTTCCCGTGAGGAAGACCATCCCGAAAAGAAGCGCTGATTCCGAACGTTTCCCAATATCTTTTTCCCTTCTCGTACTGCTTCCCATGTTTTTGACCATTTGGCAAGAACTTCTTTTTGACAACATATTCGTCCCAACCGTGTCTTCCTTTCACGACTTTTTCGGTCAAAAAGGCGGACTTTAGAGGCTTCACTGTTTGAGGCAGAGCGACAGCGAGAGAAACGAGCTCCTTCTTCTCGAGGAATTTTTCCATGGTGGAAGAAAAAGCTGATATGACCCTGAGTATTTTCTTTTTTGTGAAAAGAAAAATATATTTTACAAAAGTTTGTTCAAGCACAAACTCCAAAGACCGAACCTGACTTTGGCACACAGTCTTGCCACCAAGCGCAGTCCTGGTCTCTCGAACACTGTCCAGGTTGAGCACAGTATTGAGATCCGCTAATCCAAAAGATTTTACCGGAGCATTTGCAAGGTTCCTGATAACCCCCAATGAACCCTTCGTTACATTTGCAGGCCTTGAAAGGACTGTAAGGGTTATCAGGTACAGGTTTTTTGCAATCTGACTGGGTATAGTCTTGGGCGTAGCAGTCTGTCCTTTCGAGACACTTGCCTTTCTCGACGCAATATGCTCTTCCCTGATGCCAACGAAGACGAGAGTCATCCGGGCACTTGCAAGTGCCAGAGAGAGGGTCCCATTCAAAGGTGTCTTGGCAAACACAAGTCCTTTCCTTGCACGTCGAAAAGAGTCCGCAACTGTAGTCAAAGAGACACTGCTTTTTGGTACAGGACCCTCCGGAACCAACATATCCTTCATTGCACTTGCAGGAAAAGGTTGCTGTCTTGAGACTCTGGAAATCAGCCTCACAGTGGGCATTGTTTGCAGCACAGGAACTGCAGTTGGGGAGACAAGTGTCCATACAAGTCATTGAATTCTTGCCAGTATGAGGGCAATGGTAGGCTGGGTCAATAAAAGAGTTGAAAAGGTGAAGACTTCGGCAACGGAATGAATCAGAACTGTAAGGATAAGGGCAAGGAGAGTTTCTCGAGTCAATGTATTGGACACAATCATTCACAGAGTCGTACTGTTGAAGTTCACCGGTACAAGTCGCCATAATTCCAAGACAAATGTCCATGGTAGTTCCCGCCTCTTGTTTTTCGAATATCGCCTCTGCGTCCTTTGAGTTGATGACATAATCCTCAAGAATAGTCAAACTGCAGGGTTTGAAAAGAATGTATTCTTTGTTCCTCGTTCCTCCAATGACAATGTCGTAGTCTCCCTTGGTGTAGTTATAGTTGACCTTGACGGTTCCTCCTTGGTAAAACTCTGCGAGGTCCGGTTCGGGCCATTTGAGAGAAGCGACATCCAGGTAGTTTTCGAGGTATGTGGGAGGAGCTGCGTCGGGAAATAGAGGGAACAAAACCATGAGGTACTCGTTCGCAATCAGGGCTGTGTTAAAGTCCCCGACTCCTCGGATTGTGTATTTTAGGTTTGGGTCATAATATCTCGTCGCTTCCAAAGCCATTGTGATATTTGGGGCCTGAGTACGAGAAACGTACTGAGAAATGACTTGCGTCCTCTGTTCTTTCAGGGTCGCGACCGGAATGTCGCAAGACGACACAGTCGAAAGAGCAAGGCACAGGAGAAACCAAGATGTGAGATTCATCTTGTCCTATTACTTTCTCTCACTAAAAATATTTTCTTGTCTTTGCCTGAAATATTTAGTATAAATATTTCTATGGCTTGACAGTTCCCCAACACTCTATCACATACTCTGCGTCAAAGTGGACGTCGTTCTCTTCCAAAAAGTTGCAAAGAGATTCTTTGTTTGGTCTTGAACCTGGGGGGATGTTTTCGACCTTTTCTGGAACCGTGAAAAGCTCTCGACATCTTTCGTACTTGAGCGGGGCGATATTTATACCTGGAAGTTCCCCGATCTTTTCAATGGAGCCGTGTTCCTTGATGAGCTTTAGTGCCGTTTTCCATCCAATTCCTCTCGCTCTCTTACCGGCGGTTTTTGCCTCGAAATTCGCTCTGTCATTATAGTCACAACCGCACAAAATGCACAAGTCGAGGAATTGCTCCTTTGAAAGCCCCAAATCTTCCATATATTGTTCTCGATGGACCAAAGTCAGCTTTTCTCCAGCAACATCAATCTCTGGGATTGTGAAAGGTGCTCCATATGCATGGGAATCTGTGTCTGCCGATGAGATCGCGAAAATCTTTCCATGAATTGCGTAGGACGCCAGAACTCCATCTCCTTCTCCCTCTGCAACGATGTAGCGGACCCCAAGAACATCCAGGAGATTTTTGACTGATTCCACCCTTTCATTCGTCAGAGGAATGGATTGTTTCTCATACGTCGCGATGGACTCTGACAGAGTTTGGACAAAAGTATGGGGGTCAGAAAGGTTTGTCTGTGCGTATTTCTTCTTGTGAAGGCTTTCCCTCGCCTTTGCCTGAAGTTCAACAGGCACTTCCTCGCAATCTTCTTCGTCAAACTCCCCAAAGATTTCGGAAAGTGCGTCTTTCTTTCGAATGAGTTCCTCTCTGTCTTTCTTTCTCTTTTCCCTCTCTGCCTCTTTCTCCGGTATTTCACCCGGACCATCAAAGACACAGAACGGGAGAACTCCATTCTTTCGGAGAACACAGAGGTGACTCAAAAAAGACACGAGAACTCCTTCATCTCCAGAAGCACGAAGAAAACGGAAAATCCACTGAAAGGCATCGATGCCGACTCTTTTTCCAGAGAGCTCAGAGATCGGCCTGGTTATAAAAGAGTCGGGAGACTCGCTTTTCAAAATTTTGTTGAGGTCTTGAATTCCCATATTTGCGTAAAAAAGATATATCTAAAAATATCTTTTGGATTTTTTGAATGAGCCTGCAAAAAGTTGAAAGAGTTCATCGTCTCCAGGAGCTTTTGAAGGAGAGGTCGGAAAAGGTGAAACGTATCAAGGAAGAAATAGAGAAAACAAAGCTTGAACTGTTCCATGAACTCGATGAAATGCACACCAACTGTTTCAAAGAGAACGGGAAGGTTTATTTCTCAAGGACAGAATACACCACAAAAAGCGTTGATACTACGAGACTCCTCAAAGAGAATCCGGAACTCGCAAAAAAATACACCGTGACGAAAAAGAGTTGGAGAGCAAACTGGAAGAAACCAAAGGCTAGTGAATAACGACCCTTTCAGGAACTCCGTTTATCCAATGGCTCGTGGAATGAATTTTGCCTGTATCTTGGCTATAAGTCCTTTGTTCTCCATTCATTTGACCATTTTTCCACTCTGTCTCTGTGTACAGTTTTCCCTTTATCCATTGACGAGAAGTCCCCGATATCTGACCATTTCTGTACTCTTGTTCCGAACAGGCAAAGGGTCCATCATAGCAAATGGTCTTGGTTTTTTCTCCTTTATCCCAGAAAATCCTCTCGATGAGAGAGCCAGAGATAAACGTCTCCTGAACTCCATGCTTTTTTCCTTTTTCCCAGAAGATCATAATTTTTTGGTTGGAGCACTTTGTAGTATGTTTGCCGTGGGGTGACCCATCAGGAAGTTGGGACCATTTCTCGCACTCTGAAGTTCCAAAGACGAGAAACTGTCGAGTCAAATCCTCTGCCTCTCCAAAGACGAGAGAAAAAGAAAGAGCTTCGGGAGTGTCGAGGAACTTGTGCATCTTCCAAAAGAAAGTTTTTGGGAGTTCCTCCCATCGTTTTTCAAAAAATATTTCTATATTTTTTATGACCAAGAGAAAAAGTTTACCGCTCCATCAAAGGCGTCGTAGACGGATGCGAGCAAAGAAGGCGCTTCGTCTCCTTCTTGAAAAAATCCTCTCGTTTCAAGTTCTTCGAGACTCGACTCGTATGCTTTTGTTGCACCCTCCGAAATCCCAGAGAAGAGAGACGAGAATGATTCGGCTGCAGCACCAGCAAAGGAGGAAGCTGTGCCTTTTACTCCTTCCAAAAGGGAAGAAGCAAAGTCTGAAACTCCAACCATCGTTCCAAAAGCAGCAGAAACTCTCGATAGATAAATTGGGTCAAAAAGAGCAAGGAATAAAAGACCCGACTCTGAGATTTTTTGCCTGTCGAGAGCATCCTCTGTCAAAAGGTTGCGATAGTACCACGATTCTTGGTATCTCTTTGCCCATTCAGAGTAGGCCATTCTCAAAGTCGAAACACCTTCTGCACCGAAAAGCAAGTCGTTCAAAACACCACTAAAGCCAGCAGATAAAAGCATATCATAGGCCTGGAAGGATAACTCCTCGCTCTTTTCTCCGGTCGAGAAAAGACCCTTCAAAACATTTGCCAAATTCTCATCCTTTGTCTTTGAAAGAGTTTGGAGAATGTCTACAGTTCGATACTTTGAGTTTGTCACAGCTTCTTGTCTCGCCTTTTTCTGGACATTTGCAGCCTTGCAAGAGGCCGACCCAGGATTCGACGCACATTGGATTTCGATGAACAAGAGAATCGCCCTCGTCAAGTCGTCCGTCCCGTCATCCGCTTCTGCAACTCGAGCGTAAGAAAGAGGTATCGAGGACAAAATACCGGACGCGAACGAAAGAGGGAGTTTCAAAAGAGTTCCAACAACCGGATTAGCGATGGCGACGGAGCTGCTGAGAAGATTGGGAGCTTTGTTTTGGACAAAGTTGTAAACTTTTGGAAAGAGAGAGTCCGAAAAACAAGCGTCATATTTTGAATCTCTTTGCCCTGTCTCTCTGGAGATTGCGTAACCTTCCGAAAGGTCCCAGTCGTACTCGGACGTATTATAACAAACAAAGGCGCTTTTATCCAGAGAAAGTTTGTCAAAGAGTTGTTCCGTTTCTTCTTTTTGCTTTTGGAAGTCGTCCAAAGAGTCTTGCAAAAGAGCAACATCCGCTTCCGAGAATTCGACAGAGTCAATATTTGTCGAATAAGTCAAGGACAAGAGAATGTCGACCATTTGCTCAAACTTGGAAGAAGACAGAGCGTTCGAAACAAAGGCAGAGAGTTGAGTTCTCAAAACTTGTGCTTGAGCCTGAGATATCTTTTGACTTAGCGCATATTTTTGCTGAGTTTGAAGTTCCTGAGTCGTCCGAAGGGCAGTTTCTTGCTTTGAAAAGACAGAGTTTTTGACTTGGAAGTTTGCATCTCCAAGAATTTGTTTCTTTTCTTTCATAACAGTGCCCTGAAGTTCCCGTATCTTCCCCAGTTGAATTTCCGGCTTCACAAAGTTTGAAATTTGCGATCTCGCTGTCTTTTTTGAGACAGAGTCCAAATTTTCGAGATATTTCTCCCATGTCATGTCCAACTCCTTCAGAAGAACATTCTGTTTTTCAAGAATTTTTATTTGTGCGTCTCTCAAAAAAGTTAGAGTCTCTGAATTTTTCTGAATCTTTTGGAAGAGTTCTTCTCTCACGAGCTCCGGGTCTTTCCCGACTGCATCTCCTCTTCCAAGAGAAAGAAGTGTGTCGATGTCTCCCAGTTTTCTTTTCATAGTCTCCTGAATTGTTTCTGCATCTCTTTTTCTTGCGGCAAAATCTCTGTATTGCTTGTCTTGAATTGCATCGCGTATCTCTTTCGCCTTTGTCTTTAGGACCTCTGTGTCTTGCTCAAACATTTCTTGGGTGTATCCAGCCTTGAGAGCATTCTCAAGAACCCCAGTCTTTTCTGATGAAAAAGAAAGTGTCGCATTCAAAGCCTCTGACAAGTCTATTTTCTTTTTGTTTGAATCAAAGACATCATCGAGTTCCAAAATGCTCTTTGTCTCTTTTTCCTTGTCTTTGTTCTCTAACAAAAGGTTGAAACCATCGATGTCAAGCACTGTGTACAAAAACCCTCCTTTCTCATCAAATAATGAAGAGCCGGGTGCGAACCTTGAGAGACTCTGCTCGAATTTTGGGAAGAACTTGTCCAAAGAAATCTTTTCCCAAAATTCATTGGGACCTTGTTTCCACAAAGTTTCAGCTGATTCTTGAGCTGCAGAGTAGAACAAGCCAAATGTGGAAAAGTCAAGTTTCTCAATGAGCGACGCTGTGCTTTTTCGACTGAAGCTGTTCTGCACGATGGAAGAAACCGCATTGACGGAGACTGTTCCAAAGAGCCACTCAGACACTTGGTAGTATGCAAGATCCCATTCGAGTTGTTGTCCAAAGTATTTTTCGAGGGCCTGTTTCAAAAACTTGAACTGGAACTTTTTGTTGAAGAAAGGATATTTTTTGAGGAACTGTGTTATTCTTTGGGGAACTGCGAGTCTCTTTATCCAAAGCCAAGTGAACCAAAAAGGTATGGCTCTAGTCTCGAGAGCATTCAAACCATACTGTGCCAACATGTCTGGTGTGAAGATTTTCTTTGCCAGAGACAAAACATTGTCGAGGGTTCCAATACCATTCTCTCTGATCGCCTCGAAAAAGTATTGTAAAGTTGTGGTAGTTCCAGCCACCGAATATTTTAGGAGAGACTCGAGTTTTTCTTTCGTCAAGAAACTAAACATGTCGACTCCAACAAACTTTAGAGCGTACTGGGAACAAGCCAAAATTGCCAACAGTCCAGCGATGGCAAATTTGTGCCTTTTCGCAACATTCAAAGGAACTTGCGCAATCTGGGACAAGTACCAAGAAATCCGAGAAAGGATTCGTGTTTCTTTTCCAAAATTCTTCTTTTGTTTTTTGAGCATTCCCACAAAGTCCTTGTTTGACTTGTACTTTTCCGTCAAACTCTGGAGTTGTCTCTCATATTCCAGGTTGTTCTGAAGCGTTTGGTATGCCATTTCAGAGACCAAATCTCCTGCATTTTCATACCTCAACCAAAAATCCTTTGCTCCGACAGCAAGTTCGGTGATGGCAGACACTGCTGTGCGAGAAACAACTGTCCCGAAAATGTCAAGAGTTTGAGAGTTCACAGAAAGAGGCGTTTCAAAGTTGCCAGTGACAGAAAGAGCTTTGTTCAAAAGGTTCAGAGAGCCAGAAATTCCGTCCTTTGTAACGCTGCTGACTTCCGAAACAAGAAATAGGCGAACGTCGTATCCTTGAATTACCTGATTGAGAGATGACGTAACTATTCCCTGAGTCGCTAAAGGAACTATGAAACTCAAAACTTTGAGAGCTGCGAGTTCAGGAGAATTTTCAAGTCTTTGGACCCATTCTTCTGGGAGAAATCTTCCGATAACTTTGAGACAAAACTCTGGGTCCGAGACAAAATACGCATAACCAATACCTGTTGTGGCTGCTGCCAAGGACAAAAGAATTCCCTTTTTGACCAGGGTTCTTTTCACGGCATCTTTCTTTTCTTGTTCTTGAAGATACAAAAAATACTGGTTGATGTAGGCCTGTGAATAGACAGGTACGAGCCCGGAAACGGGCGCGACTTGAGGGGATACAAACTCCTGCAGAATCCTCTGCTTTGCCTTTGAAGACTCTGCTTCATCAGAAGAAAACACGGAATCCAAAACCTTTGTTGCTACAATGCCGGAAGATGCAGAAGAAATTTTTTGTTGGTTCAAAATATGTTTCTTTTGCAAAATATTTTTTTCTTGAGAGACACTCGTTCTTCTTTTCTCCAAGTCCTTTCGCATCGACGCTGTTGAGACACTGCGGAACGTTCTCCCGGTAAAGCCTTGAGATTTTTGTCGAGCTCCAGCAAACTCCATTTACTTGTCAAAAAATATTCCATATATTTTTTATAGGGACCTCGAAGCCTTCCTCTTGGTCCTTCTCTCGACATCCTGACTTTTCTGTTTTTGAAGAAGGGGAGTTCCCTTTGTTTGCTCTTCTTTCTTTTGTTCTACCTCTTCAGAGGAAGGGATTGACTGATATTGCCCCATTAGATAAGGATGTTCAAGAATCTTTTTGATGGTTGGTCTTTTTCTCGGCTTCCTTTGGAAGAGCCAGAAAAAGAACTCCCTTTGTTTCTTTGGAAGGTCAAGAAGAAACTTTCTTTCTTTGATGCAATTCAAAAGTTCTCGAACATTTCTTCCGTGGAACGGGAACGTCGATGTGAGCATGCAGAAAAGCACAACACCCAAACTCCAAACATCACAGGCAAAAAGGTCCCTTTCCTCTGGATTTTGTCCAAAGACTTCAGGTGCACAATATTCAAATGAACCCTTGGCTGATTTCTTTTCAGAGCCTCGAACTTCGGAATAACCCCAGTCTATCAGCTTCGGCGTTCTTTTATGAATCATAATGTTTTCGCACTTGATGTCACAATGGGAAATTCCATGGTCCTGGACAAAGTCCAAGGTTTTGCAAAGCTGGCGAAACCAACAGATCGCAGTCGTTTCTTCCAGCGGCTTCCTACATATTATGTCATAGACCGATATCGAGCCAAGGTATTCCATGACAGTCCAAGAGTTTTCTTCCAGTTTTATCTTTTCAATGACACGGCAGATATTCGGATGTTCAGGAATTTCTGGGTCTGATGTTCCGTATTTTACGGCAAAAGATTGTCCGTCTTTTTTGTAAAGCCATACTTGACTCTCAGAACCAGATCCAATCAAATGCTTTCTTTTGTATCCTCGAATCTCTTCCGGAAAAAAAGTCTTCATGTTTGCTTATTTTTGGTAATATGAGTAAAGTCCTAAAGCTCGAACCTGCTCCAAAGACAGAAGAAGGTTTTCCTTTTGCGTTCGAATCTCCTCAATATCCTGGGATGAAATGGTTCTGTTCGCGAGACGAAGACGGAAGAATTACAAGTGTGACACTTCTTCCAGACAGAACCAAAAAGATTGACTACTTGGAAAGTACAGAAAAAGCCAGACAGATAAGAAGGGAGCTCAAAAAGATTGGCTGGGTTGCTATTCAGCCAAATATCTCAATAACTCTTTCTGATGAATAAAATATTTTCAACATATTTTATTTATTGCGCAAGGGCGTTGTTCATGTTTTCCACCAAACGCATGATCCTCACCGGTTTGGAAATTGCGAGCTGTCGGACCAGTTCCTTTCGGGTAATTTCTGCGAGGTCAGAAAAGCTGTACTGAGAGAATCTTCCTCCGACTTGGGAACTCACAGCTTCCCTCGTGAACTTGATGATGTTGTGTTCATCACGAGGAAGCGTGGCCCTTTCTTTGTGGATGTACCTCTGCCGATATAGAGAGTACAGATAACTTTCGAGATTTTTGACATCCTCAGCTACAGAAAGCATCTCTGTTTTCTTTTCGGGAAACATCTCAAGAAGCTCGTTCGCTTCTTTTTCTTGATACTTTTGAAGGTTCAGGTATCTCTGCGAAATGTCTGGGTTGTTCCCTCGAATGTTTCTCAGTCTGGTGTATTCCTTACTGACAACCTTTGCATAGGACCCGTCTTCAAAGGCGATGAGAATGCCATTCTTTTTATTGGGAGGGTTTTGGGCTTTTTCGACAAAGTCTGAAAGTTCCTCAATGGGCTCTGGAATGGTGACATTCTGATGTTCGATGACATGGTCCGTCACAGGGACCAAAACCTCTCCGTCGGACCTCAGAGTTTGAACATGCAGAAGACGAGGTTTGTCGAAAAGAGTGACGATTCTGTTTTCTGGGTGTTGCAAAAGAAAAACATAAACGTATTCCTTGTTGAGTACAGACGAAAGATTTGACCTGGGAATACAGTCGTCAAAGAGTTCGCCAAAGTTTCTCTTGCTCGACCATTTCCTCTGGGTACAGTCAATGAGACGGTGAGATGAAATGTACCATCTTTCTCCATACCAAAAGACTCGAAGAACTGTTCCCTCTTCCGACCAATGGGCACTCACAACTTTCTTGTCAATGGGAAGTTCACCCACAAAGTCAGGAGTAAAAGGAAAGGAACGACATATCTCACGATATTCGGGCTCTCCCCATTCCTGACTCTCGTTATACTCGAGAATCAGCCCTCTGTATTTCTCAAGACTTTTATGGGGAGGTTCATCCACATAATGGACAAGGACGAGTCCATCAGTTTCATCAAAGACCTTGAGTTGGGGAAGATTCTCTTCAGAGACTCGCAGATAGTCAACCAAGGAGTCGTAGAGTTCATCCTTGGTTGCGGCATGGTTCTGCCTTCTTTGGGCATTTTCACGGCGGTCACTTTCCAAAAGTTTTTCCATCACAACAGACATTTCTTCTGAATGATTGCTCTGTTTAATCCAAGAGTAAGTATGCAAGTCAAGAAGGAAGTCGTTTCGCCCCTTGCCGGTGTTTTTTGTCAAAATGCAATTCATCCGTGCCCAAAGTCTTTCGCGACAAGGGGTCTTTATGGAGTAGACTCCCGCCCTGCCCCTGAACTCGGATTTCCTCAAACTTGGCCTCTTACCCAAGTTTGGGAAGGGATCGGAAAAGGAGGAGTCGGAGCAAACATTTACAGCTGCCAGTTTGCACAAGACGGAACAGCAAGATATCCCATTTCGGCTGAACTCGTTCCTCTCGGTACGACATTGTATGCCAATCAAGGGTGCAACGCTTATTCCTACAAACCTTGGCCTTTCACAAACAGGGTGACCACCGAGAACAGACAAATTGTTGGTCCCGAAGAAAGACCTGGGGCCTTGATGTGTCTGAGACAATACTAAAAAATATTTATAAATATTTTTTAGAAAGCAAGAGCAGTGGTTTTCAAAAGTCTCTCACAAACTTGGGCTTTTGTCCCAGAAACAGCCACTCCAAACTTTCTCGCAAAGTCTTTGAGTTCTTCGAGTTTATATTCCTGGCAGTTTTTGCCGTTTATTTGCAAACCTCCACTTGTCTTCTTTATGACGTTCGATGTGGTACTTCTCGAGACTGGATAATCCGGACTTTTTCCCTTCTTTGTTTTTGTTGAGGGAGCCGACTTTCTCTTTTTGTAGCAACATTTGACTCCAGACTTCATGAAGCGAACCTCGGCGTCTTCTCTACATTCCTCTACTCCCGTCCTTTCATTCATCTTTGGCCTGCGAGGTGCTGGACAACCCGGATACGGATTTTTTCTCAGCGGAATCACTCTCCCTATCCTATCCCCCTTTGGATTGCCCTGAATTTTCGTTCCAAAAGAAAGCGCAGACGAAGCCATTTCACGAAGGTCAATGTCGATGCCTTTGATTCCGTTCTTTGCGAGCCAACGAAGGACGCTTCTTTTTCTCTTTTCCCCAATTTCTTCTGTTTCGGTGGTGGTGTTCCAGGATATTTTAACACCTCTCTCTTTGTTTTCTTTCAGAGCATCCAAAAACTTTTTCTTTCTCTCTGCTGTTCCAGAGACAGCTGTTTGTCCCGTTTTGAAAACGATACGAGGAAGTTGCTCGACCTTTTTCTGAACAACAGTGGCCTCTTTTGGAACAACAAAATTCTTGTCCGGTTTGAAACACTCTATTTTTCCACCATTAGCCTTCTTAAAAATCTGACAATCAACCGCGGCTTCTTTGAGAGCCTCGAGGAAACCTTCTGCAACCACCTTTTTGGGTTCGACAATTTCGTCATAAATTTTGTCATCAACAAGTTTCCTACCGTGTTCGCCTCTTGCCCGATACAGCCAAACTTCCACGTCTCTTTCTCCCTCTGGCAAGTCCTTTTGAGAGCAGAACCTTACGGCCCTTCCGATGGCTTGGTCGATAGTTGAGGAGTTGAAAAACGGATCGATGATATGAACTTGTCTCACTCTCAAGAGAGAAACGCCTTCGGCAATGCTCTTGGAACCAATCATGACCTGGATGATCGAACCATCCACATTTTTCGGTCTGTTAAAGGCTTGAACCACTCTTTCCCTTTCTTCCTTTGTTTCTGACCCAGTGAACAGGGCGTACTTTGGCTTTTTGTCCTTGGTCCCGTATTTCGAGAAACCATTGGCTTCCAAAGCATCGGCAACACTCGCAGCGCCTCCATAGTTTACAAAGTTTGAATAGACGAACGCAAGTCTCGTGTCTTTTTTGAGTTTCTTTACGAGAGTCGCAAATTTACAGCTGTACTTTTCGAGCTCCGGCATTTTCCACATCCCCTTTGTCTCAGATTTTTTCCCGGTGGAACCGCAAGATCCATTCGGATAGACGAGATTTGAAGCTTGTCTTTCTGCCTTGTAAATGCTGTTGTTGTACTCGAGGTTTTTCTTTCGAAGATCTTTGGGTGCTGATTCGTACTTTGAGTAGGCCTTCTCCTGGAACTTTGACATCTTACAGACAAGAATCTTTGGGCCAATGACCTTTGGATATGCCGCTGGATTAGCGCCGCGAACATAAGAAACGAGACCCTGAATTCTGTTCTTGAATTCATCCATGTTTTTCACAACAATCTTTCTGTCCGCATCATATCCCAAATACCTGGACTTGAAAGAATGTAAAACAAATGGATCATCGCCAAGCTTCAGAATGTTCAGAGTCTTGGCGATCTCGATCTCATCGTCGAAAATCGGAGTAGCAGACAACAGAACAATCTTGAGAGACTTTGGGGCATCCTTGAGCTCTTTCATAAGAGCCTCGTACCAAAGCTTCCCCAGAATGTTTTGAACTTCATCGATGATGAGAAGCTGATATTCGCTGAGGTCAATCTTTCCCTTTTTCGAGTCCAAGTAAAATTTTTGATACGACATGATGTCGTATCTTTTCCGAATCTTTTTCTTTGCGGATGAAACTGCCTTTGAAGCTCTCTCGGACTCTGGTTTTTTCTTGAGATATTCCCTGTCTTTCTTTGAGATGTAAAAATCTCCTGTGCACTCTGAGAGAAGTTCGCCGAAAAAGTTTGGCTCAAGTGAAGCCGGAAGAAGAACAAGAACTTTTTTACTTGACCTTGCCAGATTGGCTTCAGCGATGCGAATTGTTTCACAAGTCTTTCCTGAACCAAGGCCATGAAACAAAAGAATTCTTTTGTGGTCCTTTTCAGGACCCATGTAATCTTCAACAAAAAGCTGGTGCATCTGCAAGGCGAACTTTCGAGGGAGGCAAAGTTCCTCCATTGTCAGGCCACCCTTTTCTTCTTTCGGAGTCCATCTCAGGATTTCTGCTTTAGACAACATTAACAAAGACAAAAATTCACAAGTAATATGAGCATCACACATTCTTCGGGCATCGCATCTTTTCGTCCTACCCCCGTCACCAACGACAAGGTGCAACTTTCGTTCATTGAAGCTGCCGTAAAGGAACTCAAGACTTTTGTGGATGAACAGAGAAAGATTCAAGAAGAGACAGAGAAGAGAATCAGTCGCCTAGAGTTTGATATCGCCGATGTCAAAAAGAAGACTCAGACTCTTTTGAGTTCGTCTCTTTCATTGAAGAACTCCGTGGATGCTTTCTCGAAAGAGGTCTCATCTCTTGGAGATGAACTCGAAGAGACCAAAAAATCTCTGGAGGAAAGACTGTTTGAACTGGAGAAAAAGAGCTTGGAAGAAAAACCAAAGGCTGTGAGGGCTTCAAGGAAGAAGGACTAAAAAATATTTTTATATTTTTTATGTGCAAGCTGCGTTTGTGGTTGGACAATTACTACAACCTTCACAAAAGGCGTAGTCTTTGTTTGGGTTTTCAGAGTCGATAAAAATCCATCCATTGGATGCTGGACTGAATGCTCCAACTATTTCACCCTCGACGTCCGGATGGAACACCTTGCTTTGTCTATGGACATTCGCAGAGTATTTTGAGAGTGAACTGCCTATCGAGATAATCGGAAGGAAAGAGTTGCACCCATTACATCCGAGTCCCGGAACGGAACAGCTCGAGACTATTTCCTCTGACCAAGGTCCAAGTTTTCCATAGTTTCCATTCTGGTCGACGTACCTGACGGAATACCAAGTTGGGATACACCAGAGAGGTTGGTTCTGCTCTGCCTTTCCAAACTGGGCCAATACGGGCTTTTCAGTTGGAGTCGGAATTGTCGAGTCGAACTTGGTTTCCTTGAACGAACCGTCCGTGTTTTCCCAAGGAGGAATTTTTGGGCTCCAATCTTTCTCAAATTTTATTATCCCAAAAAAGGCAATGATGCCGACTATCAGCAGCACGACAACAGCGACGACACCGTACCAAAAGCCCGGACTCATTACTCTTCCATAATCTCGTGAAAATTTGACTCTGGAGAAACTACATAAACTCTCAATCCAAACTCTTCCTGGATCGCCATGATAAAGGCAAAAAATTCTGTACCAACATCGTCTATTCTTCGGAAGAATTTATTCGGAACATCTCCTTCCTTTATTTCCTGGCGACAACAAGGGCAAGAAGGAGAAGTTATTTCTTTGATGCATTTTTTATGGAACCTGTGTTTGCACGACAATACAACTCCGCTGCCTTTTGAGAACTTTGAAAGACATATCGCGCACTCTTCGGAAAAAGTCTCCGTTTCCGGTTTATGAGAAAAACAAAGTCCGGAGGGTTCTTTTGTTTTTCTTTTGCATTGTTCACCAGAAGAAGAGAAACCTTGACACTGCTGCATAACTTACCAGACTCTCTGAATTTTCTTTTGTCTTTGGTAAGATGGATTATTTGGAAGAGGAAGACCTCGGATATTACGGTGTGGAAGATGAGCCTCAAGAATCCGACATTTTTGACCAATACACCAAGCTTCTCGAAGAACAAAACATTCAAGAGTTTGAAGATGTCGCCACAGCTCGAATGGAAGAACAAGAAGAAGAACAAGAGTTTGCCTATTCTTTCCAGCAACTTGTCTCTGCGAAAAAGTCCGGTTCAACAAGCGCCGTGTATGTTGGGAGAAGGCGTATTGTTTCCGACGAAGAGAGATTCGAGAAGGAAGTCAAGGATGTTTTGGAAGAGGAGGACTTTGCTGTCAAGTCAGCCCCAAGAGACAAAACAAAGATTGCCCAAAAGCTTGAGGAACTTTTGCCAGAGTCAAGGTTCTATAATATCAGAATTTTCACGAGAGCTTATGTTTTCGTGCAAAAGAACGGGAAGGATTTTACTCCAGAACAGTTCAAAGCAACCCTCAAGCTCTACAAAAAGACAAAGAAGACGATGATACCCGAAGACTTTTTGAGGTATTGCCTCATCGTTTCAGAAAAGATGTAATAATATTTGCAAATATTATTTAGTTCTTTCCGGACTCTGCCTTCCTCATCTGCAAAAGGAAACCGTGTGGGTCAGGAAGACCGACTTCTGTGAGCATCCGAACAGCAAGTTCGTCCTTTTCTTTCTTTTTGAGACGACATGCCTTTGGCTTTGGTGTGATACTCTTCTTTTTGATACCAGAAACTTCTTCAAGGTTTCTCTTTTCCATATACTCAAAGAGTTTAGCCTCCAAAGATTTCTTTCTTTCCCTCAGCTTTTTGCACTCTTCGTTCATCCTCTTGACTTCTTTTGCGATGCTTTCTATCTGTTTCGCGTAAGAGGTCATTGTGACTTTCTTATTGCTCTTGTATCTTGCTAAAGAAAAGTCAAATGGGATTTCCGACGGGAGTTTTATTGGCGCTTGTATGGTGGGTTTGGAGAAGTCTCCCAAAATGCGTCACAGAACACATCACAAAATTCTTTGACCAAAAGACAACGGCAAAAGTGTCTCGTAAAAGAATAAAGGTTCCGTTCTGGATTTCTGGACAAAAATATAATATTTTGGTAAAACGTCCCAGAAAAAAGTTTGTGATGTTCTCGAGCGTTCTCTGTGACGGGAAAGACAAAACCCTAAGAATGATAAAATATTTAGGGCCAGACAATGACTTTTTCGGCAATTCATTATGCCCTCGGGACTTGGGATATCGAGAGGTAGAAATTCAGGTTGTTATTCCAACAGAGGAAACTCTTTTCTTTTGTGATGACCAACCCATCATCCTATAAAAAATATTATGAATATTTTTCTTTCCAAAGTTCAACCAGAATATCTCCGTGGCACTCGTCAGTTTCTTCACAGAAGCAGCCAAGAGTCTTCCCAGAAAGTTCGCCAAGCTTGTCCCAAAGTTTTTCCTTTGCATGTCTTTTGTAGTTTCTCAGAGATTCTTCTCTTGTGTACTCTGAAAGTTTCCAAAGATTTGCCCAAGGAGAACTCGGGAGATTCCAACCTCCCATTGTGCACCTTCTGCCTATCCAAACGTCGCAGTCGCTGACGACTTCTCCTCCCTTTCTTTGGATTCTAACTCGAGACGGAGGACCCAAACTCTTTCCGTATGGAACAACATGGATCGGAATTCCCTTCTTTTTTGCAAAGTCAATGGTCGAAGATGTTCCTCTGCTTTCTCCATCCCAAAAAGCAACGAGAAAGTCAGAGTTCTTGACAATCTCTTTGTTTCTTTCAATGTACGAATAAGCCTTGGACTTGTCCTTTGGGAGATGTACAACAACGCCAACTTTTTTATGTCTTGCCCACTTTTCGGCTAAAGAATCTGCCCCTTTCGCTCCACCAGAAACGACACATGCAAAGTTGTGTTGTTTCCAAAGTTTTCTCATCTCTTTCGCAAAGAGAGACTTGTCGCAAAAGTCGCGACCTCCAACAATTCCAACATTCATCTTATTTCTCCCATGTTCAAGCATATAATTTTTATTTTATAAAAATTATGAACTGCACATCACGCACTCTTCTTCCTCGTCGACTGCAATGTTCACAGCGACATCGGGAGGAGAGGTTCGGAGATAGTACATTCCCGTCTTGGCTCCATTCTCCCATTGATAGAAATGGTAAGACGTGAGTTTTTGATAGGTCGGCTCTTTCATGAAACAGTTGTGCGAACTTGTTTGGTCGACGTATCTGTTCCTGTCGATGGACAACTCACAAATCCTCTTTTGTGAGAGTTCAAAGGCATTCAAATATTTTCTCTTGAGTTTTTCGACCAACGGCCTCTTTGCTTCATCTTCACAAACAATGTCTTGGATGGAGCCTTTTCCGTTTAGACACGCAGCTCTGTTCTTCTTGTTCCAAATTCCGAGTTCTACCATATCGTTCACAAAGTGTTTGTTCACAACAGCGAATGTTCCACTCAACACTGTTCTCTTTCCGATGATGGCAGTGAAGGGTTCGAATGCTTCATTGTTACCCAAAATTTGAGCTGTGCTCGCGGTGGGAGGCAGAGCAATCAGGAAGCTGTTGTAGACTCCGTACTTTTTGGTCAAGTGTCTTTCCGTCTCCCAGTCGACGCCGCAATAAGATTCGGGAATTCCCTTTGACCTCCTGTATTCCTTCACCTGCTCAATAGTGATGTCGCCAAACGGAATTCCAGACTCCTTGTGGATTGCTTCAGCATCCCACAAGTCATGAGAGAAGAAACCATTCGACAGAGGAGAACCTGGGAATGTCTCATAGTACGGAACAGCACAACCAAAGCTCGCCCTTTCCTCTGCCATTTTGCGAGACTCTGTGATTGCAGAGTGATAGATTGTCTCGAAGATTTGTCTGTTCAAAAGTTTTGCTTCTTCATCCAACCATGAAAGATTGGCAAGTGCGAATGTGTCTGCGAGGCCTTGAACTCCGAGACCGACGGGTCGGTGCTTCAAATTCGCGCTCTTGATTTTGGGGATTTCAGGGGGGTAGTGATTCCTGTCGATGACAGCATTCAGAACTCTTACGGCCTTTCTCACGTTTCTCGAGAGTTTTCCAAAGTCGTACTTTCCTTCTTTGAAATATTTGGGAAGACAAATAGTCGCGAGATTGCAGGAAGCAATCTCTTCTTCCGAAGTGTTCTGACAGATCTCCATGCAGTTTCCGAGGAGCATACCCTCGAACATTCCTCTACCTCTTTCCTCTTCTCTGAAGCAGAAGGTGTCAACGCCTTCCCTTCCATTGGACACAGACAGGACCTTGACGAAACGCAAAGCCGAACGCTGGGGAGTTCTTTCAGAGAGTCTCAATCTCTTTGGGGAAAACCCGAGACTCACAAGTTTCTGGACGTCAACGGAACCGATGAGGAGTCTCCACAAATCCTTGCATTCGTACTCCATTTTTCCTCCCTTTCCATCTGGCAAGACTCTGTTCCCCGCGAACGCAGCCAGGACAATTTTTGACTCCACCCCAAGAGTTTGGAGCATCAGACGGATGTCCAACAGAAAGTCTTTTTCGATGGATGCAATTTGGAGAGACTCATTGTTTCCATTCCTCGAAACAGTTCCGTCGGCGTCGCAATAACCCTCAAACCATCTGAGTCTTGTCTCAACACTGGAGAACATTGGAACCTCAAACTTCGGAGCAAGATTTCTCGGGAGTCGAACATTCAGCTTCTTGTCATGTTCCTTTCCGTGGCTCGTGTATTCCAAATGCTCCAAGAGTCCGATTTTTTCATGGTACAGAGTGACCATGGGGTTTCTCTTTGTCTTATCGCGGCCCTTCTCATATGTTCCGTCTCCGCAGAAAAATCCGTGAGTGTACGGATGGTCAAATTCTAGAGATTCGTCGAATTCGAAAGCTTCGGGAAGGTCCCACTTCTCAAGTTTGTCACCGGGTTGAAGTTCATGGGCTCTCTTCTCCACAGCCTCCTCCCCGTATTTGTTCTGGACAAAGAACCTGTGCTGCGGAGTGCATTGCAGAGTCACTCCATTCGAGAACTCGACACACAAAAGATCTTGGTTCTCTGCTGTCTTCACAATCTTTGTTTGACTCCATTTCTCTCCGTTCCAAACATGGATATTTTGGTTCACAACTGACTCAATCTCAACATGGCCAAATTCGCGAGTCAGAATTCTGGTGTCTCCAGCGACGCAAAGGTTCAAAGAATGAGGCATTCCAAAGTTCTTTTGGTTGCTCTTTCTGCAAATGGCATCTTTGTACGCAATGAAGGGCATTCCCACCTCAGCTTGAGCCACGAGAATGTGATGCCAAAGCTCCTGGGCTCGGACAGTCTTTTTGGCTTTTCCTTCATTCTCGTACTTTTTGTAGAGCTCCTCGAATTCCGGTCCATAGACATCATCGAGACCGGGAGCCTCATTGGGGCAGAAGAGACTCCACTGACCGTCTTCCTTCACTCGTTTCATGAAGAGGTCAGAGGTCCAGATGGCATAGAAAATCTCTCTGGCTCTCATCAGGTCATTTCCTCCGGGTTTTCTGGCATCAACAAAGTCAAAAATGTCCACATGCCAACACGCAAGGAAAAAGGTTCCACTTCCCTTCCTCCTTCCTGCTTGGTCAACATAGCCAAGGATGGCATCAGGGGCTCGAAGGAACGGAACAACTCCGGAAGATTCACCAATGTCTCCAATGTTTGAATGTCTCACCGGAGTCACAGAATAACCGAGACCTCCGCTGCCTGAAGAAATTATGGCTATGTTTGTCCATTCTTCAGCCATTTTCACGAGACTGTCCTGGATGATTCCGAGAAAACAAGAAGAAAGGCTCGGTCTTTTCAAACCAGCGTTGAAGAGAGTGGGACTCGCCATGGTGAAATTTCCTTTCGATAGGCAGTTGTAGCACCTCCTGATGTTGTTCATATCGGGCATACACAAAAAGGTCGCGACTCTCAGGTAGAGCTGTTGGGGCCTTTCGTTGATGTGAAGTTTTCCATCGTATCCTTTCTTCTTGAGAAGATAGGACTTTTCGAGGGTGTTGATAGCCATCCAATCAAACTTCATGTCCCTGTCTTCTTGCACAAAAGAGTCAAGTTCCGAAGCGTTCTTCATGACAAAGTTTGCATAGGATTCACAAAAAATCTTCCTGTTTGACTTGACAACATCAGAGAACCTCTCAGGAGTTATGTCGCGAAGTCTCAGAATCTCCGCTCTTCCGGCAAGAACTCCCCAGTCAGGATGCATGTAGCACTTGAAAACGCACACTTCGGCAAAACTCTTGAGGAACGAATCTTCACCGGAAGCATCAATCTTCTCAAACATCTGGGAGACAAGCTCCTTCTGAACATTCAAACCAACGGAAAGCTTGTCAAAGAGTTGCGAAGCGTTCATTTCTTTTATATTGGAATTACAGTTTGGAAAGGTTCTATCTTGTCGGTTTTATCGTCCATGATGTTTGCTCAAAAAATATTTTTTGAAAATATTTGAAGAAACAGTTTAGCGAAAGCAAATGTCTGATAACTCATTCCTCGCCGAAACTTCTCAAGGTCATGCCATCAAGATGTTGGTGGAGATCTTGAACAATTGTGGGGCCAAGACCATCACAATCCGAATTTGTAAAAAGGGTATCTTCTTCCAGCATATGGACAACAAAGGAACTCTTTTGATTGATGTGTCTTTGGAACGCAAGAACTTTAGCAAGTTTGTTTGCGATACAGACAATGAGTTCAACTTTGGTGTCAATATTCAGAAGCTCCATACCATCTTGCGTCCCATCAAAAAGAAGGATTTCCTTTGCCTCTTTATCAAGAAGGACGTGATGGTTCTGAATGTCCGAATCACCCCCGATGTCTCTGGGAGAAAAGCTGCTTCGAAGGTCGAGACTTATGGACTCAGAATTCACACTGTGAGAAGGGAAGAAGTTGAAGTCCCCGAAGAGGAATTTTATCATTTCCCCAAGGTCATTCCGAGCTCAGAGTATCAAAAGGTTTGCAAAAGAATGGGAACTCTCGGAAAAGTCACGAGGATTCGAATGGAAGAGTCCAACTATATTAACTTCTCTTGTGACTGTGCCGACGTCATCAACGGAGACATCGAGTTCGGAGAAAGAACTGGCAAGGGTGAAAACTATGACACAGAGTTTATCACTTTTTCTCTAAATCAGATTGTAAAGATTCCTGGCCTTTTTGACCAAGTCCAGATTCATCAGCCAAAAAATCCCGACTATCCGCTCAAGATTTCTTCTTCTATCGGTATCATCGGAAGCGTCAACTTTTTCATAAAGGATAGACAAACCATTGAAAAAGAAGAAACAAATTCACGGGCTTAAACAAACTTAAAAATTTCTTCTCAAAAGAGAAGAAATAAACTATTTTCAGAAGATGACTGAAGCCGAATTTTTCCCTGAATTTCAAGACAATGAAGATTCTGGTGAAACTTGCCCACACAATCAGCTCGAGAAAAAGGGAGGTAGGATGATATGTCTCGACTGTTTTGAAGTCCTCGAAGAAGAACTCACATACACAAAGGACGATGCCGCCGCATTCGGTCCAAACAGAGCATGTGCCGGAAGACTCTCAACTCGAGGCACAGAGAAAAGAAATATCTTTAAAGATCTTGAAGGAATTTCTCTTCCAGAAAACATTGTGGAGTCAGCCAACGCCAAGTACCAAAAAATTATGGAAAAGGTTGGAGGGGAAGCTGCCATCAAGAGAAAGAAAAAGAGGAAGGGAGTTATCATCGTCTGCACTCAGATGGCTCTCAAAGAGAATGGAGAAAACAGGTCGGTATATGATGTCGCCCGTCTCTTCGGAGGAGAAACTCAGAAAGGTGCCATCTCTTACGGTCTCAAAAAATATTGCAAAGTCTTTCGAGCTTCTCTCACAGAGTACACCCAAGCTTCTGACCTCATCAGAAGGACGATTAACGTCTGTGGCATTTCTCCTGACAAGTACAACGAAATCCTCGAAATTTGTCTTTCTGTTCAAGGAAAGACGAGGATGTTAAAGTCTGCGATTCCACAAAGCGTTGCGTCTGCTGTCGTCTTTCTTTGGCAGACGATGAACAAAGACAAGCCGTGGTCTTGCTATGTGCCAAAGAAAGAATTCGCAAAGATCGTGTGTTTGAGCGAGGCGACAATTACAAAACACGCAAAGGAAGTCGCGAAGTTTTTGGACATTGATGTCAAGATTTAGAAAAAATATAGAAATATTTTTTATGTGACCCAGTACGAGAGTTTTTTCTTTCCCCCAATTATGGCATCAGCATACCATTCACCATCCTCGTCTTTTTCCACAAGTATCTTTAGTGAGCCTTCCATGAAAGACCAGTGAGACAAAAAGAGTTGCTTCTCGTTCGTCTTTTTCTCGATGGAGAATTTTCTCTGTTTTCCATCGGCAAAGTTTCCCACAATTTTATTCTCTTTGAATTCAAGGTAGAAAACGTAACTTTCTTCCGGGAGAAGAAAAAAAGACGCCCTTCCTTTGTCTCGGAAATAGGAGAGTGGTTCACAATCGTCTTGCAAAAGGGAGTATCTCGTCATGACTTTTTTACTTTGATACCGTCAACAAAGAAAGCCTTATCTTCCGATAATAAAATCTTGAACACTTCGACGTCGTTTTGAACTTTGCGGTGTTCCTTGACGACTACAGGACAGTCTTTGCCTTGCAGAACGTCTCCTTTTTTGAGTTCGAGAGCGTAAACTTCTTTTTGTCCCAAAAAGAATCTTGTGAACCTTGTGACATACACAAAGAATTCTTTGTCCTTGACTTGGAAAACAATGTACTCAACTTCATAGTGTCTCTCCTTCACCACAGAAAAATTGCAAGTTGTTGAGTCTTCCAAAACAACCTTGTAATTCCCTTTCGAAAGTTCACAAAAATCTACATCTCCCTTGTCTGTCAAAACACACGACCACTTCCAGAACATGTCTTGTTAAAACCTTTGCATCAACTCAAGTTAACAAAGATGAACAAGAAACTTTTGAGACTTGCGTTCCAACTCGACTCTGAAGACGATGAGCAAAGTAAAAAGGCAGAAGTCGGTATTTCTTCTCTTGTAAAAAGTTCCGCTTTGCAAAACCCCGTGAGACTTTCTTCTCTTGAGACTCTTTACAAAACAAAGAGGGGAGACATTGGCAACGACTGTTTGTGTGCATCAAGGGATTCTCTCAACTTTTTTGTTGACAAAAGAGCAAAGAAAGAACTTGAGTTTCTTGTCCTCGCTTCAAGGTCCGAAAATGTTGACTCTTTCCAAAGACTTTTGAACGCCGTTTGTATCTATAACTTTGGACATTTCGACATTTGCTATGAGTTGTTCTCGTCTCTTGCCAAGTCACAGGCGATGTTCCTCCCCCATCGTCTCGAATCTCTCAAATTTCTCGTGTTCTCAGAGGATGAGGACAACACAGAAACAGCCCGTTCCATTATTGTCGAGATTGCAAAAGACCTGGAGATCTCGTCCCAAGCCCGATACAAATTCGTGGCTGAATTCAGTCATCCAGGATGTATGAGGTCCCTTTGCAACATTGAGAGACTTTGGGCAACACCCCCAGCAGAATTCACGAGGGATATTCAGAATTCTTTTTTCTCTGTGAAAGAAAATAATGGAGTGAGAGAAAATATTTTGTGTGCCCAGTGTCTCCTTCAACTCCAAGTCACATCAGAAGAAGAAAAGACGCAGGCCATGGAATGGCTTTGTTCTGTCGCTGAAAACTTTGCTTTGGAACACGACGTTCAAGCAGACGCCTGCGATGTTTTGCTACGTCTCGGCTCTGCTTCTTTCAGAACTCGCGCCAATACCGTTCTGACTCTTTTGGCTCAAGCGTCGAGAGAGATGACCACAGTCTACACAGACAAACAAAACGTCCACACAAAGAGCATCAACGACTCTGTCAATGAATTTCTTGAAAAATGCATCGAAGAAGAGCCTTTGGACAGTTCAGACTTTTCTTCTGTCCATGCCGATGTGGTTCGTCTCGCCAACGAAAAACTTTCGGATGAAGAAAAGAAGAAGGCTCTTGCTGCTCTCGAACGCATCTCCGTGGACACTGCGACTTTTACAGACTATGAGTTGTGTCTCTCTGACGTTTTTGTGGTCATCTGGAGAAGGATTCAGAAAAAGGAACCTGTCACAAGAGGTCAAATGCTCCAAAGACTTTTGGAAGAACTCGTGGATATGGCTGGGACGTGCAGTTCCGGTCACTGTTCTCGCCTTGTGAATTCTCTGAGCTATTTTGAGGCAAACATTCGCATCGGGTTCAGAGAGCAGATCCGTGCCAATTTTAGCGCTCGAATGAACTCACGAATCAGAAAACTTGAGGATACCGACCTACAAAGTTCTATCATCTGCGGAATGGGGGACGATACCGAAACGGACGACAGAAAGGTTTACCTAAAGTTTATTGCTGACAACTACCCAGAAATTCGTGACGAACTTTACAAAGAGTTTGTGACAGGAGGATACGTTTCTTCGGAACAGTTTGACGAATGGTCCATTTTTTTGGTTAGCGAATGGTGAAGAAAAAAATAGTTACATATTTTATTACATAAAATATTTGTGGTTGAGCGCCTCCTCAAAAGAAATTCTATCGTAGTCGCAATAGCGAAGCATTTTGTTCAGCAAGTCGTTCCCGTCTTCCCCGAGAACGTCGAAAGAGAGTCTCTTCTTGGCGCTTCTGTTGGTGAACGCCCAAAGAGAACTCATGCCGATGTTGTCTCTTTCATACTTGTCGAAACCTCCCAGAGCAGATGTAATCTGTTTGACCATTCCCGGCTCTGTACGAGAGTCGAAAAGATCTTTTCCTCCAGCCAGAAATGCAAGGACACAACCTGCGCTCCAAACGTCGAGTCTTGAGGTGAACAGGCGGTTCCCCAAGAGAATGTCGGGAGGCCTGTAGTTGACGGTGGCTACCGCATTCTCCGTCTCCACGAAGCCGCATTCATCGGCAAAGAAAGAATTGCCAAAGTCCCCAATCTTGACATTCATGTTTTTGTCAATGAAAATGTTGTCAGGCTTGATGTCGGCATGAACAACATTGAGACGAGAGATGTGTCTCAGTCCGAGAAGGATGTCACGGAAGATGTCACGAATGATGTCAGACGAAAGGGAGACCTTTGAAAATTCCGCGAGTTCCCTCAAATCCATTCCCATGTCCTGATAGATTGTATGGACGAATTGGTCTTCACCAGTCACGTAGCATCCCAAAACGTTCTCATGGCGGTTCGAGGCAAAAAAATCAGCAAGCTCCGCTTCGTATCGAGCGTCATCAGCCTCGCCATCTCCGGACTTGATGACAACATCCATTCCATCCATAGTTCCACGACAAACACACGAGTGCATTTCGTTGTGCTGAATGACGGACTTGTACGAAAAAGTCGGGAAAAGACGAGAAACCTCAGTCTCAATATCTTGGGGAACTCTTGCCATATTTTTTAGAGTGAAAGTAAAAAGACAAAATGTTCTTGAGAACATTCCATTCCTTCAAAAAGACTTGGGAAAAGTGGACATGCAAAATATTTTGTTGGTCTCTTGAAAAATATTTGCAATAATAAAATATTTTTTGTGTGAGGTCATAAAATATTTTGTCGGACTTGCCAAAACTCTTTGTGAAAACACCAAGTCAGTGAAATTTTCAAAGTCTTTTTGTGCATAAATTCAGCCACCTCATAGGATAGAAATATTGTCAGCGCTCTCAAGAATCTTTTGCTCAGTCTCTAAAAGACGCGACAAAAGTTCAAAGTTTCTGTCTCTCAAAGCGGTGTTTTCTTCGAGAGCCTTCTGGTATTGTTCTCTCATGTCTACCGTCGTTTGTTCAAGTTCACGGATTCGGTCATTCTTTTGGTCGTTCTCAGAGAGGAGACGAATGATGACTTGGTCTGATTCTTCCATTATTTTTTCTTTTACACAAAAGAAAATTAGAGTATTTGCGAGATGATGTCCTCGTATGGTTGTTCTAAAAAGCTCTGCGTTTCCAAAAGATTCTTGCAAAGCTTCCGGAGAGCAGCAGCTCCCCTTTTACCGTAAAGATCTCCCTTCCAAGCCTCCATCAAAAAGTTGTTTCTGTTTTTTGGCTTTTCCCCTCCCATCAAAAACACAAGAAACTCTTTGTGAGACGAGAGGACTTTTTCAGAGTCTCCCCAAAGGTCTTCGACATTTTGAAGGAGATACCTTTCTGCTTTTTCGGGGTTTTCGAGGTCTCTGCAAAGAGACTGCGAGTCTTCTTTGACAGATTTCATAAGCTTTTTCCCTTTCAAAATATTTTTCTGAGCGATGTCTTTCATGGCTTGCAAAAGTTTGGCAAGCTCCTCAAGTCCTTCCATTTATTCGGCCATCACCACATATTTAAGGACTGTCGCAATTCCTTGGGCTTCTGAATCTGCCATGTCGAAAACTATCTTTGACTCTTCAAACTTTTCGAGAACATTTTTATCGCCTTTTTCTTTTGCCCATAAAAGAACTTGAGAAAGGACCCATTTCTTCCTATCAAGTTTCTTTGGCATTTTTGGAGCACAGAGAATGTTTGTTTTGGAAGCTGTCGGAACAAAGACGATGCTCTTTGAACTTCCGTATTTCATCAGCATCCATGCCATCAAGCTTTCTGAAAGCTTGATGGCATCCATGTTTGTACCTTCTGAATTGTTTGTACCTCCCGAATTGTTTGACTTTTTTGAGCCTCCGAAAGATGTGCAAAACTGCTGTTCAATAACAACTATGGACACAGGGTCCCATAAATATTTTTTCTCTTCCAAAAGAGCAAAGAGGTTGAGGCGGACTTGAATGTCAAGCTTTTTGTCGTCGGATGAAATATCGTATACGTCGATGTCAATGTTTTTTCCGTTAACAGCCACATCATGAAGAACCTCTGTGTAGACTTGAGTCCCCTTCTTTCTATCTTTTTTATATTTTGTCCCAAAAAATTTTTCTCTCTGTTGTTTCAAAAAAGATACATCCCACTCGCCAACAGACCAAGCGAATGCTTTCCAACCCACATCGAATGAAGCGACTTGGACGTTTTCTCTGTTTTTTACAAGCTCGTCGAAAGACTTGAGAGTTTTTAGAGTTCTCGCCTCGGACATGTTTTATTTGTCCCAATTCATCCCTTCAAAATATATTGCAATATATTTTATGAGGTCGCCCGAAGACATGCGACTAATTCCTTTGGGAACAAGATGCCCAGTTTCCGAATAAACTCCTCCAACGTCCCATTGTTTTCGACAGTGATGTCAAAGATGTCCGACTTTGACATTTCTTCCTCCATCTGACAATAACTCCTCTCACAATCTCTCAAAATTTTGACGAGAATGAAGCCTTGTTCTTTCAACATCCAAGCCTCTTCTTCTCTTCGAACATCACTCACAAAAATGTTTTCACCTGAATTTTCAAGAATCTTTTGCTTGACTTGGTCAATAAAAACTGTTGGATTTCTGTCTTTTGCGTATTTTCCAAGAAGCAGCAAGAGCTCCCTGTCCTTCTCAACGGGAAATCCGAGGGTCTTTTGCACTGCTTCAGTTGTCTCGTAAAGTTTGTGAGAGAAACGATATATTTTTCCTCCGTACATGTCTTTCAGCCACTCGCAAGCAGTGTCCTTGCCAGAGCGCATAAAAGGTCCAAAAGCAACCTTCATATTTATAATGGAAAAAGCTGTCTATTTAACTTTGAGCGCTCTCGTCGGTGCAGCTGCAGTTCTTTCGGTGAAATGGTACGTTGATACAAAGGACACTTTCTGGCTCTTTGCGGCTTTGTTTCTTGAAATGACCCTCGTCTTTTGCCACGTCAATCTTCTAAGTCTCGGAGAAGTTGAAATTCTCTTCGTTATAGCGAGGATGTTGGCAGTTCTCCTAGTCGTATTCGCTGCTGTGTTATGGCTCTCAAAGACTACAAAAAGTTGGAAAATGTGGTTGGGTGTTGCACTTGCTTTGACTTCGATGACTCTCTTGGGCTTCGCATAAAAATATAAACAATATTTATATTTTAGTCACTCTCTTCGGCCTTGGGCTTCTTGGTGGCCTTGACCACAAAGTCATACTTGATGGAATACTCAGAGTCTCCCTTCTTGATGACACGGGGCTCTTCTCTCTCGACGCGCTTGCCTTCATAAGAGAATGAAGCCTTCTTGGTCCCAGTAATCTCGACGATAACAAACTTGTATTCGGTCACGCCAGTATCCTTGTACTTGCGAAGGAGACGGGTGAAAGTCTTCCGACCAGCCTGAAGGGGAGTCGTTCCATGGACAATGTCATCGTGTTCTTTCAAAAGGGAACGGTCAATGGCAGGCTCAACACTGTCCAGAGAAATCTGGAACGAACGTTGGCCCTCCTTTGCGGCAGGAGCCTTTCGTCCCTTTCGAGGAGCCGAAGCCTTTTTCTGGGGAGCGGGGGCATCTTCCTCATCTGAGACCTCTTCGGGAGGGGGAGTGGCAACCTTCTTCGCAGCCTTTTTGGGAGCTTTCTTCTCTACGGGAGGAGCAGCAACTTTTTCGGCAGCAGAGGCCTTTTTCGGAGCCTTCTTCTCAGAGGCTTTCTTCTTGGGAGCAGCCTTCTTCTTAGGCTTTTCAACAATCTCCTCCTCGGAAAAGTCACTCTCCGAAGACTCAGACAGTTTGGTTTCGGCAACAGCAGCGCGTCTGGATTTCGACATCTTAGTGCTCTCGGAGGTGTTTTCTTAAGTGCGTATTTTCGGAGCTACGTGTGCGCACGAGAGAAGAAAATTTTTATTCTTTTCAAAAGCATCTTTTCTACACACCTGAATATTTTGACATTTGTGAGATTCCGGTTGGAAGTGACACGTGCAGAACGAGAGACCGCAGAACTTGCAACCTGTGAAGAAACTTGTCCTCTTGCGACAGCCTTCAAACTCGCAAAGTTTTCTCATTACAAACACTTTAAGGCGGCAAAATTCGCGGGTAAATGGCGGCTTGGAAAACTCTCGACCAACAAAGTCTCATTGAATTTGTCGAAACTCTTTTGAAGAACTCGAAGATCACCGACCAACAAATTTCCGATGCTCTTCCCGCAAACCGTCCCACAACGTGCCGTTTCAAAGCACAAAGAGGAAATGCGGAGGTCTGCGGACAACAATCTGTCGTTCCTTACGGGTTTTGCTCCAAGCACAAGGCAACTGTTCAAGGAAAACAAGCGAAGGATGTTTTCGAGAAGCAGCAAAAAGAAGTGCAAGAGAAAAAGGTTGAGTCCCAAAAGGTTGAAGTAAAGGAAGAAAAGAAGCAGACTGTGGTGAGCATCAGGAAGAATTCCTTTGGTAACTGGCAACACACAGAGACAGGGATTATTTTTAGGAACATCGACAAAAAGGCGTACGGAACTCAGGCCGCGGATGGGAAGATTTCTCCATTGACTCAAAAAGAGGTCGAATATTGTAAACAGAGAAAGTGGAGCTACGTTTCCCCTGTCGAAGAGGAAACGGAAGATGAAGAGGAAGATGACGACGACGAACAAGAAGACGAGGAAGAAGAGTCCGGAGAGGAAGAAGAGACTGAGGAAGAGGAAGATGACGATGAGGAACAAGAAGAAGACGATGACGAGGAAGAAGAGACCGAGGAAGATGACTAAAAAAATATTCTTATATTTTTTATTCGTGAGACACAAAACTCTCTCCACAACTCAAACAATCCACAAACGCCGTCGCCATTTCGTCTCCGCTTCTTGTTTGGACGACAATGGAAGCTGTGTTCTTTGACTTGCACTTGATACACTTGACGAAGCCGTTTTGAACCACAAGAGGCTTCAAAACCAACTCAATGAGAAGGTCTTCCTTCTCCGCCTCTTCTTTGAAAAACTCACAGTCAAAGTCCGTCTTTCTACCATTGAGGTCTTTGACAGCTCCCGGTTTGTACTTGGCGTTGAGACATGCCCCGAGTGTGTTGTAGTAGTAGAAAGTTGCAAACTCCATAAACTTTGGATTTTCTTTGGATATTTTGATGTTGAGCTTCTTGCAAAGGTTAGTGACGTTGATGTTCATCTTTTTTTCGATGGCTTCTGCCTTTTCAGGAAAGGCAACCTGGAGTTGTTCCAATGCAAGTTTTCTCACAGACATCCTGTAAAAAAGACAAGTAGAAAGTTTCCGGTAAGACTTCAATAAAAGGAATGAAAAGACAACTTGTTCTTCCCGAAAAACTTGTTCGAATATTCGGAGGGAACAATGAAGAGGCTTTGAGAGCCTTTCTACTCTCTGTTTTGACACCCAAGAAAGAAGAGTTTGCATTTTCTGGAAACTCTGGCGTTTGGGAAGGTGCAGAAACAGCGGGACCTTTTCATGGTGGAAAGATAACACCCATATCAAAGCTTTGGTTTGAGTTTTGTCTTTTGAGCTATTCCGAAAAGCCTTTGCCATCTATGATTCAACTCTCTGGAATTCCGGTGAGATTTATGGCTGTGTTTTATGGTGAAAATAACACGAGATGTTTTGTGTTCAAAGTCGAGGGAGGAAAACTTCGCGGAACAAAGAGCCGTTCAGAGAGCCTTGTGGTTGTGTTTGCCCCGTTTCTTCCCAAAAATTTTTGGGAAGAGATATCTCTTGGTTTTGGGACAATGTGCAACACTGACATTGACCCTGTTTCTGGGATACACGAGGGAATTCTCCGTCTTTCCCAAAGTTTCACAAAAAATGTCCTTTCTTGCATATCAAACCAAAGTTCCTCTCCCGATGTTTGGCTCATCGGGATGTCTATGGGAGGAGCTCTGGCCAAAGCGAGTCTTTGGAATCTTCGGAAGAGCGGATGGAATGGAAAAGCAACAGTGAAGACCTTTGGCTGTCCGAGGATCGGAAATGCAAAGTTCTCTGAATGGTTCAGAGACAACTGCGAGAATGACTCTTTTTCTGCGGTGTTGGTAACAAATGACAAAAACAAAGTCATCGCCGATCCAGTTTCTCTCTTTCCTCCAAAGTCAAAAGGCTACGAAGATTGTCCCTTCCTCCGCTTTCTGCACAACAGTGTTCTCTTCACCAGCGAATGGTTGAGAAGTACACAGTCTGATTTGGACATCACAGTGACGGGTTGTCTCTCTGGGATGTTCAACATTTCTGACATCCAAAAGTACGGCATTTCAAATATGGGTATTGGAGAACGAAATAGAGAGTGGGAGATTGCACACGACCCTCAAGCGTATTTTGACAACCTTTCATAAAAAATATTTGCAAATATTTTTTATTCTTCGGAGAGACTTGAGATTGCCACAGCTGAAGACGGAGGACAAACAGGTTTTCCAAACCTCGAAGGTTTTACTGCTTTAACTCCTCCGGGACAAATAGGGTCTCCCTTGTGTCTGACGACAACAAAGATGATGATTCCAATGATGACAAGAGCAACGACTGCAACAACAATCAGTATGAGTAGACCCTTTGATGATTTTTTTCCCGCCTTTTTGCCTGCTTGTGCTTCCTGTTGAACCTGTCCTGTGGCTTGTGCTGACCCAACAAAATTGGCTTGCATCGCACAAGAGCCATTGGCATTTCCTTGCTGTGAAATGTCGATACCCCCGGAAATATCAGAGTTTGTGGCAAGAATGGTGAGTCTGTCCACTTCGTTCAGAGAACTGATTTTGCAATGATCCTCGATGTTTTGGTTGATACTCTGCCGAATATCTTGGTATGAGGTGTTTGTTGAGACATCTTGATTGAAGAAGCCGTCCATCCATGAACCCGCATTCTTTGCTTGGGCGGAGTTCTTTGCAAAAAACATTGAGTCTATGGCGGCATTTTGAGTTGTTGAAAAGAGACAGTCCCCGGTTGCCGAACAATTTTGTGTGAAATTTATCCCTCCACGAATGGTCGAATCTTGGATATCAATGGTCGTTCCGCTCGCGATATTCTGACATTGGATGTCGCAAGTTCCGGTAAAATTTTGTGCCACGCTCGAGGAAGCAAGCTGTTCGGATGTGTTTTGCGCTAGAGAGAAACCTGAACCCATCGCGTACTTACCCCATAGATTTTTCTAGAAAGAGAAAAATCAGAACTCTGCCTCAAGAGACCACTGAACGGTGCTCTTGAAATGCTTCTTTTCTTCGTCCAAAATACAGATGCAAAGATGGGGAGCAATGCCCTTTCTCTCCTCAAATTGTGCCATTGGGAGAATCTTCCTTGAAATGCGAACTGGTTTTTTCGAAAGGACAACCTCCACAGCTTCACTCTTCCAAGGATTTTGGATACCTTCAAGGGTGAAAAATACAAAGACAGTTTTCTTGACCCTTGACGGGGCAAAATTCATCGATACGGAAAGCTCCAAAATGTTTCGAGATGGAAGAGGAACATCCACGTGCGTGGCCTTGGTGTTTTCGACAATTGCGGTTTGCATGATATATTATTTACTGTACCTTTCTCTCATCTTCTTTTCAAACTCTTGAGGAAGTTTCATCCCCAAAGGTTTCCCCTTCCGGATATAGCTCTTTATTTCCTTCTCAACGTCATAGCAGTGGAACACTCCGTCAGCATAACACATCACAATATTTCCGAGTTCAATATCGAGAGAGTCGGGGTTCGAACATTTCTCTTGGAGTTTGGGAGGGAAAGGAAGAGATGCACCGGTCGGAAATTTGATATTTTTCTTTTCTCCCCTGACATGAGCCACAACCATTTCAACAAAAGATTCAAAAACTTTCTTCTTATGTTCCAAAAACTGTGGTCGAAGTTCTTCGTCAAAAAGATATTCCGGTGCGAGTTCATCCTCTGGGATGAGACCTATAGCCCTCATTTTGTACAGCCCAGAGTCGAGCTTGGCTGTCAGGTACGGAGATTTTCCTGACAGAGTCTTTGTTAGAAGGGCAAGAACAAGGGATAATCTGTGTAGATAATATCTCGTCGAGACAAGGGAAGAGGTTTTCGATGCTTTAAAGAGGGACTTTTCGAGGTCAGAAACCTTGAACTTGGGGGCAAGCTTTTTGGAGATGTCGCGAACTGCTTCCCTCACATCTTCAGAAGGAGACATGGAAAGAAGAATTTGTTTTTTGAATCCCTCGTCCTCTTCAAGAGCCTCGAACTTTCCAGGTTGGGGTAGTTGCCTCAAAAGTGTCCTGTCCCACTTCTCGTTTTCACGAATGACCTTGATGAGGGCATTTTCCCTCTTCCGGAGGAACTCTTTGAATTCCTTTGACTGGGGTCCATACAAAAGTTCGGGGAGAAGGTCCTCTTCGGATGCCTTGATAACGTCGGATTCGCTCGGGTCGTAGGTTTCATGGTATCTTTGGCTTGCTTTTGAAACTGAAGACTTTGTGTTGAACAGAAGCTGCAAAATAGCCAATCTTCTCACATAATCTTTTGTGGTGTCTGAATACCTGTCGAGGTCCCTTTCCCTCGGGACAATATCTTCATCGTTCAAAAGTTCTCCAAAGATTTGTCTAGCGAACTCTCTCGTCTTTTGGTCTCTCGTCTTTGACTTTTTCCAAGCAGCGAGAGCAAAGTCTGTCTTTTTTGTGGGGGACGACCTGGAAGCCTTTCCTCTCTGCTTGATTTCAGCTCCAACAAGAATCGTCCCTCTCTTTTTGGGAGCAATACCCATTGTGCTCGCGAGGCGAGTCCTCAGTAGGACAGCCTCATCTCTCGCCTCTTGTTCTTCTTTCTCGAGTTTTTGCAAGAGTTCTTTCTTTTCCTTTCCTCGAAGCTTTTCAGCATCTTCTCTCCTCTCTCCGATGCTTTCGAGTCTCTCCAAAAGGAACTTTCCGGCCTCTGTTCTCGGTGCGAGAGAATCTCTCGCTTCCTCTGCGGCTTCGAAAATCTCGCGTACAAGTTTGTCCATTCTCTCCCTCTGCTTTTCAGAGAGTTTGACCCTCTCTTCTGGCTTTGGAAAACGGAGACGTCCACCGGCTTCCGGAATTTTTTCTTTTGTCAATCTTTTTCTTTGTTCCTTGACTTCCTCCAAAATTTTCTGTATGTCGTCGGACCTTCTTTGGAGAATTGCGAAGTCCCTGTATGTGATGGGAATATCATAGACCCTTCTCTTTTTTGACTTTTCCTCGTCCTTGACAACTCTCGAAATCGTTGGGATCGACGCTCTCGAGATGGGTTTGTCCTCTGTTTCTCCAGCCGCGTATCTTTCTTCCCATGTCTTTACAAGTTTCACGAACCTATCGTACGGCTTCTCTTCGAGCTTGTACACATCCACGTCTTCTTCGAGATGAGTTCCGACAAGTCGGACAGTTCCCACTCTCTTTGCTCCGTAGACTGTTCTTTCAGACTTTCCGATCATGGCTCGCACCGCTCCCTTCCTCTTCGCAGCAGTTTTGGTCTTTTTTGTGGACACTCTCTCTGTGGTGACCCTTCCTGTCTTTTTCACATCTTGAATTCCAAGAAGTTTCTTTTCGGCCGCACTATAACCAAGTCTCCCAGTTGCCGCAGACTTTCCTGCTTTCTCGGCTCCCGGTTCAGTCCCCACACCGATGGGAACAACTTCGACGTCGTACCCAAGTCTCCTGAGCCTGTCGGCTTGTCTCTCGGCTTCTTCTTCGGCAAGAACGAGCTCTTCATCCTTTTTTGTCCCAGGAATTATGGCCTCTTCCTCTTGAATTTCCACTTGTTCTTCTCTTTCCTCAAGCTCGCGTTCGAGTTCCCGCTCGAAACGTTTCTTCTCTTCCTCTTCAAATTCAGAGGCCTCTTCTTCCTCATCCGAGACTTCTTCGGCGGAACTCTCTTCCTCTTCAGAAAAGAGATCCTGGTCGCTTTGGTCTTCATACTCGTCCCGTTCCATTAATATTTTCTCAGCTTTCAGAAAAATTCTTTTGAACCTTAATGGGTGAGAGACTCGTAGCTACAATCAGTGCCATCGGAGAATTTGTTGGAGCTCTTGTGGAAGAGTTCCCCAAAGACAAGCCTCTTTGCGCCTATGACAAGCGTCTTCAGAAAACCGGGGTTCGGAACAAAACCGCTATGAAGAAACATCAGCAAGAGTTTGAAGAGTTTATGAAAAACTATGGTTCAAATCTGACTGAGGAAACATTTGAACAAATCCCAGAGGATGCCAAAATTTCTTACGCCTCAGAGACGTACATCTCCATTGGAAGAATTTTGAGAGAGATTGAACCCGACAATCGTCCCATTCTTTTCGACCATCTTCGTGCAATCAAGGCTCTCGTCCTTCCCCAAGCCCAACAGGAAGGAATGGAACAGGTCTTTGGATCTGTCATTTCGGAAGCGAAGAAAATTGGTAAGGGTCTTCTCGACAGTGGAAGGATTGACAAGTCGAAGCTCTCTGGAAAGCCCGACAAGAAGGCAATCGCAGAGATCGCTCCCATCATGCTTCAAGAGTTTTTGGAGAGCGGAGCCATTGACAGGATGGTGTCCCAGTTCGAAGGAAAAGAACTCGACATGGGTTCTGTGCTGGGAATGATAAAAAATATGGCTGGAGAGATGCAATAAAAATATTAAAGAATATTTTTTAGGGAATGTCTCAACTCCGGAACAGAAGAAAAAGAGAAGAGCAAGTGAAAGATTGTTTTGATGCTCTTTGTCTCTCCGGAGGAGGCATAAAAGGCATATGCACGCTCGGAGCACTCGAATATTTTTCTAGATTCGTTGACCTTTCAAATATCAAGAAATACATTGGCACTTCCATTGGTGCCATAATTTGCCTTTTGCTTGTTTGTGGTTATACTCCCCGCGAAATATTTGACAGAGTCATGTGTGAGAAAGAACTTTACAAAGCTCTTCCAAGACTTTCGTTCTTTGTCAACTTTGGTTTGAACGATACCACACCGCTCGAAGAGAAACTTGTTGAACTTGTTTCAGAAAAACTCGGAAATGTCCCGTCTCTTCTTGAACTTTACAAAGTGACAGGAAAGGAATTTGTCAGCGTTTCCGCAAACTTGTCGTTGATGAGAATAGAGTACATCCAACACACCTCAAACCCTTGTATGTCTTGCATCGAAGCCGTTTTGCTTTCTTGCAACGCTCCAGGAGTGTTCAAAAAGAGACTCTACAATGGAATGGTCTATGGAGATGGAGGAATTTTTGACAACTATCCTGCAGACTTTTTTGACGATGGAGAGACAAAGATACTCGGCATCGACATTGGAAGTGCCGAGTTTCCCCAAGAAGTTCGAGGGTTTTTCGACTACATGCATCGTCTCATGTCCTTTGCCGCTGTTCAAAACTCTGCCTCCAAAAAACTGGGAGGAGGGAGTATGAACATAAAACTTTGTGTGAAAGAGCCCGCTTTCAACCTTTCTATTGGAACTGAAAGGAAGATTGAGCTCTTTGGGATCGGTCATCTGGAAGCGTCAAAGGCGCATCGAAACGTTCTGTCTTTGGGTAATACGCTTTGAGACCAATGAAGAAAGAAAAAATATTTTTGCAAAAATATTTGTCTAAAACTTACTCTTTTATAGGATTTGACTCGTCCGAATAATGGCGGAAGAGGCGAAAGTTACTCCGAAGAAATACTCTGTGATTGTCAACTGCTTACCGAGAACAACCCCTTTGGTGTCAAAGAAACCAGAATTTGGTGAATTGGGGAATTTGTACCTCGACATGATCGAGGTCAAGGAGAAGTTGAGACCCGGACTTCCTCTTGTTCCGATTCAAAAACCTGTTCAGCCTCCAAAAGAAAAGAAAGAAGAGAAAAAAGTGGAAGAACCGACTCCTATTATCGTCTCTCCTTCGCCTTCCCAACCAGAGAAGAAAGAGCCAGAAGAGAAAAAGACAGAAGAAGTCCAACCCGGTCTCGTCTTTCTTGATGAACTCGATGAAGAAGAGGAAGCAGACGACGAAGAACTCGAGGAACTTTTGGAAGACAAAAAGCCGACCCCTGTTCCGTCCGTTGCTGCCCCTTCTATTGCTGCGGCAGCCGCAGCAATCCCAGTTGTTTCCCAAGAAGAGCCGCAAGAGGACGATGAAGATTCAGAGTCCGAATCAGAAGACGAACCCGAACAACCCATCGATGAAGATGACAACTTGACGGAGGAACAAAAAGAAGAGAAAGAAAAGGATGAGCTTCTTTGGAAGTTCAAGATTTTGAAGAAGAAACATCCTCAGCATTTGGATACAATCCCAGATTTCGACGAACACAGTGACATTGTGACGATGAGAAGAAAATACCAAATGACGGTCAAAGAACTTCACATGGAGAGCAAACTTTTCGAGTATCGCAAGTTTGTCTTTTTCGGAGGTTGTATTTTCGAGGGGCTTTTCACCAACATTTTGGGTATTGACTTTAAAGGATTTTCAGAGGTTCAAGACATCCACGGTTACGACGCTCTTCTTGTCGAACTCGGAGAAAAGTCTTACACAAACTTCACATCCTACCTTCCTGTTGAGGTGCGCCTGGTGATTGCATTCGCTGTGAACGTCGCAATTTTCTACATTTTCAAGACCATGTCCGTTCGAGTCACAAGCGAAGAACTTTTCACAATGATATCTCAGGTTGGAGGAGAAAAGATTGCAGACTTTTTCAGAAACGCGACAGGAAAGGACACCAAAAAGAAGGAACAAACTTCTGCTGCTCCGAAAAAGAGAATGAGAGGCCCAACCATCCGAGCCGAAGACGTTCAAAAGATGTCCATTGGCAAGGAGGACTAAGAAAAATATACTATATTTTTTAGAAATTTACACACTCTGGGGCAGAAAATACGCTTCTCGTGGTTGTTCCAACAAAGAATGCCTTTTCGGGGTCATCTTTGTGATACTTGGATTTTTGTGCTGCCTTTTTGCCTTCATCCCACGCAAATGCGGCGAATCTTTCGACTCTGTCTCTTATTTCTCTCGGAGTAAGACCATGAGTCAAAGCATAGTGTATCTCAGCATCCGAAAGCTCCGGAAACTTTATTTTGCAATAGACGAACAAGTCTGACCATGTTTGGCAATAACCGGTGCGATACTCTTCCTGTGGTTCTCGAGCTTGTGGACCAAACCAAGGGCAAGTTGACTCGCCATACTCTGCTTTGTATCCGATAAGGTCAAAAGTCTCGAGAAACTTTTGAAGAAACTCCTTTGTTCCTTGAAAATATTTTTCTTTCGAAACAATGCCATGAGGCTCAAAAAAAGACAGAGTTTTCTTTTTTCTATCCAAAACCAAAACGTTCGCATGTTCTCCATAAAACACGAGGACCAGAACAACCACATGTCGGACTTTTGCTGGAAGCGTTCGAACTTTTTTCATCTCCTTTCGGAGTGACGGTGCAAAACACATTTGCCTTCCATTCACGGATATGCTTCCTCTTCCCCCATAGTTTACACCCAAAAGTTTCGGTGCTTGAAAATAAAGATGAGAATTTGGCACCCAAATGAGACGTTGTTGTTCCAATGACAAAAGAACGGAGATGCTCACAAGGGTGTCTCGAACTTCTTCCTTCCCCTCCTCTTGTTGTATATCCCAAGGAATTGGGAGACCCCTACCAACGTTCGTCAAAAACTCTCGGATGGCCCACAACTTTGAGCTCGGTTTGACTCCTATTTTTGCGAGTTCTCGGGAAAGCCCCTTTTCTTCAGGAAGACGAGAAATTTGTTCCGCATCTTCCTGAGAAATGGCGTTTCCTCCGAAAAAAGATTGACCTATACTTTTTTGAGCAAAGGCCGAGTCTGAACGGACAAAACATGTCCCGTCTTTTGAAAAGACAGAGTTTTTGCTGAGATCGCCAATGTCAAAACCAAAGGCGAATGAAAACCTGTTTTTACAGCCGGACTGTTCCCATCTTTTTTCTCTCGCTCTCTGGATGTCAAAAAAAGAACCCTTTTCTTTGAAGAGCTCAAGACATTTCTCCTTGTTGTCTCCGACCAAAAAGGCATTCATCACTTACTTTCTTTTAACAAAAGAAAGTTTTTTACTGGGGCTTACCGATATATTGGTCAATCCAAGCTGTCATTTCTTCGAGCTTCGAGGCACCACTCTTTCTGGCAACTTCTTTTCCATTCTTAAAGATGATGAAAGTCGGCAACGAAGAGACGTTGAGGGCGGTCTTTGCCCTGTCGCATTTCGGGTCAGCGACATGAATCTTTCCAAAAGTCACGTCTTTTCTGACACACGCGGCTGTCATTTTATCAAACTCTGGGAGCATCATACGGCATGGACCGCACCAGTGAGCCCATGCATCGAGAATGTAAAACTTGTTCGACCTGATGGCTTGGATAAAGTTTGTATCGTCGAGCTCTTGGGGCTTTCTTGACGGAGGAGCTTGAGAACTTTTCATCTTACAAGTTTTGTTTTGTGTTTTGGAAACAAAAAACTTTTTTCATTGCAAAAGAGAGTCCCAGATAAAAGTTGGTTCTTCTTTTTCCTTGAGGAGTTCTATCAGAAATTCTGGGTCTTTTGTGGCGCAATATTCAGAAATGTGCAAGTCTTTTCTCGCACCCAGTTCAACAAAGACTTTGGCGAGACCGTGTTGCGAATGCTTCAAAGCAAAGGACAATGCTAAATCCCAGTCGGAAAAAGAGTACCTCTCAGATACAAAATTCACAAGGCGGAAATCTCCAGACATAACGGCTTTTTCCATCATCTCTTCTGGTTTCTTCGAGAGCGGAAAAAGACCGAACGAAAGTTGTTGTTCCCCAATGTTTTCGGCAATGAACGCCGCTTCCGGACAAGAGACTCCAACTGACACTAAAAATTTGGCTGTATTATTCCAGCGATTGTTGACACTCCAACAGAGACATTTTTCAAGAAAAGATGTCATATGCTTATTGTTTCACAAACTTTATTTTTTCTGAACTCTTTTGAGTTGCTGCCTTTTTCCTTGGCTGTTTTTCATCAGGAAATTTGTCTTCGATAATTTCTCTGTTCTCCATCACGATATCATAAAATGTCCGAAAAGCAGCTTCCATACTCTCTTTGTGCTTTCCGGAAACGATGGTCTTCGAACTGCTGAAGACCATGAAAGTCGTGTGCTTCTTTGGTTTTCTCCGTTTGGTGTATTTGTTCTCTGTCTCGTGTTCGATGGAATATCTCCATCTCTTCATTCCCTCTCGGAAGCACATAACCTCGTAAGCAAAGTCTTCTGGGAGGCTGGAACGAATGCGGACATTGACCTGTGTGTTTGTGGTTGGCTCAAACCTTGAAATTCTTACCTTATCCTCGTACTTTTCAGAGTTCATGACCGTATTCAAAACCTGTCTATCAATGGTAAAACCAAAGGTAAAGTCCACATTCGTCATGACCGTTTCGAGAAAAAACCTCGGCCTTGTTTCTCCTTCCTTGAGCTCAAAAGAGTCGTCAATGCTTGCAATGTAGTTCCAAAGAGTGTCCACAGTCTTTTTGACCTGTTCCTCCGTTCGGCAGCCAGGAATCTTAAAATTCCCTCGGAAAATCATGATGTGGAGATTCTTCTCTTCAACAGAGAGGATACAGGTCACCTGGTTCAAAAAATATTTCTTTGTTGTCTTGTTCTTTGAAGCCTCTGGGTTCGTGACGATTCCCCGAAATTCGTTGCCATGGCGAAGACTGATGATTGAACCTTCTGGAGCTTTAACGGTTTTGATGTTCGGAATACCGGACTTTTTCTTGACCTTGTAATCGGTCTCTGGAACTTCCACTACGGGTAGACCGTCGAATATGTTTCGGAGGTTAAAGGTCACGTTCGTGTAAGCCATCACCGTCTTGGTGGAAACCTGACAGTCCGAAAATTTCATCTTTCTTCTGAAATAAAAACTTTTGTGTTTTATTTCCTTTTTGTCTAAACAATCTCTAGGGTTTGCTGCACTCTGTGGTTTTTGAGGAGGTAATGGGAACCTAAAAAGAGACAACAAAGAGCAGAAGAGTTCAAAAGAAGAACTTCGAATGCATTTGTATCGTTCTTTGCCCGGTCTTGTCTTTCCGTAATTCCTGTCGCAACACAAATACAAAAAAGAAAGTACATCGCAGAACCAAACTTTTTATGGTTCAGTCCAAAGAAAAAATCCATCCAATCTTTTTTGTACTTGTTCGGAACCAAAAGAATAAAAAGTTTGGCGAGTGCATACAAAAGACTCACAGATGCAAGGACAAATCCAAGAAAGCTGTGAAGTGTCGCTGGAAGAAAAAGTTCTTCCCTCGTCTTTTGTTTTCTCGGAAGCCAAACAAAAGGAGCGACAAAGGTCGAAAAAGATAATGCATGCAAGGAAACATGTAAGATTTTTTTGTGCTCAACAAACGGCACAAAGAGGACACTCACGCTCAGAAAAACAAACGCAACACTCGCAAACAACGGGTGCAACATTGTTGGGTTGACCCATTTGTCTGCCTTTTCCCACACCATGAGAAACCAAAGTCCCATAAAAGCGACAAATTTCCCGAGAACGATGACGGGAAGTGTTTCTTCTCTCATTTTTTTGTAATTTTTTTTATAGTAATATGTCACTACGAAGAGGCTCTGCTGAGATGGGTGAAGAGGTTGACGGTATCTCTTTGGATGCTGGGGCCGCGCTTGCCTCTGCTTTTGGAACAAACTGCTTCCCTCTGCTTGCTGCGGTCGGCGCCGTTGTGCCTCTGATTGTATGGCTCGTTCTCTACTTTATTCAGCCTCGTTTCATTCAAACCAGAAAGGACTCTGGCTACGCTCAGGATAATTGGAAACTCCTAAAGTGGACCATCATTATCACTCTTGGTATCTGGGCCGTTTTCTGGGCATTTACGTTCTGCAAGGATTACAAGCAACAGACCGTTTGTCTTGGATAAAATATATATGACGATATATTTATTTTTTGAGACAACTCCTACAAACGGAAGCGTACATGTTGCCAACCAAAACCTGTTGTTTTTCTTCGGAAAGTCTCTTGCTAAAAGGCGCTTTCACCATCTTCTTTTCTTGAGCGCAAAAGAAGCACCAAGCCAGAAACTTTTCGGCACTGTCTGCTTTTGGAATGAGGTCGAGATATTTTCCCATCTTCTTTTGTTCAGAGTCGCCATCGAGTCCGGACATAATTACGACCTTCCCAGAATCCACAATTTTCATGACATCAGCAACCAGAGTTTCTTCCAGGAAGAATTGCGCTTCATCGATACCGACAACATCAAACCCTTCGGTCAAAATGTCCTTTATCTCATCCACTTTTTGAGGGAAAATGCTCTGACAGTCTTCAATGAGTTCTTTGTTGTGGGTGGAGAATCCTTTGTCACTTCTGGTGTCTCTCGTCGAGTTTGCGCAAGTCACTCGAAAACCGAGACTCGCGAAAATTCCAAGGCGCTTCCGGAGTTCTGTCGTCTTTCCCGACCTCATCGGTCCATATATCATTTCGAGAGAATTATTTCCGTCCATGTTTCGCGTTCTTCAATCTTTTTGTAAAAAACAATGGAAAAAAACTTTTCTGTAGTCGAGGGAGGAAGGTCTTACAACTCAAACAAAACATGGGTTCTTTTAAAAGATTTTGTTAGTGGTGTCATTCTCCCAATACACACGGACATTCCATGTTTTTGGTGCCGCGAACAGTTTGACAATAGCCCGATTGGCCTTCCACTGCGTTTTGTAAAACACCGGGAAACTGGAATTCTTGCCGAAAGGATGAACGAGCATCTGAGACTTTTCAACCTGCCGACGGATCACGGTAATGAACACTTTGAAACAGAAGGGAATTTTTGCAGCTTCGGTTGCTGCAAGGCATACATGCTAGATGAAATGCCAAAGAATCCGGAGAGGTACAGAAAATCTCCCGGACTTCTTGTTATCCTTCACCTCAAACTCGAAGGAGTGTTGTCGGGGATATTGGCCGCTCCGAGCTGGAAAGTTTTGAAAAAATGGGGAGGAAAGTTGAGTATTGAAGAGTTTCGGTCGAACCCAAACCTCAAAAGATACGAAATATCACCAAACACAAAGAGACCATATATGTATTGTACAGGAAGATATGTAGAAGAAAGAGACCTCTAAAAGAAAAATATCACAAGATATTTTTGTAATGTTTACATTTGGCTTTGTTACTTCTGTGAGTCGCGATGATGTCTTGGAAGACTCTTACAAAGTTTGGACGGAAAGGAAGGAAGGGCTTCAGAAAATTGTCAGAGATCCAGAGTGTCCCGACAGAAGTGCTGAACAGATGTCAAGATGGTTCCAGAAATATTATGGGGACTCTTTTGTTTGTTTCCGAGAGCTCTTGGAAAGAGAGAATGCGATATTGAGGCAGATTTGCCCAAAGAATTTGCAAAAGAGAAACAACTCGCTCGTTCAACAAGGACGAACAAATGCCGATAGAATGGCTGAATTTCTGAGTCAAAAGAATCCGTGGTTCACAAAAGGTGCTGGAGAGTTGATGCTTCGGCGGTTCTTTGATATGTTCGCAATGCAAAAACTTGGGTATGATGGTTGTGAAGAAGAACAAACAAGGCTTTCTTTCCAGATCGCAAAAGAGTTTGCTGATGGAGTCATCGAACAGATGGGTCTTGTGAGGTACTAGGCGATATCGAGTTGGTAAGGCTCATGGTCCATAACTCCTTCATCAGCGTACAAAGGTCCACCCCAAAGGATTTCGTTGGCCCATACCTTGTTGTACCATTCCGCATAAGCTTCCCCTCTTTTCCTTTCTCTTTCTGGTTTGTCCAAAAAGTCGTACAAAAAGTCATGTTTCCCTGACTTTTTCGCAAGGCATTCTTCGTGAAGATTTTTTCTTTCTTCCAAAGGAAGATCCAGAAAAGATGCGAGTTGGACAATGTTTGAGAAATGTTTTCCTGTCTTTTTGGATACAACGCCGACTATTTTATTGTTAGAAACTCCGAGTATCGGGTAAGAAAAGGTAGAAAGAAGTTCAGGAGGTGCGAGAGGGAGAACTTTCACCTTTTTATTTGGAAAGTAGACTTCCACCGTTTCTTTGTATTCTGGAATTGCTGGGACTACATCGGCTTTTTTGCCTTCCAAACGAAATTCAAACTTCTTCCCTTTTGTACCCCACCATTCTCTCTCTTCGAGCCAGTACGCCACCGGTTTTACAATGAGCTTTGAGTCTTGAATTTTCCAGGAGTTCGGTTTGAACGGAATGACAAGAAAATAGTTTCTGGGCCATTTCTGACACGAAAAGAAAGAAAGAGAAAACTCGAGAATTTCATCGTTGCCCGTTAACTCGGAAGTCCTCGCCCAAACTCTTTGGAGAGCTGTTTTATTACCCTCATTAAAAAGCTCCACTTCCGGGTTTGCGAAATAGTATCTTTTTGAATCTTCAAAGTTTTTTCCCGGTACCCAAATGTACGGTATGCCTTTGAGCCAATAACCAACCGAGTCATAGTCTTGCATTACTTTAGAAAAAGGATGAGTTTCTTTTCTCTAAGTAATGAACGCTTCCAATTGGATGTTTGAAGAGCCTCCAAAGAGAAAGGCTCCAGTGGTAGAACCAACGGGAAAATGCAGCAACGATAATTCGATGGTTCCGCTTCTTCGCCTTAAGATGCAACCGGAAAACCAGACTCTAAACGAATACTTTGGCCTTGTGCAAAAAGACTTGCCGATGTATAGCGATGTTGATGCTTTCGGTACACCAAAGATAAGAGGTTGTGATTTTTTGGCAATGGGTACGCAAATTCCGAGTTTGGCTCTTTTCCCCAGAAATCCATACATGGAATATGGCAATCCTTACGGAAGTATTGGAATAGCTCAAAGGTCGGGCGCTCAGTATCTCTCGAATTCAACCAGAACAGGCAAACAAATCTTCCGTTCACAACACAGAGGAATTTGTCCTTTGGGTTGGGTATCCGGACCAAACGGTTTTTGTCTACCCGAAAATACAGCACAAAGAGACGGAATGTTCTACAGTCTTCCAAACGCTTCCGCTCTCTACGGCTTTTCAAACTGCACACCATATTCGTGCAACGGAGCAACACAATGAAAAAATATATACAAAAAATATTTTTTGAAGTGAATGATGGAGAAGTTGAAATTTCTTGAAGAGCGCGCCAACTTTCTCATCGCTTGTGAAGTCACTCCTGTTCTCCTCAAGAAAACAAGGAGGTTTGTCACTTATGGCTTCCCCGACGTTTCCAAAACATTCGTCAAAAGAAAGAACAAAATCTTTTCTTGTGGTCATTTGCTCGGAAACAAGCACGGCGAGGAACTTGTTCTTTTGAACGGAAAGTTGTCCCGAAAAACACAATGGGTGAACGGGGCAAAGGACGGTTTGGAAATAATATACTATCCCAACGGGAGGAAACTCTCTGAAGGATATTGGCAAAGAGGAGAAAGAACAGGCATTTGGAATTTTTGGTACGCAGACGGCAACAAAAGCAATGAGATTATCCGGTATTATGGCGAAGTCACAAGGAAAAGTTTTTGGAACAGAGAAGGAAAACTCATGTATTCTTGTGACTATTATTGGGGAAGAAAACACGGTTCAGAAAAGAAGTGGAACGCCTACATGGGCGTATATATCATTGTCAAGTACAACAATGGTGACATTATCTCATCTGACGTGTCGAGAACATGAAGCGTGTCCTTCTAAGGCTGACACACAACCATAAAAATATTTGAAAATATTTTTAGATACCTCGTCTAACAAGCCCAAGTTCCTCGAGTTCCTTTTCGACGAGATCACAAAGTTCTCCTTTCTTGACGCTTGTTCCGCTCTTTCCCCTCTTTTTGTTTGGATTATCCTTGATGAGATGGGCGATAAGAAGCATGTCTTGGTCCTCATAACCCTTCTCTCTGAGAGTTTCATAGTTGAGATTCGCAGACTCGAGAAGGTCAGAAATTTCTTCTGGTTCCATCTCCTCATATTCATCCTGTTCTCCCTTTTCTCTCTTTATCTTTTGGGTCTCTACCAGAATTTGGAACAACAAGGGGATTTTGATGGATGTTTTGCAGACCACCCCAAGGCCCTTCTTTCCGCTCAAGTTTGTCTTGACTCGGAAAACGCTCGGGTCCTTTGCAAGATACAGACCAAGGAGAGACTCTGATTCTGTGGCTTCTTTTCTGCGCTTAGTCACTTGCTTTTTGATCTCTGCGATAATCTTTTCTTCGACATCGTGAGGTACAGTCTTCCATTCAAACGTTTCTGGGACAAAGACCCGAGTCTTTCCGTTTGGTTTGTAGCCCTTTCTCGCAATATCATAAGAGGCTGTACTCACAAGGTCTTGAGAAAGAAGGTGAGCAATGTATTTTTTCTTCTCTATGGTCACATTATGGATAAAGTTTTTATAAACCTGCAAAATGTACAAAAGTTGGTCCATGTGTTCTTTTGACAGACTCTGCTTTTTTTGAACAAGGGAATATGCAAGCTCGAAGAGGGTAATTCTCACCTTGTGGTCCAGGGAGTCGAATTCCTTCTTGAACTTTGGCAGTGAAAGCTTGCACATGCCCGAAACCTTTGCTTTGCTCTTTCGGAAGATTTCAACGTCAAATACAAACTCTGTCTCCTCCTTCTTTGTGACAAGTGGAGAAGAGACATAGAAAATATCCAAAAAGTTTCTCTGATCCTCTCCAAAAGACTTGACGAGATAAAAGACATCGTTCTCTTCGGCGAGATAACAGGGGAATCCGAAGCTGTCCAAAATTGTTTCTCTGTCGTCGATGAGACCACTGAGGACGTCCAAAAGGAGGCGTTCTTTTCCAAACACAGAGAGAAGGCTTTGGAAGCTTGAGTAAGGATTCCTTCCAAAGAACGCGATGAGTTTTTGCTTCAGAATTTCTTCTTCCTTTCCAGCATAATACAAGTCGTACGTGCTGTTGTCGTAATCGCTGTCTGGATAGGCGTATCTCTCTTCGGGGCCAGCATCAGGGTTTTCTGGTCTTGCCGAATTGCATCCAAAGTCACAAACGTCAAAATCGCAAGCTTCCGAGCCATCCTCATCTTTCGGGTCCACATTTCTGGCATAGTTGAGGGGGCAGTCGATGGCACTCTGTTTCATCATCCTCAAAACTTTGGCAGACTTGACAGCTTTTGTCTCTGCCGTTTTATAGGTCAGGATATCGGGTGTTACATCCGGAAGGAACCATCCCTTTCTCGAATTCACAGCAACATGCCGGAAGACTTTGACATTCCTCTCGCTCTTTTTGAGGTCCTTGTGTGAACCAAGACGGATAGACCTTGCGATAGCTTGTTCAATCTGAGGCGACTGCCAATGAGGCGTGAGAATATGAACCTCTCGAATGTTTTTGAGAGTTACACCTTGAGAAAGAATTCTCGAGGCGATAAGTACCTGGATTTTTTGTCCATTTTTATTTTCTGGTGAAGTGAAAGCACCCAAAATACTTTGAACGACGTTCCTGTCCATACCTCCTTGGAGGACAGCAAAACGCCTCAGAGTGTCTTCTGAAGTCACGGACCCGCTGTTTGCCTGTTTCATTCCGAAAAGTTTCAGGATGAGAGCGAAAAGAAGCGCACCACCGGACCTTACAGAGGAAGTGTAAACAAAGATGAGCTTGTTCGGGTTCTCAAGAATTCTGTCCACGATAACCTTGAACTTTGAGCTGTATTCTCCAAGATTCTCCTTAATCTTTTTCGAAACAGTGGGAGACAACGCATAAGTTCCCTTTGCTCCCTTTTTGGTGGCAAAGCGTTCAAAACCTCTCGTTCCGTACAACTCGACCGGTGGAACTCCCTCCTGCTCTGGCCATACAAACAGAGACGCGTCGAGGCCGAATCTGTGGAAGCCTCCTCCCTTCTTCGACACCTTTCCTTCCGTCTCGATGGTTTCTGTCTCTGCCCTTTCTACAGATTCTTGTTGATACTTGCTCATGGCCGAAGGGAAAAGACGGATGTGTTCTGTCCAAGGTCGAGAACTTTCCGAAAGTTTTGACTTTGTCGCCTTTTTCCACTCGTCAAACTTTTCCTCTTTTATCCAGGGTACAGTAGAGCCTTGGTCAAGGCGTTTTGTGTCTGTCGCAGCAGCGCGAAGATACGAGACTCTTCCTCTAAAAGAATTTTGAAGTTTCTCCTTTCCCTCAGCTGTCGACAAGAGTCGTTCAAAACCCTTCTCTTCCGGAAGTTGTTGGTCAAGGGGAAGGATGAGGTTCATCACATAAGCCAAATCCCAGACTTCGTTGACGATGGGTGTTCCTGACAAGAGAATAATTTTTGAGTTTTTTATTCTGTGCAAGAAGGTGTGCATGAATTTGTAAACATTGTCCTTTCCCGGTTTTGTGACTGTTCCTTCCTCTTCGTCGGCATCTTGTCTCAAGTTTTGCACTTCGTCGATGATGATGAGTCTTCCGGAATATTTTTTGGATACAAGTTCCCAATCAATGACTCCATCTCTCACAAAATTCCTGAGAATGAGGTGATAAAACGTTGTGGGTGTCCAAAACTCAAACTTCGCATCTGTCATACGACGAAGGGCAATACGGTAAGCTTTCTCTGTTGGGTCACCTGGAGGTTTGGGGAAAGAATCAGAAGCACACATTGTCAAGTCCTTCCGAAAGTTTTCTTGCAGAATCGTCGAAGCAAACACAAGAGGTTTTTCCATGTCCTTTGCTTCCGAGAACGCAGAGGCAATGGAGATTGCAGTACATGTGTTGTGAGTGATTATTCCTTCGGCCAAATAGTTGTGGTTCTTTTGAACCTCAAAGTCATAAACGTATCCGTCGTGTTCTTCTTCGCTCACAGAAACAATGGGGACAAAGATGACTTCTTGTTCCAAAATTTGAGAAAGTTCTTCCGATAGCAATCTCACCTCTGTTTTGCTTGCTTCTTCCAGAGCCGGGCAAAAGTCATCGCCCTGTCTCGCTCTCAAAAGAGACAAAAGGACCTGTCTCGCATCTGACATGTTCTCGATATTTCGTTTGCCCGCCAAAAGGTCGCTTGCGTTGACTCCAAGTTTTTGTGAAGCTCTCGCCAAAAAGTCCGGAAGGGGGAAAGGGTCAGATTCAATGGCAGACTTTGTCGTTCTTTTTTGTATTGACTTTACGGTCAAAAGAGGCATGTCAATCTTTTCCTCGAGACGAAGTGCGTATCTTCTGCAAATCTTTCCGATGCTCCCGTAGACAGTCATCTTCACACCAAACCTCAAGAGAAATGCAGAAAAGTCGAGACAACACGCCCTATTATAGAATCTGAGGAGCATAGAGCCCTCCCTGTCAACCTTTGAGTGTTCTGAGATGTACATTTCGACAAACTTTTGAAAATCCTTTTGGGGACAATCTGCAAATGCGCCGGAAAACCCTCTCATTTCATAGTCAAATTCATGCATCGAAAAGAATCTTTCGAGAGGTCCGGAACGGAAGCCACAGCACACAACATCAGCATCTCCCCCGTCTGGATTTCGGATGGTTGTCTTTTGAGGACGAAGTTCGCGATCGGTGCCGATGTTGTTCTCCATCAAAAAGTTATTTGCGAAGCTCACAAAGTTCATGTATTCTCTCATCGTTCGGAAAGTAAAAAGAAACTTTCCTCTGTCTTTTTGAGCAAGGGGGCTGAGAGAAACAGGAGACGTTCCGAGGCCAAAGTTCCTTGGGTCTTGATTCCTCAAAAAAGTTCCATAAACAGAGTACCAAATTATCATCTCGAGGAGAGACGAAGAAACTTTTCTCGTATTTTGTTCCGGACGAATAGCCTTTGGGACAGCAACATACGAGACCTTTGAAAAGTCGTTGGTCCAGCCTCTTTCGGTGAGGACACGATGGGCCTTTGTCATCCTCAGTCTCGTCCCTCCAGGAAGTTCGAGAACGTTGAGTCTTTCTCGAACTCTCTGTCTGTACAACTTTGAGATTGTTGACTTGCACATCTTTTTCGAACTTTCATCAAGGGAAAACACAGAAAGTTTGGCAGAAGGCAGTTTCCACTCTCCTCCTTCATTGTCGAATTTTGGGGCTCCCATACCATAAGATTTCCAAACGCTCTCAATCTCTTTGTTGCACCCATTAATATTTACAAGAGTCGAAGGGTGGACGCACTTGCCTGAGCCCAATCCGTGGTAGACGAGTTGTTCGTTGTATTCGGTATGGGGAGAGACAATTCTCGAAAGGATCTCTTGGTGTCTATAAAAATTTCCTTCTTTTTCCTCTGCCTTTTCGAGACGCAGTTCAGCGAATTCCGTCTTTTTTGCGAGTTCTTCTTGCAAAAGCTTGTCTTTGATGCTCGGGTAGAGCGCAATGAAATTTTCAAGAGGTACTTGCATCCCTTTGTTACTACTCAAGCAAAAGATTCCGAAATAAAACAGAGACAAAATTCTCTCTTCTTCTTTAGTCATGGGTAAAACACCCATGACATTGGAGCGTTCTCTTCAAAAAAATATTGCAATATTTTTATGTTCTTGTCCTCCACCTCAACTGCCTCTTGTCTTTTTCCTCAAAGTACAAAAACTTTGTGTATTGGACAATGGACCTATTGACGAAACTCCAAGTCCCGTTCAGCACCTTGTTCTTCTCTATCCATCGAATCTTCCCCACCTCGCTATTCGGCTTGAATTTAGTGATGTCCACAAAGGGAATCTCCAGAGTCAGAAAGAACCCTCCACGATTGCCGTGGATCCCATTGTTTGCTTTGAGCACAGAAATCTTCCTCTTGTTTTTCAAAGCTTTCCGAATTACATCAGTCAAAAGACCAGAAGACTCCTCTTCTACTTCACGAAGAAGTGCTTCTTCCAAAGTCTCTGTCCTCTTTCTGCCACCTCCAAAATCCGAGTAGTTACCATCGGGCTGCTGGGTCAGCAGCCAATATTCCCTCTCGCCAATACGAATAAAGGGAACAACACCGACGCGAATGACATCGCCATTGTTCTTTGCGAACTCTGAAATGGTCGAGTGAGAAACCTTGGTGATTCTGGGCTTTGAGATGGCTGACATTGTCAAGTAAAGAAAAGTTTCACTTGAACTTTTCAGAGTTCGATAAAAAGATGACATCTTTGCAAAAAATATAGAAATATTTTTTATTGTTGAACTTTTTTCGCAGAAGCACGAAGTTTTTTGTACTCATACAGGCCGTATTTTGGAAGGTTCGCAAGACCTCTCTCGGCTGCTTGTTTGAACGCAGCTTGTGCGTCCTTTGCGATACCAAAGGCGAGAACTTGCTTCTTCTCAAACTCTGGGTTCTTTGTTTTTCCAAACCATCCGATGATGGTGACTTTGTACCTTCCATCAGGAAGCTTCTCCGTCTCTTTCATCTCTCCCAAGTTCCACTTCTTCTCCTCACCTGAAGAAGTGGTGTATCTGATTCTCTGATAAGTCTCCTTGAGACGAGTGACAGAGTCGACAATGTTTTCGTACGTCAACTCAATGTTTGAACGAGACAAGAAGTTGCTTGTGAGCTCATAGACTGGAATGTATCCCATTCCGGGAATTTTTGTTTCTTCTTCCACAAGAGAAGAAATGACTCCGCACATCGCTTCATAAAGGTCAGTCATCAGCTTCGAAAAGACTTTGTTGTCCTCAAGGGCCTTTTCTCCCATCTCAGTAATCTTTTGTCTCGTCTCGGAAGACATAGTCCTTTGCTCCCTGTCCTGTCTTCTCGTTCTTCTTTCGACTCCGTCCAAAATACTTCTGGCAAACTCCTCTCCTATGACAACATGCTCAAAATATCCGTTTTGGAACGACAGAAGGGAAAGGAAGGCGCGAGATTGGATATAATGCTTGATTCTCGTCAGAGTTTCAACATCTGTAATGTCTGGGCGAATGGAACTGATGTACCTCAGAATGGCGGCGTTTACCAGAGAGTCTCCGAGAAGCTCATAAAGTTCATAGTTGTTGTCGTCTCCAGATTGGACCGTTTTGTGGGTGAAAGCGACTCGGAATTTTGCAAGGTTTTTCGGCGACGTCATCTTCCTTCTGTTCTCGGGACCGATGCCTGAGAGAGTGAGAATTTTGTCGATGAACTCTGCAAAGTCTGTCATTATTCAAACAAATAAAAAAGTTTAGTTGTTCTGTATGTTCTTCATTATTTCAAAAAATATTCTTTTCGTCAAAGAGAGAATTATGGAATGGTTTTTGTCCCTGAAGATGTCCCATCACTTTCACGAATTTCTGATGGTCTTTTTTCCAGGAGTCTCTGTAAAAGCAGTTGTTTTCTGAGCAGTATTGTCTCACACGAAGCCAATGGCCCGCGATCTTGTCCCTGCAAGAAAGGTCGGAAGAAATGACCGAAGGATTCTCTTCAAACTTTTTCATGCATTGTGAATAACCATAGTGGTTTCTCAAGATTTTTGAGAGGGTATCTGTTTGATCCATTTGTTAAAATATCTTTGATATTTTATTTCAAGAAGGGGTTAGCTAATATTTCAACGAAGTCTTAGGACAAGGTGAAGAGTGGACTCTTTTTGGATGTTATAATCCGCAAGGGTCCTTCCATCTTCCAGCTGCTTGCCTGCGAAGATAAGGCGTTGTTGGTCAGGAGGAACTCCTTCCTTGTCCTGGATCTTTTGTTTCACGTTTTCGATGGTGTCAGAGCTTTCAACCTCGAGAGTGATCGTCTTTCCCGTGAGAGTCTTTACAAACACCTGCATTTTATGGTTACTTGATGCTTCTTTTAAAATATTTTTGTTTTATTTGCTCATGAAATCACGATGCCGAAGAAAAGATACAAAATGTTATTGATAATATTTTCAGACTTTGTACAGAATGTTGTTTTACTGACCATACGCGACGTTCAGGCCAAAATAGCGTTCGCCACAGCAAGCGTTCTGGACGAGAGGGGCAGGCGAACACGGGAAACTAGGGATCTGCGGCGCGGCCAAAGTGCATCCAGTAAAGGTGGGACCGCAACCGGAACTAACCGCAGCACAACCTCCCTGAGTGGCGACAGGCATTGCCTGAGCGACCATCGGGACCATCGGGGCGGCAGCACCGGTGCACGAACCACAAGCGGGCGAAGAAAAAGCGGTCGAAGAAATACGAGCTCCACACGACATTACTTCTATTCGGCAAAAGAAAAAATTTATTGAATAAAAATTTTTTTGGGTGAGGCAAAGAAAAAATATTTGAAAAAATGAACTCGAAAATTCCATGCCCCGAGAGAAAACAGGGACTCTGTGGTTTTGAAAGTTGCGTCCATTGTTTTCCGAAATCTTTTGCTTCTCATTCTCTGTCGAAACATTGGTCAAAGAAAAACAAGGAAGACCCAAAGGTTGTTGTACTGACTTCGAGAAAAGTCTTTCTTTTTGTCTGCGATTGCGGACATGAGTACGAAAGAAAACCTTTTGATGTCGTCAAAAGGGGACTTCTTTGTCTTTTTTGCAAAGGAGAAAAACTCTGTGATTCCGAAGGTTGCGAAATGTGCAAGATTAATTCTTTTGCATCTCATGAAAAGTCTCAGTTCTGGTCCACAAAGAATAACTTTTCTCCCGAAACGATCACGAAAAAGCACTCGAAAAAGTGCTGGTTTGCTTGCCCCGATTGCTCGCATTCTTTTCAACAAGAGCCAAGAGTTGTCTGTCTCCCGGATAAAAACAAAGGAAGAAGATGGTGCCCTTATTGTACCAACCAGAAAAAATGCGAAGATGAAACATGCGAACGTTGTTATGAAAAATCGTTCGCTTCTGTCGGGACTGACCTTGTCTGGAGCAAAAAGAATACTGTTTCGGAAAGGGAAGTTTCTGCGGGGAGTCACAAAAAATACTGGTTTGATTGCGAGAGATGCGGGCATGACTTCGAGATGACGCTTTTCTGCATCAGCACGCAAAGACAAGGTTGCCCTTTTTGTTCCGGGCAAAGAAGATGCGTTGAAGATTCATGCGAGATGTGTTTTAAGCGCTCGTTCGCATCTCACAAGTTCTCCGAAAATTGGAGCAAAGAAAACAAAAAGCCCGCAAGGGAGGTAGCAAAAAGTTCCACAAAGAAATATTGGTTCGACTGCGATAAGTGCCCTCACGCGTTCGAAATGTCCATAGACAATATCAACGCGGGTCAAAACTGCCCCTTCTGCGCTCGTCAGAAACTTTGTGACTCTCCCGATTGCAAAATGTGTTTTGATGGTTCTTTCGCTGGCTTTCCAGAGGCTTCTTTTTGGTCGCAAGAGAATGAAAGAACTCCAAGAAGTGTTCGAAAGGGAACGGGAAAGAAATACAAATTCATCTGCGAGAAGAAGCACTCTTTCGAATCTTCTCCGAGGAACATTCGTTCCGGAAACTGGTGTCCGCTATGCAAAAAGAAGACTGAAGCTAAACTTTTGAGATACCTTGAGTCTATCCATGATAATGTCATTTACCAATTTACCCCTGAATGGTCCAGAAATCCAAAGACCGGAAAGCTTCTTCCTTTTGACTTTTGCGTTTCAAGTACAATCATCGAACTCGATGGACCTCAACATTTTCGACAGATATCCAATTGGACGCCTCCGGAAGAGACTCGAGAAAGAGACCAACTCAAGGAACAACTGGCAAAAGACAATGGTTATGTTATCCTTCGAATCCTCCAGGAAGATGTTTGGAACGACTCTGGTGAATGGAAACGAATGTTGTCAGACTTGTAAAAAATATAGAAATATTTTTTGAAAGATGCAAAGGTTTTTGGAGAACAGAGAAGTTGTTTCTCATTCCCTTGTCTCTGAAGAAATTCCGGACCCCTCATACTTTTTGCATTGTGAGGACAAAAAGCTATATAGCACTCTTAAGAAATGTTACCGTCTTCCGAACAAAAGAAAACACGGCAAATGTTTTCGTTCGTGCCACATCTACGAAGAAAATTCCGAGTACAAATTGGGACTTTTACATGGAGAGTACAGCATAAAAATGGCTCAGAATCCCCCTTGTTACGCGAGCTTTGTGGAAGGAAAACCTTTGAAAGTTGTGATGGGAACTTCCACCCTTGAATTTAATGAAGACGGACAAATTGTGAGGCATGTCTGCAAAGAAAGTTGCGCGTTTTATTGCTATCCCAGCCCAAGGTACAACGAGATAAAATGGGAAAAGACTGGCAATGATGTCATCATCTCGCAAAGAAAAGTCTATTCAGACGCATGGGAAAATGTGGTGCGATATACCAATGTTTTGCCATATTCCAAAGAGAATGACGCATCAAGCGTCACGTGCAATGTCATCGGACTTGTTCGGCGTGTCTTAAGACCCAAGCCCATTCTTTCCACAGCGGAAAATTGTGTGGTCGAAAAGGGACACTTACACCGAGTCAAAACACAACCTGGAAAAAGAGTGTTTGTCCCTTGGATTTGCTATTGAAGATAAAATATATTTTCTATATTTTTTGAAAGATGCAAAAGTTTCTGAAGAAAAGAGAAGTTGTCTCTTTCTCTCTGTGCTTCGAAGAAAAGCCGAGACCGGAAGATTTCACGAGACTCAAAACAGTCGAAGCTTATGGCCTCAGATATTATGAACTTCCAGATGGCTCAAAACACGGAAAACTTTCACTAAAAACAAAGAGTCAGCTCGGAGTTTCTGAGGAAACAGCTCACTTTTCTTTTGGTCTTTTACATGGAGAGTTTCATTCGACAGTGAAGAATGACTTTGTCCGAACAAAAGAGACAAAGGGAACATTTTGGAATGGCAAGCCTCATGGAGAGTTTTCTTTTGATGAGTCAGCGACGGCTTTTTATGAACATGGAAGGCTTTTGAGACATACGTGTCAGGGTAATTGTCCCTACCTTTGCTCTGGGAATACAATCGGTACGGAGACAGAATGGGAATGGCAAGAGAAGGACATCCTTGTTCGTCAAAAACCATTCGGCCAAAAAGATTGGGATGTCATCGTCAGGTACAAGTCCATCTATTTTGATGAACCTGAATGGATGAGCCTCCCATATGGGAGGATTGGAACTTTTTCAAGTCCTGTTCCGGATGTTCCAAGCGGAAGAGTATACGCAAAGTCTTGCGTCTTTGAAAAAGGCAAGGGTAAATCTATTAGACGACCTTTGGTTATCCCATATTTTTTATACTAGAAAAATATGCTCAAGTTCTTGGGTTTCAGAGAACAAGTTTCTGTGTCTCTTGTCATTTTCGAAACGCCCAACCCCGACGAATGCACCATAAAAACAGGGAATGAGCATTGTTGGTGCCAAACCCTTCCGGACGGGACAAAGCATGGAACTAATTATGAAAAGAGCCTCGGAGAACTCCCCACCACAACAATAAAAACTTTTCGAATGGGTGTTTTACACGGTGTACATTCTTTATACGATGAAAGGTGGAAAACAAGAATCGAAGGGGAGTTTTCTAACGGCAAACCACATGGTCTTTTTCTTTTTTCGGGGGAATGCAGTGCCGTTTACAAACACGGTAAGATGGTTCTTCACGAGTGTCAAGGAAGCACTTGCGCTTTGATGTGCAGTCGGACAGATACGAATTCACGAATTTGCTGGAGATGGGAAGGAGAAAGTCTCCATGTCGACCAATGGTCTTTCAGGGAAGGAAAATGTACGAAACGAGTTTGGATAAAATACTCTTGCTTGGAAGAGGTAGAAAGAACGCAATTGGACGTACTCCCAAATTTCATTGGGACATATTTGAACCCTTTCTTTGGCGTTGATAAAAAAGGGCTCATCGCAAAAGTCTACGAAGACAAAGACGGAAAGCACAGAGATCCAGATGGCTGGCACATCCCATATTTTTTGTATTAGAACTATTTCTTTTCGTTCAAAGAAATAAAGAGTAATATACTCAAGATGCTATTCGTACAGAAGCAGCCTCTGAATCCTATTGAAGGACCAATTCAGCCATGCATCAAAAAAGACCCTCCGAGGTTTGTCGAAGCTGGAAAACACTGGACAGCTAATCCTGGTGACATCATCCTTGATAATGCCACGAATCCTTACCTGATTGATGGTACTGTTTTGGCTGTGGCAAGAGACAGGAATAAGACCCAGTACGGACAAAAGAGTCATACATTCAAGGTGAACAAAGCCTTTCGTCCTCCATTGATTGACAGGGATGACTTGGTGCCTCTTTCCCGTCTCCCGAGACCGACGACTCAGTATCGAAACAACCCTTCCATTCCTTTTCAAACAATGAACCCAATGTCCATGGAGGGACGAAAATATGTGAAACAGCAGAGATGCGCCGACAGTATCCTCCCTTCGTTCTTCCATCGGGTTGACCAACCTCAGCCTGATGTCGTCATTAACTTGCAGCAGAAGCTTCCGAGCGTCTCCGTTGAGACTCCAAAGACTTTCGGACTTCACCTTCCAACTGAAGGTTGCACAGACCCAAATATCAGAAAGATCGGTTGGGAAGTTACGTTACGCGACAAAAAGGCTGTAGAGGCCAAGTCAAACCCTTCTTTTGGTCTTGGGATTCAAAGCCAACATCAAGATATTTCATTGTCAGAACATAACCCAAAGGTTTTTGCAAACGCAGGAAAGACTTTTTGCCTCAGACAAAATAATCAGAGCGAAAAAGATATTTCGTTGACTCAAAGAAATCCTTCGGTGTTTGCAGACTCAAAGAAGGAATGGTTTGTTCATTTCAGCGCAGAACAACCAAACATCGAGTTGGAACTTCACAACCCCAGTGTTTTTGCAGAGGCAGGACATTCCAGTTCTTTAAGGCATACAAACACCGAACAAAGGGACATCGAACTTTCCCGAAAGAATCCTCTTGTTTTTGCTCACGCCAAAAAAGAGTACAGCGTCAACCTCAACGACAATTCCGGCGCAAAAGACATTTTTTTGGAACAAAAGAGACCGAATGCTTCTGCTTCTTCTGGGAGAACTCAAAACATCGAGACGATTCAAGACAGAAATGTCGAACTGAGGCAGAGGGTCATCCACACAAACACGGGGACCGGAAGACGAGCGATGGAATTTGGAAACCCAGAACACTCAAAGAAAGAAGCTCCTCGTCTTGCAAACAGAGTCAAAACTTCAGCGACTTCGGGTATGGAGAACGTCGTGAAGGAGACCATCCGAAATGAGGACATCTTTTTGAAACAAACACTTTCGCCGAACAAAGGAGACACGTACACTTCGAACTCTGCAATGCCTGTCTTTTGCGAGAAGAGGCCGGATGTGAGAATAAAGAGCAAGGAAAGACTCCGACCCGCGAGTGCTGGCAATTGGTCATAAAAATATTTGAATATTTTTATGTGTAAGGTATGCCTTTCAAAAGCAAAAGGCAACTTCAGACGTGTTACGGAAAGAGAATCTCTGCTTTGGCGAGAGGTGAGAAATGGACTTGGGATTGCGATGAGTGGGCTTCTTGCGGAATGAAGCGCTGTCGGGGACCTCTGTACGAAGGGCCGAATTGCGGACTTTATTTTTATGTGGGAGATGTCAAAGTCTATGTCCCTCACGGAGAACTCGAGAGAAAATACGCGATAAGAACGATGGGACAACCGAAGAAAGAAAAAAATGTCAAGAAAAAGTAACATGGAGCTTTTGTTTGATAAAAAATCTTGTGAAATCTTGGGTCTTGAATACCAAGATATTTTACCCAAAAAATACTTGAATCTGAATCTTTTTGTTGAAAGTTGTACGGAAACCAAAGTCTTTTTGCAAGTCGTTGACAATGATGACCAAAGTGCTTTGTTCTCGACTTATCCACGACTTTGCCAAGAACTTGAACTTGACTGTTTTACAATGCCAAAACATGGGACTTTGATAGGATGCAAACTTTGTCTTTGAAAGAAAATAATCTTTTTCTTTCTTGTAACATGGAGCGCGACGGTTGCGACTTGGAAAAAGATTCATGCCTCGAAGACCTCGACATTTCTTTGAATGACTCAAAGAAGGCACTTGGTTCTCTCTTTCGTCTGTTCCCTGTGATTCTAAATGTGGATGTAAAGCAGGATTGGTTGACTGCGAATCTTGCTCAGCCGTTTGTTGTTCGTTCCAAAGATTTTTGCAGTTGGGACAGCCTCGAGTTTGAGGCTGAAAGCGCTGGAGGTTTTTCTGCTGCTGGAGTTCCTTCCACCCAAGGGAAAAAGTTTCGTCTCAAGCAGATAAGTTTCGGACAAAGGGGGAATTGGAACGTTTACTGGTCTCAGGCTTTTGCTAAGAGGACCCACAAGGCAAGAGCTGAACCTCTGATTGCGAACATGCAAGGCAAAACGCTCGTCCTTTCAGACCCTTTGTACGAAGCCGTGGTCTCGTCTTTGCTTTCGAATCTTTATGACCTTGGAATTCTCCCATGTTTTTCAAAAGTCTTTGGGACGGAGTTTTGCAAGGTCGAAGGACAAGAAGGCAAGTACACAGCCAACGTCCTGATGGAGAGTTCAGGGAAGAGCTTCAGAGACCATCTCTTGACCACCGGGGGAGTTCCTGGGGCAACTCTGGGAGATTATCTCATTTGGTATTCTCTTCTCTTTCGAGACATTGAGGCAGCAAAATGGCTCATTGGATTTTATCACGCCGACATGCATCTCAACAACGTACTTCTAAAAAAGGTGGGTTCTCCTACCAAAGATTCCGATAACAGCGAGATGTACGACGCGAAGCTTTGGAAAGAAGCGTCTTATGTGGCGCTTGAAACTCCGGATGGAGGTCCGGTAATCATCATAGAAAACAACGGGATGATCCCCAAAGTCATCGACTATGGTCTCACAGCAGTTCGTTTCAAGTCCTCGAAAATGTATCCTGAACTCTCTCAGAAAGACTTTGCCATCTCGAACGAACTCAGAATTTACAAGATGGCTAATGAGTGTGCTGAGAGTTTGATGAACGAGGCTGGGCTCAAAAATTTTGAAGTTTTGTTTTTTCTTTTGAATGTTCTCTTTGATCTTGAAAAAATTGGTCTTGGCTTTTATCCAGGAGTCTCCCAAAACGTCGAGCTTTACAATATGACGAAGCGTCTGGTCCATGCTTTCGGAGTGAACGAAAATGCAATCAGAAAGTTGTTTGCTCCTCAAGTTTTGAGAATGCAAAAAGCCGTCAGCAAAGAACAGGCTCGACTTGTTTGGTTCAACAGAAGAAATGTTGGAACTGGCAGAATTGGACCCGTAGAAGCCCTTTCTTCTCTTTTCGTTCCCCAAGAATTGGGAGGGAGAAAGTATATTGTGGTGAAACGAGATCTTTCACAGACTTCGAGGGAACAGCTCGCACAGATTTTGTCTGATGAAAAGACCATATTTGTCCCTCTTTTGCCTTCTGCGAGAGTTCTTTCCTCGAACCCAGAGCAAAGATTTCATGCGGAAATTTCAAAGTATGCCAGAGAGTGCGTCGCCGGGAAAAAGCTGTCCTTCTTTGGACAGGGGTATGCAGCCGATAAAAACAATCTGGAAAGTTGTTCTGTGAAACTTGTGGATGGCTTGAGCTATGACCAAGAGTTCCTCCTTCCAAAGTCCACTGTTCTGGCACCGAGCATCTCTCGAGTCGCCCCATTCCAAAGAAAAGAATTTTTGACTTTCCGTTCGGCCGTTTGTTCCATCTTTTCGAGACCTCTTTTCCCAAATATTCAAACGGAACTGTCTGATATTTTTACGTATGAACCTTATCAACGCCTTCTAAACTTTTACCCTCCGTCTCAAAAGCTTTTTGGAAGACCGATGCGCACGGTGAGGTGTTCATTCGTTCGAGTTCGTCCAGAAGCGAGATGTTCTCTTTCCACAGGGAGAGCTCTCCAAAAAAGGATTGCCAGAAGGTCACTGCAAGGGAAAAATGCTCTTTGTGTAAATGGTGGGTACTTTGTTGTTGGTCAAAACATTGCAAATACTCTGACTCCAGGGCTCCAAGGAAAAGAATTCAGTCCGATAGGGTACTACTATGATGGGACAAAGAATTCGGGAACTGTCCTGCCTGTGCCTCCCCCATATCGTGAATGGTTTGCTGCTGTGACCATTAAAGATGGGAAGACTTCCATGATGCACCTTCCAGAGTTTGAGAAGAGACACGCCCTCGAAAATGTTCCATATCGTGTTATGACTCTTGATGGTCAGATTTTGGAGGGAACACAGACTCGGATTTCTAGAGAGAGGAGGACAGATTTGGATTACGATGCATGCTTTTGTTCCGGACCCATTCTCATTTGGGACAAAAAGACAGTGTTCACAAAGGACGTGCTTCTGAACTCAAAGATGGTGCTTCCGGACGGAAGAGGATACAAAGTTTTCGATGGAGCAAAAAGCAACAGCATGTTTCTTTCTGTTCCAGGAGAAACGCAGTTTCCTTACGGGCAAAGACACAGCGGAAACTTTCAAATTCACAACGTTCTCGTGGTTCTCGAAGATGGAACCATCGGATTCTTCTTTGTGGAAGGGAGAGGTTATGACGCCCTCGGAGCAGACAGAGTTCAAGTCGCAAAAATGCTCGAGTATGCGTTTGAAGGAAGGGTCAAGTACGCAGTGTCTCTTGATGGAGGCTTCAGTGCAAATGCAGTTGTGACAAAAGACGGTGATGCTCCCAGGTGGCTTTTGCCAGACCCCGAGAAGAGAAAACTTGGAAGTTCTCTTCTTTTCGAATAAAAAATATGGAAAATATTTTTTTGTTGAAGATGTTGGCAAATTTTTTGGAAAAGAGAGAGGTCGCCTCGTTGGCTTTGGTCACAGAAGCGAGAGTGGACATTCAAAGGTTTTTGACTCGTCGTGTTGTTAGAGATGGAGAAACAACCAAAGAGGAAACTATTCTTCCAGACGGTTCGTTTCATGGAACGAGAATTCTTGAGAACAAAGAGTTTGTTGAATCACAAGAATATTTCTTTGGGAAAAGGCACGGTAGGTATCATGTCCTCGATAAGGAAAAAGAAACGGAGTATGTCGGAGTTTTCACTGACGGTACACCCATAGGTTCCTTTGCTATCGCGTCTGGAGGACAACTCATATCTGCTGTTTTTTACGATGAGGAGGGAAATGTTATCAGACACAAGCACCATTCGTTTGGGAAATGCCCTCTAAAGTGCCGGATGTACGGGCATGACCTTGACTATCCCCATGAATTTTCTTGGACTTTCTCGAGCGAGACAGAGATGACATTTGTTTCTTCCCTTATGGGCAAGGGCGAGTATATTGCAGAGTTTTCAGAGATCCACGAAAAAGAGAAGGAAAACTGTTGGGATTATTTCCTGTCTTGCAGAAGGATTAAGTTCCTTCCGGAACAAACGAGACCCGAATTTCTCTTCTCGAGAAAGATAAAAGAGAAGAACAAACCTCAAGGAAAGCCTTTGAGAAGAATATGTTTGCCGTAAAAAATATTTCTTAAGTATGGAAGAAATAAAAAGTTTGGAGAACCTGGCGTTTCACATCGCCAATGTCGAAAAGATGATAAAAAATTTTGCGACTTGCCCAACAAAAGACAGGATAATCTTCGCCCCAATTCATTCAAAAAATTATGTGTGTCGATACAAAGACTTGGTCGTCTGGAGGGATACATTGCGTCTTGAACTGTCTAAGAGAGAAATATCGTCGACTCTTTTATGAATGCATTTCTTATGATTGCGTCGTTAGAAAACCCGCACCTTCCATTGCAATAGAGTTTCTGCTTTGAGGTAAGAATTCCAGTTTTTTGCCATATCATATGCTTCAAAAGCTCGACAGTCGCATCTCCATCGACATCAATCGTGTGGGTAACGACCTTGCGCTCTGTGAAGCGTTTCACAAACAGTTGCATTGTTCCATAATATTTAGTCATAAATATTATTTGTTTTCTCTAGAGCGTATAAAGTTCATTGTCCATACTTTGTACTGGGTCTGCGAAGATTGCGTTGTCCTTTGAAACGGCCTTCTGGAATGCCTCTGTTTGACTTGCCAATTTTTCTGGCGCGGGAGCTTTGTTCATGAGGCGAACAACGAGCATTCCGAGGGCGACGAGGCCGAGAATTGCGACTGCTCCCACAATTGCCCCAATGATCGCACCAATAACAATTCCGGCTGTTTCTCCTGGTGTCAAACCTCCACCTCCGTCTTCTGTCGAACAAAAGTTGTTGGAAAAAAGAGTTGACAAGACAGCATTGTCACTGTCATTCGAAGGAAAAGTCTCGCTGAGGGCATTGAAAGAGATGACGAACACTCTGTCCCGGATGGTATCTCTGACCGACGAGTCGTTGAAAAAGATGGCGAATGCGAATGACACACTTGCCTCGCTTTCCTTGTAACTTCTCGTGTACAGAGACAAAGAAACGCTCTTTGGGATTCTTTCTCGAAAACTTTCAAGAATTTTGGAAAACAAAAGAGTTTCGTTGCCATCTCCCTGAAAACTTCCGCTCACAGTGTACTTTCCCGAAAAGTCTTGGAGACAAGTTCCAAAGATGAGAGGTGTCGACGAAGGAGAAGAAGTTATGGATGGACTAGGAGAGGAACTCGGAGTTCTCGAAGATGTCGGCGAAGAAGAACTCGTCGGTGAAACGGAAGGAGATGCACTTCTTGATGGAGATGAAGAAGGTGTGGGAGGTCTCGAAGGTGAACCGGATGGTGTTCTGCTCGTGGAAGGAGACAAAGACGGAGAAACAGAGGAAGATGGCGAAAGAGAAGGTGAAGATGAAATACTCGGCGTAACAGACGGAGTCCCAGAAGGTGTTCTTGTCGGTGAAGGGGAGACCGGAGACGGAGAAGAAGATGGGGATGACGTTGGAGTCCTTGTGGGAGAAACGGAAGGTGTTCTTGTGACTTGAGAAGGACTTGATGTTCTGGAAGGTGTTGGGGTTCTACTTGGAGTTCTTGAAGGACTTTTGGTCACCTGAGACGTACTCGGAGACGCTGAGGGAGTCCTTGAAGACGAAGGTGTTCTCGTTGGAGAAGCCGACACTTGGGAAGGGCTTGGCGTTCTGGAAGACGAAGGTGTTCTTGAGGAGGAAGAAGTTGGAGAGGAAGTGGGTGTAGTTGACCTTGTTGGAGAAGGAGAAACGGGAGAAGGCGAAGATGAAATGCTGGGGGTGACAGAAGGCGTTGAGCTGGGTGTTCTTGAAGGAGTCGGAGACAAAGACGTGGAAGGAGATGCACTTTTTGATGGCTGAAATGAAGGAGAAGAAGAGGGGGATGAAGTCGGAGTTCTTGATGGTGAAGATGAAGGCGTTGAACTTGGAGTTCTTGAAGGAGAGGGAGAAGGCGATGGAAAGCAATAAGCAGAAAACGAGACATCAACAGCCACAGTTCCATTTCCGCTGTTGCAGATGCCTGAAATGACCTGATTATTTATTCCGATAATTTCTGCTCTTTTTGAGGTGTCATAGTTTGGATCCGAAACGACGTATGAAAAGGAAGCTGTCAGCGTGTCTGCTGTAAAGCTATAGTTATTGTTCCAACTATAGCTTGGGCCAAACGTTGTCGAATAGAGGGAAGAAAGTTGAGAAGAGACCGACGACGAAGTCGCTGGGTTTCTTTGGAGTGTTCCGGAGCAAGTCGAGTTGGTTGTCAAAAGACAAGAGTCTGCAGCCGCAGAGTGAGGGACAGCAAAAGAAAGGAACAGGAACAATGGGACGAATAGTTGGATGTTCATTGTTGTTGCTTTTCTTTCTGTGCAAAGGAAAATATGTGAAAAATTTCGATGAGAGGCTGAAGATAAAGTTGGTTTTTGATAAAATATGTTTGAACAAATATTTTATGCGAGACTTTTTCTTTGAGAGAGACGAGATTTCCCTTGTCGTTGTATACGTAGAGTCTCGTCGAATAACCTGCCTTTCTACATGCCTTAAGTTTCTCCAAGTTTTCCGCTTGTTTTCTGAGGTCCTTACCGCAACGATTGTACGTCCATTCAGATTTTACCTCGACGAGTAAAAGTTCTGACTTCACGAAAATATCTGGATGATAAACCCTGGTTTTCTCTTCGAATGTGTAGGGTATGGCTATTCCCTCTTTCGATGGATTAAAAATATCTTCCTCTTTTACACCAGAATCCAAAAGGTTTTGAAGAGTGATGGGTTCGTATCCTTGGCATATAAAACTTTTCCCTGAAGGCATGACAAACTCTTTCTTTTTGAAGCATGAACCGAGATTCTTCGCGACATGTTCGGGGTTGTGAGATGGATGGTCGTCGTACCCCGTCTTGGATTTGTAAGTTGCTGTTATTTTGTCTTGCACTTTTTTGAGCTTTGTGGGATTGCTAACACCATATCTTCTCATGCAAGTTTCCTGTCTCTTCGCTTCAAAAACAGGGAGTTTCATTGGATGTTCTATCCCATATTTTTTCTTGCAAGTTTTCTTTCCGCTTTCTTGCCTCTTTTTATACGCACAATCCTTGCATCCATACCACAAGTCCCTTTTGAGCACACATCTCATCGTTGTTTTTCCTTCTTTTCCGCAAGTACAAATGTAGGTGAGGGGAGTGTCTCTGTTTACATATTTGGATATCAGAGTCATACCGAGAGCTCGAAAATTTTCTTCGGCTTTTTCTTGACTCGTGCTCTTTTTGGTTCTGGAACATTCATTGCAGCACGACCAAGTCGAAGAAAGAGAAACGTCAGGCCTCACAGAAGATTCCTTTCCACAGATACAATTATAGGAGACTTTTTGAGAGCAAGACCCATATTCTCCCGTCACTTTCATCCCCAATCCTTCCATCTTCTCCAAAAATCTTTTCTGCATCTTGCTTATTTCTTTTGGGAGAAAGAAATATTTGTTCGATAGGAAGAATTTATTGGCAAGGACCACACGCGGCTTGAGGTCCCACATCCTCTGGAAGACCCAGGAAAGCTGTCGGGCCTTGGTAAGCTCCATAACCAGCCATTTCAAGAGGAACGTGCTTCCTGGTCATACCATACTTGTAGTTCGTCGGGTTTTCAGGGCCTCCGTAGTAAAGATATGCCTCGGGATCGGTTAAAGTGTCGAGTCCCTCCCTAGCACCATCCTTCTTCGCCTCACACTCTACCCTACAACCTCCAAATACAAAGAAAATAATAGCGACAACAGCCACAATCAAAACGATGGTGAGAAGACGACAGTCGGTCATTAACTTTCAGTATAAAAAAATTTCTTGTATTGAAACTTTTCAAGAAAAAAGTTTCTTTTGTTTTTATTGATACACAATGTCTCTCTGTTCGGCTACTACAAAGCAAGGTGCTCCGTGCAAAAGGAAGAGGGTGAATGCTTCACTCTTTTGTGCAACACATGGAAAGAAACCCGACCTTCCTCCTTTGCCAGCCCCCCGCTCCCCCGCTTGTGATGTTCTCGTTTGCACTTCTGGTTACGACTACAATTTTTGGCAAGTTCCGGAAGGTTTTGAAGGCTTCTACGGCCATACAATTCGCAAGAAGGATAGGTTCACTGTCTACGCGTCGCAGTTTCCCGCTCTTGAGATAAACTCGACTTACTACGGAACTCCAACGGAAAAGACCCTGAAGGATTGGAGGAAAAGAGCCGATGAGTCTGGTCACAAATACATTGTCAAGGTCAACAAATTCGTGACTCACTCCAAGAAACTTCTGGATTTTGACGAGACGTTCCCAAGGTTCTGGAACGTCATCAGCATTTTGGAAGGAACTCTCGAGGCTCTTCTCTTCCAGTTTTCTCCCAAATTCGTCAACACCAGAGAAAACAGGGAAAGACTCCGGAAGGCATATACAACCCTCAAGAAATACGAGAACCTTCCGAGCCTCTGCTTTGAGTTCCGTCATCCTTCTTGGTTCTCTGACAAGAATGTCTCTTCTTTCTTTGAGAAGAGAGACTGGTGTCTCGTCCTTCCCATCGCTGTCAATGACGAAAAGAAATGGATCGGAGAGCTTCCTACCTTTGGCATTGACGACGTCTCGACAAACGCGAGCACTGTCTATTTCCGACTCCACGGAACAAAGGGTCAATATGTCGGCAGTTATCCGGACTCTTTTTTGAAGGAATTGGCAGACTATGCCAAGGTTCTGACCCTTCAGGGAAAGAAGGTTGTCGTTGCATTCAACAACACAGACTCTTACTGGCATTGCAACATTCCCATGCCAGCCACTCTCGAAGGCATCACGAAGCTCGTGTTTGACAAGACAATGAGCGCTGTAAGAGACGCGAGGATCGTTCTCGAGCAGTTCCAATAATTTATTCGAATAAATTATTTACGCCGTACTGACTGCGACAGGTCGGCCGAACGAAGAGATGTAACCACCGGCCTGGGTCGCGAGTTCGTGCCTTGAGGTAAACACATACACAAGAACAGCAGCGATGACAAGGAACACGCCAACACCAGAGATGATGGCAGAAATCATGGCGTATTTATGAGCGGACTTTGCAAAGCTATCCGTATTGGCACATGAGGATTTTTTGACATCGTTGGCCGCCATCGCTCCAAACACAAGGTTCAAGAAGACGAGAACGACAGTCGCAATCAAAAGAATGACAAGGAAAGCGGACACCATATTACTCAAAAAAACTTTTGAAAAAGTTTTTTATTCCAACTCTTCGAGCCTCTTTGTGAGTCTTTGAACTTCAGCCAAAAGCAAAGAAAGAAGCGAGAGATGGCGAATGGCAACAGCCTCTCCCTGTGAGTTTTTCAAGACCAGTTCGGGAAAAATTTGTTCAACCTCCGAAGGTAAAAGTCCAAAATCCTTTGTCCCATTAATTTCAAACTCTTTGACACTCAGCTCTTGGAGCCTCTCGGTATCCAAAGAAAGTTCCTTGATGTCTTCCATATTACTAAAGAAAATTAGACAACCCAACGAAAAGTCAAGTTGTACCTTGGCTCTGTGACTCCTTTCCTCTTTGGGACAGAGTGTTGCCAAACTTGCTGCATTCCGGCCAACATCACCACAAGGTCTCCATTGCCAAGAGAAACGACTCTCTTGTGCTTTTTATTGTCGATGAGTCTCAGACAAAAGTCTCTTCTCGCTCCCAAAGAAAGCGAGACAATGGGGAAAGTTTTGTCCAAATCCTTTTCTTTGTCAGAATGCCAGCCGATGTAGTGGTCCCCATCCACATACTTGTTGACGAGAACGTAATTAGGCGGAGGTGCATCTTCAGCCAAAATTCCTTCTTCTTTCAGATGCTTCCAAAGGAACAGGGAAATCTTCTCGATGGCAGGCGGCCACTTTTTTGCCGGTACATCCACGCCGGTAAACCCATATGAGAGGCTTTCATCCGAACCGTACCCGACCTGAAGCCTCGGGATCGGAATGACCTTTCCATGGATGCGGATTGCTGTTTGTTCAGCAGAGAGAAACTCTGTCTTCTCGAGTTCTCTCAAAAGTTTCTTCCTTCTGCCATACAAAAACCTTGGATAATGTTTGATGGGAGGTTCTGCCATTGAATTTATTTGTAACAAATAAATTCCCTCATACTTGTAAATTTGTGTACGTCTGGTCTTTCCAAACTCATCCTTCCATCGGAAAAGACCTTCCTCAAAATGTTCGAGAGAGCGACAAGTTCCTCTTCCGTCGGTGCTCCATCTCCAAAGCGATATGCCAAAGTCATGTGAAACTTGTACCTTTTGTTCTCCATCCCCGCCTTTCTTGAAATTCTTTCTCTTGCATCTTTCCCAATCAAAGGCTCCAACTCGATGCCGATGGTACCGCGTGTCCAGTAAACTCTTCGAAGGAGAGCATCGAAACTGTCCATCTTTTCGCACTCCTTTGAAATGTCTCCGAGAACCTTTGAATTATGCTCCAAAAACATTTGGAACAGCTCGTCGTTTTGGGCATTCTCGGGGACGACGAGGTCAAAAACTGTCATGTGGTAACTTTCATAAGGAAGTGGTGAAAACTTTGTCGAAAGAGAAGAATTCCAAAGATGTTCCTCAATCAAGCAGGTATTCATGTTCGAAACTTTCGAGATAACTGTGACTCCATAAAAAGGCTGGTAAACTCCTCCTTTTGAAATCTTTTGCATACTGTAAAAAGTTGAGTATTTTGTTTAGTTGAACAGTCGGTTCTCTTTCATGAGGTTTTGACATAAAAAATATTACAAATATTTTTTGAGAGTTCTGAATTTTTATCCGGGGACAGATGAGCAACAATTCTTACTCACAGAAGAGGGCATGATGTGGATCGTAGTTCCGTCAGAATCTTCCCGAACAAGAGAATAGGTAGTTCCCTGCCCCACGTTCAACTGACCAAGGAATCTCACTTGTTGGCCTTGGTTATTCACACCACGAACAACAATTTTTGCGTACGGTGAGAAAAATATGGGAGGAAGCTTCACAAAAGTTCGAAGTTTTCCGAGAGACTTCCAATCACCCGAAAGGTCCTCGACAATGATTTCGTAGTTGCAAGGCTGGATTGAAGGAATCCACTTAAAAAAAATCATACGAGTTCTGTCGAGGTCCTTTGCGTTTGACGGAATACCGACATTGTTGCTGTTGAAGTAAATCATGCGGTCAGCCATCGTTACTTTTCTTCCGAAAAAAAATTTCGGAAAAACTAGAGAAGCCTATCGAACTCTTTGTGAATTTGCGATGCTGTCGGTCTCTTCATTGGGTCGTCATCTAGCGCCTCCAAAAAGAGTGGAGGCAAAGTGTATTTTTCTTTGGCAACTTTGAGCCTTCTTTCGAGGTCCTTTTTATTTTGCGTCTCGTCTTCTCTGTTTTCTTGGGCCACTCTCCCAAACTCTGAAATGCTTAGTAAACTCAGGATAGTGAAAGCCGAACACCAAACGTCGATAGCTTCAGCTTGTTTCCTCGTCTTTGTTTCAGCATAGAACGTGAATTCTGGCGGATTGATAGTGGATTGACTCCAAAGACACTGTCTTTCCTTTCCGTACAGAAAGATACAAGCAAAACCAAAGTCGACGAGATTGAGCTGTGTTCCTGTGAACATGATGTTGTTCGGATTGATGTCCAAATGTGCAAGACCGATACTATGAAGTTGGGAGACTCCTTGAAACAAAACAGAAGCAAATTTCTCGAAAACTTGCTGTGTCGGTATCCACTTTGTGTCTCTTGCGCAATGAATAAGTTCAGTCAGAGAAGTCCCCTCAATGTATTCGATGACCGCAAAAACATAGATGCCAGTCGCGAATGAAGTAACTCCATAAGCATAACTTTGCATGAGAAGGCTCGTCTTTTCTCGAGAACCTTCGATGACCTTGAGAGCCTTTTCCTCTTCTAGTCCGAGAAAAACATCCCAATACTCTTTAAGTCCCCAAGAAGTGTAATCTTCATCCAGCATCTGAAGTTCTTTTTCATCCACATCGCTTTCGACGATGTTCACAGGGAACATTTTGAGGGCGAAAACCTTTCCGGTTGGGTCTGTCGCCTTATAAACGGACCCGTAACTTCCTTGTCCGAGTTTTTTGTGGACTACCCAGCCCTCCAACTTTGAATGTTTTATCAGAGGCTCTTTCAAAACAGCAGAAGAAACATCCGTAAAGAGAACAGCTGCATCGCTTGGATACAACACTTCCTTGACTGGGATTCCTAGCTTCTGAGCCTTCCAACGCAACCAGTTGATAATGATATTTTGAGAAAACTCTGGAAAATCGGGAGTCTCAATTATTCCTTTGTGGACTTGTTGAAGCATCTTTACAAATAAAAACTTTGAAAAGTTTTTATATCTGTCTCTCTATGCCTCGAACTTTGGACATACAAGTCCGTAATATCTCAAGACGTCTCTCGAAGGGAAAGTGTTGAGAACTTTATCCTGTGAGTAAAGCAAAAATCCGTATTGTCTCTCTGTGAGTTTGTCCTCTGGTACAACTTCGAACCAATTCTTCCTCTTTGTGTTTTCTTTGGTAGCCTTTGAGAAGCAGAGGTAAAGACTCTGCTCATTCTCCTTTTCCGTCGGAACTCTCCAACAGAGGTTCACTTCCTCCCTATTGCTCAAAAATATAAAGTAAACCTTGCGAGGGTCCATCTCAATACTTACAAAAGAACAATACACTTTTTCAGAGACAATTTCAAAGAAAAAATTTTGAAAGAATTCTTTGTAATGTCAGTATACGGACCTGTCCCAACCGTCACCACTCGCGCTTTCCTTCCTCGTCTCGCCACGGCTGCCGACTCCATCACCTCGACGACCACGACCATCGCTCTCGACCCTCAGACCGAACAGAGCTACTGGACGCGTGTGGGTGATACCGCCACGGTCCACATTCATCTGATCGGTGCCGCTCTTCCAGCAGCCGCTCCTTCCACTCGTATCTATGGTAACTTCCCGCCTCTCCGGATTTCCCCCAGTTCCGCTCTTGCCGCTCAGCACGGCGTGATTGTTCCGATGCAATACTATGTTGCCCCCACTCTCCCTGTGGGCTCGTCTGCTGCCGCTCGCATTGAAACTGGTTTTATCGAACTTGGCTCTGTGATTGACGGAGCTTTCACTCCCCTGGCTGCCAATCTTATCGGCACCATCGGTTACGAGTTTGCCATTGACGCCACCTATGCTGCTCAGTAAAAGATTAGAAAGAGACAAAGAAAAATGGAACGTGTTTGGATGGATAGAAATGCCTATGAAAAGGCAAAAAAGAAATATCTCGCCAAAGATTTCCAAAGTTCGCAAACACCAGCCCCCAGAGAGTTGGACTTTCTCGTCTTTGAGGCAAAGGAAAAACAAGAACATTTGTGCTGTGTGATATCCTAAAAATTTATTCATGAATAAATTTTAGTTGAAGACATTCTGGGAAATTTGGTTGAGTTCGTACGGCTGTTCTGTCTTCATCATCCAGATCGTGTACGGACTCTTTTCCAGCATCAGAAAAGTCCTTTCGCTCCATTCGTTCAAAGGAAATTCGTACCTCCATTCTTCTTGAGCTTGGAAGATTTCTTTTGAATTTGTGACGATGTGCGTTGTAGCATCTGGGGAAACTCTGTATTCAATGGAACTAGAAAGTTCTGTCTGGAAGAATGGAACTTTTGACCCAACTATGACCTTTCCAAAGTGAGAGCGGAAGACGTCGACATTCCCAACACAACCTTTTGGCAGTTTCACTACAAAGTTTTTCGAGTCGACTATTGAGAGAGTCAGAAGTTTCTGGTCGCATTCAACCACAAAATCTTTACAATCCATCAGAAGAATTTTTTTATACCCAACAAACCCTGAAAGTTTCAAAGTCTCTGAACGAATCCCAGAGAAACAAATAATTGGGTCAGGGGGTTCCAAAGATACCCTCGAAGCAAACTCTTGAATGTTAAAATCTTTTGTATCCATTACAAAGGAAAGAGAACATCCCTCAACAGAAATGCACAATGCGCCGTAAACTTTCGAAATATCGAACTTAACTTTTTTCTCTACAAATATTATCAACGATGCAACATCACCCTTCTCACTACAACTTTGTCAGCCACAATGCCCATCTGAAGTCTTTCTATCAGAAGCTGAAAAAGTCCCATTGGATTCCTGAAGAGGTGGATACGAGCAAGGACCCCGATGACTGGAAGGTTCTCTCAAAGGATGAAAAGAGCTTCGCCAAACTCATTCTCGCGTTCTTTGCACAGTTTGACGGTCTCGTTGTCGAAAACCTCGTAAAGAATTTCCAACAGGAAGTTTCTTCTTTTGCCAAAGAGATTGAGTGGTTTTACATTCTCCAAGCTGCGAATGAACTCATCCATAATGAAACGTACATGAACCTCATCAACGTCCTTCTGCCTCCGCAGAAGAGAGCAAAGGCTTTGGACGCAATCAGCAACTACGAGTCAATTCGGAAAATCGCGAATTGGGTCGAAAGGTGGATGGACCCGTCTGTTCCTTTGCCAGAGAGAATCATCGCTTTTGCTGCTCTCGAAGGCGTCATTTTCACAGGCGCATTCGCAGCTGTCTACTATTTCACAATCTCCAACAGGCTGAAAGGTTTGAGGACAGCCAACGAGTGGATTTCCCGTGATGAAGCTCTCCACAAGAAGTTTGCGGAGGCTCTGTACAATTTCTTGGTGGATGAGCTCAAGGTTTTCGAGAGAGTGTCCCAGGAAAGATGTCATGAAATCCTGAGTTCTGCCATCGATGCAGTGACCGATTTTATCCGTTATTCTCTGCGCCTAGACAATGTGAACATTGACCCTGACAGAATGCTCGGTTATATGAAAAGAGCAGCGGATGATCTTGCATCCGAGCTCAAGTACGAAAAGATTTACAATGCCGAAAATACGCTAGACTACATGCTTTTGATTGCAATGGAGAATAAAGCCAACTTTTTCGAAGGAGTTGTGACAGACTACTCAAAAGGTCTGAATATGGGAGATGGAAGCTTTAGCACCAACTCGGAATTCTAAAAAATATTTGCAAATATTTTTATGTGAGGGATACGTATAAATTTCCACCGGACAATCCTTTTCCTCTGAGTACGAGTCTCTTTCCCTTTTTTGCCTGTTCTTTCTTGACAAAAAATTTGAGCTGTTCACCATCCAGAAATTTTATGGAAAACTTTTGAGTCTCATTCTCGGCTATCTCTTGGTTCATTTCCAAATCTTTTTCTCCAACCCTGTGAAACACCTCGTGCTTTGCAATGTGTATTTGAACGAGAGAAGCGCAGCCAGAAAGTCCATATTTTTGGCCGTTTCTCAAAGTGTAGTCAAGTTTCAACAAAAGACTCTTTTCCTCTTTTCTCTTTCCTTTGTAGCAAAACTCGCATTTTCTCTCCTTCTTTTTTATAGAACCCTCTCCAAAACAACCATCGCAAGAAATTCCTGTTATTCTACAAGTTCCAAGACACACTTCGCACAAAACATTCGGAATTCTTTTGCCAGTCCCGATGCAAAAGAAACAAGGACTCTCCCCCTCCAAAGACAGAACTCTTTCTTCTTCCGAAAAGATGTCTTCAAAAGTCAGAAAAACATGGAACAAATTCATCATCACAAAGTTTGAAAGAATTGCTGCGATGCCGACGCCGAGGTCAATGCCGACTTCCTGTTCGCATCTTGTGGCACTTGTGAGTTGTTCGTAAGCCTTACGAACTTTGAGGAACTCTGCGGTTGTATCCTTTCCGGGATTTCTGTCCGGATGGTACAATAGAGCCATTTTTTTGTACGCAAGTTTTATCGTCTCTTCGTCAGCATCTTCAGGAACACCAAGTATTTCCCATGCTTCCATTTCTTGAAAGAAAGTCTATCACAAATATATTGCAAAATATATTTTACCAAGCTACCCAACTCGAGTATGTTCCGTTCATAAAGTTCTGACAATTTCCTCCAGAAGGAAGAGTTGTGTGGGGGTTCATGCATGCAGTGGGACAACTCATCTTTTGAGGAGCAGTGAAAAACATAGCATCACCAGGCCTTCTCCAACGATAACTTCCGGAGCCCGTCATGACAAAGCTGAGATCAGGAGTTGAATGATTCAGGTAAATCCCGTCGCTTCCTGTTGCGTAATTTTGAGACATTACCAATTGTCTTTTTTTGAGAAATTATCAAAAGAAAGTGCAAGACAAGCAAAAGCAATCAACATGTCCTTCCGTATCCGAAAAACTCTTCTGACGAGAGAACAAAACAAGCTGGCAAGGAAACTGTGCAGCGTTCAACCGATACCAACAAACTTTAACAAATATTCGATGGAAATCCGTCTTTTCAAAACGACAACGGACAGTTACCTACTTCCTCTCGGTCTTTGGAAAACTTTGGGTCTTTCTCGGCCCGTTTTTTTAGGAGGTGAAAGGATGAGTGAAGGAGAATTTACTGGGACTCTTTTGGAGGAAACAGAACCTGTCGAAGGAAGGAAAACAGTGAGAGATCAACAGACCGTCTTTGCTCTGGCGAAGAAGAGACTTGAAAGAGATGGAGTTTGCATGCTTTCCCTTCATACAGGATTCGGAAAAACGTGTTTGGGTGTATGCTTAGCTGCTCGCAAGAAGAAAAAGGCTTTGATTGTTTGCAAGTCTGACAAGATTAAAAGGCAGTGGGTAGAGGCTGTCCAAAAGTTCACGAACCACAGCGTCGAGATTGTGAAAGGCAAAAAGATACCAAAAAATGTTGACTTTTGCATTATGGGTCCGAAAAAGGTGCTAAACTTCGAGGGAGATCTTTCGTGCTTTGGAACTGTTGTCGTGGATGAATGTCACCAGATTTGCACAAAGGTTTTTAGCGATGCTCTTTTTCGCCTCGAACCAGAGACTTTGATTGGCCTTTCCGCGACTCCTGACAGAATAGATGGTCTCGGAGAAATTCTTCCTCCTTTTTTCGGAGACAAGCCCATTATCCGGAAGGAAGTGAAGGATTTTACAGTCTACAAGATAGTCACGGGGTACAGACCCAGCAAAAGATTCGACAAGAGGGGAAATCTCGTATGGTCGCATATCATCAAAAGCCTCGCAGAAAACACAGAGAGACAAGAGGCCATCGCAAAGGTTTTGAAAAAGCCGACTCCCGGAAAGACCATCGTTCTGGGGAAGAGAAAGGAAGAACTTCGCGAACTTGACCGTCTTCTTCGAGAGTCCGGGGAAAGTACAACTCTTTTCATCGAAAATAAAAAAGAGTACGACAAGAACGCGAGATTTATCCTGAGCACAGTCGGAAAGGGTGGGGTTGGTTTGGATGACCCAAAAATCACAGTGGTTGCGCTTGTGAGCGATTGCATTGACGTTCGACAATTTGAAGGGAGGGCGAGAGTTCCGAATTCTATTATTTACGACTTTGTGGATTGTTTTGGACCTCTCGAGAGACATTCTGAAGAAAGAGAAGAGTGGTATCTCGACAAAGGGGCAACCATCGTCGAGAAAACTTTGAAAGAGATGATAAAAAATTAGTAATATTTTTATGCGTAGCCGAATGAAATACTCGAAGAAGGAATGGATTGACCCGCGACTCCGGGGATTTGTCCAGTCGTTGTTACAGTCTTTGTCTGACCCTGGGAAATATAAGAAACAGAGAACGTAATCGTGTTCCAGCCTCTCAGAACTTTGGAAGCATCCACTGTTCCGATAGTTTGAATGACTTGTTGTCCGTAACCGTAAGACCAAGAACAAGTCGTTCCTCCACCAGAGTTTGCTTGACAAACATAAGGAGCGACTGCGGTCGCAGAACCATTTGTGAGAGGTAGAAGAATTTGTGCTCCGAGCTCGCCATTTTGACCAAGAGTTTGTGTCGTCGCTGTGAGTTTCAGGTCACTGACATCTCCACCGGCAGGATAAGAAGCGTCAACTACAAACTGTCCACCGGGAGATGACTGGTATTGCAAAGTTACAGCAGCAGGACCGGAAACGACTCCGGTAGCGATAGTCGGCGAAGACATTCCGATCTGATTCCTCGTCTGCAACTGGAGAGTATAAGTTCCCGTGATGACGGGGGTTGGAAGTGCGACAAAGTTTTGCTGGAGAACTGGTCCATTTGTATTTCCCGTCAAACCTCCGTGAGGGTCCTTCAAAATATAGACAAAACCGCAGATGTATCCAGTTCCGCAACCGACGGTGGGAGTCGGCCAAGAGAACTTCCATTGTTTGGCGTCTTGGTCATAACCAAAGTCGACATCTTTTACGGGAGGGGGAGAATCCTTCTTTTCACAGCACTTGCTGTAGCACAAAACCCATACGAAAAACAAGACAGCGATAATCAGAACAATCAGTCCACAGCCAGACACCATTACAAGAACTTGGGACAAGATGAGTTGTATAAAATATTTTGCAAAATATTTACAGTAGAATTTTTGTGGTTGGGCCAACCACGTGATACATGCACGTCAGTGTCGGAGTCACTTGTACGATGTATCGAGAGCTCTCGTTTGCCGGAAAAGTCACACCGTGAACTCCTCTTTTGACGATGTTCTCGAAAGGTTTTCCGTCTTTGGTTACTCGCACTTCAACTCTCATCTCCATCGCGAAGTTTTCTGGTGTCCAGATTTTTGGAATATCCCACTCCACAAGGAAATTACCCTTTTGATGCGAAACGGAGATGTTCTCGATGCCGCAGATTACCGGCCTTTTTTCATCCACAACTTTAAACGTCACAGAATTTTCCTGGGATGTCCTTGTGTGAAGCATTGACTAATATATTTTCTATATATTTCTAAGTGTAATGTCTCTCCCTTTCGAACCCGGTTGTGGATTCGACCCCAGCTACACAAAAGTGTGCACTGCGAATTGCACACAAGGCGGAGATTCTTCGGAAGGCTGTAATCCCCAGTATCAATGGGACAATGTTGGGTATGTAAACAACCTTTGTAATTGTGGACAATATGACCCAAATGGAGGAGGTTGTATTGACCCGTATTATGAGGGTAAGTTCAAGCTGAAAGTTCCTCCGATGAGAATGGATAGCACCGCAGACACAAAAAGAGTCACAGACTGTTGCACGGGAGTTTTTAACGATGACAGTTCCCTCAACAAGTGTGCGCCGGGATGGTGCCCAAACACACAGACCTGTCATAATGCTATGGTTTCGCATTGCAGTTCTTCTTCTGGATGGCAAGACGGGTCAAGTCCAATGGATTACTCAACTTCAAGTTGTGCAAGATATGTCAACAACTCAAAAAAGGAGATCGCAGCAGACTTTTTGCAAAAGACGCTGCCAGCTGCCTTTGGAAACATTCGTCTTATCACCGGAGAAGCAATTCCTCCTCCAATCCAAAGCCTGAATGCATATCTTTCAAACACTTGCAAACTTTTTCCTGGGGCGTGTTCTTCTTTTCTTTCTGGGTTTTGTCAAAATCTGACGAGAGAAGATATGAAAGAAGGGCAAGTTTACCCTGACATTTGTGGGTGCTACATGCCGGACAGTCAATATCCTTTTGCAGACAAGGTTTCGAGAGCGTGCGATCCGGTTTGCAACTTACCAAACACTGTCCCTTTTGCAACTCCAGGTTCAAACTCGGAAGAAAGGTGCACAGACACGGTGTGTATTCTCGATGACATTTCCATCGACATCCGAAATTCTTCTGGGGGAAAGATCGCATTGAACCAACTTTGTGGAAACTCTCGGGGCGCCGATGCAAAATTTAGCCAATGTTACTTTGATGGAGTGACTGTCAACGGAGTCAACGCAATGTTGACTCCGGGTGATACGATAAGTCAGGGATGCGACATCTGCTTCTCTGGGGGAACAGCAGAAAACCCGGATGAAGTGAGTTGTGGTTTGAAACCGCCAACGCCTCCCACTCCTCCGACACCTCCCACTCCACCTTCTCCCCCAAATGTCGGAGGTGGATGGATCGAGAAGATTTTTCTTTTCGGAGGGATAGGTATGGCTGTTCTAATTCTTTTCGCTCTTGTGATTTGGTTCATCTTCAAATAGTCAAAGTCTTTTGAGTTCTTTGAGCCTCATCCTGATGAAACGCTCCAGGTCATCGTACCGAATATAATGAGGGACTCGAACCAAGTCAATACCCATCCTTTTGACAGTTTTGTCCTTGAACAAATCCCTCTTTGCTTGGTCGACAAACTGTTGTGGTCCCTTTTTGTGGAAAAACTTGTTGTACTTTGAATGCTGAATTCCGTCATATTCAAGGGCAAGTTTGAGATCGGAGTTGTAGCAATCCAACTCGAGATTTCTTCCCGTCTTTGGGTTCTTTAAAAAATCGGGTCTGACTGACTCGAACTTTCTCCCATAGATGTCCTCAAGAATTTGACGACAACGAGATTCGTGCTTTCCGTCCTTTTGTTTGACTATCCTTCTCGGCTTTTTCTTTGGAAACCAAAAGCCCAAACTTTCCTTCTTTCCGGACTTTTTCTTTCCTTGATACTTAAAGTAGCAAAATACGGCCACACCTATCACCACAACAAATTTGATAAATTCGAGACTGCAAAGCATTCCCAAAAATCCCATCTTACATTTTTAGGCAGAGGTCTTCCTATTCAAATATTTACTCGAAATATTTACATATTTTTCAGGGCAGCCTCTTGAGCCTGAAGAGTTCTTGCGAGACCTGCGTTTTCCTTTGTGAGAGTCAAGGAAAAGTTCGGAAGTTTCTCCTTGATGTTGAGTTCTGTAGTTGAGACGAGACTTTCCAGGCGAGAGCAGAAGTGCCTGTCACTTTCGTATGTCGCCAAAAGCGAGAAGATTCCCTTCTTTGATTCCTGAAGATTTTCAGCCAGGATTTTGCATTGTTCGGTGTTCGTGTCCGGAGAGCAGATGAGCTTTGTCGCCTCATCCCAAAGGTCAAAGACAAAGTTGAGAGTCGCCTCCCTTGTCTCTCCGACAAAAGTCCGATATACGCCAGAGAAAAAATCGCTTGGTTGGACTGACATGCTCTTGACCATAATCTTTTCGCCTTTTTTGAGCTTCGAAAGAAACTTGAGTTCTGAAAGAATCTTGTTGTAATTCTCCATATTTTCTGGCTCTTTAATCGTTGAAGTGAGTTTCTCCAGGCCCTTTTGTTTCGACTTTTTGAAAAAATATAGAAACAACAAAAAGTATTTTTTTATTGGAAGATGCAGACAACTTATCGTCAAGTCAAAAGTTTGAATGATGTGGATGATTGTATCCTAAAGTCAGGAGTTCAAAAATACGTGAGGAGAAACAAAAGAGACAAGGCGCTTTGGTGCATGGTCGAGCTCGACTTTTTCGCCGACGCGACAGACGAAAGGGCAGGAGAGGCGATAAGAAGCAACATGCTTCATCGTCTCATGGTCATCTTTCTGGAGGAGATTTCCGTGTGCAACATCTTGCTTTGGTTTCATCTTGCCGAAAGATTCTCAACTCTTTTCTCTTGCAAAGAACAAAGGAAGAGTTTGGACAGGGAGAGTGCAGAGTGGAAAAGACTCCGAACCCTTGAACAAAAGGCTCTTGTTTGGGTTGTTTCCCAGATGTGCGCTTCTAGACATATCAGAATTCTGAGTCATACTCGGTCTGCCTTTGGCCATGGAAAGAGTCAAGAAAGTCTCGAAGTCGCCTCAGAGTTTTACCAAGACTTTTATCAAGCGTTGCAAAACTTTGGGGAGGACGAAGAAGCACCAAAGACAAAGCTCGTTCTCGAAAAAGAGTCTTCCGAAACAAAAAGACTCTGCAAAAACTTTTTGTCGGCCTTGGAACAAGAGAAGTATTCAGCCTATCACTGGGCCAGTCAAATTCTTGAACTTGAAAAAGTGGGAGGAAGATACTACAAAAGTCAAAGGTCGGACCTCTTGATTTTTTGGTGTCTTGAGAAGTTTTTTGAGACGAGGCAAGACTCTGAGTTTCTCCTAAAGATTCATTCTGTGGCTCTTTCTTGGTTCAAGGAACTTTCTGGAATACGCGAAGGGTTTTTGACTTGGTGGTGTCTCGTGACGATGTGTGTTGTTGGTTGGCAAGAAAGGAGACTTGTTGATGATGTCCCAAACTACAAGGAAGTCTACCAGAGGAATCTTGTCGAAACCATTCATATTGACAGCTATGTCATCGACAAACACACAAAACAAGGACGGAAAATGGGAAAAGACTCCAAGACTTTTGTTTTGGAGGGTGCTTTTGTTGTTCGAGAAGCAAAGATCGGAAATCCACAACTCCGTTCCTTTTATGAAGACATCAACATCTACAGACTTTCCGGAATCAAAGGCGTGAGAAGACAGAGAGTCGCGAAGGAGTCCGATATCTTTGAGTTTGTTGTGAGAGCTCAACTCGTTTGCGGAACAGGAAAGACAGACACGTACTTTGCCAAAGAAAAGAGCACAGGCAAAAGAGTTTTGGTCAAGGGACCATTCAGAACAAAGGACTCCATCAAGAACGTTTTGTCTATCGCAAAAATAAAGAAACTTCTTGGGCTGCCTTTTGTCAGAGTGCGGAGAATGGCGTTGAGACCGGACCTTTTCGAAGATTCTGTGATGGGAGTTCGTTCAAGGATGAAAGACAGAGACGTTATTTCGTGTTTCCTCGTGTTTGACGATGAGACTACAGAAGAGACTCTGCCCATCACGCTTCGCAAAGGTAACGTCACTCCAGAGACAGAAGTTGTGGATTGGGAAAGGGTCGAAAGTATGAGACATTTCAACGTTTTGCAACACGAAGACAGAGAAATCTTGTTCGTCTTTTGTATTGCCATTGTCTTCCGCTATATTCTCGGTCTTCCCGACCTCGCAGACAGGAACTTTCTTTATGTTCCCAGAAAGAACACCGTCATCTCCATCGACGAAGACGTTTGCGGAAGAGAAGTTGACCTCGAAGCAGCTCTCAAGAAGAACAGGTACGCAAAGTATCGCGAGATACTCGAAGAGAACAGAGACAGAGTTCAAGAGACTTTGGAAAACTGGGAAGACATTCTATCCAAAAAGAAGTTGGAACTTCCCGTCGGTACGACTTTGGACTCTGTGTTTGAGAGGATGAAGAAAATATTTTAGACGAAATATTTTCATGGTAAACAAGATGGAGCAATTCAACACTTATTTTCAGTCGCTCCAATTTTATCTCGTAGAACAAAAGGCCATCGGAGGAATAAAATATTCCGTCTATGCCGCGAAAATATCATCCCTTCTTGCTGACGGGCAGAGGTACGTTCTTTTGTTCGTGCCCTCTTCGAGCACGGACGTGGCAAAAAGTCACATCTCGATGTTGCAGTGGGAATCTCTCCAGACCCGTATTCTCCCAAACAATTACAACATACCATTGCAAAGCTTGAACTTTAGGACAAATAAACAAGACGCTCTCCAAGTCTTTCAAAGGACCCCAACTTGCACATATTACTCCTCTCCGGAACTTCCAGCGGAGGTAGCCCTTTTGCACAACCCGAAAAAGAGGTCCATCGAGCAGTTTCCCGACAAGCTCCAACTTTCTCAAGCTCTTCAAACTTTCTCTTGCGTAGTAAAACTTTTGTAAGTAATAATGTCTCCTGCCTTTGCTTTCAACATCGTTGGGTACATCCTCTTGCTCATCGCGCTCGTCTTTGTCGTAAAGGCAGAGTTTACCGACATCCGTTGTCCGAATCCAAACTGCCCAAAGGACGAATGTGGAGACTATGGCAAAGGAATGGCCTATTATGGCAGTGATCCCAAAGAGTCCGACACAATCCCTCAACTTCTTGATAAAATTCTCATCGCGTCAAAGACCGAGGAAAGGACGGTCAAATGGAGGAGGTGTTTCATCCTCAGCTTCCTCATTGTTTCAGCGATCTGCATCCTCGTACTCGGTGAAATCCCTCCTGTCGTGACCTTTGTACTGATGCTCTTTATCGCGATGGCTGTTTGGCACTTTTCTTTCGGCTACTATGCGTTCCATCACTATCAGGCTGCAGTCGACAACATCAATGAAACTGTGGATATTCTAAGGCAAAAGACGGCCGAATGTAAAGAATGACGACCTGGAACAAAAACGCAGGAGTTTACCAAAAGTGGCTGGATATGCATGAGTCAGACATGGAGACTTTGAAGGATATGCTTTGCCTTCAACAGTTTGGATACAGAGTTTCTCATTCAAAAATTTTATGGATGCCCTCAAACACAACAAGTTATCCGATAGCAATTGTCCCAACCGTTTCACAAAGAGAGATTGAAGAGGAAGCTCTCCCACAAATTTTTGGAAAACATAAAAAGTTTTTTGTCGAAACTTGGAAAGAGTATGAGAAAACTCGAGATGGTTCGAAGCTCGAGTATCAAGCAGAAGTAGCATGTTGTTCTTTGCAATAATTTTATCCATAAAATTATCTTGAACTACCGACCCGTATTCCTTTGACCCAAAGGACTTCTTTCTTTGTGCTCCCGTCGAAATTGTACACCTTGCATACACCCTCCTTCTTTCCCCGATGAAACGATAGACTTTTCATAACCTTTTCCCCGCCGTCAAAAAAGACCTTCTTCTCCCCGTTCCTCGAACCATTTTTGTAGTTCTCAACCTTTTTCAGGGCTCCATTTTGATACACCTTCCTCTCACCGTGAAGCTCTCCATTCTTGTAGTTTTCCAAAAGATGAACGGTATTTTTCGATGGGTTGTATTGTACAAATCTACCGTTCTTTCTCCCATTCAAATACTCTGCCTCTTCAAGAACATTTCCCTTGTCATCCCATTTCATGAAAGGTCCATTCAGCGAGTTTCCTTGATAGTAAGCTTTTTCTCTGAGAACTCCCTTCATCCATCTGACACAAACACCAAAGACTCGGATTTGGATACTTGTCGGAATGAACTTGCAAACTTGCTCGATGAGGTCACTCGGAAGATTCCGAAATTCTTCAACTTTTAAAGTCTTTTCCTTGAAACATTTCTCAACTCGAGAAAAACAGAGAGCCTGGAGACTTTGCATGTTGCAAACTTCTTCCTTTCTTCCAAAAGTCGACGATTTCTGATTAGTGCATAGGATGTTCAGAGTCGACACCACAGTATTTTGTGGGTATAGGGATTGTAGGGTCGAAAACTCCCTTTTGTGTGGCTTGACGCAAAAGTCTTGCAAAGTTTTGGTGGAATTCTTGGTTGTGACCATAAGTTACACTCGACATATGGGCAATCTCATGAAGGACGACATACATGAGAGTGTTCATGTCATAATGTTTTCCAGTTTCTGGGTCTTTTAGGCACAAAAATATCGCCTTTTTGTTCTCTGTGTACGCGCCCTTATCTACCTCACGAATGTCGAGGTTCAGATACTTCTTGTCGATGAAAGAAAGTCGCTCTTTCAGGGCCATAATTGTGGGGTCTGTCGGCGCCTGTCTTCTATTCGCCACGAATATCAAAATGATGATAAACCCCACAGCAAGAGCGGCAAACAAGACAAAACTCATTACAATGAAAACATATTTGTCAGAGATATGTTTTATGAAGCCCCAGGAGCACGAATGCAAAGGATCGCGTTCTCCAGAATTTCGACTCTTTCTGGAGAGAGAACCTTTTTCGCCTCCTCAAAAGTTGCCCATTTGAGATCAGAGATTTCTTCTGAAATTGTGGTCACTCCATCAAAGTCTTTTTTCTGAATTTTTATTTCTTCATCAGAGTATGCCAAAAAGTATTGACTTCCGTAAATTTTCCCATTTGTACCTACAAACCTCTCAATGAAAGGATTAGAGTCATCAACAATTTGGATTCTGTTTCTTTCCATGCCGGTCTCTTCGACAAACTCACGCACAGCACAAACGATACTCGACTCTTTTGTATTTTTCTTCCCCTTTGGGAAGCCCCATTGAGGTTCAAAAATACTTGAAGTCGAAGCAAGGATGCAAGAGACCATATCCTTTTTATTCCTCTCAAAGCGCATTTTCATCTCCTCCTTGTCATCGAAATAAAGTCTACAGTTCTTTTGCGGAAGAAAGTCATCCCAAAGAGCGTCAAAACTCCATTCACAAAGTTTTTGCCTTTCCTGCTCCGTCAAACGGGCACAAGCAGATAAAAGTCTCTCCTTTGGAATTTTTGAAAGAATGAGGTCGACAAACTCAATGGTGTGTCTCCTTTGGCATAACAAAAAGACGGGTTCTCCCTTTCGAAACGTGTACAACAAAATACCGTAGCTCATTATGGGTCTAGTGTACCTTGCGTTCATGTTATTCGGCTTCTTCTTTACAAAGGGACCTCGGCCTCTACCGTAAGTTACGGCTTGCCTCGGCCATTGCTTATCGTACAACATGGCGGCCATGATATTACTTTGTCTTCTTTTTCGCCTCAAACAATTCTTGGTTTTTACTCAAAAATAATTTTGACTTTTGTAATGTGGGGCTCTTTCTTGCCAATCCTTGTAATCGCAATCATCGTTTTTCTTGTGGTAGTCCTATGGTCGCCTTCCGATAAAAGGGAAGGTTTCGACGGAGAGGAAGTCGACACTCTCCTCGCGGGACAGCCTTGCACTCTCAGCGCGACTTCATCTGTCCCCAAAGAGGCAATGGGGAAGCCGAGGCCCTTCAACACCATTCTTTTGTCTGCTGCTCCCGTTTCTGTCCAAGAGTCTGTAAAGGCTGCCGCTGACCCGAAGCCTTCGGAGGTAGTTCCTTCCCTTCCCACAGAGTTTGACTCCCGAAAGAAGTGGCCGGGACTTATTTCTGGCCCTCTTGACCAGGCCCAATGTGGAAGTTGCTGGGCTTTCTCCACAGCTACGGCCATTTCGGACAGGTTCCGTATCGCGACAAAGGACAAGGAACTTCAGGAGAGAGTCTGTATCACTTTGTCCAACGGTTCAAAGATTGACAGACACAACAACATCGCTCCTTGGATTTTTGCCTCTTGTGATTTCTGCAACTACAGCAAACAGATGAATCCGACTCTCAGCGCTTTCCTTCGGGGTTCAGAAGGCACTTGCTCCAACGAAGTGTGCCAGGGAGGAATGATTGGAGAGGCTTATCAGTACATGAGGGATGTCGGAGGTGTTTCAATGTCTTGCAACGGAAACATTGAGGTATATTCTTGCCAGGAAAAGCCCAATTGCAAGAAGTTCAGACCCGATATTGTTTATCCCGTCATCGACCAGAGCGATTCTGACTCTGCCGAAGTTCAAATGATGAAGGACATCTTCTTGTATGGTCCCTTGACCATTGGCTACATGGTTTATTCTGGATTTGAACAATTCTTCTCTTCTCCCGATAATGCCAAGGCGGTCTTTAGCAGCACTTCACCTCTCGGTCAACAAATGGGAGGACATGCCGTTGACATCGTCGGTTGGGGTACGAGCTCTGGCGGAGTCAAGTATTGGCTCGTCAGAAACTCTTGGGGACCTTACTGGGCTGACGGAGGCTATTTCAGAATTCAGAGAGGTATCAACTTCTGCGGCTTTGAAGATCCCTCTGAGGTCTGGGGAAGCGGTATCAAAAAGACGACCGGTCTCGCGGTCTCTGCGATGTCTCTTCCTCGCGGGATTGTGGTTAACCCCACCACCAAAGCCACCGTATCCCAAATGCATCAAGCCATGCAAGCACAGGCTCTTGCAGCCTCGAGGCAAAGTACAAACTGGGTTGCTCACGCTCCTGAACCCACACATGAAGTCGTCTCAGTTCTCGGTTCGACGGAAGGCTCTGTTGGCGCCTTTGAGAAACAACAGGCCGCCATTGGAATGACTCAGGAACAGCAAATGCAAGCCATTCAAGACACTTGGGGAAGTTTCGGACAACAAATGGAGGAAAATACCGCTCAAGAAGAGCCTCAGAGGTATCAACTCCTGAGTGTTCTAGGTTCCACCGAAGGTTCTTACGGAGCCTTTCAAAAGCAACAAGCAGCTGTTGGTATGACCCAAGAGCAACAAGCACAAGCCATTCAAAACACCTGGGGGCAGTTCCACCCCCAAGCTCGCGAAGGAGGATGTCAATAAATTTTTAAAAATATTCAAAATATTTTTATTCGAACCCTCGGAAAGCTCTCAAAAAACACAATGTAATGTGCGAAGTTGTGACTTGCGGCAGTGGCCTCGACTCTGAGATTGACTTTGGAGAGACAGTTTGTGCAGCTCCTACCGACCAAGTTTGCAGTTTTGATGGAGCTTATGACACTTGCTACGTTAGCGGGGAATGCAGCCTTGGAGGAGCCAAAAAATGTAGCGAACTTTCGTGCGACGGAAATCCGATGTGTTCAGCGGGAAAAACATCCGGTCAAGGTTGCGGTGGCTATCAATGGAGAAACGTCTGCCGTATCGCCCAACCCCAAATGAATAAACAGACAACGGCGGCTTGTTGTCTGAATAAATACACAACACAAGAGGCCGTAGGAAAATGTGCCAAAGGATGGTGTGGAGATGCCACAACTGGAACTCCATCTTGCTATAACGCTATGCTTTCCCTTTGTTCGGACTCTTCCGACCCAAACATTTTGGAAATGTGGGCAAACAAACCATCAGACCCTATCAAAGATCCAAAACTCACAGGAGTCTGCAGAGAGTTCCTTTTGCAAAACCCCTACATGTCCCAAAATCCAGAGAAGAGAAGAGAGTTTTTTCAAAGTGTTGTCTCGAAACTTGGAAAGTCTCCGTACGCAAAGGGAGATGGTTTCAACAAAGTCATGTCAGATGTTTGCGGTCAAGTTCCTGGGTCTTGTGATGCATTTTTGTCACAAATGTGTGGAGCGAATTCTTTGGGTGAAGGACCAATTACGAGAAAACAAGTTGCAGATGATCCAGAACTTCGGAAACTGTGTTCCTGTTTTTTGAGCGACTTGCAGTACCCTTTTGCGGGAAAGTTTGGGGTCGAATGCGACATCCTTTGCAATGACCCGAATATTTCACCGGTCCCAAAGGCTGAACCTATCCAAAACACATGGGTAAAAAAGGAATGCAAGCAAAATGTTTGCATTCTCGATGATGTGGTCATTGATGTTCTGAATTCTGAAGTTGGAGGAATAAATCTTTCACAAGTTTGCCCTTCTTCTGGACCCGGTGTGACTCAGTGTTATCTAGACGGTGTGACAGTCGATGTCGTGAACAGCAACGTCAAGGATGGGATAAATTTGGGCCAGTGGTGTTCTGGTTGTTCAAACACACAGTCTTCCGGTATTTCTTGCGGTGACTCTTCAGGAGGTGGCGGAAATGGGGGAGGTGGTAAAAAGAGTTGGTTCGACCTTATTCTTTTTGGAGCCATCGGCGTCGTTGTTTTTATCGTTGTTGGAATCGTTCTATGGTTTCTCCTTCGAAAGAAATAAAAAGATGCAGAGAATAAAAAAGTTTCCGAGAGAGTGGAAAAAGGTGTTTCATTGCACAAGACATTGGAACTATTCTCAAAAAGGCAGTGTCCGGGTGGAACATCGAACCTCTCCTCTCGTCAAAAATTCTGTTTGGGATGACTTTATCGTGTACGATGAGTCCAAACACTTTGGCGTGACGAAGCCAGAACACATCTTTGAAACTCCCTGGGGTTCTTTGCTTTGCAAATTTCGAGATATAGAGCATTGGTTCCTCTTTGAGGGAGAAAGCATCGAAGGGAATTGTTCAACTTGCGATGGAGACACAACAGAGTCGAGTTACACCGTGACGGAATTTCTGTGTCTTCACGACTTTTTTTATTATGGACTCGATGACCCTGAGAGAGAAAAGATTGTTGACATCGACTTTCTCCTGTCTTTAGAGCTCGAAACCTGGGAGAGTTTCGAGGACTATCAAGACTTCCGCAAAAATGTCTCGAGAAGCAAGCTTAAAAAGGTATTGTTCTTTCTTGATGGACGTATGGATGAATAGATGGTCTCTTGTGGTAAAAGGAGAAAACTCGAAACTCTGTGTGACGAGACACAAAGGAAAGGAAGTTGTGACATTCCAAAAGGAGGGAAAGCTTTGTGAACCTCCGAAAGAATTTAGTTTGTATATTTGTCTATGGAGGCATATTTTTCCCAAATAATATTTTTCTTTATGAAGAAAAATGCAATACTTGTTGGCTCAAGAACTTGTCTCCTATTGCGTCTCTTCTGGAAAAAACGCGGACCATCTCAAGGAAAACTTTGTAACAACGATAAACGTCAAAACAAAAAAGAACTTGTTGATATGTTGCAGGAGGATACAAACTCTTCCCGACGGAACGGCTCACGGAAAAGAATGGATTTACTGCTCCGGATCGGGACTTCTCCAAATGGAATCCGACTGGAAGGATGGTCTCCTACATGGAAAGAGAAAAATCTTTTTTGAAGGAACGAGTCAGGTTTCCTCGACAAGAGACTACGTCGATGGTTTAGAAAATGGCAAGCTCATCTCATATTATCCAGAGGGAGACGTTGAGCTCGAAGCTGAAACAAAAGATGGCTTCTTCCACGGAAAGTGGGTGTCTTTTGTCGATGGCTACCCAAAGGTCGAGAGAGAATACGCTTTTGGGGTTCGCGAAGGGAAGAACATGGTCCACTCAATGAACGGGAAATATACGGATGTCACATACTATAAAAACTCTCAAATTGTACCAGAAAAATCTGAGAGAGTCAAAGGGATAAATCCTCGACCTTTTTTGGAGGATGGAGACAGCGAAGAAGAATATTATGACGATGAAATCCGAGAATAAAAAATATGAATATTTTTTAGAAAGTTCCTGCATCGTACAAAGTGACGAGGTGGTTGTCGTATGAACCATCTCTCACGTATGGCGTTGTTGACAAGAGACAAGAGATTTGAGCAGCAGGGTCAATAGCGACTTCAGTCGGGAACTGCAAGACATTTCCTGAGAGGTCTCTCAGGGCAAAATTTAGGGGTTCATTAGAATTCCAACGGATGCTTTGAACCATTGGAGAAGAGTAGTGATACCAAGCGGTGCTTTGGTTCTTTTCCCAAAACGCGACAAACTGGACGTTGCTGGTCTTTGCTCCTCCTGTCGCCTGCCCCATAGTATTGATAGAGTTGACATCAGGGCTGCTTCCTGTTGAAATGGTGACGTAGAGATATGGATTGTCGACCAAGAAATTTGGGAATGTGGTGCTATCAATGGGGATGATGAGCTTTTCGAGTTTGACGTTGTATACCAAATTACATGCTGTTCTCGAGTTTGTGGGTCTCACGCATTGCACAGTTCTCGTATTCGTCCAAAGAGTCCTTCCGCCATCAAAAGTCCATTCGCTCGGTCTCGGATATTGGGCGAGGTCTCGGTAGGTACTGTCAAGGTGCAAATAGACAGACATCTCTTAATCAATGATTGGAGACTATGTTTATCCTCAAAACAACAAATGCAAAGACTCTCGGAATGGCCCATTGAATGGCAGAAAACTCTTTTGTGTACCGAACATTGGCAATACAATGGAGAGTGTCATGTTTGGCATAACACATCTCCTATGTTTGAACTTTTTGATGAGAGCGAGGAATGGGTATCTTTATCCCATCATTTCGGAGTAACTTCTGATGGTCCACAAAAGGTTGAGCCTCTCCCTGTCATGTACGACTTTTGTGGGAATGTGCTGTCCCAACTCGAAAAAGGAGGCCATTGGTTCATCTTTTCTGATGCGAAACTAAACTCTTCCTATTGTTCAACCTGTGATGGGAAGACACAAACTTCTTGTGAAGTTACAGAGTGTTTTTCTTTGCACGACATGGTTTGGTCTACGATGACGGAAAAAGACAGAGAGTTCTTTGGGATTGACGCGGACTTTGAAACTTTTTCAGACTTTGAGAAAAATATCTCAAAGAAACACCTCAAGGAGAAACTTTTCAAATAAAATATTCAAAATATTTTATGAGAGATGAGAGACCATTTTTAATGCAGCTCTCCAAGTTTTCTTCGGAAACGCCGAGACCCTCTTTTACAGTCCTTCGTGGAGATTCAAAGGCTGTTGAACAATACTATTCTGGTGTCAATCCAAAAGTTTCTTCTCTTGACTCTTTGGAAAAAGAGCTTCCGGAGTTTTTCGATGGAAGGAAAAAATGGAATGGTCTCTTGTCTCGTCCTCAGAACCAGGGGAATTGTGGGGCTTGTTGGTCCTTCAGTTCCACATCTTCAATGGCCGACAGATTCGCGATCTTTTCTGGGGGTCAGATAAAATTTGTTCCAAGTCCCGCAAAACCAATCGTCTGTGACTACCACCCGACTGTGGCTGACCTCAGCTCACAAGAAACTATCAGAAAGCTCAATGAAAAGTTCATCAAAGATGGAGCATGTCACGGAAACTCTTTGCCTGAAAGTTTTGAATATTTGTACGTCTACGGAACTACGACTCTTGGATGTTTCCCCTATACTTTTGCAAATTACACAAGTTCAGAAAAACTTCCCTACTGCGTCGACCTTCTTGGAAAAAATCTTGACCATTGTCCTTCTGGTGTTCCAATGAAAATCTTCCGCGTCAAGATGCCTTATTTTGTCCAGAGAAAAGAAAAAAGAGATACAACTGACAAGGATTTGATGGCGGAAATATACCAAAGAGGGCCAGTGTCTTGTGGGTATGTCGTCTACAAAGACTTTATGTTCCCAAAAGATTACCCAAACTCTTGGAGAGAAGGGGTGTATAAACACGATGGGAAAGTCGAAGAAGTTATGGGAGGACACGCCATAGTGATTGTTGGCTGGGGAAAGACAAAATCCGGGAGAGGCTACTGGATTATTCGGAACTCTTGGGGAGAAGACTGGGGGGATGGTGGTTATTTCTTGATGGAAAGAAACTGTCCATACGCAAAGATGGAGCAAAACAATATGACTTGTATTCCGGATATTCCCGGTATAGTTCTTCCCGAAGAACTTCAAGAAAGATATCTGAATTCAAACTTTCACAAGGCATTGAGAGAAACATTTCCTTTGCACGAGTCTGGTTTTCCGATGAGTATAGTCGCTTCGATGTCGAAAGAACAACAAAGTTGGTTGAAGCCTCTTATTGCTCCAGGCACAATTCCTGACTTGAAAACATTTGTTGCTGCGAAGATGGACAATCCGTTGGAAATTCCTGGTGCTGAAGACGATCCAAGGGAAAATTTTGAATTTCCCAAAGAAAAAGAAAACGGTTGGCTTCTCTTCCTCTTCATCCTGCTTGGATTTTTCATCGTCGTTCTTGCAATCTGGAAGATAAAGAGTTACAGACTTTGAAATTTTCGCTAACTTGGTGTTTTTCGAGATGTCTAAAAATATTTTTAGGGTCACACACAAAAATATTTGCAATGATAAATATTTTTTTGAAGAGGGCCGTGTAAATTCTTATATTTTAGGCGATGCTTACAAAAAGACTTTGAATTTTTCACTGACTTGGTGTTTTTCGCGCTTTATGTTTTGCATACTCGGGACTTTGTAAAAAATATTTGCAGGTGATAAATATTTTTATGTGTGACTCTGAAAATATTTTATCCAACTTTCATAATGTCGAAAAGAAAGCGCTTCGACTCATGATCGCGTCTTTTGAAACTTTTCTGAGAAGATCACCTGTGTGTTTCCAGACGAGTTTCTTTACGGCCTCTTGGTGCAGCTTTCTCTGAGTTGCGAAATGTACAAGTTCGTCGGACTCTTTTTTCCCAAGTCCAAGACTCGAAAATTTTCCGAGTCTCGTTTCTTCCATGAGATCGGCAGCAGCAGAGTAAAACTTTTCCTTTGACTTGAGAGGCAAGAGAATCAGAGCAGCAAGCAAAACTCTTCGCGCTTCGGAAAAGTCTCCAGAACCCAGCGAAGGAATTTTTTCATAAATCTTTTGCAGAGATTCTTTGGTCATTTCATCCACAGTTTTGTATTTTTTGAGGGCAATGGCTACTGTGTGCCTTTTAGCCCCTGCCAATTTTTCTTCTATCTCTTTCTTTGAGAGTCTCGCAAGAGGAACTACTTGCGAAGTTATCGCTCTGTTCACGACTGTCTTTGCACCACTCGAAAAATTCTCGCCGATGGATACTGAAAGACTCTCGACGATTGAAGACACTTGACTGGTGACATTTCGAAGTCTGTCGTTGTAACACCCGTAAATGTTTTTGAGCAGAAATACAGCATCCTCTTCTTTGACTTGCTTTGTATCTTTTCTCATCAACTCCGCAATGTAAGCAGATTCTTGGAGGTAGCACTTTGCCCTTTCGACGATAAAAGTTCGAAGAGTCCCCGCCTTTGTGTTGTCTTCGTTCATGAGTCTCGAAACAAGACTCTGAAGTTCAGCTTCTTTTCTCTTTGGAATCCACCACGAAGGAACGGACTTGTCGTACAAAAGTCCGATTCTTTGCAACTTTCCAATGTTTTTTGAAACAAAGGAACCGCTGACGTACACTCTGTCTCCTTCGGTGACCTTGGAAAACTCCATCTTACTTATTCTTTTGGCCAAAAGAATAATCAGAAGTAATGGGAATAGTCATCTCTGTTATAATCTCCTTTGCGGCGCTGGCAATCGGAGGTACACTTTCGGCAGTCGCCGCTTCAAAGTCCGATGAACCAGCCAAAAAATGGGCAATCTTTTCAACAATAACATGCTACGTCGCTCTGGTTGTGGCGCTGCTGATTGCAATATTCTTGTTATAAGGTCCCATAAAAAATATTTGTTCAAAATATTTTAGATAAAATGGGGAGCGATGAGCTTCTGAAGAACACAATAGTTGAGTCTGTCATCAGTCACAACTGTACCAGTTGACTTGACAGTAACCTTTCCGCTGGCGACATCCTTTTGGTATTGTTCGTACCTCAGAAGCTTGGAAAGGGCCTCATCAGGAACAATGTTCTTCTTTGAACTTTGGTCTTGGAGATTCCTCTTTCCGTCAGGGTTGAGACCAATCCACCTCTTTCGACTTTCGAGCTTTTCGGGGTTGGTCTCGTCATCCTTGACTCGGATGTAGGTACAAACAGCAGAAGTTACATCAGCCATCGAAAGGAGAGTTCCTCGCTCAACCTGCAAAAAGTCAGCGAGTTCATCACTGATTTCCTTTGGCTTCTTGATACCAGAATTACCCTTAACAACACGCTTCTTGGCACGACCATTTCGAATTCTGGGTACTTGACGGTTCACATCAGAGAGTTGCTTGCGAATCTTTGAAAGAAACCTGGCACCCTTGACCTTTTCCGTGGTCTCCTTCAGCCTGTCAATCTCGGAAGAAATGGACTCGATGATTCTGGTGAGTTCTTCGCATACAGTGTCAGAGGTAGGGGCGGGCTTGCGAACTCTCTGAGTTTTAGCGACAACTTCCTCCTCAACAACCTCCTCTTGGACTACTTTGGCGTTCTTCGGCATTTTCTCTGGGTCAACTTTTTCCTTAAGCCCGTGCCAAGTTTGACCCTGCTCAAAGTCAAGTTTTTGAATCGAAACTTTTCGTCCAGAGAAAAAGGTCAAATAAATATTGCTCAAACAACAAGAAACAATATGTCGAGGTCTCAAAAATCCACCAAGCAAAACTCCAGCGTCGCCATCAAGGATTTTGATATCAACAAACTCGTGGTGAAGAAGGTCGTGACCAAGAAGGGTGCCGTTCCGTACGATCTTGTGGAGGTGGCGTACAAGTATTCTGAAGGAAAAGAAGAGCAACTCAAGCTCAAGTTTCCCAGATGTTTCACATTCGGTCTGAAGAACGTGTACAAATTCCAGGCACCGAGAACTCCCGAAAATATTAAACCCGGAGAGTTTGAGTTCTCTCTGGTTCCTTACTCTAAGGATTGGGCCTCTTCCCCCACAGAGAATGATGTTCTTTTGGACAAGGTCGAAAGGGAAATTGTGGACAAAGTTCGTTCTGTTTGTGCAAAGGATGACAGCATCGCCGAAAAACTCCAGAAGAAGTTCAAAAAGAAGAACCCTGACTACAAAGACGGTGAGGATTGTGGTGTTGCACCCATTTTTGGGTGGCAAACAGAGGATAAAAGGGAAGGAGATACGAGGAAGACCCGTCCCATCGACCCCAAAAAGCAAAAGATTCTGAATACCAAGACAATCTCTTCTCGTGGCGGTAATGGAAAGCCTGTGACCATGTACAGCGTTTTCCGTGCACCGAGAAAGGTGAAGCCTCTTGATTACAAGACTCTGATTGGAAAGACCGGAGACGCAGCCGCTTGTGTGACTCTTGAAGGTTTCTTTGTGAAGGGAACTGAGAAGTTGTGCCCGCAGTGCAAGCTGTATGATGCTGTGTTTACAGAGAAGGCGAGAGAGTACGTTCCTGAAGCCGATGATGGAGAGTTTAGCGATGATGAAGGAGAAGAAAAGGGAGAGAAGGAGGAAGACACCGAGTTCAGCGAGTCTGATGAGGAAGAAACTCTGGATGATTAATACGAATTAGAAATTCTTTAGTAAAGAATTTATAGAGATGTCCCTTTGTGTTGGCGCGCATGTACCATTCACAAGTTTTGAGGATTTGCAACATTGCCCTTTTGAGTGTATTCAAATATACTTTGGAAATAACTCCGATGTTTCAATGGGACAATTACAAGCTTTTCAAAGGTCTGGAAAGAAACTCTTTGTGCATGCCTCTTTGATGTACAACCTTTGCGGTTCAAAAGAAGGAGAGGATTCTCCCAAGTACAAAAGGAACTTGGAGTTTGCGAGGAACGGTCTGCTGAAAGACTTGGATATTTGTGCTGTCCTGGGAGCAACTTTGGTTGTTCATGTCGGTGCTGCAAAAGATAGAACTTGGGGAATTTCAAAGGTCGCGGAAACTGTTGACTTTGTACTTTCTGAAAAAAGCTCTGTGACTGATAAGTTTTCAAAGGATCTTGGGAGGGACATTCGAAAGGAAAGAGTTTTACTCCTCGAAAACTCTGCCGGTGAAGGGACGAAACTTGGAAGGGATATCCCAGAACTTTTTTCGCTGTGGTCTCAAATAAAAAACAAAGAAAAAACAAAATTTTGCATTGACACCTGTCATGGCTTTGCTTCAGGAACGATGGATTTTGGGACAAAAGATGGAATACGAGACTTTTGGAAAGAATGGGATGAATATTTTCCGAGAGATTCTTTGAGTCTCTTTCATTTGAATGATTCAAAAACGCCGTTTGGTTCGAGAGTCGACAGACACGAAACTTTGTTGTGTGGTTACATTTGGGATGAGAAACCACACATTCTTGAATTTTTTCTGGGATCCGCAAAAGAGAGAAGTATTCCTCTTATCCTCGAAAGAAAGGATGATACCATAGAACGGGAAATTCTTGTTTGCAAGGCCTTGGTGAAATAATATCTATATTATTTCTTGCTGTGTTGTCTCAAGATACGAAAGATCTCTTGTCTCGTCTCATTGTGGTCCTCAGAACAATACTTGAAAATTTTCCAACAGAGGTCGAGAACGTCTCCATCTTTGACTCCGTGCCCATAAGGGTTCCAACATGAAAGCACGCGAAGGTCATCCATTCTCTTGCGCTTCAAAGGACCAGAAAAGATTCTGTTTGCAATCTCTTCGGCGTCTTTTGCAAGCCTCTTACACCTTGTGAGATGAGCCTCAGTCAGAGGTCCGAGAAAGATATCGCTGAATTTTTTGGGACCCATTGCCTTCTCAAAAGATGCAATGTATTCGTCGCTTGTCCAATCACCTTTAGGTACTCCATAAAATTCTGCTACTTTTGAGTACCGCTCTTCAAAGACATAGTCGCAAACGTCCCTCCTATTGGGACATACCTTATGGACAAACAAAAGAGTTTGAAGAGAAACGTTTCCGAGGATGAGGACAAGCGCATTGGGGTCAAGGGTATCGAGCATCTTTTGAGATGGACAAAAAGAACTCTGAAAAAAGTGGATCGTTCGCAAATATAAAAATTTTTTATATTTTGTTCTTGGGAAGTTGTTTCCTATTCGCTCTCATCTTCACTGAACTCGCCGCCGTCGTCATCCGATACTTCGTCTTCCTCGTCGTCACTCTCGTAGTCATAGAAACCATGCTTTTCCAACAACCTGTCCACGGCAAAAGACACACTGTCGTAAAACTCCAAAGATTCCTTGTCCAAGCTCTCTTTCAAAAGACAAAAACTCTCCGTGATGTTAACATTCGGGGTTTCGGGAACTTCGCCATTCTTCATTTTCCAGAGTTGGTTCAAAAGTTTCTTTCTGTTCTCTGGTTGAGAGTCAAGCGTTTCTTTCAAAAGCTTCTCAGCTTTCTCCCTTTTCTCAAGTCTCTCAGCTTTGACCCTTTTGTTTGTGGGAACTTTGAAAGGGTTCTTTCGTCTTCTGCCGACATTTCCTGCCCGTCTCAAAGCCTCGATATGAACCGGGGAAGACCATCTCTCTCCCCATCTCAGCGTCGGATTGACAGACTTGAGAAAAAGGGAAAGAGTTTGATGCTTCTTGTCTCTCAAGTAGATTTGGGCACATGCAAACCGGAGAGCTTTGTGACTTCTATCAACAACCGCAAGATCTTCAAGTTCAAGATACCCGAGAATTTGCAAAAGGTTGTCAATGGGAAGCTTCTCCAACATTTCGAACGCAAAAAACAAAATGTTGAAAAAAGTCGTGATACACAAGAGATTTTTTGAGAATAAAAACGTGAAAAGAATATCACGCCAAGGAAAAAGTGGTTGAACTCTGGGGCTTTCAAACCATTCTTCTTTCAGAAAAGTTAGACTTGAAGAAATGGAAGGTATCAAGCACAAAAACCCTATTGGCTTTGTCTGTCCTGCTTGCGACTTTTCTTCCAGAGAGGATGAAATTTTTCTTTCTCATTGCGAGAATGAACACGTTGCAAAAGGGGATATCTCAAACAAGATGAGGTGCCAAACGTGCTGTTTTGAAACGACGAGTATCGCTCTCTTTCGAGGACATCTCGAAAAGAAGATGCATAGGACATGTGCATTTTATACTTTGTACAAGAATTTGTTCTTTGGGAACGAAGGAATGGCCTACAGAGCGACAGTCAGCAAATTTGGAAATAGGAGAGCGGACAAAGCTGTGTCTATGACAATGGCCATTGAAGCGACTGAAAGAACTCATTGAAAAAATATTATTTATATTTTTTGAAGTGGGAAGATGTCTCTAGAAAAAAGGACAGAAGAAGCTCGTCGGCGTTTCGCTGCGAAGGGATGTACGATGACGGGAGAGTATGTGAACGCAAAGACAAAAATAGAGTACGTCTGTGGTTGTGGAAAGGAAGGACTTTTTGCGAGCATGCCTTCAGTCAATCTCGAGACTTGGGTTGGTTGCAAAGAGTGTTCAGACAAGGCAAAGAAGGAAAGATGTCTTAAAAAACATGGAGTTGACAATGTCGCCAAACTTCAAACTCAGCAAGAAAAAAGACTCGGAACTCTTCAAGGAAAATATGGGGGAAAGAGTCCTCTCGCTGTCCCAGAAATAATGAAGAAGAAAAAAGAGACGATGAAGGAAAGGCACGGAGTTGAACATCCTCTCCAAAGTAAAGAAATTTTGGAAAAGAGGGAAAGAACAGCAGCTTCTTCTGGGAAGAGGAACCTTGAGGAAGCCAACAAAGCTCTCAAGGAAAAATATGGGGAGAAAGGACCTCTCGGAAATCCTGAAGTGCGAGAAAAGGTTGCTGAGACCAGAAAGAAGAACGGTAACAAAAGAAAGCCACAGAAAGAATATGATGGCTCAAAAAGGCTTTTGAAATCCATCGAAATGGCAAAGGCTCATTTTTCAGGAAAAGGTTGTACGATGACGGGGGAGTATGCCGATAACAAAACTCCTGTCGAATATACATGCAAGTGCGGTTCAAAGGGGAATATGGTATCAACAAAGACAGTTCAGAAAAAAAGTTGGGTCGGATGCAAGGATTGTTCCAAAGAAAGGACAAAGGTCAAAAACATGGAGGAATATGGAGTTGACCATCCGATGAAAAGCAAAGAGTTCCGAGAGAAAGTGAAAGAAACACTAAAAAAGAACCATGGGGTGGATGTTCCTTTGAAAAGTCAGAAAATAAGAGAGAAGAAAAATGCGACAATGAAAGAAAAATACGGAGAGGAACACAGTGCCCAAGTTCCGGAAATTATGGAGAAAATAAAATCCACAACAAAAGAACTTTACGGTGTTTCTTGTGTTTTTATGACCCCAGAAAATAAAGAAAAGACGCGACAAGGAAAATTAGCAAAATTTGGACAGGGTGGTTCGATGAGCCATCCAGAGATAAGGCTGAAGGTTGCTCAAACAATGCTGAAAAGATACGGAAAGGAGCACGCTCTCCAAGTTCCCGAGTTCAAGGAGAAACTTTTGAATACATACAAGGAGCGTTTCAAAGCCGACCATCCATTCCATACGGATGAAGTATACTCAAAAGTTCTCAGATCTTGCTTCAAAGTCAAAGAGTTTACTTTTCCTTCAGGAAGAACAGTTCCATACCAAGGTTACGAACATTACGCCATTCTTTTACTTCTCAAAGAAGGACATCAAGAAGAGGACATTGTGTCTTGCCACGAAAGCATCATGGGATTTATGTATGAGGATGGGAAAATAAAAAGAAAATATTACCCGGACTTGTTTGTTCCTTCTTCGGACACCATCGTCGAGGTTAAGTCGACGTGGACCTATGAAAAGACCTCCGAAGAGAAGGAAAGAGTCCTAAAAAAGTTAGAGGCTTGTCGAAGAGAAGGATACAACACGAGACTCTTGGTCTTTTCGCCGAAGGGTGAAGTTCTATTGGATGAAAAGAAGGACAAGGGCGAATAAATATATTTGCAAATATATTTCGTGAAGTCTTCAAAAACTCTAGTTGACATCTGATGCAACGTACATCTGCTCTTCCTGGGGATAACCATCGCACACAAGTTCTTCGTTTGCAACGGCCAAATTGTAGCTTTTCTGACCCGTAAGATTTCTGTACTTTTCTTGGTAAAGTGGGTTAAAGATGCCGTTGAAGTTAGCATCACCCTCCGAGTACCTTGAGTTAAACCAGCCGTCGCTTCCATAGCAATTGTTCTTTTGGATTGGGAGGTCGCCTCGGAACTGATCGGCTCCCTGCTGTTGCCTATTCTTCATATCAACGCGAATAGAGGGCCTCCACATGAAAACTTCAGGATCTGAGATGTCCTTGTCGTACATCGCGACGTTGGTGTTAAGGTCAGGGAGAAGGTCCTTGTAGTCGTACTGAACGACAGAGGGAGTCGGAATCATACCAACTCCCTGATTTTGCCCTACACCATCACCCACAGGTTCAACAAAGTTGGCGAAAGCGTCGATGTCAGGAGCATCCTGTTGCACGAGGTCATATGTGGGGGTGTAAGGACCCGGATTTTCTCGGATGTTGTTTGCCCAAGTAAAGTTTTCTTTGGTTTCATCCTTTGAGTCTCCCTTCTTTCGCAGCATCCAAATAGCTACAAACAAGAGCAAGAGGCAAACCACACCAATGAGGATCTTGCAGTTCATTACTCCAAGTAATCATAAAAATTTTCTTTTGAATAAAAAAGGACAATGTCGATGGAAGCGTCTTGGGAAGAGGTTCAGTGTGAACTTTGTGCTGTGTGCTACGAAACTTTTGACGAAGTGCCGGGACTCGAAATGGATGAAGAAGAAAAACCTGTCCGTCTCCCTTGCGACCATTATTCTCATATTCGCTGCTTGAACGGAGAAAAGACCAGATGCATCTATTTTTGCGAAGAGAAAAAACAGTCGCATGACTAAAAATATTCAGAATATTTTTATACAAGCTTCCACAGAACCACAAAAGTCAACAGGAAGAACACGACTGCCTTCACGGCGAACAGTACAAGAGCAGATTCTGACGGGACAAAGCCCAGCAGTTTGTCGAACCACTGATTGGACACAAGCAAAAAGATGAGGGTGATTGCGATGGACCATTTTAGGATGTCCTTCCATCCTGTCTTTTTCATGGTAACTTTTGACCTTGCCTTTTTACTCGCCCCCGAAGAGTTCAAGTATTTTTGAGCGGTAGCCATCTCAACAGGACTCGCCTCTTCTTGGTCAACTGGAAGGTCGTCGATGTAATCCATTAAAGTTGGTATTTGTCTTGCATTTAATCTTTTGAGAGATGAACCTATTCGTGAAATTTCTTAATATTTTCTTTGGTCTTTTTGAGTGTGAGACGTGTTCGAATGTTGTCTTTGGACAGCACTCTTATCCACGCACAACAAAGTACATATTCGAACTTGAAGAACATCCAGAAAGTAAGAATGTCCAGACTGGAAGGAGCAAACCAAAAGTTTGAAGAAGCCGCAAAGTTCACAGAAAGCATCATCCAAAACAAAGACATTTGGGACCTTTGTAAAATTATGGATGTTGAGGCTGAACTCTATCGTGAAGCGGGGAAACTTTTGGAACCTGGGGATATCATCCTTTTAAAGGGACAAGGAGACGCTATCTTTCTGCAGCTGAATGAAGAGACGTTCATGGGCTTCTCGAGAACTCGAGGATTCTTTGAAGAAGGGACTTGTTACATCCGTTCAGTCTCAAACAACGACCCAAAGGCTCAAAGTCTTATTGACGAGTTGGGGTTTGTGCAACAGACACAATAAACTTTGGAGATGTGGTTGAAACACAAGAAGAAATCCTTGATGTGATCCACCGAAAGGATGAAAATGTTCTTTGTTTCTCTGGAAGTCGTCTCAAACTTCTGGAGGTAAAAAATATAGAAAAGATACATCTCAAACAAAGTCGTGAAAGACTTACTGGGAGATTAGGGATGACGACCTTGTACCATATCTTTTTGAAAGACTCTTCTCGTCCCTGAATTTTCATGAGACTCCACAAGCATAAAATATTTTATAATATTTTTTGAAACTTTTGTAATGAGCTGCTCCTCGGATGAGAAATTTTGGGCAGAGGATCTTTCCGACCTCTTTTGTTCCCTCTCAATTGTTCCGACGGCATCGATGACGCTCGATGCCAAACTTAACGCAGTCACAAGACTCGTTATTATTGTGTCCGTTATTGCGTACTTTCTGGGATACCAATACTGGTACGTTTTTCTCCTCGTGAGTTTGGGACTCCTAATACTGTTCAAATACTCCAGGAGAACACCAAAAAAGGAGGGCTTCACGATACCGCAAACGAACCTTGTGGGTTCCCAGATTGTAAGTACAATCCCTCCGGTTCTCGGAGGGCAATGGGAAAATCCTTCTCCGACTTACAACAATTACACCCTTTTGGCGAATGAGGATGGGCCAAACTGTAGCACGCCGGTGACTTTTGACGAGTCTGCTTTCCCTGTGTATGGACAGTATTACACCCAGAGCAACTTGCAGCCTTTCCGAGACGAAGAGCTTCGGAATCAGAGTCTTGTGGATGCCACTGTCCAAATGAACAATGCGTTCCTGAGTGACCAACTGCAGTTCCGAAACGATCAGGTGCGCTTGCTACAGAACCGCATGCGACGAGAATTCGCTTCTTCGAGATACGAAGCGGTTTCCCCCATCTAAGGAAGCATATATAATTTATTTTTCCGTAAATTATTCAAGAACAAATCCGAACCTTTCCTCTGCGTTCTCTTCGTGTCCGACGACTCGCAAAATCTCCGAAGTATCGCGAGGAAGATAACCAAACATCGAACCATAAAACGTGGTTAGTTTACCCTCTGTTTTTGACAGAACGATCTCTGTCTCTTCTTCCGGAAATTTCTCACCCTTCTTTTGGATGACGACGACATCCCCGACTCTCAGAAGAGCATAGGCTTTTCCAAACTTTTTCTTTGCCAAGAGAGAATTAACCTTATCCATACCAGAATAAAATGGGGCTTGTTACGGCTTTTCCTAAACAACCCAAGACAATTCCGATTAATCCGGACTTTGGAGATGACCCTTTTTATCGCTACAAGACAAAACAACTTCTTTTGTCCTTCAAGAATGGGAAAACTTTCTTTGAAAATCTGGAAGTCGTTTCAAAAGATTTGTGTGTAGAACAACCAGAGATCCCAAAGTTTTTGAGTGTTTCTCTCGGGGGAAGTACAGGTTTTGACAAAAAGAGGAAGCTTTTTTGGCTATCCGGAGAGCAAACCCTCGCGGTTATCGAAGAAAAGTATAGGAAGTATCTCTTCGGTCTCGTCATTTGCGAAATGTGTTGTCAACCAGAACTTCAGAGGGAAAAGAAACATGTCATTTGTAGAGGATGTGGTGACTCGCGTTCTTTTCGGTCTCTTGGTCTCGATGAGAAGTTTTTAAAGTTTCTGACAAGATAAAATATTTACGAATAAATATTTAGCAAATCTTTTTCAGCCATGTGTACTCTTCCGGGAGGGCCTTCTTCCCGACGCAGAGTATGCGTTTTCGGAGCTCTTTGTCCAACCAATGCGTTTTGAACGGTCCTGTTGAATAGGCGATAATAGTGTCAAGTCTAGCGGTAACATAAGTCGCCAACTTGACTGCTTCTTCCTTTTGGTGATCCGGAAGACCGAGGTTGCCAATCTCTGCGAGGTTCTTTTTTGCCTCTCTCAAATCAAGCCTTGTGAAACATTCATGGACGTACCCGGCAATGTATTCTGGGCACACTCGGGACCTGTCGCTGTCTTTCTTTCCCACAAAGAAGAGGAAAGTCTGGAGACTCTCTTCAGGTATAAACTCTGCCATGTTTGGAAAAGCCGCGAGCATGCTCAGTGCACTTCTGGACTCTTCATGATTTTTATATGCGTTCATATGGACTTTTATGGGCAGACCAAAGCCTTTATATCCACAGTAACGCAGATTGCGGCACTCCCAAAAATCAGCGGAAAACTTTGGGAGGCACGAAAAGATGCTTCTTTCCTTCACGAGCTGCCTGAATGGCTTGTTTTCTTGCATTTGCTTGATGTTTTGAAAGACAGAGAAAAAGTCTCTGCAGCACAGCGCATAGTTTGGGACTTGGACAAAAAGAAAGATATGTTCTTTCATCTCATTAGGAAGGTCAAGAAACTCCATGTTTGGACAAAAATAAATTTGCGAATGTTCTCATCCAAAGGAGATTTGAATATATTTTTCAGAAAATATATTGAGAGTTGTTTCCATATTCCACGACTCAACAAAGTACAAGAACGAAGTTTCATCCTTGATATTTATTTTGTCTCCGTCTCCATCCACAAAGTAGAATTTTTCACAATCTTTTCTTGTGACCGTCTCAACTTCTTCTTTGAAGAGAGGAAACTCTTTTGCTCCGAAAAGAAATGTTTGCCCGTCGCATTTTACCTTGACTCCAATATTCCCAAACATTTTGAACCAAAGCAATGAAATATTTTCTTTCATTACCCAGAACTTAGTTGTTGTACCTCGGGAAGAACATCGTTGACAGGGACGCAGACGGACAAGCGAAGCTCTTCATGGGCTGAGGAGGAAGGGAAAGACCGTTGGATTGGCAAGCCATTTGGTCGTGAGTATCGGAATTCATTCCAGTTTGGAACCACCAATTCGTGGGTTGTTCACCGCATTGAGTGGGGAGAGGCTGCTGGCGACCGACACCCATCGTATCGTACATGTAACGCTGGCTCATATCCACGGCAATCACGGGTCTGTCAACAGCATTCTCTCGGGCGATGAAAGCCTGGAGATTGTAATTGGGATCAACATTGTTACAAGAGCCGTAACCGACCTTTTTGAGCGTGTAGGGGTCAGCCATCCTTCCATATTGGTCCCTGTTGAACGCGAGAGGGTTGATGTTGCAAAGGGAACCACTCGCAAGGTTGAATCTTTCTGACCAAGCTCTGTCCGCACTTTGCGGGTCAATCTGGGTTGTATAAAGCGCCTTCTGACTCAGCACCGACGACATCTTACTATCCACAGGTCCCAACAAAAAGTAACAAAAAAACTTTTTCTTGCAAAAAATATTCCCATATATTTTTTACTGGAGTCTCGCAGACCATGAGCCTTGGCTATTTTCAGAGACACAATTACCCTTTCTTTCTTTGGAACACTCGACAGCTTTGTCAAAAGTTCCCTTTGCCTCATATCCGGGATTGGCTCCTTTCTTTCTCCACCTGTCGACAATAAAACCGGCAGTTTCTCTCTTTCCATCTTTGACGTTCTGGACGAGGAGAAGCTTCGAATCGTCAAAAAAGTACGGGAGAGTCGTTCCGACCTCTTGTCTCGTTTTCACCGTCAATGTGGTGTCTTGAGCCTCAAAATTCTTGACCCAAATATTGAGAGCTCTCTCCGAGAGGAAGACGACAGTGTTCGGTACAATGGCAAAGTCGGAGACAGCCTTGAACTGTTCCGTCTGAATCTTTGAGAATGGCAGATTCTTTATGGACGATGAGACCGCGAATTTTATTCTCTCGATAAAAACTTGAGATGGAACACGAAGTTTCTTGTCTACGATGAGACTTTGGGGCTCAGACTTTACCTGGTCCATGTCAAAATTTTTGTCAATCACAAAGTCTTGTGATTCCAAAAACCTCCCGAGTTCGACAGACAAAGAAATTCCGTACTCTACGAGACGAGAAGCGACGGTCCTCTTCGTTCTGAAAACTTTGAGAGAAGATTCTCCTTTTGGAATGGTGATACTCTTCGATACTGGGACATCTTTTATCTTTTCTTGGGACACCAAAGGGAGAAAACAGAGGTCAAGACCTGAACCTTCCATCGAAACGTGAATGCCCGTGGTTCTTCCTTCTTGGTCAAGTTCCTGAGAGACAGCGGTCATGCCAAGTTTCTCAAGGAATTCTTTGGCCTTTGAAAGCCTCGAAGTCGTAAACACTTTACTTTTTTCTGGGATGTCGAGAGGAGCCATCGGGGAAACTATGAGAGAAACAGTGCCAAAGAAAAGAGTTCTGCATTTTCCAAAAGAGTCGATGTGCTGTTCCGTGGCCAAAGAAAGAAGAGGGTGAGTCTTTGGATTCTTTTCTTCATATTGGGAAACTTCAAGACCATCGTCTGCGATTGAGACTGACCAAACTCTGTTGGTGGCGTACAAACTTTTGAAAAGACTTGAAATAATTTTTTTGTCTCTGAATGTGAAATCTTTCTGGTCAATGGAAACCTTTGACTTTGGTTCTCCTGGCTTTTTCTTCTTTCCAAGGTTGTCCGTTTGTTCGCTCGGAACGGTGAAAAGAACCTCGTATTGTGATGGGTAGGGCATATCCTTCCAAGGGACACGAAGGAGAACAACAGTCTTTTTCGTTGGGTCAAAGTAGGGAGCAATCCAAGACTTTGCGTGTCTCGGAATTTCGAATGACACAACTCTGTCTTTGTCGATGGTGAACACTACAATGTTCACATCATAAAACTTTTCAAGAATTCGGGCAAACAAAAGGGAGTCGATAAAAGTGCTTGTTCTCAAAAGTTGGCGAATTTCCTCTGTGCTCCTAAAGTCGTAAAGTTCCTGCCTTCCAATGCTGAAATTTTCCATCTCTGAAATCTCGAGTCTCTTTTGTTTGATGTAGGCGGCTCTTTCGGACTCTTCCTCCAAAGAAAAGAACTTCTTACTCCTTGCCATTTCGATGCAGTATAGCATGCTGTCTGGTGCAACATCCACAGAATGACGAAGAACGGTTACGGGAGAGTCTATGGCAACCTTGAAAAATCTTTCGAGAGATGCCGGAATATAACCGCAAGTGTTCTCCGGAAGTTCCTTTTTATCTGCGCCGAAAACACGCTCTGTGCATCCCTCCGGATGCCTTCTCGGCTTTTCAGATGGTTCTGTATAGCAGCAAGGAACAAACTCGTATTTTTCAGAGAAGGGTCTGACGTTGAAACGAAGGGCGGGATAGATGTGGTCTTTGTGCTTTTTTGACTTGCAACCAAAAAACATGCCACTTCCTTTCGGATATTCGAGGACTCTGTTTTTCTGCTTCTTTCTTTTGAGTTCTTCTGCTTCTTCTCTCGAAAGGATTGAAACGGCGGCTGTACATTGTTTCGAATACTTTTTTGAGAAAAGGTCCGGATATGTCCTCCGAAGGTTCACGATGTTCCGAAGCTCTTCATCGTCTCCTCCCTTTTTTTGTTTTTCTTTGAATCTTTGTGTCGAAGGAATGAACCTATCATATAGGGCGGTCGCTCCGGGGAGCTCCTGGGAATACATCTCAAGAACAGAAAGAAAGAGGGAGTTGAAAGCGCTAATTTCTCCCTCTGACTTTGCCCTTGCGATGCGGATCTTTGTGTCTGTTGTTTTGCTCGACGCGGGAAGAAAGGCAACGGAAACATCTGTTGGATCCCTTTTTTGCAAAGGGTCAAAGTAGACATAAAATCTACTCTTTGCCAGTGTGGTCGAAAGTGTCTCGTTGGAAAAGAAGAACTTTGAAGTCAGAGGATTACGGAGCAAAATATCCACAAACTCTGCCCTTTTGTATAAGAGGTCGTAGATGTAGTACGACGCTTTCACCGTCGACGTGCGAGTGTTTTCAAAAGTCACAGGTTCTCCCACAAAAGATTCCGTCACTCTCTGTTCGACATCAGAATACGTCATTCCTTCGCGAATGGTCACATCCACCAGAACATTTTGCTTTCCTACGGTGTTGATATCAGGTGTCCAAATGACCTCATCGTAAAACTTGTCTATTCTCTCCATCTGAGAAGGATTATTTTCCGAAAACTCCGAACTCGAAAAAGACAAGACTTTCATCAGGATAACGTCTCCGGTTCCGAAATCTTCGAGTCCTCCTCTTCCGGCAAGCCAAGCAGGCGGCGGGGGAATTCTCGAGTAGGATTTGTAAAGGTTCCTTCCTCCTGTTTGGAGAGAAACAAAAGGAACTTCTTTGGAACACTGGATTCTATCAAAAAGTTCAAGAAGAGTTTGTCCTGAGCTAACCTCTGAAAGTCTCGCCTCTCGTTCGATACGAAAGTCTCTCTGTGTCTTTGCACCAAACTCTGAAATTCTGGATGCCGAAGCCTCAAATTCTTCCAACAGTTTTTGCAGCTTTTTTCTTTCTGTCTCAACATATTCGAGATATTCTTGAACTCGAGATTCTTGGTCAAAATATCCCACATTCAAGAATTTCACATCTCGAGCAGACACTCCCTTATTCACAAGAAGCCAGACAAGGGCGACACCAGTCTTTTTTTGTTTCAAAACCCATTTTCTCTTTGTCTTGGTTTTGTAGACGTTCTCGAGTTCGGATGCTGGAACTCCCTTGAGGACGGAACGAATGTCCAGAATTTTCTTGGGGTCGTTTCGAATGATGTCCACAAGTTTTCTCACATCGTCAGTTGGAAAAATAAAATATTCTGGGAGGCTCCCTTTTTTCGAGAGAGCGTATTTTGTCTTCACAACGTCCAAGGGGTCGTAGTCCCGGATTTCAAGAGACGACATTATTACAACTGTGAACAAAGAAAATATTTTATAGGTAATGCAGGCCTGGATATGGTTCGTTGTGGCGTTTTTAGTCGCAGTGCCACTCATCGTAGTCGGAATGGTGTGGATTTTCAAAGAAAAAGACAAACCCTCTGAAAGGAAAAAAGAAAGCGTTTCTCTCCCTTCCAACGAGGAAGAGATTGTGGTCGCGGAAGGATTTTGTACAAGGTTTGTGAACAACACAAGAGTCCTTTTGAACATCAAAGCCCTTGATGGGTCGCAATACGACCTCCCACCTCTCCGGGAAACTTGTGTGTCTTTGCCAGACTTTGAAGATGTTCTCGTATTTCTGGACCAAATTCCCATGTTTGTCGTAGACAAGAAACTTTTGTCGAATCCAAAAGTCTATATTGGCTCGATCACGACTTTGGATATCATGTATCAAGATCTGAACGGATTCCTTCCTGTGATGGACATTCCTCTCATACGAATCCATAATCTCACACTCGTTCCTCTAGTCTTTGGAAATGTCTCTGTTCCTCCAAATTCGGCAGTGCAATACAAAGGAAGCGAAGGGAATGGCCTTGCATTTGGAACAGTTTTGCAAGACTCTGCAAACATTTTCCGCTCAGTAGTTTTGCAAAAGAGAGTGTCTGATGTCTACTTTGGAGTTGTCTCGAGCAAACCTCCTGCTCTTTTCTCAACGCAAAGATTCCCACAATAAAAAATATGGAATATATTTTTTTTATGAAAGACGCGGAAAATGGAGGGTATAGTCTTCCTCTCCCTCGTCATTGTAAATGACGAGTTTTGCTTTGTACCCTTGACGAGTAGCGGATAGTAACTTTGCAAAAGTTCTCTCCTTCTCTATCTGGAAACACTCCTCGGACTTTGTTTCAATGCACAGCTTCTTCTCTTCGTCCAAAATGTCTGGATGCCAAAAGAGAGTCATACCGCAAAACTGGTACGATATCCCTTTGGTTTTGCTTCTTTTTGTTCTCTTTGGTTTTTCAAGACCAAACCAAAGCTTGGAATTTTTCAAGACACGGACAAGTTCTTTGTCTTCCAACAACTCATCTGACAAAAAGTTTTTGCTCCGAGTGACGTTACAGGGCTTGCATCTTCTGCCGGAGAGAAACTCGAGGATTGTACTTCTTGCTCTCCTGCCGCAAGAGCACAAGAACAGAATGTTTTCTTCATCCTCAATCTTCAAAAGTCGGCAATCCTCTTCTTCAACCAAGCCGATGAGTTCTCTCTCATCAAAAGTCTTTTTGCAGTCGCACTTTTTCGGAGAAGAAAGAGTTTGGACCGATGTCTTTCCACAGACACAGCAAAAACAATCCAGTTCCTCGTCTTTGTCATTGCAAAACTCTTGGTCGCATACGATGCCAAAAGACTGAAGACATTCTGAGGCACACAACATTGTGATAAAAGACAAACTCTGAAAATAACTCAAAGAATGTTATTTTTTATAGTCTGAAAGGAACAGGAAAAGTCCGACCTTTTGTTTTCTCAAAATTTGTGGGTAAAATGTTTCGTTGCAAGTTTCTCTCAACCTTTTCTCAATCTCAAAGATGTGAAGATACTTGTCATCAAGAGTCTTTGGAGAAAAAGACAAGCCCTTCTCATCGACAACATTCTCAAAGACATCATCATCACAGGCAAGGCATTCGGCGAGCTTTGACATTTCCTTTAAATTTTACTAGAGGAAAACCTTTGGTGTAACGTAATGAGACAAGTAAAAAGACAGGTTCGTCCGGCTCCTCAGCCAATGCGCCAAACCGGTGAAAATAAGGAATTTTGGGGTCCCTGCCTTTGGAGGACCATACATTCTTTCGCTGCGACTTACACTCCAGAAAGAGCTCAGGACTTTTCAAACTTCATCCTTTCTCTTCAAAACCTTTTGCCTTGCACGACTTGCAAAGACAACTACAAGAGGAATTTGAGAGAACTTCCTCCACTTCGGAACTTTTTGGGAAGCAGAGACAGAGTTTTTTATTGGACTTACATGCTCCATGATAAGGTCAATAAAGAACTTGGCAAACAAAGCCCTCCTTTCCAGAAAGTTCGAGAGGTTTACTTTGACAGGTTGACGGGAAAGGGAAGTTGTTCTTCTTGCAAAAACTAGATAAGATATTATTCGGCATCGACTTAAGGTTAGTAAATAATGGACGCTTTTAAAGTGGCTCATATTGCGACAGAGATTGCCGTCATTGGAGCGGTGTATGTCGTCCTCAAGAAAAAGGTCGACCATGAAAAAGCCGAAAGGGAAGTTTTAGCCACAAAAGTTCAAAAACTCGAGGAGACTGTGAAACAGCAAATGGAAGCTCTCAAGATTTTGTATGCTCGTCTCGAAAGAAGAGAAGCAAAACCACAAAAACAAAAGAAAGAAAAAGGAGCTGGTGTCTTCCAATCAGACGTCGAAGAAGAGAAGGAAGATAATGACGTCACCGTTGAGTCAGACTACCAGGAATTGGAAGATGACGATTTTGAAAGACCTGAACACAAAATTGGGTCTTCAGGTTTGGACGAGACTGACTAAAATGCAAGAATCTTGGCTTCGCGAAAACTCTGAAATTATTCTCATCCTCTATGAACAGCTCATCCGGGAGCTTGAAAATTCTGGTCTTTTGAAACTTGTAAATGTTCCAGAACTTGGGGACTTTGCAAGGTTTGTGTACCACAACTCTGCCTGATATTTTCTTTGAAGAAAAGAAAATTTTTTTCTCTGTGATGGTAATATGTCAGAAGCTGGAAAGTGCACAGACAAAGCCATCGCTTCATGCAAGAAGCAGGACAAACTTTGCAACGTCGACACTGGAAGATGTGTTGTCGCTGACCCCAAGCGAAAGGTGAAGGGTGCTGTCTACGACAAGAAGCGTTCCCTTTATTTCCCTCAAGGTCTCCTGTTTGAGGATGACGATGGTACGGAGGAACTTGTCCTCCCCAAGAAGAAGCCCGTATCTCCTAAAAAGAAAAAGACCACCAAGACATCACCCAAAAAATCCCCCAAGAAGAAGCCCGTATCTCCCAAGAAAAAGAAGCCTGTCAAGAAGGTCGCTCCTTCTGAATCAGAGGAGGAAGAATCTCCCAAGCCCAAGAGAAAGGCTGTCAAGAAAGTCGCCTCAAAGAAGAAGGTGTCCTGTTTCGAGGAGGGCGGAGAATGCACAGACGACAAGCCAATTTGCAGTGTTTCGGACAAAGGAAGGGGAACTTGCATCAAGGGTTCGGCAAAGACCCTCGCTAAAAAGTCGATGATTAAACGGGACGGTCTCACCATCGTAGGTTCTTCTGATGTCCTGAAGAAGCTCAAGAAGGACTATGATTATGGTGACGCGAGGGTCCAGAAATGGTCCCAAGGCGAAGTTTCGTCAGAGGAAGAAGAGGAAGAGAAGCCCAAGAAAAAGAAGGTGGCCTCCCCCAAGAAGTCTCCCCTGAAGAAGAAGGTAGCTTCCTCCAAGAAGTCTCCCCTGAAGAAGAAGGTAGCTTCCCCCAAAAGGAAGGCCGTCATTGATGAGATTCTTTGTTTCGACGAAGAAGCCGAGCCTTGCGAAGACGACAAGCTTTGTTCGGCCACGGGCAAGTGTGTCCCCGGAACTACCGCTTTCTTGAGGAAGAAGCAAAAGATTTCTTTGAACGGAAAGGAAGTGTACGGTACCGACCTTCAGTTCAAGAACCTCTCAAAGAAATATTCTTCCGTCTCTTCTGCGAAAAAGTATGGTGTTTCTGAAGAGATTCGTATCGAGGTTGCAAAGTCTGCCTCTCCTCAGTTGAAAAAGACAGCAAAGAAGGTTGAGGCTGTTGTCGAAGAGTCTGACCTTCCCGAAGACGAAAAGCTTATGCTTGCCAAGGAGCTCGAAGCCGCCTTTGAAGCAGTTGCCGAAGAGGAAGAAAAGATGGAAGAACCCGAAGGAAAGGGTAAAGAAAAGGTCGACGAAAAGCCTAAAAAGAAGGGAACTTCTGGCAGAAAGAAGAAGCAGGTCCAGCTTCCCGAGTCAGAGTCAAAGCAAGTGGAAAAATCGGCTGAAGAAATTCAGAGGGCATTTGAGCGTTGTTTGGGTATCAGTGTGGGAGCGTAAAAAGATATTTTTGCAAAAATATCACAAGTTAAATTCTTCTTCTGAAAGAGACTAATGACTCTCTATCTTGCATCGAAAGATTTCACCGTTAGAGGTTCTCTTCTGAACGTCAACTCCGCGTCAGGGAATGTACTCGTCTTTTTCAAAAAAGCGAACTGTCGCTTCTGTTCATCCTTTGAACCAACCTTTCAAGCATGTGCAGAGAATGAGCCTCGTATTGAATGGGCAATTGTCGACTTGGATAGGTCACCTGAAGTCATCCAGAAATCTCGTCAAACAAAAAATCCGATAAAAACTGTCCCATACATTGTCATGTTTATTGGGGGTGTAATGAAGGCCATTTACACCAACAAAGACAGAAGCATGCACTCTGTGCTTGGTTTCGTCAACGAAATCTTGAATATGTCTGGTGTTTCGGGTCAAAGGATGAACACCGTACAGAGGCAACTCCCCCCTCAAAATCCACAAACTTCCTTTATTCAGCAAAGACAACAGCAGCACCAACAAACCCAAAATTATCAGAGTGTTTCTCAACCTGAGCAAGGTCAGGTGGCTCTTGGAGCAGAGTATGTTCCATACAATATTCCGTGGGCATCGGACATAACGAATTAACAGAAAAAGAAAACACATTAGAATTTCTTTTTATCGCCAAACATAATGTCTCAACTTTCTGAATGGTTTGGCAGCAACGAGGTTTCTCAGTTCCTGACGAAACAAGATGCGAACATTGAGGTGGAACTTTCATTTGGAAGGTGGAGAAAGACTGACAGGCACCAAAAGTTTGAACCTGGAGTGACAAAGGCAGAATTTTACAATCTTTTCGAATCTCTTGACCAAATCTCGAAAAAGTCTCCGGAGCTCTTTCGTCGCGAGGATGTTCACACTCTCGAAGAAACGATGAAGAGTGCTCCGGGACAGAGAGCAAATATCCGACGCATCAAAAACTTGAGTACCGGAGAAGTTTCTTTCCTCATGAAGGACAGAAGTAAGGTCTGGGACGAGAGGAATTGGGGTCTGAGATTTGCCATTTCCCGAGAGGAAGAACTCGGAGTCGTCCCGAATTTCAAGGCCTATGGATTCCGAGAGAAACAGAGGACAAGATTCGTCTTTGTTGGGGAAAAATCCGCATTCAAGGGTTTGACTGTCGACATGACCAAAGTTGTCAGAAGCAGCTTCCGTGATGGGGTTGCTTTTGAAGTTGAGGTCGAAAAGGACAGCTCAGTCCCAAAGACGGCAGCGGCGATGACCAACTCAGTCAAGAGAATTTTCGAAATGATGCAATCCAAAAGTTCCTGTCAAACGAACGAAATTATTTCGATGAAGGAGAAGGAGACCGCTCTCGAGATGTTCGATAGGTTGATGGGTTCAAAGAGATACGGAGACACTTCCTTTTTGAACAAGCCAAGGCAAGTGGACGCGGATGACCTTTTCGAACCGAGGCTGTTTGCCGTCACCAACAAACTCGATGGAGAACGTCGTCTTCTCTGGTTTGGTTCCACAGGCACTTATCTCGTCAATCCTCCTTTCGACATTCAAAAGATTGCTGGGGTCATTGCCCAATACAAAGACACTGTTCTGGATGTTGAGTTGTATGGTCAAGAATTGGGAGATTGCAGTTGCTATGCCTTTGACTGTCTTTGGTTTATGGGACAGAGTCAGTACAACAAGAACTTTGATACAAGGTTTTCTCATGTTCTTGAGATTGAAGAGAATGTAGGGCAAGAAGCGAGAGTCATCGCAAAGAAATACTTTGAGGTGTCAACTTCTCTTGGTTCTTTTGAAGGCATGCCTACAGCAACAAAAGACACGAGGAAACTCTACTTGCAAAAGGCCAGAACAGGAAAGCTTGGCGGTGACCTTTTGAAAGAAGCTGTCGATAGAGCCCTGGAATATGCCGAAAAGCAAAAGTTCCGCACCGATGGTCTCATCCTTCAGCCAAGGGAGCAAGGCTACAAGAACGAAGACACGCTCAAGTGGAAGCCCGCCGACCAAATGACCATCGACTTTCGCCTCAAAAGGAAGTCAGACAACGAGTTTTTCTTGATGATGGGAGGTCCAAAGGACAGAGAGCTAAAGTTTGAGGGGACTGCCGCGAAACGCATACCCGGAACCGTCGTCCTTCCCAAAGAGTTTATCGAGTCTCATCCGGGCCATGACTTTGAGGGGGAAATTCTTGAGTTTGGCTTTGACTTGGAAAAGTCTGTTTTTGTTCCTCATCGCGTCAGAACAGACAAGGACGTGCCAAACTATGTCAAGACTGTGCTTTCCGTTTGGGGTAACATCTTTCGTGGAGTTTCTCTGGAGACTTTGAGAGGAGATACGTTGGTCCTTCCGAGAAAGTACAACAACAAGCTGAAACAATGCCTTCTCGGCATTCCAAAGGATGTGAAGACAATTCTCGACATTGGCTCTGGTCGGGGCGGGGATATCCAGAAATGGCAACATTCTGGGTTTTCTTCTGTCAAGATGATAGAACCCAACGAAGAAAACATTAGAGAGTTTGAAAGAAGGGCAAAGATCACAAAGTTCACAGGCTACAAGCTCTTCCATGGTAAGGCCCAAGAAACGCAGAGAATTGTCAAATTCTTTGGCACAGAAAAGGTTGACTTTTCTTCTGCTTTTTATTGTCTGGGGTACTTTGCAGAGACAAAGAAAAATCTCGAGGACCTCTGCAACACGATGTCAAGCATGTCTTCCGATAAAGCGATGGCTGCGTTTGCGTTTATGGATGGACAGGCGATACGAGAAATTTTGGGAAGGAAGAAAAAGTTTGAGAACCCTGCATTCTCTCTCGAAAAAGAGGGTGAATGGACCAGTAAAAAATATGGTAATGCAGTCAAGGTTCATATCAAGGATGAGGGCAGCATGGTAAAACATCAAACAGAGTGGCTCGTGGACCTGGAGATGTTGCAAGATGTCATGAAAGGTTGTGGGTATGAACTCGTCTTCTCACGGCTCGCAGATGAAGGAGTTTCTTTCCTTTCGACTGTTGGGTTTGAGTTTGTGTCCCTGCATCGTGTCGCAGTTTTTCGCAAGATATAAATAAAACTTTTTGCGAAAAGTTTTTGTAATGGAAGACCTTACTTGCGTCAAACCCTATACCAGCAAAGACAAGTGGATTGTTTCGGCCATCGCCGGAGTCCTCTTCCTCATCATCGCGTCTCCTTTCCTCTTCAAGATTATGAATGGTCTGACCGGAATCTTTGGAATCAGCATTGCCGATCCTGTAACAGGTGCTCCAAATCTTCTGGGACTTTTGGTTCACGGTCTCGTCTTCACGCTCATCGTGAGACTTTTGATGCACTAAAAATATCGCAATATATTTTTGAGAAAGAAAGAAAAAAGAGATGGAATCTGTTACTTGCCTTTGCATCGGAGATCCCCATTTTACCGACAAAAACATCCAAGAGGTCGAAAAACTCACAGAGAAGATTCTCGTTCTCGTCAAGGAAAAGTGCCCGACTTTTGTGGTCATTCTTGGAGATATGTTAGACACCCACGAAATCATTCATGAGGCTCCCCTGAACAAAGCCGTATTTTTCTTGAACAAGTTGAGCGTTCTTTGTCCGACATTTCTGCTGATCGGTAACCACGATTATTGCAACAACTCGCAATTTCAAACAACAAGGCACGCTTTCAATGCATGCAAAAGGTGGAAGAATATGTTTGTGGTTGACAAAGCCATGACAAAGACCTTTTCCGGGCACAACTTTTTCTTTTGTCCTTATGTACCTCCGGGAAGATTTGAGGAATGCCTGAACACAACAGAAAAAGACTGGAAGAAAGCATCTTGTATTTTCGCACATCAAGAGTTTGCGGGGTGTAAAATGGGTCCAATTGTCTCATCAGAAGGAGATGTTTGGAAGCCGGAATATCCTCTCATCATTTCTGGGCACATTCATGATTCTCAAATTGTTGGTAAAAATATCTACTACACAGGAAGTGCTCTCCAACATTCTTTCGGAGACTCTGAAAAGAAAGGAGTTTGGCTGATAGAATTTTGCAAGCTTTTGGAAGCTGGATGGAGGTACAAAAAGTACGATCTCGAAGGGAAAAAGAAGAGGACTGTCTATCTTGATGCGAGCACGACTCTTTCCGAGCTACCCGACCTCAAAAAAGGAGAGGACGACCTTCGTGTGGTCTTTCGAGGAACAACGGCAGAGTTCGCGGCTCTCAAAAAGACAAAGAACTTTTTGCAAGTGTCGGAACTCGCAACGAGAGTGGCTTTCGACCCAAAAGACGAGGTGTTGAAAGAGACGACAAAGAAAACTTATGACGAAATCATGTGCGAACTTTTGGAGGAAGAAGGAGAAGACGTAAAAAATTTGTGGAAGAAGATGAGAGAATAATAATATTTTACAAAATATTATTGAATGTGTTTGAGTGCAAAGGTAATACCATCTTTTGTGAAAAGATGAAGAGGCAAATTCAGAAAAGTGTCTGGCAGGCCTTGCAAGATTATGACACCAAATGGTTCGACAATGCCGTAAGGTCAAAACAATGCATCCCGAACTCTGACAAGGACGGGCTCGATGTTCTCAGCAAAGCCATCGACTTGCGGTTCTCTGACGCTGTTCTTGCAATGTGCGCCTGCGGCTTCCAAGTCTTTCAACATCACGTGGACAGAGCATGCGTCGCATTTGAAGAAGATGAGTTTGTCTTTTTCCCAAAGCCAAGGAAAATATTCGGAGAACCCGTGACTGTCAAAAAGTTGAGCAAAGAAGCAAAGGGAGCTCTCTGGATGGGAGATGACTCAAAGTTACCGAAGGACTTTCCTCTTGCCGAAAAGGCTGAATGGGTTCGCTACAGCATGGAGTCTCTGCGTTTTCTTTTGGCAGCAATGAGAATTTCAGAGTTTGACGCTGGATGGAAAAGGCTTCCGTCCGGTTTGAGAAACAAGAGAATCCTCGAGTTCAACACACAGTTCTCTCCAAACACAAGGTACTTTGGTCTTGGAAAGAAGGACTTTCTTTTCTATGCTGTGACAAAGGGATATGTCGCATGTTCCCGTGCTGCAGCTTTCGAGAACCCTCCAAAGACAAACGCTGTCGTCTTCGCCATCAGAGAATACGCAAAGAATGTGGCTGCTGCCATCAAGTTGGCTCAACCCGGAAGCGAAAGGTTCATGCTTCATGGAAGGCTTCCCGAAAACATTCCTGGTTTGGAAGACAAGGACAACCCACTCCGACCTCAAATTCAGAGAGTTTTGAATTCTCTGGAGATTGTTGACATTCTCGCAAAGTTTGTCGGGCAAGACCAATTAAACTCCTCTTGGGAGGGGACTACCCCGATGTTGACCGCTGTCGAAACAAGGAGTTCAATCCTTTTGGAGAAGCTGATAAAGAGAGGTTCATATCTCAACTTTGTTCCAAGAGGAGCACAGAAACTTCCCTTGACCGCTTGTCGAGACGCCGAACTCTCTGGAATTCTAGCTTTGAATGGGGCAAACCCTGACCTTCCTGATGCCAACGGAGACAACTGGTTTTCTTGGTCTGTTCGTTGTGTTGCCGAAGCAAAGGACCAGAGACAAACTCAGCGTTCTACGGAGCTTCTTCGCGTTTGTGTCGACTCAAGGCCGAATCCCGACGTTCCTCTAAAAGAAAACCCTTTGGTCGTTGCCCTTAAGACAGACTCGATGCCTCTTGTCGAGATGGTTCTTTCCTCTGGTATCAATCCGACAGATGGGATCTTTTGGGCAAAAGACAATGGAATGAAGACAATGCTCGACAGACTCAACGAGTACAAGAAAAAATACGACTTGTCTCTTGACGACCTTGTCTCTTCTGTAGAGGATGAACAAAGAGCTGCAAAGGATGCAGAGAAGGAACTCCAAAAGATTTCTCAAGAAATGGTTGGAAAAACAGAAGAAGAATCTGCAGTCATCCTTCCGTCTCTGATTGAGGCAAAGAGAAAGAGGACGAGTCTGAGAAAAGAGGTGGATGCGACATCAAACATTCTCCGTCTCTTTTTGCTTCGTTCGCAGATGGACTTTTCCGACTCTGACCTTTCAAGACCCAGAGGCATTGCGACTTGCCTGTCTTTTATGGGAGAGAACAGGAAGAGGGTCGACTACCAGCAGATAAGGGACAAGAGGGCGATGATTCGCCTGGAAAGATACGCAGAAAGCAAGCCTTTCGAAGTTCGCGAACTTCCAGATGGTTCGGATGCAGGCGATTTTTCTGATGACCAGCTCTTCTTCTTTTGGAAAGACAAGGAACCAAGAATTCTTGCAACATGGGACATTCCATCCATAACAAACGGAGATAGAAAAGGATGGACGAATTCTGAGATCGAGAGACTTGGCTCTGTACGCATCGCAACACGCTCTCCGGGTCTAGAACAAGAACTCGAGTTCTTGTTCTCGAGGCAGTTGATGGGAGCGAGAACACTCATTTCTTTCAAAGAACAGGAAGAAAAGAGCGAAGAGGAGATCATTGTGGGCAAAGACGGGGACATCATTGACAGCGCTCTCGAAGCGCTCCAGAAACTTCGAATCTGAATAAAATATCTTTTGTGCAAAAAAATATTTTTTATATAGTTAATGGCTCTCAGATCGCCCCAAGGTATTCCCAGCATCTCGTTCGACACGAAGCCGATCAGCGGATTGGATCTCTCAGAAAGCGGAGCTTCTTGGCTTAATGGCATTGTATTCTTCCTGGTTGTTTTCCTGGTAACTTTGCTTACGTTGCGAATCACCGAGCCGAGCGGAGTAAAAACCGGTACACAGCTCGACCACGCGAAACTCTTCAGAACCGCTCTCCTGTGGAGCTTGGGTATTTTTGTGGTTATTTGGTTGCTTATGATTTTGATGGGACAACGTCAGTAGCTCCACAAACAATTTTAAACTCTTCTATGTCTCAAGCACGAATAATTTTTGTTAAAAATTATATTTTTCACATGGCGTTTGGAAAATGGCGAATTATGTTTATTTAGGAATTCAACCACAAAGAAAAAATGCAATACCCCATCGTCCATTACCCATCTAATGTCAAAAAGTACAACGGAAGGATTGAGAGAACCCCGAAAAAGGACGGAGGATATTCATTCCGCGCGAGGATAAGCACCAACGAACACCGGATCAGCAAGAGTTTTCCAAGCGAGGAAAAAGCTATGACTTTCCTCAAGGAGAAAAATTTGGAATTTGGTTTCAGGATAAAAAACATGGTGAGGGAATGGGAAGACTATATGGAAGTGGAGCTTCACAAAGATGTTTGGTCAAAGTTCGACAAAGAAGACCTCCCCATAGTTGAAAAACATGTCTGTAATGTCTCTGTCCAAGGATACGTTGTGACGTGCAGCGATGGGAAACTTGTAAAACTTCACAATCTGATTCTTTACCACAAACCTTCCATGGATTCAACTGTTGATCACATATCTTGCGACAAGCTCGACAATAGAAGGAGCAACATTCGCATCGCGACGAGAAGAACTCAGAGCATCAACAAAAAGCTGAGAAAATGCAATAAATCTGGGATTATTGGTGTTCACGTCAATCGCAAGCAGTGGATGACGAGTTGGAGGGATGTGGGTGGCCATCCACGATTCAAATCCTTTTCTATTCTTGAATACGGAAATGAGGGAGCAAAAGCCCTCGCTGTCGCATACCGAAAACATATCGAGGAAACTCTTCCCCACTACAAAGAAGCATTGGTCGGTTGAACTTGAAGTTCCATATTTCCCACAACCGAACATTCACAAAAGAATATGAGTTTTCTTTTCATCGTAAAGAAAACAATGGGAGTCCCAGGCCTTTTTTATTGGATGCAACAGAGACATGAGAAGTTCACGAGAACCATTCCAAAGGGACAAAATACAGTAGAAAATTTGTATGTCGATGCTGTTTGTTTCGTGCACCAATGTGCTCAGGACATTTACGGCTATGGAAAAAATGTCTCATTGAGCGACACTTTTGCCTCCATGTCAGAGAAACAAAAGGAACAAGAGCTCTTCCGCTCCGTGAGGAACGCGATCTTTCGTCTCACAAGGTACGTCACTCCCACAAAAAGATTCTATATTCTTTTCGATGGAGTCGCCCCTATTGCGAAGCAAAACCAGCAAAGGCACAGAAGGTTCCTTGGAGGAATTCCGGCTTGTGGTTTTGACCCAAACTCTATCACTTGCGGGACAGAGTTCCTCGACAGACTCCAAAGGTACGTCGAGAGAGGTCTTTCAAACTTTTGTCAAAAAGAAAAGTTCTCTCTTGTCTTTTCGAGCAGCTCAGATCCAGGAGAAGGAGAGCACAAGGCTCTTGCATTCGCCAGAGCAAACGGAAATGGAGAGTCACACTGCTTCTACTCTCCCGATGGAGATCTTGTGCTTCTCACGATGGCTCTTGGATTTGAAAAGGTCTCTCTTTTGAGACAAGACCACATCCAACAATGGAAGTACCTCTTGACCGATATTTCTGGACTTTTGCAAGAGTTCGAAAAAGACGTGCCCATCAAAGACTTTGTGTTTCTCTCGTGTCTTTTGGGCAACGACTTTTTACCGAGACTTGGGATGTTCGAGGGAAAGTTTTCAGACACTGCGGAATTTCTGATTGCAAAGTACAAAGAACATGGCAAAAGGATCTTTTCGGAAAAGACCGGCAACTTTATCCCGGCAAGAGCTCACAGTCTCTTTGCTTTTTTTGGGACCTTTGAGAAGGAACTTTTCGACAAGAGATGTGTCTTTGAACTTACCGCTCAAAAAGAAGACAGAACCGACCACACCCTTTTGGAAGCGTACACTCCGGAAAATGGAGTCGATGTGGACAGGTACAAGGAAATCTTTGGGAGAAAGAAGGAGAGAGAAGACAGACAAGCCTTTGACTTTGTCCGTGGTTGTATCTGGGTGACTGTCTACTACTTTCGCGGATGTCCGGACAATGGCTGGAGTTATAAATGGCATTATCCTCCCTTTTTGAGTGACGTCAAAAAGGAACATTTCAAGACTCAGGGTCCATTCAAGCAAACAGTGGTTCCTAATCAGTTGCTCCAGCTTCTTTGTGTCCTCCCTCCCCACAGCATGAATCTTTTGCCGAGAAGGTGGAAGAAATATTCATGTGTGACAAAGAAGGAAGAGCTCTCCCATTTCTTCCCAAAAGAAATTCAGATCGACTATGAGGGTAAGTTCAGAGACTATGAGAACGTCCCTCTTCTTCCGCATGTGGACATTGAGTTGATTCAAAGAGAGATGGCCAAGATTTAAAAAATATTATGAATATTTTTTCTCTAGTTTGCAACGTTTGTGAACCTGAACGTGAAGTTCCTCTGACGATGTTCTGGGCGCAATTTCGGAGTTTCGTATGGCTTGATACCGAACCTGTTCTCGTGTAGTAGAACATCTTTGTACGTCAACTGCCACATGTTTTTCTTTTGCATATCTTGAGTAAAGTTGAGAAACTCTTGGACTATATTGTGGACGATGCGCTGATTCATTTGAGGAAGAGGTTCAACCCTCTTTTGGAATTCTGTCACTGCAATGGTCAAAATATCCTCTGTTCTCACAACGACTTTTTTCGCATTGTAGTGCTTCGCGATCTCTTCGGTGATAAGTTTTTGGAGGAACAAAGCATTCTCTTGCGAGAACAACTGTTTGTCCACAAACATCGGATAAATTGTGTAGGGAGTAGACTGCATCTTACAAGAAGAGAAATGTCAGACAGAAAAACACTACTGAAAAAAGAACAAAAGGCGAAGAAGTCCTTTGTCTTCTTTCGAGCGACCCCTCATGAAAAAGAGTCACGTCTTCTCAGAATTTTGAAACTTCGAGAGAGAACCGTGTCAAAGAGTGAACATGGGACAATCATCCTTGATATTTTACAAGAGACAGTCAACATTCCCGGATGTCTTTCAAACAGAAAGGTGAAAGTCACAAAAGCAAACGATGAAAAAGTTTGGCTGAAAGGAAAGGATGAGTACGGAAGGCGCTTTGAACTTTGCTACAAGTTGGGAAAGACAAAGTTTTTTTATAAGATGCAGAGACAAGATTTTGTTTGGTAAAATATATAAAATATATTTTCTTGAAGCTGTTGAAAGGGCAAGACTTTCTCCTTTTTAATGAAGAGGAGAGTGAGGTTTTCAAGTCCGAAAATTCTTCACCAGACTTGGAAGAGCAAGAGTCTCCCAGAGTCTTGTAAAGACTTTGTGAAAACTTGGAAGACGACTCATTCCGACTATGTCTATAAATTTTACTTGGATGACGACCTTCGAGATGCCGTGAAAAGGTTTGTTCCCCAACACCTTTCTTTGTACGACGCGATGGCGAGGAATATTGAGAGAGTGGACTTTGCGAGATACGCAATTCTCTATGGTCTTGGTGGAGCTTATGCAGACCTTGACACTGTTCCTTTGAAACGCATCGACCATTGGATGTCTTTGGGGAAGGTTGTTCTTGGAAGGGAACCATTGGAACATTCGAGAACTTTGTACGGACGGGAAGTTGTCCTTTGCAATGCCTTTATGATATCTCCCCCAAAAGAAGAATTCTGGCTTCGTCTTCTTGCATTTATTTCTGATAATTACGACCCTTCATCTGACCCAGTTTCAAACACAGGTCCGATGGCGATGACTCTGTTTCTCGAAAAATATCCAGATGCTTTTAAGGACGTGGTCATAACTGACCCATGCGTCTTCTTTTCTCTGACAAATGGTTTCACGTCAAAAACTCAGCTCGGATTCACCGGAGTTTCGAGATTCTGTGACCTTCAAAACCCAACATGCAAGGACAAAATACCTTATGTCGTTCATGCTTGGCACAATGAATGGACAAAGCTTCCAGGACAATCCGCTTTGAAAGAGGCTCTGAAAGTTTTCTATAAAAAGAAAGAGAAAAAATCTGTCGTTGCAAAGTGCGGGGCAGAAAAGGACAAGTGCCTCCTTTGGGTTGCGGGAATTGGAGTCGTTCTTTTTGTGGTTCTTCTTTTCGCGAGAAGAAAGTAACATGGGTTGTGGTTGCTCCTCAAAAAGGAAAGGCAAGCCGAGATGTCAAGCAAAAACAAAAGAAGGAAAAAGATGCCGGAATCAAGTCGTTTCAAAAGGAGTAAAATTCTGTTGGGTTCATTTGTAATAATTTATCATAAATTATTGTATCCATCCATCATCAAGGTTTTGGTTCGTATCATAAAACGCCCATTCTTGTTGTATGCCGTTATTTGACTTGTACCCAAACTCTTTCAGTCCATCCAGAAGTTCGTCTTTGATTCGTACTGCTTCTTCCTTCCAACTATCCATGACTCTCAGGGTCAAAAGAGGATGGTTTTTTGCCGAGAAGATGTTCATCGACACTCCGATCCCAAAGTCGCATTGGGATTGAATATTTTCTGCAACTTCTTTCGCGGCTTCTTCGAGACCTTCCATTCCATTGTCCGTGGGTTTCAGGGGATACTTGAGATGGAACTCGAAATAACATCCTCTGATGCACTTGTCTGATTCTTCTTTTGTGTTTGGAACTCCTTCGTTGGATTGCATCGCCTCCACTTTGACCCTCAAAACTTCCAGGCCAACTTTGGCCATCTCTTTAGAAAGTTCATTGGCCACAGAGACAACGTCACAAGACACGCCGCTCTTCCACTTGCTAATCATAACTTGAGAGTTGCAATCGTCATTCCCCTTTCCGGAACAAGCAAGGATGGCTTTGAGGTTGTTCCTTTCACAAAAGATTTTGAGCTTCGGAACATTGGTGTTTTTCACGGTCACGTGAATCTCAAAAAGACCTTTGATGGGACAACTCATTTTATGGTTAAACTCACCAAAGGCATAAAATTTTGCGATTCTTTTGTTCTTTGTAATATGGAAGAAGAGGGAAAACTCGTATTTCTTGAGGATGAACTCGTCCCTATCGAAGAGCTTCCGGGTGACCATTTGTTCAACAGAAAGTTTGTAAAAATCCTGAAAGACAGAGACTTTGATTCTTCCGGAGATCTCAAAAAGAAGGGATGTGCTTGGGTTGTTTTTTATGCTCCGTGGTGTGGTCATTGTAAATCTCTGGCTCCTGAATGGAGCAAATTCGCCGAAGTCGCAGGATTCGCGGATGTGTACACTGTCAACTCTGAAGAAGAGAAAAAGTTGTTGTCTCGCCTAAATTCTCTTGTCCCAGGATTTGTGGAAGGATTCCCCACAATCGTGGCATACAAAGACGGAACGGCAGTTCAAACTTATATGGGAGACAGAAGCTCAAAGGCTCTTGTCAGAGAGGCGATGCTCGTTTGCCATCAATAAACTTAACAGAGAAGAAAGAATGTAGAAAGAATGTCAAATCTCTGCAATGCACTCAAACAGCAAGTGAGTGGAATGCTCGATGACCTCAGAGATGTTTTTGAGGATGAGCCCGAAAAGAAGGCGGATGTGCTTCTTGTTAAAATTTTCTTCTCAAACATTCCAGCAGAAAAGTTGATGCAACATTTTGTGGCTCATGTTCTCCCACACGAAAGAAGAATAAAAAACAGAGAAGAGAGATTCTTCATTGACAACACGGACCTTTGGAGAGGACTCCCCGAAGGAAAGGTGAAGATGGTCTCTGAAATGTGGGTGACCGGAAGGCTTTCGGACGACGATAAACAGATGATGTGGGATTATTTCGACTGTTTCATTGAACTTTCAAAAACTTGGAGAAAACACAAATAAGTTGACCGATACTGAGCGGTAATAAAATGTCGTCAATTGTACTTTTTTACAGCAGACACTCCCAACACTCCCGGAATGCCATCGAACTCATCAAAACGCACAGTATCCCTGCCTCTCTTGTGTGTGTCGATAGTCAAACGATGCGTTCGATCATCAAAAACTCAAAGATGTACAGAATTCGGGGAGTGCCTACTCTCTTTGTTTCAGATGGTTCCAAACTTTCCATCTTTGAGGGAGAAAAGGTCTACAAATGGCTTCTCTCTATCACGAGGGGCGAAGAGGAGCCTGAACAAAATCCTGAACTGTCATTCGAAGAGGAAGGGACACCTGTCGGAGAGGGCGAAGAAGAGGAAGAAACAGAGATAAACTATGGACCGAAAACCCTAAAGCATCCGACAGGCGTCTCAACAAAAGACTTGGCGATGCAACTTCAAAGAGAAGCACAAGCGACTCTCGGAACAAAGTACGAATAAAAATATTTGCAAATATTTTTATGTATTTCACTCGACGACAATGGGACGAGCAAACAATCTCTTGAGCTGAAGAGCAGTCTCTGAATGAGCGAGATGTGCCTTGGCCAAAGTCTTCAGAATCTTTTCATCTTGCACGAGAATTTTTGCTCCTCTCTTTGGAAGTCTCTGTCTCACAGCCTGGAGCCCAAACATCTTCCTCCTTGCGTTCAGAGTTTTGATGTGTTTCTCTCTGTTGTAACTTTCAATGAGCAAAGAAACAACCTTTTTGTCAGAGGCAAGCGCTTGGTTTGCGATGACTCTTGCTCTGTGCAAAAGACTCTGAGGTTCTCTTTTGCTTTCCCTCTTCCCAAAGAAAGAGTCAATGGTACTTTGACTCTTTTCTGGGATAGAGTCTGACAACTTTGTTTTCCTGAAAAGAAACTCGAGTTTGGTCACGCAATCCTTGTCTTCCGGAGACATCAGGCTTTTGAGTCTCTTTATCCTTTCATCGAGTTTTTCATATTCGATGGTCTTTTTCTCCCAGATATTCAAAAGCTCTGCGAGAGGTTCCATCACCTTTTTCGTGAGATAAAGGTGCGTGTCAATCTTCAGACCGAGACGTTTTTTGTTGTCGATGTACCAGGTAAAATCCTCCACTTGTTCCGCTTGGAGTGTCTTTTCTCCCTTCTTTTTGTCTGGCACCGTCAAAAAGACAAACTCGAGACGAGTGTTTGGAATAACCTCTTCTCCCCTCTTCTTCATCTTTCTTGCGAGAGCGACATTTACCAGACCCTTTCCGTCGTTCTTGTATTCGTCCAGTGCTTTGATGGAAGCTGTGATAACATACTTTTGATCTGGGATAGACCTTGACATCATCCCATAAATTCCGTCATACACTCCCTGTAAGATTTTCTGTGTGTCTTCCTTCTCGATGACTTGTTTGACTGTTGCTCCAAAAAGATCACGAACCAAAAGACAGTTGTCCCTACGTGTCAAAACAATCCCCTTTTTGTCAATGGCGATAACTTTTCCATTCTCGTCCACGATGAAAGTGTAGTATCTCTTTTTTGAGAAGATGATAAACTTTTTGCAAAGCTTTTCAAACTGCAGATTCATCGGAGACACAAGATGTTTTGAAATTTCCTTGCCGACAAAGACTCCAAACTCTATCAAATCCTTTGGAGTCCTTCCACCGGGAAAGTGTATCATACAAGAGTCTGTGTCTCCGTACACGAGAATTCCTTCCGGCCATCTCTCAAGAATCCTATCGACAACTTTGACGATATCTTGCCTTCCTGCCGTCGTAACAGCGGCGGCTGCTTCGACCAAAGGTGAAATTCCTTGTGTCGCACCGAGAGCTCCATACGCAGAGTTTGCTGCAATCTTGAGAGCGAGCTGGGAGGCATTGGCGACCTTTTCCTTTGTTTTGAACTGTGCCTTTTTCTCTGGGTCAACCTCTTTGTCTGCGTTTCTGGCTGCTTGGCCCATTTCTCCTTTCACAGCCTTTCTTCTGGCAAGGACGTGTCTCAACATTCTCGGAAGAACTCCTTCTTGGATCTCACCATTCTCAAGGACTTTTGACTTTTTGAATCTCTGCTTGAAATGACCACAGACAACCTCTTGGTCCTTTTTCTTGTTCTTTCCTGCCTTTGAATCCAAGGGACACTTGCAAAACTCATGCTGATCCCATTCGACAATGTTACACTCTTCGTCCGGGACGCTCTCGTCGTTTGTACAAAAGCTTGTGTAGTCGATATTTCTCGAGATAATCTCCGAAGGGTACAGAGACTCAAAATCCCACACAAGAACATCCTCCCAAAATCCTGTCTTTGCGTCAAAAACTGTGGCTCCTTTGTACTTGACATTTGAAACTTCCTTGTCGTATCCAAGGAATTCTACGATGAGGTCTTCGCTCTGCATTTCTCTGTAAAGCATCGAAAAGACCTTGACTTGCTGTCCTCTCGTTTGAAGGTACTCTCGAGGCACACAAAAGACACCAGCCAACATGTCCATGTTCAACTCTACGTCGAAATGCTTGAGGAGTCTCAGAGGAAGAACCGTGTCTTGGATGCAATAGTCTGCGAGTTTCGTGACTCCGGAACGAACCAAAAGGTCAAGTTCAAGCAAAGAACGGCATCTTTTTACCCTTTGCCGAAAGTCGAGGAGATAGCTCGTACTGTGCTTTCTGTTGATTGCCGTGTAGACAGCCCTCCTTCTCTCTCTGAACGGAACACTCGTCTTTTGGAAAGACTCAAGAATCATCGAAGTCTCCATAATCTTGAAAAGTTCCTTTGCTGTGACATCTTTCTTCTTCTCTCCCAGAAAAAGCTCAGAAACATGGTCGAGAGTGTTCTTGTCCAACTTATGATTCCTTTCAAACTCGACATACATATCAATCTGGGAAACGCCGGGTATTTTCGTGAAGACAAACTTTTGTGTTCCATAAGCTGAGCTGCTCCATGACATTTTATCCTCAGAGGCAGGCACAGCAAAGATGCGAGTCAAAAGTTCGCACATTCTTTGGAAGATTCCGTGTCTCTTGGCCCTGGTCATGAGGTAGTTCCAATCGAACTTGATGATGTTGTACCCAATCACAAGGTCCGGGTCAATATCTGAAACTCTCCGGAAGAAGAGAAGAAGAAGTTCCTTCTCTGTTCTTGCGTTCAAGACCTTCGCACCCCGTATTCTGAGACAGTTACCAAGGCTGATGACCTCCTTCCAAATCCCTCCGTTTGTTTCTTCGACTGTGTATGCAATCTGGGTGATCGCATTCTCTTTGATGTTGGGGTCGGGAAAAGCCGAATGATGGGCTGAATAAGCCTCAATATCGAAGCTTAACTTCTTTGTGTTGATGAGACCCATATCTTCACCCTTCGAAACATTCCTCCAGTCGCATACATACTCTTTGTCCGCTTTGGAGTTCTTTTCGTATGCAAGACCTTTTTCTTCCACGACCTTTATCCATCCAGTGGAATCAAGGACTCTGTGGGTGAAAAACTTTGTGTAGACGTCAATGTTTTGCTCATGAGACCTAAGTTCTTTCGCCGCAAAGACGCCGAGGCCTTCGACCCTATTTTCTCTGTTTTCCATGGCATTGGCGCACATTTTTGCTCCTGCGATGTTCAAGAACTCGAGACGGAGAGTCTGAACAGGAACTCTTCCCTTCAGAAAGCTTTTCTTCTTGAGTTCAAAAGACACAGGAGGATATTTTTTGCAGACTTTTGTTTTGAGATGTTCGAAAAGAATTCGTGCCTCTCTCTTTCCCCATTTCAAGTTCCTCTTTTTCGGCAGCTGAATGTACACATATGGATGGAATCCCTCAATCTTTGCGCAAACAGTCTGAGAAAGCTCGTCTCTTCCATAGGCGTAAAAGACAAGACCTTCCTCCGAATCGCAGAAATCCCATTTGCTGATCTTAAAGTTGTGGGTTCTCTGTGCCATTTCTTTCAAATGAAAGAAATCCGTATCTCCAATTTCGAATTTCCCAATGTAATGAATCTCGACCGAGTTTACCCAAAGATCCGTGACCCGAGGAAAACGGCGATGCTTGCTATCCAAAAAGCTTCACCCAGAGACTTGGCAATCGTCTTGTTTGTCTGGTCACCTACCCAAGAAATTTTTGAGTTTTGTCTGAAAGAATATGAAGCAGAATGTCAAAAACAATGGGATAGTTTTTCAAAGACTTTTGGAAGTTTCTCTGAACTTTTGAGCGATACAGTCCAAGGTCTTTCGTCAAAACATCCAAAACTCGGACGCGTCCTGGACCTCTTGAACTGTCTTGGGACAATACTCATAGTTTCTTCGTATCCGGAACTCTCACGAGAGACCGCGAGTTTGAGAGACAAGGAAAGACTTTTCTGGAGTATCAAGCTTCCCACAGATTACGCAGAATATATTTTTCCAGTGTCCTCAAAAAAGTCTCTGATAAATTTTTGCGTTGAGAGAGAAGCAAAGTTTTGGTTCGCGTTCCTTTACAAAACCGCTGTTTCCTCCAGAGTTCGCTGGCTCTGTGAGTTGAAAAATAACGAGTTTATCTATTTTGCCGCTCTTCTTTCCTCTGTTCAAGAAATTAATGGGCAATACGAAGGACAAACTCCTCTGATGTCTGCAGTGGCTCTTTCGGACCATGCTAAAATAAATGTTCTTTGCTCTTTCCATGCTTGCAAAAACTTGAATCACCCAGAATGCGAAACAAATGCGATGGGCAGGGTCAAGGACAAAGAAACATTTTTGTTTCTTTTGCAAAAAGAGTTTTGTCCTGACCTTGTTGGCAACTCTGGTTCGACTCTCCTCTCGAGACTTTGCAGTGACAAAGAAACTCCGAAAGAATTATTGCGAGACGTCATAAAGCATTCAAATCCGAATGTCCCCCAAAAAGTTCTCCCCCTCGTGTGGGCATTGTTCCACGGAGACGAAGAACTTCTTGAACTTTTGTTTGAGAACGGAGCCGACCCATTGTATGCTGAGAGAACGGCTGATCTCAAAACAGAAAATAGCGAGACTTGGAAAGAAGCGAGAAAATATTGGGATATTTGGATAACTTCTTTGAAGGGATCAACCTCAAAAATAGCAAAGTCAAGAATCTCTCTTTTCGTTCACACGCTCCAAGTTCGAGACGAAAAATGTCTGTGGTGGCTGGTCAAACACTCTGGTTCAGTTTCAGTCGAGGAAGCTGTCAGAAAGAGGGAAGTAGAGAGACCAATCTTGGATGTGGAAGGGAGAGATATTCAAATGTCCCAATACTCGGACAAGCAAATCCTTTGGTTCCCAACAGAAGAAGGGAAGAAACTCGGTCTTCTTTCTTCTCTCATCCAAGAGTTCGTTGACAAAGAGTCGAAGAAGCCAAATCCGAGGTATGATCGTATTGACTTTTTCGCATCAAAGGGACTCGTTGTTTGTGTTCCTTTGAGTGAAGCCATAAAGTTGCTCTGAAAATATTAGACAATATTTTTCCAAAGTTCTTTTCTCTCTTCAACAGAAAGAGGGAAATTTCGTTGCAAAGCCTTTGCCCTTTCAATGATGTCTTGTTTTCTCTGTTCGACCTTTTCGGGAGTTGGAATGTTGGAACGTTTGACCTGGAACATTTACAAAAATATTTTATAAAATATTTTATCACATGCTGCTGCAAAGACTGCAAATTATCTTCCCGCCTCTTTTCGTTGTCCTCTTCTTTCCATAGTACGTCGTGATATCCAAATAGCACAAAGCACACCTTCCCTTTTTGTCATTTGGCTCTTGTCCTTCCGTCCACTTTGGAATAGTCAACGAAAGATTGGGTTCATCCAACCATTTCGGTCTCTCTGCGGAAGGTTCCATCTTCCCATCTCCAGCTGAAGCATAGTCATTCGAAATTCCGAGGTAACACGTGGGACAGTTCCCGTCTGTGACCAGACCATCCTCTTGGTACATTCCGAGAGTCTTTGAACAAGAGACGCAGAAGCAGTGAGCACAACACTCACACATTGCACAGTCGCCATCAGGAGTATCCGTAAAAAGATAGGTCATGCAAAAGACGCAAAACTCAGAGTCTTCCCTGAATACATCCTCTTTGAAGAGACGAATTCTTTTGTCGTTCTCTTTCACAATATCAAGAAGTTGAGGAGCAGGAACGACAGCGGGTTTGCAGACTCTCTGCATTTTCTTGTTCAACTTTGTCTTTGAAATTTCGAGAATTCACACAATAAAAAATATTTTTTATTTTTCAGCAGATGCAGTCAAACACCATCGAATTTTTCCCGTCGTCTTCCTTGAGGGTGAAGTTTTTTCGGACAAAGAGAGGTTGACACATCTTTGCCTTTTCGTCAAAAGTGTAGGCATTGCTGAGAGGATTGGCCTTGCATGTCAAAAGGCATTCTTTCTCTGACTTTACCAAAACGGCGGAATGCGGGAGCTGAAATGTACTCGGTCCTGTGAAACTTGAACCAGAGAATCTCGCCTCTTTGTTTGGTCTCGTCCTCAAAACAAGCCAGAGAAAAATAACGAATATGGACAAAAGAATGATGGCCGCTGTTCCAGTTCTCATGTTTCTTACATATAGTAATGTGTTTCTCTCTCGAGTCGTCTTTATCAGCGTGGGCACTCTCGATAGCATTTGTGGTTCTTTTGTGGACAAGAGACCAGTTGTACGACAGATGGAATGCTTCTTTCCTTCTATGTTTTTCAACGATACAGTTGGTAGAAGCAGGTCTTTGGTACAACTTGGGCTCTGAAGTGTCCAACGGAACTCTGACAAAGACAATTCTCCCACTTCTCCTTTTGCAACCTCTTGTCCAAAACTACATGGGTTGGAAAGCAACCGGTTCTCCAGTTCTCAAGAATACGACAATGATGTATCTTGGTCTTTTTATCCTTGGTATCTCCCATATTTCTGGAAAAGACACAATGACCGTGATTGGAGAAAAGAAACATCTCGTTTGGGAAACGAGTGAAGGAGATGGTTTGATGCCTTCGTGGATGGCTCCCATCTATCTCTTTGGTCTTTTCTTCCCATTGCTTTGGCAAAAGGAAAAGGGAGTTCCTCTGATTGCTACGGGTGTTGCTACGGCTTTGTACAGCTGGTTCCAAACGAGCGGCAGAGAGTTTAGTTCTTACTGGTGTTTCACAAGCGTCATTTATGGAGTCATCGCGTATGTTTTGTAAAAATATTTGTATTTTTTGTTGAATCATACCAGAAAAATTCAAAGACTTTTTTGTGAAAAGACGCGAGTCTGTACAACAACATGGGTACAACTCGCAATTATAAAAAATATTTTTTTATGTCTCACAAGCACCGCCGAGTCAGCAAAAATTTCAAAGTCTTTTTGTGGTATGTCTCGGTAATAAATTATTCCATGATAGTTTATTCAGACACGGGTTCATATCCCATCTTCTTCCGCTCCTCGTTGTAGAGAGCCAGCCAGTTCTCAGAATGAGTCGGATACTTGGTATCAAGTTCCCCGATCTCCCCGGTGAGCTTCTCGGCGGACTTTTTCATGGCTTCGATACGTTCGAGATACTCTGAGATGTACTGCTTAATCTGCCTTCTGGCGACTCTCTTTTTGGTGTAATACTCGAGAGAAGCCGGGTCATCATCGAGAGAGCCTTCTTCAAGAGCGGCTTTCTTTCGCTCTTCAAGTTCACGGGCAAACTTTTTGTCCTTTTCAAGGTTCTGTTGAATAAGTTTTTCCCTCATCTTCTTTTCATACTCGTTACCACTCTCCACAGGAACATCCTCGACCTTTTCCGCGAGTCCGGTGTTCAGGGTAAAAGGAATGAGGGCTCCCACATCAGCAGAAAAGATGATGGCGCTCGAATCGTGTTCCTTAAAGATTTTATCTGCTGATTGGTTCGCAAGGTCTTCGTTCGGCCATACACCTCTCACGCGAACGAGACCATGAATTCCATTCTCTGGCTTTTCCAAAGGATAAAAAGAAATGTTTACAACCTGTTGGCCGGAAATGGGAGGGTCATTCTTGAGACCTCGAGAGACACGAGGAAAGGAACGTCTCATTTCATCTCGACAAGCGTCGAGCTCGGGAGTAGTGAGCTGCGGAGCCTTGGGATCAACAAAAGTTCGAATCATGTTTAACCATGCCACAAAGTTTTCTTAAATTCCAAAAGACAAATTTTTGGAATTATATTGTGTACTGAAAATTCCACCCAAGAATCTTACAGACTTGCCCAAACTTTTCATCGCAATCTTTTGTCTTTGTGGTGTTTTTGAGAAAGCAAAAGTCGTCAGGGTTCGGGGTGTATCTGAGGTGTTGTAAAAGTTTGAAAAGAATGTACCATGCGTTCAAAGACTTCCTCCTTTCCTTTTCCTTTATCATCTGCAGGTAAACTTTCTCGTAAGTGTCGTAACAGCTCGAAAGCATTCCCTGATATTCGCTAATGTCTGGGGGATTCGTTCCATTCAGTTCCCAAAGTATGAGGGAGAGTTCCTCATAGTAGTCTGTCATATTGTTGTCTACCAGGATCATGTAAACATGCTTCTTCTTTGCCTCTTCCACAGGAATACCGTACTTTGAAAGTTCGGTCTTGATGAGGTCCTTGACACTCTCTGGTATTTTTGTGTTTTTCTTTGCTTGAAACTTCTCGATGACTTCGAGGAACTGGGGCTTTGTGACATTGGCGACCTTTGCAGAGCCTCCATTTCTCTGAGAATCTCTGTAAGGGCATGCGTCTTCGATGGCAGAGGAAGTTTCTCCGCAGTTGGGGCAGATTACTTCATCCCCTCTCTCGACACAGTTTGCAAAGGGACTCTGACAAGTCCTGCATTTTGATACTCGGAGGTGACCGTCATCCACATCAATATAATTTTTGGCAAGAAGGATAAATTCAGCCAAAAGTTCGCTATCAGGATTTTTTTGGTTCTGATGGCTGCCAAAGAACTTGACTTTCTTCACCTTTCCGAGGTTTTCATGGTGTTGCTTTAGGAGAGGTGCAGAGAGCTCGGAATATTCTTGGATCTTTGAAAGAGTCTCGTCCTGAGATATTTCTTTTTGGAGCTGAAACGCCCTTTCCTTTGCCCGTGAAACATCTTCCTTGTTTTTGCTGTTGAAATAAATAAACTCCATCCTTTCCAGTTCCTTCTCCTTCTTGGTAAAAGCTTCGAGTCGCCCTTTGAATTCTTCTTTAACCTTTTTATCGAGCTCGGGGATGTCAATGTGGTTCATTACAGTCCCGTGACCTCTGGATGTTAAGCCATAAGATATGAGCTTTCATATGAAAGCTCATGTTTCTTTCGAAAGATTTTTTTTTGAATTTTTTTTCTCCCTTGGAGAGTAATGACTTCTGTTGTGTGTGGTACCAGAGTAACTGCTGCTTCCGGTTTCGTAGATTTGGCGACCTTCTCAGATTTGGAGGCGTATCTTTATGGTGGCTGTTCTGCTGTCACCTATTTTGTTCGTGCCATCAAGAAGGCCAATTGGTTCTCTTTCCTTCCCGTTGTTCTCCGGAACATTTCGGGTCTTCCCGGCTTCGGTTCTGAATTCTCCGCTTCCGTGAATCGCTCTGGTGATTACGTTCTCAACACCTGGCTTCGCGTGCGTCTTCCCCTCATCGCCATCCGTCCGACCAACGCTGGTGGCGCTATCAACGCTAATGCCACCATTCGCTGGACCCGAAACTTCATGCACAATCTTGTTGAAAAGGTTAATATCACCTTCAACGATCTTATTGTTCACGAGTTTGACAGCTACTGGTTCGACTTTAACTCCCAGTTCAACATCGACGCTTCCAAGCGTGTCGGTTACAGGAACATGATTGGAGATATCCCGGCCATGATTAACCCCGTGACCACTGGCAACCCTCTCGGAACCGGCGAATTCTTCAACCTTCCCATTCCTCTGTTTTATTCCGAGGACTCTGGTCTGGCTCTTGCCGTTTCAGCCCTTCCTTTCAACGATATCAAGATTAACTACTGTCTTCGCAGATGGCAAGATCTTCTCGTCCTGAACGTGGGTGTCGGTGCCAACCCTCCCACTCTCGACGATGTTGTTCAGGTGAGCTATGACGCCGCCTTCACCCTCATTTACAGCTCCAACGCTCCCGCCATCACCAATGTCGAGACTTGGTGCCACTATGCCGTTGTGCACAATGACGAACGTGTCAAGATGGGTAAGAATCCCCGTGATATGGTCATCAAGCAGGTTCAGAAGGTCAATGAGACGACCATCAACCTTTCGCAGCTCAACGCTCTCATCCCCATCGACATCCGTATCTCTCACGCTGTCGTCGGATACTTCTACGCCATCCGAAACAGTTCGACTCCCGGTGAGTGGTCCAACTACACCACTGAGCCCGCCTATGCCGGTCTCGACCCGCTTGAGGCTGCCCAGCTTGTGTACGAGTCGACTGCCCGTGTCAGCAACGGTGTCGACTATTACAGTCTTGTTGTCCCGTGGTATTGGCACAAGTCGATCCCGGAGGAGACCGGTTACCACGCGTACTCGTACTCGCTGGACACCTTTGCCTCTGACCCCAAGGGCTCGACCAATTATTCCAAGCTCACGAACGTGTCGAACCAGTACGTTCCTTCGACCGCCGCCGTCAACGCCTCTGCTGGCGTGACCAACGCCGGTATTCCGATTCCTTCGGCCACCAACCCCGCTGTGGTGCAGCAGAACCAGACTTTCCAGCACATCTTCCGAGTCCTTAATTTCAACGTGCTTCGTTTGTCGGGCGGAAGTTTGGGATTGCCCATCCTATAAAATCGGCGACCAGGATACCAGTCGCTCATCTATTTGTTCACACAATTTATCCACAAAAAAGTTATGTTTGTTGTCAAACATAACTACTTCCGCAAAACTTCTGCTCTCGTCTTATATGAGCATTCTCTGCAACCTTTCCAAGTTTCCTTTATACTGTGGACTTTGACCTCTTCTTCTTTTCCACAAGAACAAACGTACTTTGTCGGTGTTTTGTTGTTCACGTAAGGACCAATATATTCGCAACCTCTTTTCTCAAAAAGCTTCCGAATTTTGTCTTCACTTGTGGAACCTAAACCTTTTCTGTTCCTCTTCAAAGGACATGCGGAATAACTTTCTCTTTCAAGATCCGAAAGAAGCACGTTGTGTTTTTTTCCGCATTCGCAAAGACAAAGACTTTTTTTACCGACTCTGAAGTTTTGTTTTGTTTCCAAAAGAGACAAACCCTTGCCAAAAAGTTTCTGTTTCGCGTTTTCGTACTCTGACTCCAAAAATTCGAATGATTCTTCTGCCGTTTCGCAACCAATCGTCCTAATTGCACAGGACATACAAAAGGGCTTTCTCATAAAAGTATCCTTTTTGAGCTTTCTCTCCCTTGAACAAAAAGCACAAGAGAAATGCACAATGCCATCCTTTTTCCTGATGATGATTTCTCTGAGTTCCTGCATGCCTACTTTGCTGGTTATCTTTTTGGGTAAAAGATAAATTTATTCCGGTTTGATTATCCGAATTATGTCGCCATGTCTGTCGTAGACTCGAAGTTCAACGTCGAACCCAAGTTTTTTGCATGCTTTTATCTTGGCGTAGTTCTTTTCAAGGTCTTTTTCGAGAGTCCATTCGGATTTAACCTCAATCAGCCTTTTCTCTTTCTCGATGTAGATGTCAGGAAAATAAACGCGCCTCTTCTCAAAAAAGTATGGAACTGGTGGTATTCCTCTTGTCGCGATGTCATCTTCTGAATAACCTTCCCTTTCGAGAAGATCGTGAAGACAAAAAGGTTCGAATCCTTGACAAAGGAATTCCTTCCCGGACTGAGAGACAAATGTTTTTGTTTTGTAGCAAGAGGCCACCCATTTCTCAAAAACATCGGGATGTTGCATCGGATGCTCAACGCCAAAATGTTTCATGACGCTTTCTTTCCATCTCGCCATAATTATGGGGGATTGCAAGGAACTCTCAACACCATACCTTTCCATCATGATCGCCTTGAACTTTTCCGTCCCGAAAACTTGTTCCGAACCAAAATTTTCTAACACCTTCTTTTTCCAGACCTCGCTCTGCGCATAATATTCCTGGCCAAATTTCTCCATCATTATCACCTTGTACTCTTTTGTTCTCGTGAAACAATCCTCTCCGTATCTCTTCACAAGTTCTACCTTGAATTCTTCCGTTCCCAAAAAGCATCCCCTCCCGTATCTTTTGAACATCGTCTCGACAATCTTTTCATGTGTCTCTTGGCTCATAAAGGCATATTTCAGGCCATACCTTTCCAAGTTTGTTGCTTGCGCTCTGGCAACAAAATCGGACCTTTGCATAACATGGCGAACACCAAACTTTTCGAGCCTTGTCTCTTCTGCCTTTTCCATCACTTGACGATTCTTGGCTGGATTTGTCACACCATAAATTCTTAGACAAGTGGCTTCTTTTCTATCTTTCAGACAATCGGGACATCTCTTTCCTCTGCGAAATTCCTTCAAAGTCACGGGAAAGTGCATGTTATAGTCTTTGTTCTCACAACAGCTACAACTCACCCATAATTTTTGCGTTATGCTCCTGTAGTTTTCTTCCTTTGTTTCGAGAATACACCCATCCGCTTCGATGGTTTCTTTCACAACAGACCAAGGAACTCTTTCTCTTTTCTTGCTACACTTTGGGCATCCGATCCACTTTTCTCGCATGTTTCCAAGACGAACAGTGTCTTCCCTTCCACAATGACATTTAAAAGGAACATCCTGCTTGTTCCCCGTATAGTCCTTTTGTTCCAGAAGAATCTTACAGTTCTTTTTCTGGAACTTGGCAACTATCTCAACCCAAGGTTTTCTCTTCTTCTCCTTTAGACATTGCATACAATTACCTTTCCCTTTCGGAGCCTCAGACAAAAAGTTGTTGAATTTGACAGTCGTTTCATGACCACCTGCACAGATGACTCTTAGAGGGGAAAAGACTCCCTGATATTCCGAAGAAGGGCTCAGAAGCTCAAACCCATAAAGTTCGAAAAACTCTTTTCTTTCCTGGTGTTGAAGTCTTCTCTCACAAAGGTATTCTTCTTTCGCCCTTGGCTTCGCTCTTCCTTTTTGAGAGGCAATACGAGCAGTCGCTGAGACACAACTTTTGCAAAAAGGCATGGTAAGAAAAATCCGTCCCTTTTTCACAGTCTCTTTTTGACATGTGCCACATGAAAACTTCCAAGGCTTTGACACATAGAAAGTTTCTTCGGACATTTTATCCACAAAATATTTAGACAAATATTTTTAGTTCTTCGTGTGTATCGAAATATCTTTTGGTGGAATTCTTTCCCTCATAACAACCATGGAGAAGAAGACTTTTGTTTGCAGAATGTGCGGTAAGGAAACGCTGGAAGATGATGGTTCGACAACCTACCAAACCTGTGGTGTTTGTATGAGAGCCACAAAAGGTCCAATGTTAACAAAGGAAGATGAGGACTGGTTGTTCTCCGAGCTTCGGGAAAGAGACAGAACGAGGAAGCGATATGTTCCCTTCTTTGGGTTTGTCGATGAGTAATAATGTTGGATTTTTCTGGGTAATTTGAGTCATATTCATATTTTTGCAAAAATATGAAGTCTATTGATGCTCTTCAAGCTCCCACAAATTCTTGATAATCGGCTCGTCGTAATCTCGGATGTGTTCAAGCAAAAGTTTCTTCCATTCTATCTTGTCGTTCCAAACATCCTCTTGAAGAATCCTCAAGACAGAGTATCCATTTTTTATGGCTTGTTCCTCCTTGTATCTATCGGATTTTTGGATGAGTTCCGGAGACTTCCAATTAGACTTGCTCGTAATGTTGTCTACCATCCAGTTCAACGATTGTTTTGGAGACGCAAAAGTCGAAAGGGAGGAACTTGTCTGTTTCTGGGTTCTTGCACCACAAAATTTTGAATTGATGGACAGGGTCTTTGAAATTCTCTTCGAGAAAAGAGAAGAGTTTGGCTTCTGTCTTACGCAAGCATTTTGGACACCATTGACCCCCAGAAACCACATGACATATACTGTTTGAAAATTCGTGCCCGTTTTTGCACCTGAACCAAAAACATTTGTTCGAGTTTCTGAAAACTTCCCGCGGTCCCAACTTGTTTTTCTCGGAACACCAAAATTTGGACAGATCATGAGAAACAAAGCTCTTCTTTTGGCAAATCTCGCAATCTGCAAAAGAAGAGCTTTTGATTCGCACAGAAAGGACAAAATGCTCCTTTATAAGAAATGTCGTTGGGCGAACCCTCAAAGGAATGGTTGCATTTTCCACAGTTGAACCAATATCTTTTAACAGTCCCTTTAAAAATTTCTCTTGGTTTCAACTTATTTTTTTCGAAACACCAATATTCGGACATTTTTTGGGACACAAAACTTTTTTCTCGACAGAGTTTACATTCATCGGACAAGCACATCCGTCTGTTTGAACAAAAGGGGCAAAACTGCCCGCCCGACACGTTGTTCGGTGTCGTCTCGAAAGGGTGACTGCATTTTCTGCAATTGAACCAATATTTTTTGTGACTACTTCTCGCGATCAGCAAAGGACTTCCGTGTTCTTCTCTCAGATATTTTGAATTCTCATGGGCAGCAAAGCTTCGTTCAAAACAATGCTTGCATTCTTCCCTTCCGCACAACTTTCCTCTCTTCCTCGTTTCACAGTTCATGGTTTCTTCTTCTCTAAATTTTCAAGGCCAAGTTCCTTCCATTTTCCAAAAATATAAAAACTTTTTATATTTTACTCCTCCTTTTTGTCCTCCATCATTCTCAAAAAGTTCTCTATCGCGAGCCGAAGATGCGTTCCCTCCGGAAGACTCACAAACATCGAATCAGAGTCTTCATAAACAATCTTTTCTTCTCCCACCGCTTGTCGTAGCTCCTTTTTGCTCTTCTCGACACAGAGAAGAGCTTCCTTTTTGTGAACGACAGAGTTTGGAATTTCCAAGCTTTTAGGGATTTCCTCATTCATTCGGAAATCCCACCATTCGGGTGTCTTATTTTCCACATTGGTTGTCCTTCCGGAACTCGCGCTGACGCTCGACTGCATTTCTTCTCTGTGATTCTGGGAAAGAATGTCCATGTTTCTTTCCCTTTCCTTCCGAATTTCTTCGAGAGAATTTTCCGTTGTATGAGAAGACATCGTTTCTTTCAGTGTAAAATTATGGATGTTTTATCCCTCAAAAAAATAATTAGTAGGCGAGTGCATTGCAAAAGGCAAAAAACGTATGTTCTTGCTGAAAAGAGTGTGACTCCCAAAGTTCAGGCATCCTTTGCGTCTTTGATTAGAAAGGTCAAAAAGAGTCTCGTTGTTCCATCATGAAGAGCGGCAATATTTTAAAACTCAAAATATTTTATTCCCCACAAAACAGCCAAAACAACAAAAAGTACAACTCCAATGATATTTTCGCCCTTTCTGTTCTCGGTGACAATTTCCTCGACTTTGGGAATTTCTGGCGCAATCTCACCATAAAACTTGGTGAAGACCAACTGGTCTTTTTTCCAAATTTCCTTCTTTTGCTTTCTTCCATCGAGGAAGAAGAAAAGATGTTCCTTCTTCTTTCCATGGACGAAGAGAATCTCCTGTCTTCCTCTTTTATTCACAGCATCGGCAACCTTCTTGAGAGACAGGTACTCCTCCAGTTCCTCTTTTTGACACTTCATGTTTTCTATCAGATGGCTTATTTCCCGCAAAAGTTTGTCGAAAAATTCAGAATCTTCTTTTTTCGACTTGACAACATAGTAGCCATGTTTTCTGCATTGTCCATCAACAAGAGTTCCTTGCATCGTCAAAGTAAAAAATTGGGAATGTACGGTCGAACAATAGATTTCAACAAACCCGAACGAATTTATGGGGTGAAAATATAAAAAGTTTTTATATTTTATTCCGAACCCACAACTCTCTCTGAAAATTCTTCTTTTGCCACTACCTCATCCTTCAGAAACTTGTCGCCTCTCTTTGCGAATGTGTACTTTATGTTTCCTTTGTCGTCGTACTTTGCGAATTTTTTGATGTCTCCCTCTCTGACTTCTTTCAAGACAACATTGCCATCCTTTTTGTGCGTGACTTTGTTTCCTCTTTCCGTTGATATGGCAACAATCCCGTTCTTTTGAAACGTCACGATTTTGCAGACTTTGCCATGTTCCAGATATCTCTTTTGCCAAAGTCTTCCATCGAGAGACCATTGATGAAATTTTCTTATTGTGCCGTGAACAAAGAATGACTCTTGTTTTCCTTTCTTCGAAAGAGAAAAGGCGAGTTTTTCCAACTCGAGAAAACGCTTTTCGGTCCGAGGAGTTTTGTTCATTTCTTTGAGTGTTTTGTCGTACATCTCGACGTCTTCCCTCTTTGGACCTCTTTCGAACCAACCGTGACGTCTTCCTCGAACATCCAGTCCCTTTTGCATGCTGTAAAAAAATCAGTAGAAAGTTTCAACCAATCAATGATTTTTGGTTCTCCAAGAGATTCTCGGTGTCATCCGACTCTGAATTTTCAAAAATATATAAAGTATATTTTATTCTTGCTTCATCTCTTCCACGACAGATTCGACAAATTCCCATGATGTCGTTCCGCGAAATTTGTTCGGATCTGCCCCATGTCTTATCAAGAGTTTTGCGCATTCTCTTCCGTTATAAAGCGCGGCTGTGCAAAGAGCCGAGTCCAAACATTTTCTTTTGGGCTTCTTTTCCAGCAACAATTCCAAAAACTTTATGTCCCCTTCTCGAACGACGACAATTAGGAGATAACCCCCGTCATAATTGGGGTTTAGAATGCTGATGTACTTTATGACTTCCTCTCTGTCGCCATGAAGATATTCAGAGGCAAACTTTTCCTCTGGATAAGAGAAGCCATCCAACCACAAAAGATAAGAAGACAAAAACTTTTTAGACATTCTTCCAAAAACAACAAAGACAAAACTTGTCTGTTTCAATAAACTCGTGTTGTTTTTGAGAGACATATATCAAAGGTTCGAAGTTTTTACGCAAAACTTATGGTGGAACTAAGCATCCAAATTGTTCTGTGGCGTTTCAGGATTGCAGAGGTTACGGGCAAAATAAAAACTCTGAACATAAACCCATAAAATATTCCAAATATTTTATTGATGCAAGAGTTTTTGGAGAAAAAGGAGAGTCTTTCATTTGCAGTTGCGACAATTATCCTGCCCCGAAAGGAGAGGTTTCTCAAGTTTTATAAAAGCGAACATCGCGAGTTTTGGCTTCTTCCAAATAGGAAGAAACATGGTCCAGAAAAAATCCTTTCCAACGGAATAGCGACTTCCCGGAGAACTTGGGAAGATGGTTTTCTACACGGCGAAGAAAGGAATTTTACCCATGAAGGGAAGCTTTATGAGGTGAGGTCGTGGAAAAGAGGAGTGAGGCATGGGACCTCATTCAGATATTATAATGACCGAACATCGGAGAATTGGTGGGAAGATGGTAAACTTGTCCATGGAACATGCACTTCTAAAAAAGGGAATATTTACTCAACCCTCCACTGGGGAACCGCGACTTCATACAGAGAAGATGGAACAATTTTGAGAGTCTACTCAAAAAATTCTTGGTGGAGTTTTTCGGAAGAAGGAAAAGTCAAAAGATACTTTATCTAAAATCAAGTCAAAAAATGCCTTCTTGCCCCAACAAAATACAACGATGAGCGACTACTTGACGCGAAGGGAAAAGGAAATCTTGAAAAATGAGAGGAAGCAGAAGAGGAAAAATGTCGGGATGGGACTGATTGCACTTGGTGTTGCTGGGTTTGCTGTATCTCTTGTCTCCAGAGACAGAAAGATTGAGAGACTCACAACCAAAGTTTTGGAGAGGGTGAAGGTTTCACCCAAAGCGGACTCGATGCACATTGTCCATGCTCTTGTTCGGACAGCTGATCATCCGTTGTACATCGGTGGACCAGGGATTCTTTTTCCTGTGGGAGGAGGAAGGGATTATGACGAACGGAAGGGACAACTCACAATCCTACAAACGAAAGGAACATACAGCACAAAATACAAAGAAGTATTTCTTCAAACAGACGAGCCAAAATATGTCACGTGGAAAGACGAGTTTCCTCTCAATAAAATTCCGAGAGAACTCAACAAAGAATTTCAAGACCATGAACGATTCGAAGTCAAAAGAAGCGTAAATCCTGCATATTTCTGTCCAAAGACTTTTCTCGCATCAGACAATGTTTTTGCCCTTTCGAGAAACATTGCGGCTCTCGAAGTCGGCTACATCGATAAACGTACTCTTGCGGCTACATCTCTGCCTATCGTCGCCGGTGTGCTAACTCTTTGCACGACATTCTAAAGATTTCAGTAAATCTTTTATTTCAAGGCAGGATTCCTTTGTTTATCACTGCGGAACATGGAACGTTTTATTACCGTGCATTACGACAGAAACACTTATACCTTCAAGGGAACCAACGAATTTGATGCCCAAGCAGATGCTGAGACTTTCCTTCTCGAAAAGGCAAAGTCTCTGGCTATGCCTCTCCAAGAGTTTGGAGAGTACATCAAACTTGTCATTCTCCCAAAAGGCGAGGTTTCCCCCGAAGTTGAATTTTATGAGTATCTCGATGGCACGGAAATCACTCCCAAACTTTTGAGGACAGGCTCCCTGTTTCCTTTCCAGATGGTCTACGACTCTGGACTTTCTTTTGAGAGCCACTATTTCTACATGGTGTTTGAAGAGTTTGGGAGAGCTCTGGATGAAATTTATGGGGTCTCGTGCGAATGCATGAACTCGAGCGAAGACCTTTTGGATGATGCTGATCTGTTCGATAAAATCTTTCCACAAGAAGACTTTCCGGAAGACACGAGAAAGTCGATAAGACATCTTCTCGAGAAAATCTCCGATATGAGACTCGAACACCAGGACATTCACTCTGGAAATATTTTGGTGGGTGAAGAAGGAAAGATGAAACTCATCGACTTTGAGTACACAGAGTTTTTGTAAAAGCGAGGATTTTTATAAAGTTATAAAAATATGGTCAAAATGCAGGATATCACGAAAGAAGCAAACAAGTTTGTTGAAGACGTTCAGAAAGAGATCGACACCGAGTGGTACTTTTACAACGCTACGACACCGTCGGACAAAAACTCCTTTCTTATCACATCGAGCTTAGAGCAAAATTTCGTCGACATCAAGTTGCAGAAAAATGGGGACGTTCTTGCTTGGTTTTGGAAAGAAAAGAAGAACAAAGACTATGTACCGACCCAAAGAGAAGTTTGCTTGAAAAGAGTCGCCAAGGATATTATGAACTCCCAGAGTTATCAACTTTTGATGGTCCGAAAACAGCTGGAAAAGATGAACTCCAATTTTGAGAAACTTGTGGAGCTTCTTTCCAATGGTATTGAGTATTCCCCAAACAATCCAGAAAAGGTCCAGGAACTCGAGCAACACTTTTCTGGACTCTCGGAAAAACAGAAGGAATAATATTTGTCAAATATTATCAAAAAGAGTTTGGAACATTCAGGAATTTTTCTTTATCATCAACAATGACTTCTGTTATCAAGGTTGAGGCTGAAGGAAAGACAAGAGTCTTTCGCGGAAAGGATGACATTGATGTCCAGTACAAATTGGACGATTGGGTCGACTACAAAGTCCAAACTCTTCGTCCCAAAGAAAGAGGGGGAGAGTACCTCAAGATTTCTTGTGCTTACGGAGATGAAAAAAAGCCTCTTGAAGTAGAGTTTTATGAACATCTGAAAGGCTCTGGACTCGCCCCTGAGCTCCTGCGCTACGGGGATTTCTTCTCATTTCGCACAACCTACGAAGAGTCTGGCCTTGTTTTGGACAAAAAGTATTCTTTCTTTGCCATTGAAAGGTTCGGGGCCTCTCTCGAAGAAGTTTATGGCTCTTCCCCTCGGTGCATGAACTCTTCGGAAAAAATGAGGTCAAACGACAAGATGTTCGACGACACGTTTCCCCCAGGAAAATTCCCAGAAGAGGTCAGAGAGTCCATCAAAGAACTCATTGAATGTCTTTCCGAGGAAGGGATTGACCATGAAGATTTTCACGCTGGAAACATCCTGACGGATGGGTACGTGCTGAAAGCGATAGATTTCGAATGTGCCAGTTTCACCACAAATATTTATTGAACTTTATAGTTGCAGCCAACTATAAAAAGATAAGATGGAACTACGTCTCATCTCTGATTGTCATCTCGAAATTTCACCTCAGAAACTTTGCAAGTTTCTCAATGGGAAACTTCTGACTCCGGATAAAAATGTCGTCCTTTGTCTTTGTGGAGACATCGGAGATCCTTGGTCAAAGGCCTACAGTAAGTTCCTCTCTTGGTGTTCTGAATCTTTCGAGTTTGTCTTTGTAGTTGCGGGAAACCATGAATACTATGGAGAACACAATATGGAAGAAACAGACCAGAGAATACAAACACTTTGCGAGAGTTTCAAAAACGTTAAGTTCCTCCAAAACTCTTCATTCAGCTACAAAGACGTTTTGTTTATTGGGGCAACTCTCTGGTCAAACGTTCCGGATGACGCTGTCGACTTGATGAACGACTACGTCTATATTCCCGACATCTCTGTCGAGCTCATTCGGAAGAAGTGGTACGACTCAAGGAACTTTTTGAACTCTGAAATTTCGAGAGGTAAAAAGACGGTCATCCTCACCCATCATTGCCCTTTGGCAGAAACGAGAGTGATCGGAGAACACAAAGAAAACTACAGAGATTGCTACTGCTCAGACTTGTCTTTTTTGGCCAGAGAAAACGTAGAAGTATGGTTCTGGGGACATACTCACCACAAATTTTTCGAAGAGAGGAATGGAACGATCTTTGCGAGCAACCCAAAGGGATATGGAACTGAGGACACAGGGTACGACAAATCTTTTTCTGTGAGGATATAAAAAATATAAGTATTTTTTATGGAAAATTTTCTCCAGTCAAGAAGACAAGTTCTTTCTTTCGCTCTGTCCACAGGAAATATTCCAAAAGAAGAGGACCATATCAAGTTTTTTCGTTCGAATCATCGCTCTTTTTGGAGACTTCCAAATGGACAGAAACACGGACATGAAGAAATTTATTGGGGAAATGGAAGCATAAAAATCTCGAGAGAATGGAAGAGAGGAAAACTTGAAGGTCTTGAAACTTTGTATGACAGGAGGAGAGAAAGAGTTCGAATTAGAACAAACTGGAAGGGAGGAAGAATGCATGGGGAGCGCTCCATTTTTGGCCTGACTTTCACAACGGAACAATATTGGAAAGAAGGCGTTCTCGTTTGCTCGGTGTCAAAAAGCAACGGTGGAAACGTGACCTGTAAAAAATTCGGTCATACAGAGTATATATTTCGCATGGAAAGGCTGGCTTTCATTGTCGATCGCAAGAGAGACTTTCTTTGGGAATTTGGAGAAGACGGTTCTGTCCACAAGCATAATTCTGTAGAATAAATTATCCTGATATTTTATACATCTTTGCCCCACAGCGCTTTTTGGCTCAACTTCTCCGCGAGTTCGCATAGTCCGAGTTCTTTTGCAAGTTCGACATGTCCCTGACTCACGAACTCCTTCAGTTCAAGTGCAACTTTCTCACACAGACATTCAATGGCGTAACAAAGAAGGTCCTCATCTGTTTTGGAGAACCCAGAGTATCACGTCTTCGGATTCTTGACTCATCGCGTTCATTAGGTGCCTCCGAGTAAACTTTTTCTCCTGATACTTTTCTTCGACCCAAAGAATCATCTCCGGGTTGTTGCTTCGCAAAGCGTATCCCAAAACATCAGACGTACCCAACTCAAGAACTTCAAGCCTTGGATGTTCCAAAGAAAAGTCCCGTACCATCTGGGCAAAAGCGACATTTCCTCCCATAATGGCATTCGGAAAAGGACAGCACCTTCCACAAAAAGAACCCAATGTTCTTCGTACCACTTCCGAAGCCAAAGAACAAGGTCGAGCCTTCCGGAAAGAAGAGCTTCCCGAATGTCGTTATGGCTAAACTTGAGGAGATATTCTCTTTGTCTCAACTCTTCGCGGAGGGCGATGTCTCTATCCATAAACGCAAAGTTCAACTCAAAGCCATCCATCATAAAATATTTTTAGCATCCCCCAATTTCACTCAGAGTTTTTGGAAATCCAGAAAGAAAGAGAGTTCACATTTTTCGCAATACATCCCTTTCCAAAGACTCGAGAAAACTCGTCCATTGCATTCTTTTTCTCTGCGATGCTCTTTCCACTCACAAAAAGTTCCAGAGGAAGACGAGAGAACGCAAGAACATCCTCTTCGCGACAATAACGAAAGAGCGAGAGCTTTCCGTACCTTTTTTGCCTTTCCTTCTTTGTCATTGTGGCAAACTCTTGAGAGTTTTCACTATAGAATTTTGCAAGTTTGATAAAGTCATCCATCAAAAATCTTCTTTCTTCTGGAATTTTTGAACTTTATTTTTCATCACCAAAAAGATGAACAAACACCAAACCTTTGTCCGCAACGAAGACGGTTCTTTTCGCATCATAAAGGTCGAAAAGGACTACGACTTTTCTGGAAGATACATCCTCAAGAAAAAAGTTGAAAGGTACAACAGGGAAGGAAAACTGCATGGAAATACAGACCTTTTCATCGGAGGAGTGATAAATTCCTCGACTCCCTTTGTCGGAGGAGAGATTTCCGGAGAGCAAAGACATTGGTTCCGCAACGGGAAGCTTGCCTCGACCACAAGGTTTGTCAATGGGAAAGAACACGGAGTTCACAAAACCTTTGACGTCGATGGGGTTTTGGCCTGGCAACTAAAGTATCGGAACGGAGAGCTTTTTGACGGTGAGCAGTCTCTGGATTTCACCAGAGAAAAACTGAGGGACAAGCAAAGGTAAATAAAATTATTCCAAATAATTTTTAAGTGATGCCTTTCTGCGAATCTTGTGGAGATTGGATAGAGACCAAGGCTTTCAAATGCGACTCTGCTGTCTTTTGTGGGAAAAAGTGCCACAAGAAGAACACCAAAAAATATGATAGACACACTGGCCTTCCAAATGTCTATTTCGACATTGGTGTCGGAGGAAATGCCATTGCAAGGCTCGTCTTTCCCTTGTTTACACCGGAAAATGCATCCTGAGAAAATGGACTGAAATGTGGGATGCAAGAGCAAAAATTCTAAATGTTTTCTTTTCTCTCAAACAAAGAAAAAATTTCGCTCTGTTGCCTGTTCAAAGACGAATTGGATGTGATTGCAAAATCTGCCGTTAGAACAGTTGTCGACAATGCAACAAAGAAAGACATTTTGCCCGATGGAACTTTTCATGGAAAGGTTACCCAGAAAAAGTACGGAAGAGATTCGAGAGAAAGAGAGTACAAGTTTGGAAAGCTTCATGGAACTCTCTGGAAATATTGGCATCACACAGGGAAGAAAGTTATTCCAGAGATCCAGATGGAGTTCGTTGATGGAAAGAAGCACGGAGTCGAGAGAAGATGGACCCATACGGGAAAGTTGAGGGTCGAGAAGCAATGGGAAAATGACAGACTTGTATCCACAAAAAAGTTTTCTTGTTACGCGAAAAGAGACCAATGGATGTGACTCCGAATATTTTTGTTGTCTCTTCTCAAAAAATATTTGTCATTGCAAATATTTTTTTATTGTGTCACTCAACTTTTTCAAAGACTTGCGAGATGTTTCTTTTGTTGAGCTTTCCGTCTACCTTTGTATCCTTCATAATCTTTTCGAGAACTTCCAGAGTCTTATCTCCATCTCTTTCCTTCAGCCAAATACAAGTCGCCAAAAGAAACCAGAGGGGTTTTTTCTTGTATACTTGCATATTTTGTCCATGAAAAGATAAAACTTCTTCAACGACTTCTTTTATCTCTGAGAGTTCTTGTGTTTCTGTGAACTCTTGGACTTTCCGAGAAGAGAGGACGTTTGCATCAGCCCCGTTTTTGCAAAGGAAGCATACGCGAAGAAACAAGAGAACATGTTCTTTTCTTTTGTTTGACCTCAAACAATCCATCTCGTCCCCGTATAAAACCTGCAATGTGTCCACGCAATAACGGACGATGGGATTCTGACTTGCCAAAAGCTTCTCTGTGTACTTGAGTTGCATGCCATCTTGAATCCTTTGGAACATTTGCATTTCCGTCCTTTCTTCCAGGCCATAAAAAGTCACGAACCGCATCGGAGACCTCGAGTTGAACCATCTCCTCTGTTGTTCGTTCAGGGAGACTCCTGTCTTTTTTTCGGGAACGTTCGAATACCAAACATTTCCTGCCTTTCTCTTCCATGGAATTTCATTGGACATGAATCTTTGAACAGACAGAAGCCTTTGTTTCCCATCAACGCAAAAGAAGAGACCTTCTCTGTAAGAGAACAAAAGAGCAGGGATGTACATCTCCAAGAAAATGCTGTCTATCAGCATACTTTGTTTTGTCTCTGGCCATACCATATCCCTTTGATAGGTTGCTTCCAAGGATATCTCTCCGTCCAAAAGTTTGGAAAATACAGAGTTGAGGTCGGGGTCAGAACACTGTGTTTGTCGCTTATTGGAACCAACTTCAAAATCTTTGTCAGTCATATTTTCTTTATCTGAAAAAGAAAATTCTAAGTCAAAGGTTCAATCGAAGGTTTGGAAGTTCAAAAGAAGATTATTTGTATCTCGTGTCTGAAACATCGAACAGCAAAACAATATGTCTTCCATCAACAAGTCGCTCGTCAACCTCATCTCCAACCTTTTCACTGACTCTGATTTCTCTGAGAAGTTTGTTGAGAGTCTCGCCGGGAGCCTTGACGTGGAGGAGTCCGTTGTTGAAACTGCCATCGCTGACTTCTTTGAGAAGTACGAAATGTCCAAGTCGAAGAAGTCCGCATCCAAGCCCGCTCCCGCCGCCAAGAAGTCCGCCTCTTCTTCTGCCAAGGTTGATATGAAGGTTGTCAACAAGAACATCACCCTTGCGAAGAAGAAGTCTGCCGAAGATGGAAAGAAGACCTACTACAATGTCAGCACTGGTCGTCTCGGTACCAAATCTACCAAGACTCAGAAGCTGTACGTGTTCAAGGATAAGCTCTCCATCAGCGGAAAGGAGGATTGTCCCAAGTTTGCGGCTGTTCTCAAGAACCTGACCGAAGACGACGGCGACTCTTCTGACACTGATGTCTCTTCTGGCGAGGAGGAGAAGATTGTGAAGAAGCCTCTCGTTCGCACCTCTTCCAAGGCTAAACTCGTGGAAGTCTCCAACTCCGACGATGAGTCTGAGGATGAGAAGAAGCCCAAGAAGAAGCCGACGAAGAAGGCTCCTGCCAAGAAGGCCGCCCCCAAGAAGAAGGCCGAATCATCTGACGAAGATGAGTCTGAGGATGATGAGCCTAAGACGAAGAAGCCCGTCAAGAGAACCGCGTCGAAGAAGAATGTCAAGAAGGCTGAATCTGAGGATGAAACATCTGAGGACGAGAAGCTTAAGACCAAAACGAAGAAGGCCGCCCCCAAGAAGAAGGATGATGAATCTTCTGAATCCGACACCCTCGAGTCTGAGGACGAAGAACCTGTGAAGAAGCCTCTTGCCAAGACTGCGTCAAAGAAGAATGTCAAGAAGACCGAAACCGATGATGAGAAGTCTGAGTCTGAGCCCGAACCCGAGAAGAAGCCTGTCTCCAAGACTTCTTCCTCCAAGAAGTCTGAATCCGAGAGTGAGAAGAAGGATAAGAAGAAGTCTGAGCCCGAACCCGAGAAGAAGGAGACCAAGAAGGATAAGAAGAAGGAGTCCGCCAAGGCCAAACCCGAGAAGGTTGAGGTTAAGGCCATCACATTCGATGAAACGAACGAGTCTGGTTTCAAGTATAACGAAGAGACTGGTCTCGTCGAACATCCCAGCGAACCTGGTATCGTCATTGCGATGATGGATGGAGATGAAATGGTAGAGTTGGATGATGAAGCCATTGAGAGCTGCGGGAAGCATGGAGTCATTCACAGGACCGATAAGAAGGGGTTCTCCAAGTTCATTGCCTCCCTCACCAAGGGAAAGAATAAGGAGGAAGAGAAGAAGAAGGAGTCTGCGGGTGAAGACGAAGATGAGGAAGTTGAGTTCTAAATAAATTTATTTCTTTTGCAAGAAATAAAAATCGTTCAAAAAGCAAGCTGCTGGAAAGACAAAAAGAGAAACATGTCAAACTTTGATAGTATCAAGACGCTTATTCAGAAGGAGATTGATGCCCAGAAAACAGCACTCATTGAGTTTTTGACCGCAAAATTCTCTATCGCAAAGGAAGATATGGAAAATGCACTCTCTGAGTTTGGTGCTGCCCCGGTTCCGACAAAGAAGGTATCTCGTCCCAGAAAGCCCGCCGAGAAAAAATCCGAAAAGGTGAAGTGTTCGGGATTCACTGTTGGTTCTGGAAAGGAATGCGGATACGGAGGAAAAGAAGAGATCGATGGCAAGATGTATTGCACGGCTCACGCAAAGAAACTCAGAAAGACAAAAGAAGAGGTTGGCTTTGCGACTTCCGGAATGAAGAAGACAACCGGAAAAACCGATGTCGCAAAGAAAAACTCGAAGCTCGACAGTTATCTCAAGAGCATTTCAACCAACAAACTTAAGAAGAATTCGGATACCGGAAATCTCGTTCATACTGAGCACAGCTTTGTTTTTGATGAGTCCGACCAAACTCGCGTTCTCGGATTCGAGAATAAACACGGTAAAGTTGTGGCTTTGACAGAGGCACAAAAGGCCATTTGTCTTGAGATGGGTTGGGAACTCGATGAAGGAAACATTCCAGAACAAGAGGAAGAAGACGACAAGGAAAAGGAATCTGATAGTGGAGACGAAGACGAGGGTGTTCTTGATGCTGGAGACGACCTTGACATTGGAGACGAAAGAACCTAAGATATTTTTGCAGAAAAATATCAAGAGAATTAATGAGCTCTTCTAAATGCTTTCTCCCAGACATGGAAATGTTGAACTGGCTTTTGCTCCTTTTCATTGTCGCAATGATTGTTTGGCTCGTCTTTTTCCGAAAACCCTCTGCCGTCCAAGTTGAGGGATACACTCAAGAAGACCAAGTCCTTTCTCAACTCAAGAAGCTCATGGCATGTGCGGACAAGACTGACTTTGAGATGACAGATGCAGAGTTTGAGAGCGCTTCAAAGGACGGAAGAATTCAAATGATGGTCATCAAGGATGATGGAACCACAACTTCGAAAGATGGAACAAAGAAGGAGGGGTTCGCCTATTATTTCCCTGTCGGAAGTTCGGGTTACCCGATGGCTCTTTACACTTCGCTGTACGACTATGCCCCTCGTTCGATCAACTTTTCGGGTTGGCGCTTCCTCAAAACAGCCACACCCATTTGGGACCTCGGAAGATGGAGACTTTTCAATGGAGTCTGGGTATGGACCCGATCATAAAAAATATTTGCAAATATTTTTTAGAGCTGCTCGAAAAAGTTGACCGCGGCCAAAGCCGATGGTCTTCTTCTCGCCCTTGTGTTTTTCAAGCTCTCGATAAACTCTGCGAGTTCATCTGGCTTCACCGAAGACTTTGACTTTTTGCTCGTCCCAACATTTTTGTCTTCTCCCATTGTGAAAAGATATTCGAGGCACAAACCCAGACTGTATCTGTCTGCGTACACCCAATCCTGTTTGCTCAACACGTTCGTCTTCACCAAAGTTTCTGGTGCAGAGTACGGGGTTTTTGATGGCGGAACGTCTTCTCCAATACCCCAGTCTTTCAGAGAGCATGCATTTCCGAATTTCCAAAGCTTGGCAGTTGCCTTTGACTTCCCCTCCTTGTTCTCCAGGATGACAACAAAAGCGTCCGGGTTGATATTTCGATGGCATATTCCGAGCTTGTGAATGAACGCGACGGCTTTGCACATGTGTTTTGCGACTCTCAATGATTGGGAAAAGTCAAAAGGTTTGAGTCTGGCATAATCTTCGAGAGTGAAACCCGTGAATGGTTCATAGAGAAAGCTCGCAACATCCCTCTGCAGTCTGGCATAAGACATGCAAAAGACGTATTCTTGACATTTTTTACCAGAAGACACAAGTATCCCATCTTTTTCTTTCTTCACTTTCTTTTCTCCGGAAAAACAAGCACTGATAATGGCATCATTAAAAGCTTCCCGCCTTTCCTTTGATGTCTTTAATGTGTAGCCGAGAGTTATCCACTTTCCTTGCCGTCGAAATGACATCTTAACCTTCCCTCTTTTTCTTCAAACAATGAGAAAACTTTCGAACTTCTGCTTTTGTACACCACAAGCCTTGTGTCATAGCCAAGATCATTGCATGCCTCAAGTTTCGCCCTTGTCTTTCTTTCCAAAGCCCTCGTCCGAGAAAAAGTGTGGTCGCTCTTTACTTCAATAAAAAGGTTCCTCGATGGGATGAAAAAGTCTGGGAGATATTTTCTGGTCTTTCCATACCAAAAATAGGGGACAAAATATGGGGTCTCTTCGCAGACGAGTATCTCGTCTTCTTCAAATTCAGAGAGAAGAACTTCAAGATACTTATCCTCGTAGCCTTGAATGTACACGACCTTTCCCGAAGGAAATATAAATTTTTTGAACTTGTATTTGCCCATAATTTATATTTTTATAGAGTGAAAGATGCCTTGATGTTCCAGATTGTCTCGAAAGTGGACATCAACTCCCTTGCCTTTTGAGGTGTCATCTCGCTTTCGTCCATTTTTATCTGATACAGAAGCTTCTTCTCTGCTTCTTTGAACTCTTCCGGTTTGGCGAGGACTTGGAAGTAACTCTTTTGAGTAGACGACATATTACTTCTTGCGAAGTTTTGCATCATCTGAAAAAAACGCTGTAATCTTTTCTCTTCTCATTATCTTCTCGAGAGTTTCGTCCTCTGTCGGCGCCAAAAAGATGTGGAATGCTTTGTCGCAAAACTCGAGTGTGCAGCCGAGAGCCCACCAATCTATACCTTCGCAAAGCTCTTCTCCTCTCAAAATTTCTGGGGCGCAATAAGCAAGGGTTGTCTGTGGTTCAACTATGGGGAGAGTTTGGCAACTCCCGAAATCTGAAAGGACGACGTTCCCACGAACGGTCAATAAAACATTCTCTGGTTTGATATCGCAATGGATAACACCGCAAGAATGAATGTGACTAAGGGCTCTGGAAAGGCACAGTTCAACTTTCTTTTGAAAGGAATAATTACAAGGTCCAAAAGAGGTCACAAAAGTGTACAAGTCCATGTCGTACCGTGCGAAAACAGAGAGGTCTGAGAAAGTTCCGAGTCTTTTCAAAATGTTTTCGTGGTGGATGTCCTTCCTATAAAATTCTTCTTCTTGTTCGTTGACTTTTTTGAGGACAACTAAAGTTCCAGAGTCATTGCATACTGCCTTTTGCACAAGAGGTTCAGAAGAAATATTTTCAAGTACAAGAAAACTTTTCATCTTACAAAGTTTTCATATTGTTTCAAGCCTTTCTTCCAAGTCGCAGAGATTCACAAGTTCAAAGAAACAGCTCGTCTCTTTTGTCTGTTCTCTCCAAAAAGACAAGAGTTTCGGAGAACTTCCAATAACGCCAAGAACAAGAGAACAGTCTTTTATCGCTGATGTGTCAAAACAAGCTCCCTGAACGTCAAGCACACGCACAAATTTCGTCCCTCCACAAAGCACGAGACTATATTCTGTGACTTTCTTTTTCTTCGGAGCGTCACATCCGGAAATTTCACAAAGTTTCTTTGTCTTTCCGATACTTGGGTCTCCAACAAGAGCCACAGTCTTTTCTTCCTCTCTTGCTTCTTGATTGAGAGCGCAAAACATCGTCTTATTTTTCCAAAGATAAAGTGTTCTTTCCAGTTGATTCAAAAACATTACATTGTTTTCTTTTGCAAAAGAAAACTTATTGTTCGGCGGCTTCAAGGGCGAGTGAAAGAGACAAGCATAGGGTAAGGCAAGAGATGGCGCAACATCCAAGAACAGAAGACAAGAAAATATGGATTGCTGCTTCCGTGTTTTCGGCAAGTTTCTTCTCAGTCGTCCAAAAAGAGAAGTAAACAACTGTGAGCGAAAGACCCAAAAGGCAAAAGAGAGGACGAACACAACGCATAATTTTTATAAAAATTCAAAGTGTAAAAGTTAATGGCAGCTAAAACACTTTTGTCGGAAAACCTTTACAGTGTCGAGTCGGAGAACGATTTCCTCCTGACTGTGGACGGGGAAGCTCTCGCAATGATTAAGGGCAAGGCCCAGGCTGAAAAGGCCGTGATTGTGATTGTCGAGCAGAGGGAAAAGGAACTCAAGAACGCTTCCACACGAGTGGCTCGTGAAAAGATTGAGAACGGTTTCGCCATTCTGACCCAAAGCCTCGGCTATGTGATGAACGGTTCGCCTGTTCAAAAGCACATCATCAAGTATATTTCTCTTCCGAGCCTTTCGTTTGAGGAGGAAAAGGTCGAAGAGGAGCCCAAGGTCATCGCAGAAGTTACTCCTTCCGTAGAAATTCCCGAACCTCCTCCTGTCCCCGATCCTGCCATTGTCAAGGAACTTCCCAAGACCCCAGAGACTTACACGAAGCTTGTTCCCTACAACAGCTCCGAATACGAGTCGTACTCATCCGCATACTAAAAAATATTCATAATTTTTTATAAAGCTCATCCGTACCATAATCTGAAGGCCAGAAATAAGTCAACTCTTTTTCTTCTTCAGTCAAGGACAAAAACTCTTTGTAAGACTCTGGTTCTTTTCGAAGAAGGGCTGCTTTGTGACTTTGGTGAAAAGCAGAAAGTCCGCACCACCAAGGCATTTCGACCGTTCTTTGCACGTGTATTTTCTTCTTTGGAAGTTTCCAAGCGTCTCCGTTCTTTGTTTTTCTCTCTGAGAGTTCGGAAATGCACGCGTTGATGTACTTTCGGAGAGCCCTCTCATAACCAAACCACATCTTGGTCGCTGGATGGCAACAAAAGCCAAGATTTATTTGCAAGCCTTTTTTCCCCGAAGCAATATCTTTCCCTTTCAAAAGAATCTGATACTCCCTCGTCAACTTTTTCGGCGTTTTGCGATACTTTCTCGAAAATTCTTTCACCCACTCACATCTCTGAACAAAAGAAATACAGAGTTTTTTCTTTGAACTCTTGTCGAGAGGCGGAGGTTTGTCCTCGAGTTCGATAGAAAGGTACCAAAGGTCTTCGAGTATCGTGAGGATTTGATATGCTTCAATGATCTGTTTGTTTAGTCTTCTGCTATCAAGAGACTTTGCAGAACGAGAAAAGTCAGAGTGAGGCAAAAAAGTGTTTACCATTCTGCATAAAATATAGGAATCTTTTGTCTCTCAGAGTCATCAATTCGTAATGATGCAACTTCCCGGAGTACCAATTCGAGTTCTGGAAGAGAGAGTCTTTTTCTTGCAGAAAGAAATATGGGAACAACAAAAATATGGGAACTGGCTCCTCTTCCTTTTGGATGGAGAGGAAAGGGAAGATCCGGAAGAGCCAAAGCAAGACGAAGAAAAAATTCAGAGTCTTTCCCAAATTCTCAGTGAAACAAAAGAAGAAAAAGTTCCAAGTCTTTCTGATGTTCTTTCCGAGCCACTCGTAAAAGTTCCAGAAACAAGTCCTTTCGAGATTATCGCTGAACTTTCGGAACTTTTGCAAGAATATGTTATCGAGAACAACACATTGTCTCTTTTAGTGTCTCAAAAAGAAAAACCTTTGTGGTACAGAAAGTATAAGGAAGAATGAAGATCGCAAATGCAGATTGTCTCTCCATTCGAAAGGCTTGTGAAAGTAATGAAACTGTGGAAGTCAAAGAGATGGACGCAGAACAATTTGCTTGGTTGATAAGATATGGGACCTCTTCTCCTGTCTATGTGGAAAAACTCTCTTGCTGCGTCGATCCGAGCAACTTTATGAGGGGTTGTCCAAAGAGGGACAACATCTTCTTGAGGGAAACAGAAGATGAGTTCATTCATGGCATCTTTGAGTCATACATAAATTTTTACTAAATTTATGCTTGTTCGAGAGTGATAAAAGGAATACCCGTCCAGTACGCAGAAAGAGCGAGAAGGACAGTAAAAACAACGGCGACAATGACCATCAAACTCAGAGTTTTTACACGCGTATTGTAAAACCACTTGTCAAGAGCTCTTCCTGCAATCTCTACCCAAAGACTGGAAACAAACCATGCGGCAACAAAGAGCATGAAGACGACAACGGGTCTGAAAATAATCTTTTGCTTTTGGGGAACCTCTTGGACTGTGATGTTGACGTTTTCTGGATTTATTTCTGTTATTTCAGCACCTTGATCTCCTTCGAACTCAAAGTTTTCTTTTATTTGCCTAGTCATCCCATAATGTCGAGATACAGAGTCGTCAACCGGAGTCTGAGCACCTACGTCATTCTCCAAGAAAGAGTTTTCTTCAGGTTCGTACATGTTTCCAATTATTGTCTCTCCGATGGGCTTGGAATATCCAAAGATGTCGGATGAGTTTGTTGGGACATACGTCTTTGTATAGTCTGTCTCATACATGCTGGGCATTGACCCGGTGTAATTTCGAGAGTAGGTCGCCTTTTCATCGAGATATGGAAGTGGCTCTTGTGTCTCACTTCCAAGAAGAGGCAGATATCCTCCTGACATTACTTGTCGATAAAAGTTGCAAAGACAAAAAATAATGCTGAAACTTTTGTGTCTTGTCGCATTTCTCCTTCTTGCCTTTCTTTTGTTTTTTGTCTTTGGCTTTTTCTTTTCAAAGAGACCGAGAGAAAATTTTGGGGTATTTGACCCTTCCACTTTGAAAACAGGAGACGTCGTTCTCTTCTCTGGAAAGACATTCCCGGAGCGCATCATCTGCTTTTTGACTCATTGTGAATTCAGTCACTGTGCGATGGTCGTCCGAACAAAGGACAACATATTCCTTTGGGAGGCCGACATTGGGCAGGGAAAGAAAAAGGGACCTCGAATAATACCTTTTGACCAAAAGCTCAAAAGATACAAGGGGTACAAAACGGCAGCTGTTGTCCGTATCAAAAAAGAACTTGACATGCCTGGCTTTTTGAGAGCAGCAGAGAAAAACTTTGACTTGACAATGGACGAGTGCATGTTTGCTTATTTTCTGGGAAGGTCAGAAAAAGACGAGAGTGTCTTTTGCTCAGAGTTGTTGGCGAGGACTCTGAGAGACTCTGGAGCTTCAAAGAAGGGAGAATTATGCCGCGGAGTCTCACCTTCTTGCTTCCTGAACGGTTTCGATGGACTTTTTTCAGAACCAGAATATTTTTCTTGGTGAGACAATAATATATTTATCTCTCTGATAAATATGGACCAAGACATCGGACTTTGGATTGATGGGTTGCAGTACGTTTGGGATGAAAAGAACAAAAGGAGACTCTACATTGTCCCAGAACACTTTTTCCTTGTGGACAAGGACAACAAAGTCTCGCGTTTTTTGAGGGGTAAAGAGCTTTTTCTCTTTCCGATGCCAAAGGGTTGTTTCAAACAACTCGCCGCTGTGTATACTGGCCCGTTAAACATGGCAGAGATCACCAAAATGTTCGGGAAGGGTTCCCTGAGAATGGAAGGGAATGTTTTGAACAAACTGAGACCTGCAAAACACTCGGGAACGTTTTGGATTGGTCAACATTCAAGGACCACAATTCCTTACATCTTTTATGGGAAAGATCCAAAGGCCGTGAAAAGTCCCATAGTCGACGTGAAATCATGGGAAACATACGAGAACGTTTGGGATCTCCAGAAAAAGAAACATCTCTCAAAGAACCAAGTTATCCAAATCCACACGGACATTTTGCAAAGGAGGGGAAACTACAAATATTTTTGGCAAAACTTTAGCGACAAGGCAGCCATGGAATTGGGGAGACAAGTGAGTTTTGTATCTTTTGCATTTTTCCTTTTGTAATGTCTGCCTTTGGAGACGGACCTGACCCAACTCAAATTTATGTCGCTGCCATTTCTTCGGGAATGGCCACAGGAGCCCAGAGTTTTGTCCCAATGTGGTTTGTGGGAACTAAAAAGGGAGATGTGAGGACAACTTTTGGAAGAAGGATGAATGTACCTATAAAATCCCTCTTTTTCGGGACAAACTGGAGCACCTATCGTTTCGCAAGAGTCAAGGGAGGAGATTGGCAACCGATATGCATTTCTTCTTCGAGAGAACCGCAAGATTCCGAAAATGATGCGTGTTGTCTTGTGAATTCGATGCCTTTCAAATGTCAGGAAAACCACTGGAAGATTCACCACCACCAATCCCATCCATCTCAAAGGGGATGGTTCTGAAAATATATTTGCAAATATATTTTAGAAGGACGGGCTCCTGCCTTCCTCGTCCTTTCCGGAAGACTTTCTCTTTTGCACCTTCTTTTTGGGAGAAGCGGGCTTTTTCTTCGGCGAGGCAGGCTTTTTCTTGGGAGAAGTTGCCTTCTTCGCCTTGGGAGGCTTCACGCTAAAGTATTGGGGACCCACAAGCTGAACACCGCCACCCGAAAAGATTCCCTTTCCGAGAAGGTGATGAAGTTCAGCATCGTTCTGAACAGCCAGCTGGATGTGCTTGACAGCAATCCTCACCTTCTTCGAGTCGCGAGAGGCGTTTCCGGCAAGCTCGATAATTTCGGCAATGATATACTCGAGAACAGCGGCAAGAGCAATACCAGCGGTCGCCGAGACTCTGTAAGCACAAGCGTGCTCGCGAATCAGCCTCTCGGAACGAGCAACAGAGAGTTGGAGACGGGCCTTGATTGATCGGGACTCACCCTTTCCGTCTCCGGCCTGTGAAGCGGTGATCGCCTTTCCGGCTTGAGCATGAGCGTGCTTACCAAGTTCGCCTCCGAGAAGAGCAACAGCGGCAGAGGAAATAGCCCTTCCGTTGATGGTCTTGCTCTCGGTTCCCACAAGAATAGCTGCATCCTTTGAGATGGCCTTTCCCAAAAAGATGGCGATGTTATCGAGTTCTTCAAGAGCTTCAGCTCGAATTGATTGGTCAGGATGAACCTGAGCGAGGACCCTCCGAATGCCGACCTTGAAGTTGATATCCTTTGACGGCTTCTTGCGAGCGGACGCATCTTCCGACTTCTTCGACTTCTCTTTCGTTGCTTTGGACGCCATTACAAAAGATTATAACTAATTTTTTTAAAAATATTATACACACAAGATATTTTGTCAAAAATTTTTGATAAAGATTTCGTCGAGGGGGATTGTAATGTCCAAATCAGGAAAAAAGACTCTTGCCCGTCCCCTCGGTCACCTCGCTTCTTTTGTTCACAGCAAGGAAACCCAACTCCCGAAAGCGACTACCCAGCATCTTCTGAGGAAGGCTGGTTCTCGTACATCCGCTGCGGATGCCTTTGAACCCATCACTGGTTTCGTCCACATGAAGCTCGAGAAGCTTCTCGGAAAGGCTCTTCTCTCGATGCAGTTTGCCAAGAGGACCACTCTCCTCAAGGAAGATGTTCAAAAGGCTGCCGAGATGATGCATCTCCCCGTCTTTGCCATTCCCTCAAAGAAGGAGACTGGTGCCAAGGGTTCTGTGTTTTTGTCTTGCCGTCAGTCTGGTTCCGGCTCCGAACTCAAGGGTAAGGAAACCAACGTCCAAGAGATTCGCAAGCAGCAGCGTCAGACTTGCATGATTATCCCCAAGGAGAGGTTCAGGACCATCGTCAAGGAGATCGCCGACAAACTCTCTGTTGCCGAAAGCGTCCGCCTCAGCGAGAAGGCGCTCGACCTTCTTCAGGTGATTGTAGAGTCTTGCACTGTCCGTCTCCTTGAGAAGGCTCTTGCTCTGACCATGGAGGCTGGAAAGGACAGAGTCACTGGTCGCCACATTGAGGCTATTTTCCTTATCGAACATGGCCCGCTATAAGCACAAACTAAACAATGTGTAAGAATGTCGTCTATTCAGACCATGAATCTCTTTGATGAGATGGCCCAAACCATCAACAACGATATCAAAAATATCAAGGATACTCTCGAAAGACTCCGGTACGAAAAGGCTTGGATTCTACAGATTCTAGCGGACAAAAACTTTCAAAATATTTCATAATATTTTATTACTGATGTCTCTTTGCCACCACAAACTTCCTCCTTGCTTCGCCAAACCTCTTGACTGCATTCTCGTCAGGTGAAACTCCAGACATTTCACACGCCACCAGAAACTCTTGCAAGAGTTTCTCTTCTGCCAGTGCCTTGGATTGTTGTTCCTTCATCTCGAGTTGTACCTTCAAGAGTTTCTCTGCCTCTTCGATGTGAGCAAGTCTTTGCAAAAGGAGTTCCCTCATTTGCCTGGTCTGCTGTTCCGACAAATTTGCCACACGTCCATCAACCACAACCTTCTTTGTCACGGCCTTCTTGCTGGGAGAAGTTTCAACAGTTTCGTTCTTCCTCTTGCCGAGAGAGCAAAGTCCATAAGAGTAATGGTCCATGATGTCACACTGCATCTTCGTGATGAACAAAAAAATATAAATGTTTCAAGTTGCGGTTGATTCATAAAATATTAACGAATAATATTTAGTTGATGACAACATCCTTCTCATTCAGCCATGATAGACTATCTCGAATTTTGACCTTTTCCTCATAGGTGTAAATATCGGGAAAGTTCAACTGGATACGGAAGTCTCTGGGAGTGAAACCCTCGACAGACTTTCCCCAACACCATCCTGCTATGTCGTACAGTTGCTCGTTTCCGATGTACTCTGCAAAGTCCAACAGAATGTTGTACCTGTCCGTAGGCCCGAACGCATCAATGAGTTCTTGGTTCTCCTTTTGAAGGGAGAGAGCCTCTTCCCTGAGACTCTTGTATTCCTCCTTCTCTTCGTCTGAAATAACAGACTTGTAGTTCTCGGCAAGCAACTCACGAAGTTTGTTCATCTTCACATCTTTGGGAGCTTCAGGGTTCCCTTGGTTCCAAAGAAGCCATTCAACACCAGTCACGCAGTAGAGGTAGTGAAATCCCACAGTTTGACACTCTCCATTCTCATCTGTCTCTCCCTGAACATGCGGGAACACTTCCTCCTCAAATTCGGAAAGACTTTGGAGAGAAGAACACACTTCGAAAAGAGATGAAGGAATTCGGAACTTTCTGCCCTTTGGTTCAGAGGAGACAATATCCTCTTGCGGACAGACAACGGGAGTATGATGTCTGCCAATGGGAAGAGTATGCCTAGTCAAAGAAGAGACACGAGCGTCATACTCGTTCTTCTTGGCTGCGTACTCGTTCTTTAGCTGAGAAACATAAGACTCGTACTTGACATCCTTTTGTTCTTCGGTCCAACCCTTGTGTTCCTCGGTCTCCTTACCCTCAACCATGCCATTCTCCTTGTAAAAATCGTTCCTCGACGTGATAACGAGGGAAGGCCCATCGGGAAGAGAGACACGCTCGGCACTTTCGTTTGTATACCACTCACGGGAAAGGAGGACAGAGTCAGTGGAAGTGAACCAAGTGTCAGACATAGTTTTCTTTGTGTTGTTCCGAATATTTATTTTATGCAAAGCTCCACATATTTTTCTTTCGATAGTGTAAGAGAAAGCATGTCGTTTCAATCAGGCCCAGCAATATCGCATCACGGCCCCTGGTATAATCTCGACTGGGGTATCGGGACGCCCCAGAGAATTGTGGGTCCCAGTTATGTCGGTCGTTCATTCCAACCATTTTCCGGAGGCTCGGAAGCGCCGTTTTATGAGTCCCGGAGAGATTTGGCACGTCCATGGATGCCGTACTCGACTGTCCCGATCCCTGTTGGAACGATCGATAACATATACAGCTGTACAACTTCTTCATGGGACAATCTTGCCCCTGACCGCGCTCCGTGCAAAAGACCCGAAGAATCGCCCATCGGGACCACAAATTGGCGCCGGTGGTGTTAAATAGGGAGTTTATAGCCAGAAACAGGTCTTGTGAATATTTTACATGTAAAATATTTTCCCTCTGTTTTATTCTCTATAAGGCTCTCCTTCCCAAAGAACTCTTACGGCAGGCGTTTCGTGGTCTTTGACGTGGGCGAGAAGCAATCTTCTCCATTCCTTTTCTTCGTTCCAAACATCTTTTTGGAGGATACGAATTACAGAATAGCCGTTTTTTATGGCGCACTCCTCTTTGTATCTGTCCCTTTTTTGATATTCTTCCGGAGACTTCCAATTCGAAACCTGTTTGTAGTGTTGCTCTCCGTCCAACTCGATGATTGTCTTGGAAACGCAAAAGTCAAAAGGTAAACATTTTCCTGTTTCCGGGTTTTTGCACCATGGAACTCTGAATTGGTGGATGGTGTTTCGGAAATTCTCTTCGAGAAAAGAGAGAACTTTCGCCTCCGATTTGTTCTTACATTTCGGACACCATTGTCCCGACGATAAGCGGTATGGAATTCCCGAAAATTTGTGTTTCTTTTCACATTCAAACCAGCACTTTTTTTCCGAGCCTAAAAATATATCTCTCGGACTCCCTCTATTCCTTTCATTGTCCCAAAACTCGGCTTTTTTGTGACTTGCGAAACTTTTACCAAAACACATTTTGCATTCGTTCGAAGAACAGAGTTTACCGTTAGAACAGTATGGACAAAATGTGCCGTTAGAAATATTGCTTAACTTTGCTTCGAAAGAATGACCGCAATTTCCGCACTCGAACCAAAATTTTTTGTTTGAACTCACAAACATCTCTCTGGGAGTCTTTTTGTTTTTTTCGGTGCTCCAATACCTGGCTTTTTTGTGACTTGCGAAGCTCTTTTCGAAACACGCTTTACAGTCATCGGAACTGCAAAGTTTCTTGTTTGGGCAAAAGGGACAAAATGTCCCCCGCGAAACGTTGTTAAGTGACGTTTCAAAATAGTGCCCACATTTTCCACACCTGAACCAATACTTTTTTCCTGAACTTGCGAATACTTCTCTCGGTGTCAGATTGTTCTTTTCGGTACTCCAATACTTGGCTTTTTCGCGATTGGCGAAACTCTTTTCAAAGCACATCCCGCATTCACCGGAAGTGCAAAGTTTCTGGTTTGAACAAAAGGGGCAAAAATACCCACTGGAAATATCATTCGGCCTCATTTCAAAATTATGGGTACATTTAGGACAAACAAACTCCAACTTTTTGGCACTGCTTTTGGAAACCAACAAAGGATTTTCCTGGCCTTCCACCATATATTTGGAGTTTTCTATTGACGCGAAACTTCGGACAAAACAAGGTTCGCATTCTTCCTTCCCGCACAAAGTTCCTCTCTTTCTGGTTTCGCAATTCATCTTGTTTTTCTGACTTCTCTTTTTCAGCCTTTCACTTTTCCCAAAATATAAAAAGTATATTTTATTGGATGATGTAGAGTTTCGCACTTGATCTCGAGACAGCTGTATATGCACATCGAAACGCATCGCTTTTTGTCCAATTACTCAATATGTCTCCTAGGTCCACAAAAACATTAGTGTAGCTGCTGCCTTGCGCCCGATGCGTCGAGCTCGAGTACGAATAACTGATGGGCGGCGCAAAGCTATCGGCAATTCTGTAAAACTCCTTCCATTCTTTCTTCTTCCTATCCTCTTCGTCTTGCTCCTTCCCCTCTTGGTCGGGCAAAACTTCGCTTGGGTCGAGTCCCATATGAGCTGCCTTGTAAACCCTTTTCATTTCTTTGCATCTCTCGTCATACATCTTCTTGTCTTTCTTTTGGACGATGTAGATGATGTCAACTCCTCCAGAAGCTTTCGGACTTTTGATGAGAAGTTTGTAGGCCCAAAGTCCATCATAAAACCAAGGATGGTCATACCTTCCTGTCTCAACAGAGAGAACTGTCGTCCTTTCGCAAGTGGTGTATTTCACTCCATTCTTGGTCTTCTTGTCGTGACCTCCAGAAATGAAGTAGCTATGGAACATCATCTTTTCACCCTGAAGATACGGGTTCTTTCGACTTCTCTCTCCAAAGAGTTCGAGACGAATGGCACAGTTGTACTCGAATACGACTCTATTCCTCCAAGCTAGGATGACCGTCGACTCATCTTCGTTCGAATCTTTCTGAACAAATTCAGAGATGAGATACTCCCTGTTTGGAACGATAAAGACTGAAGCGTCTGGGTTCTCAGAGTTTATTTGCCAAGAATCCGGATATTCTATCTTGTGAGAGTCAACAGCCTCTCGGAAAAGCTTGTGAGCGAAAGAGATGCTGTTGTCGCTGGCTCTCATGTTCTTTGTGAGACTCAGCTTGTTATTGGGAGACACCAAGTCAAATACGGGAGAAGAAGAGCTTCCAACGGGAGGAAGTTGGTGTTTATCGCCAAGAAAGAGAACTTTCGCCATATGATGGCGAGACCAATCTCCGATGTAATCCAAGAGTTTTCTCTCAATCATGGAACATTCATCCACAACCAACAGTTTGACATATTTGGTGTTTTCGAGCTCCGTGACTCTCTCCATCTTCCCATTCCCTTCCTTGTCATAGACAAACTGGAGTCCGAGAAAACGATGGATTGTCACGACGTCGAAGCCCTTCATTCCCGTTCTCAGAACTTCCGCCGCTTTGTGTGTGGGACAAGCAAGGGCAACTTCATCTCTTTGGAAGTTTTTTATACAAAAGCGTCTGACTGTTGTCGTCTTTCCCACTCCTCCGGCGCCAAACAAAAGAACGCAGTTCTTTCGGAAGTTTGTCGATGGATCACGAGCCATGAACTTCTCAAGACATCTTGTGATGCGTTTTTGGTCTTCGTTCAGTTCAAACTCTTCCTGCATCTTTCGTGAAAAAATAAATCCAAAATATTTTTTCTTCGTTTGACCTCAACAAAGTAATGTCTCCTCTCCAGATTCTTCTCGCTGCTCTTCTGCTTCTGTTTGTGATCTGGCTACTTCAGGGAATGTTTTCAGGTGGAATCCTTACCATCCTCGTCCTTCTCGCCGTCGGTCTCTTTGTTTGGTGGCTGATGATGGGACACCAGTACCACTATTAGAAAAATAATAATATTATTTTTATCCAAAGGTTGACTCTTCCGAATAGAGCAAACAGAGAATCTGCTCATTGTCCTCATGTTCCTTGACCAATTCGCCCATTGTTTTTGTCATTAGTAGTGGTCGTCTCTTTTCAGAACTCACAACTGTCAGTGTCTTGTCATTTGGACAATACTTTCGAACTTCAGCCATTGTATGGGCAAAAGTCGTGTCCTTGTGAATGATAAACTTTTCTTTTGAAAGGTAAGATTCACCACGAAAAGGATAAAATATTACTGCAACCCTTTCAGGGAACCGTCTCGCCAGAATGTTTTTTATTTTGTTCCTTTCTTGGTCTGACAACATTCTTACTCTTTACACCTTGTTGGTCTTTGACCAACTCGCAAATAAAAAATACAAGTATTTTTTATACCCTCATCTGAAGCGCCTCTCTGGTCAAATTTGACTCTACTTTTTGAACGGAGACGCGAGTGTGAAGCTGGATTTGCCCGTCCCAAAGGAGACCGAGAGCTTGAAATTTCAAAGTCCAAACGTCTTCCTTTTGCCCAAGAAAAACTCGAAACTCATCCTCATTGATGGAATCTCGAACTTCTTCGATGTGATTTTCGGCGTAGTTTACAGCATCTTCTTTGTCATTTGAGAAAAAGAGACACTTTGCTTCCCCAGGCCAAGAGGGTTCGACTAGAACGACATACACAGAAGGGAAAAGTTCTTGCTGCTCCATTTGCTTTCTTTTGAGCACAAAGGAAAAAGAGTTTGTGATATTTTATACTTGGATAAAATATTTATTTACACCAGAAGCTTCCGAGAGAAAGAGACTCCTCATCCTTTCGAACTTGAATAGCCTCGATAAGGGCACGAATCTTTCCGTTTCTCTTGTTTGTCATCTTTTTACCCTCATACTTTTTGAGAGCTTCGAGGTCATTTGCATTCTCCCTCTCTGTGTTTTCTCGGACAAGTGCCCTACACTCTTCCATAAAGAGAAAAGCTGTTTGGTCGAGTTCACCTGACCTTTGAAACTTGCTGGAGAGGATTTGTACCATATTTTCAGCGTCTTTGCAAGAGAATGAAACTATCGCATGGCAACTTCTTTCCTCTCCATGAACAACGTGAAGTTCATAACAGTCGAAGCATCCATAAGCGGTGAGTTGGACGAGTTGCATGTTTTTTGTTGTGGTGAAAAGAACTATGAAAAGTTGATTGATGAAATGCAAGGTAAAAATATACCAGTATATTTTTATGTCTGTTTATGGAAGAGGACTACCTTTTCAGTAGTTTTACATCCAAAGTCTTCGACTGTTCTCTCCCAGGCGAGAGTTTTGTCTCCATCGAAGTAGTGAATGTTTGAGACATAGCGAAGTCTCGCTTTGTGTGTTTTTCTGTCCAAGTGGTGCCGGAATGCCAGAACATCATCGCTTTTGTATCCGCATGCTTTGCATATGAACGTACTTTTGTTGTCCTTGAGATAGTGTTTCTTTGTGATGTGTTCGCGAATCTCGTTCTCGAAGTTTGTTTTGAAGTTGCAAGCGTCGCAAACAAACTCGAAGTCTTTTTTTAGATGGGAAATGTCACCCATTTCAAGCTCTATTAATATTTGCGAAAATATTATTCTGCTTCGGTGCCATTGGCTCGCTAATCGTCTTCTTCCGGTGCTTCATCTTCGCGAATTCTTTCTGCAAATTTTCTTGCGGAATAGTGAGAAGATGTCTTGTCAGCGTTTCTGAAACCAAACTTCTTCATAGTCATGTCAAAAGCAAGTTCCTCATTTCCCCCGAAATATTCTATGTGAGATACGTAATACATTCTCACGCTATGCATTTTCTTTTTTATGTGCTGCACCATTCCGATGGTGGTATTACAGCTAAAGTCACAACTGGCGCAAAACATTTCCACTCTTGTTTTTCCTGGATCGTCATGTTCTCCCGAACAATGATGAATGAACGCATTATCATCTGATGTCGCAAAACCACATGTCCGGCAACCAATGCCGAAATTTTTGGGATTATATACACGTCTCGTTTTTTGTGTCTTCTCATTTGAACCTTCAAGCTTCCCAAAAGAATAAGTTTTTTTCTCCTTTGACTCCAAAAGAATTTTTACCTTTGCGGAATAAAAAGTCAAGATCGCCTCTTTTTCAGAACACATAAAAAACTCTTTTCCTCTCGCAACTTTGAAAGACTTTGAAAAAGTCTCGATGACTTCTTTCTCTGCTGAATGGATGTCAGCAACCTCAAAAATCTCAAGTACACGAATATCTTTTCCGTAGCTCTTTCTCCTATTTTCCCAATCCGAGGACTTTCCGACTTTGTAAATCCCGTCTTTCCAAAACGCATCGTCACGAACGAGATAGACAACTCCAGCCATCTTTTTCTTTGTTATAATTGTATGGTGTAATTCAGCTAAAAATAAAGAATATTTTTATATTGTGATTGTGAACTTTTTTGAGACTCAAAGTTTTCTTTCCGGTGAATTTTTTCGCATTGTGTTCGTGTTGTGCAGTATCATCACCTTTTCTGCTGTTTTGTATCCAAAGTCTTCGCTTACTCTTCGGAAAGCCATACCTTCGTCTCCTTGAAAACAGTAGATGTTCGAGATGTATGTCAAAAGCGCTTTGTGCGTCTTCTTATCCGTATGTTGCCAAAATATGTTGGGACTTGTACTTTCAAAGTCGCAAGCAGCGCATTTGTAACACGTTGCACATTCACGAGAAGAGTTGACATGTTCTTCCAGAATGTGTTTTTTGAATAAATTCTCGGCCGTTGTGCTGAAGTCGCACGAACTGCAACTGAACTCGAAATCTTTCTTCAAATGGGAGAATTTCTCCATCGTTCTAAACTCTATTAATATTTGCGAAAATATTATTCTGTTTGCCATCTACCAACAATCAGTTCTATGACTCTCTTTGTATTTTGGGATGGTTTTCCCAGCCTGAAACATGCACAAAAAACGTGCTCTATTACTTTCTCAAGCCTCGAGAAAACACACTGCATAAAAAGAGCCGTTCCAACTGAATCTGTCCCTCTTTTTATGTTTTCCAAATACCTTGAAATCTCTCTCAAAAATATGAGAGCTTTTGACTCTGGATCTGCAACTTTTTGTTGGGAAAATACAGAAAATTTTCTGAGGAATGACATGAACACGGACATTTTCATCATATCCGGAAGGGAAGACTCCATAGGAAAATCTTTCACAATGAGCTGACACCCCAAAGAAACAGTTTCATGAAACTTTTCTCTTTCCCTTTCTGTCTTCCACCACTCCCAATATCCAAAACACAAAGAACGAGACGCAGCAGTTCCCTCTTGGGAAAGAGATAGGTGCTCCTCAATAGTGGTCACATAAGTTACCGGATTGAAGCCATCCAGACCGATACGATACACAGGAGAACATCCAGAACACCCCAATGTTTTCCCGGTCTTCTTATGAAGTTCGCAAATGCCGAGTTCGTTCATTTTCTTCACTTTCTCTTCTGCCTCTGCCATTCTCTTTCTGTGGACAACATCGGACAAAAAGACGATAAGGTACAAAAAGTTTTGTCTTGAAAAAATATACTTGTGGTTCAACCATGTTATACAACATTTTCCTCCAACCTCAGTAAATTTCTCGCAAATGGATTCAAGCATCAGCTTCATCCAGTGCAAAAATTCTCTCTTTTTGTTCTTTTGCGAGCAGCAGAGACTTCTGGGACGCAAAAAGTGAACATCTGGCAGTTTTGTTTCTGAAGGAAGAGGAGATTGGCATTGTTTGAGATATTGGGAAAGAACATGAGCCAGGTGTTCGAGTTTATCTTCCTGAAGGTCGTTTTCTCCATCCATGTTCACAAAATGTTTTCTGCTGTTTTTGTGCCTTTCGTAGTGCGTCTTGTCTGTTCCGTGAAAGTCGCAGACTTTGCAAACAAAGAGAGGGGTCCGGCTATCACCAACGACTCTTGAGTGCTTTTTTGACCTAAGATGCGCTTCATAATTGCATTTGATGTTTGTATTGTAGCCACAAGAAGCACATGAGAACATTTTGCTTTGGGGAGAAGGAGGATTGAGAACATTTTTATGACTCTTTGACTTTTTGTGAGCTCTCAGGCATGCCTGAGAGCTGAATTTTGCATTGCATGCCTCACATGAAAATTCTTCCATGACTTACCCAAGTATTTGCAAAACATAAAATAATATTTAATAAAATTATGAAACTGACTACCGATGCCTTCGGCGAGATGCGTGGTTTTTGCAAGAATATTTTTTGACGCAGGACCTGGGACAGCTTTCAAAAACCAAAATGGAGGAGGAGCACTCGTCTGTTTGCAAGATGTTGTACGAGATATTTTATGTTTTTGATAGGGTCTAAAAAAGACGCATGAAGAGTTTTCTACTATTTTGTCAGAGGGTCAAAAAGATGCGTCACAAATTTCTATGTTTTTGTTTTTTGGCATTGTCAAAAATCCAAGGTCTCAAGCAAAATATTTTTCCACATTTCCAATATTTTTTGAACTTCCATTCGTAAAAAATATTTTATAGTTCCCTCTCATCCCTTCTTCTCGTCTTAATAATACCTAGTGAATACTCGAGTTCCAAAAACTTCTTCATGCTTTTCAAGTTCTTCCTCGTCTCATTTCCCAACTCTGTCGCCGGAAGTTCTTCCAGTTTTGCTAGTGCCTTTTTGAACGGCTTCACATCTTTCTTGTTGTGCCTTTTGAGGATTTCAATGGCTGATTCGTGAAAGTCATCAGCGACACCGTCAAGTTCTCCAAAAGGGCACCCTTCGCATTGAAAGGATGCAAAGAGTTCTTGAGCAACCAAAACGTAGTTGTAACTCTCGAAATAGACGACAAAGTTTTTCTGCTTCTTTTGCCCTTGGATAATAAGAAGTTTCCAACTCTCTCCGGACCTGGAAGCGACAAGTTGCACAGAGTTCCTGTTGTTCATCTTACAGACGAAAGGAATGAAATGTTTTGTATTCTGGATGATTCTTCAAAAAAATATTTCAAATATTTTTATTGCTTCTTCTCAAGGACAAAAGTCGATGGACTCTCTGCGTATCTCCGAAGGTTATCAACGCTTGATTTATCCACAGAACTTTTCACCAGCTTCTTTGCTTGCTCAAAAATATCCTGTTCTGTCCAAAGGTTTTTGACGACAGGTTCTTCGTAGTCTCTGACGTTCTCAATGAGGAGTTTCTTCCAATCTATTTTGTCGTCCCATACGTCCTCTTGCAAAAGACGAAGAACGGAATAACCATTCTCAACAGCGCAAGTTTCCTTGTACCTGTCGTTCTTTTGGATACATTCTGGAGTTTGCCAGTTGGATATTTGTCTGAAATGTTGGGGACCGTCCAACTCGATGATCGTCTTGGAGACACAAAAGTCAAAAGGCAAATATTTTCCTGTTTCTGGGCTTCGACACCATGAAACTTTGAATTGGGAGTCAACATCATGAAAAGTCTCTTCGAGAAAACAGAGAAGTTTGTGTTCTGACTTGTGTTTGCATTTCGGACACCAACATCCCGAAAACACGTTGTTGAGCGTCGACGCAAATTTGTGCCCTTTTTCGCAAACAAAGAAGTATTTTTTATTGCATTGTTTGTAGACTTCCCTCGGAGTTTCCAAATTTTCAGGACACCAAAACATCGCTTTTGGATGAGACGCAAATGATTTGGTGAAGCAAAAAGAGCAATCTTGGGCTTCGCAGAGAAGGCGCCCCGAAGGACAACAATAAGGGCAATATTTTCCATTCAAGACATAACGAGGAATCGTTTCGAATGGATGTTGGCAGATACGGCAAACGAACCAGTATTTTACCTTTGTGTCTCTGGAAACTTCTCTCGGACTCTTTTTGTTTTTGGTTGCATCCCAATAAGAAGACCTTTCATGACCCGCGAAACTCCTATCAAAACACATTTTGCAATCTTCTGAACCGCAAAGTTTTCTACCGGAACAAAAAGAACAAAACTGTCCTTCCGACGCTCTCGGAACATTCAACTTCAACTTAAATGCGTGGTTGCATACGTCACAATTAAACCAGTAATCCTTATTGGAGAATTTGAACACGGCTCTTGGACTAACTTTATTTTTGGACAGATCCCATAATGAAGATTTTTCGTTGCTTGCGAAACTTTTGCTGAAACATATTTTGCACTCTTCGGAGTCACAGAGCGCTTTGCTCGAACAATAGGGGCAAAATTGCCCGTTCTGGACACTGCTAATTTTTGTTCGAAAGGAGTGATTGCAAACATCGCAGATAAACCAGTAGTTTCCATCCGAACACCTGGCGGCTCCCCTTGGGCCGAGTTTGTTTTTAGTTGCATCCCAGCATGAAGACCTTTCATGGCTTGCAAAGCTTTTACTAAAACATGAGCCGCAATCGGCAGAATTACAGAGTTTCCTGCCGCAGCAATAGGGGCAACCTCTTTTTTCTGCTGAATGGGTTACTTGCCAAAAAACGTGCCCGCATTCTGGGCAATCAAAGGACAATTTTTTGACTCCGCATCTTGGAATTAAGAGAGGATTTTCTTGTCCCGCTGAGAGATAATTTGCTTTGCTGCTGGATGCGAAGCTTCTGACAAAACAATGTTTGCATCCAACATCCCCACAAAGTTTTCCTCTTTTTTTGGTGCTGCAATCCATCACGCCAAAATATTGGAAACTTACGCTTCTTATTCTTTTGAAACATAATCATGAATATGTTTTTATTGCTTCTTCTCAAGAACAAAAGTAGACGGACTCTCCGCGTATCTCCGGAGGTTTTCGACGCTTGATTTGTCCACAGATGACTTCACCAACTTTTTTGCAAGCTCAAAGTGCCCATTTGTCACGTTAAAGTTGACGACGCTCGCTTGGAGAGCTCTTTGTGACGCTGCACTGTATTTGCTGTACAAAAGCTTCAAGTCTCCCAAGCAACTCTTTTGTCCTGTGCTTCCGACAATGTCAAGCTCTTTCAGAACTTGATCATCAGTTCCCAAAGTTCCTGGTGTATCAAACCATTCGGAAAGCTTCCTTTTATCTTCAGCATCCAAAGTGTTCCAGAAAGTTTCGGCTGCTTCACAAGGAAGAGTTCTCTCCAGGAGCTTGGTGACACTCACAGGGTTCGAAGTCACACGGACAAAGGGAATTTCTCGCTTCTTTCCGAGAGGCATTACGGCCTCTGCCCCAGTGACTCCGATCGCCTCCGGTTGACTTCCAGCAAGCCAAGAGAAGACTTGTCCCATATCAACTCCAAAGACAGAAAAAGGGACGTTGACGGATCTTCTCAGGAGGAACTCAAAGAGAAGAGAAGGCTCAGAGACTGGATACTCGAATGCAGCTCCAGTCGAACTTCCCCATGTCGTCAGGAGACTGCTCCTCCCGGAAGACAAGAGTTTCACAAGATTCGAAAACTCTTCTCTTTTCTCTTGGGCAGACTTTCTCGGGTCATAATCTGAGCCCGTAACCTTTGACCATGCGTTCTTTGAAAAGTCGAGGATTCTTCGAACAGTGGAAGGACTCAGATCAATCTCTGTAGCAACAAAAAACTGCTCTACTCTCTTCATTCCGGGAACGGTGAGGAGTGTAACACTTTCCATGACTCTTGGATCGTTCACGAGGACCAAAAGATCCTGCCAGGGAGTGTCTTGCAAAATGGACATGTCATAACCCTTTGAAAGGAGATGCTGTTCGACAAATTTGTAAAGAATCCTTTGTTGTTTTTGAAGCGAGGGCTTTGTTTGCATTCCGGCATACAGTTCAGGCGGAATTTCTGGAAGAGCGCTCTTGTCCTGTTGGTGGATCTCCGTGATAAAAGATGTCATCACGACCATCTTTTGTGGGAAAGTTTGTCCTTCAAAAAGTTCAAGAAAGACGTCGTGGATGTTTGGGTCATTCAAATTCAGAATGGGATATACGCTCTTGTTCAAGAACTCTTTATTGGCAAATTTGACGAGAAGAATGTCGGGAGAAGACAAGAACCTAAAGTCCATCCTGTTTTTCTGGAATGCTTTCAGCAAATCATCCGGACCCAACGATAGAGTGCTCAAAAAAGTTCCGTATCTCTGGCCAGATTTCAATGGGAAGGTGTAACGCATAAAAGTGTTGTTTTCTACGGCCTGGGACGCTGTCTGTTGTATTACGCTCTTAAAAAGCCGTGCAATGTCACTTCCAGAGTACATCTCTTTCTCACAGATTTCAGCGAGAGCCCTCAGCCTTGGTTCATCCAAGTTTCTGATAAGATTGCTGTAGGGCGGAAGTTTCCAGAATTCCGCCCTCTTTTCAGGTCTCTTGCAAGGTTCGCCGATTACTTTTGAAGTTCCAGTTTTTCCGAGAGACTCACAGAACCTTTGAAGTGAACGAGTGTCTGTGACCTTTTTGAGACCGTCAAAGTGAGTGGTCAAAAGAGCCATCATTTGGTCATAAATGTCCTCTTTTGATGGAAGGTCAACAAGAATGGAAGTCGTAAAACGACGAAGAACTGCGGGGTCCAAATTCCATGGATAATTCGTGGCTGCAATCATTGCGACGTTGGGGTACGAAACAATTCCATCCATCACCTGCAATAGGGCATTAACAGTCGTGGCAGCAAACTTGTCGTCCGAACGATTGCCTGCGATAGAGTCAAACTCATCCAAAAAGATGACTGACAAAACATCCGTGCTTTCCTTGCTCGCGTCAGAGTTCAGTTGTTTCGAGAGACTACAGGCTTCTTTCGAAGCACAAGTAAACATTGAAGTTATCATCTTTTCAGACTCTCCGAAATACTTTCCTTTGAGCTGGGAGGCTGAAGGAGCATAAAAGAGGATTCGAATATTTCCAGAACTCGAGAGTTCGTTGATGGATGCACGAACGATGTTCGTCTTTCCCGTTCCCGGAGGCCCGTACAAGAGGATTCCTTTTGTCGGGTCTCCGTACAACTTTGGATATTTCAGAGTGTTGATGAGTCCATCCTGAAGTTCTTTCTTTGGTCTTTCGAGACCGATGACAGAGTCGAACCAGTCTCGACATTCTTTTCTTCCTTGCTCGAAAATTATTGGAGAAAAACTTTTGCAGAGGGAATCAGTGTCGTCTTCCGAAACGTACCGTGAGCGAACATCATCTTTTGCAATCTGCAGTCTCTTTTGAAGTCGGATGGATTCTTTTTGGATATCGATGGTCTTTCCTCCCACATTCAAAGTCTCAACGCCAGAGGCAACTGACGCTTCCAAAAGAGTCCCGAGAGCCGTAAGTTGAGACAAAAGCCCGACTTCGTCATTTGCGGCCTCTGCTGCCGAAATTCTTCCTTGTATTCTTGACCACGCGGCGGAAATATCTCGAAGGTCCATCTTTAACACAAAGTTTTTTATTGGCAAAAGATAAAAAACATTCATCTATTCGAGAAAACTGTGGACCTTGACAGCCCCAACTCTTCCCAATCTCTGAGCTCTCCCGATTGCTTGGCGTCGGATGTAGTCTTTCATATCATGCAAAAGGATGACATCTGTGGCTGATTGAAGGTCGATACCACTCGCGTTGAACTTGGCGTTTACAAGAACAATACGAAGAGCTCCTTCCATAAACTCTGCGATGACGCGTTCTCGGACACTCTTGTGGCCCTTTATCATCCCAAACTTGATGCCAAGGTCATTCAGGAGTCTCTCCACTCCCTCAAAGGAAGACTCGTGAGAACTAAAGATAAGAATACGGCGTTCTTTGTCTTTGACAAGTTCCTCGATGTGCTCAATCTTTGTGAGGACACGGTCTTCTTCCTTCTTTTCCTTGCCCTTTTCATGGGTAATCTTGCACTTCTTTCTTGGCTCTTTCGAGAGAACGATGAGTTCAGAAGCGACGAGTTCAGCTCTGCAAGTGGGACAGCTTGAGCTTGCAGTTCCGTTTCTCGTTAGCCAAGGGAAGATACAACCACCACAAAAGATGTGTTGACAACAAGGTGCAAGAACAGGCTCTGAAAGTTCCGTGCAACAGATCGGGCAAGAAGACTCGAGAGCCTCTTGCATCCTCTCCTCAAGATTTCGGATCTTTTCCTTTGTTTCAGCACGCACATCATTCCACTTCTCAAACAGGGACTTCAGATAGTCATCCTCAGAGTTTTCATACTTTTTGTATTCGACAAGTTTTCCCTTGGCCTTTACGAGTCTCTTTTGAAGCTTGTACCTCGCTGCTTCATACACGTTCTTTTCGGTTGGGTCACCGCCGAGAGATGTGATGGCACCGGCAATGTTTCCGGCTGCAATCATCTCTTGTACTTCGTTCGAAACAAAGCCTTGGACAGCGCCTCCAACTGCGTTCTCGAAACAGCGATGGACAATCTCAATGGGATGAGGAAGGTCCTGAGAAGAGATGATGTACTCTATCGGATTTTTGATGACCAAAGCGTCGATGATGTCCCTGTCCAAGTACCTCAAGATTTCTTTCAGATAGCTCTTCTTGCTTCTCTGCACAAAGTTGTACCTTTCATAAAACATGTGGTAAGTCGCAGTAATAAACCAAGAAAAACAAGCCTTCCAAGGCTGCATATTCGCAATGTGAACGGATGCGGGTTCGTCAAAGACGAACCTTTTCCAAACAAAGCCATCCATCAACCTCGCAAGATTGTTGTACATCTTGTCCGTGCAAAGAACAACAACTTCCTTTCTGGTCGCAAAGTCCCTTGAAATCTCTGCAAATGTGGTGATGTCCTTCTTTGCCAATATCTTAATGATGCGTATTCTTCCCTTTGCGAGTTTGAGAGTTTTCTCCCATTGAGCTAGGATAGACGTGGAACAAACAACAAGTGTCGCGTCCATAAAAATGTCTCGAATGCTGTCTTGTACCCCGTATTCGATGGATACAAGAGGCCCATATTGAACCCTTGTTGAGTTTCGAAAAGCAGAGGAAAGTTCTTCTTCTGTCGGTTGCATCTTTCCGAGAGCGATAAGAGTACACACAGACAACGTCTTTCCATACCCCGGTTCGTCGCCAATGATTGCAAATCTTGTGTCGATGGTGCTACCATAATGTTTGGCCTTTTTGTGCTTCTCCATCTCGATCATTCGATACACAGTCGTCTTTTGATGTTCATAGAGCTGAATGTCAAGAAAGCGAGGTTGGACAATCGTCGGGTACTCTTCCGAAAAAGTCTCTGTGTCTGAAAAACTTTCCATCTCAAAAGTTTTATACTCTTCCCTCTCGTCTTTTGGATTTTGTTCGCAAAAAATCTTTGTGAATATGTAATGTCGTCGCGTTGTGCGAATAAGCTTCAAAGCAAGAGAATCTTTGGTTCAACACCAGAGGAAATTTCAATGTCAGCGCGTCTTTATTTCCAGAGAGAAGAGAACGTCTTTGAATTTGCACGAGTCCTGGCTTGTCTGTCCGACAAAATTCCAGAGAACGACTTTGCGGATTTCACTGACCTTCTTCGAGAAAAGAGGAAGGACTATTGTTCCTTTTTTGTTTCGCAAACCCTTGGAATACCCGATCTTTCGGATAGACAGCAAGTCAAGAGAGCGTTTGCCGAGTGGTACGTTTCAAAAAAGCAAGAACAAGGAACTGTTGTGAAACTCAAGCAATGCCTTGTTGACCTCGGAATTTTCAAAACTCCTTACAAGGCCGAACAGTTCCTTCGACAAACGAGTTCCGACACGTGTTCGAGGTATCTGCTCGAGACCGGAATTCTTGAGCCGGAGATTCAGCCGTCGAAAGATTATGTTCTTCCGAGGCTGTTTATTTGGTACTCAAAGTTTGGACAGGACAAAACGGCAGTAAGCAGGGTCATGACGTGCCTAGTTGTACTCGGTGTTTTTGAAAGCAAAGGACAAGCAGAACAACAACTCAAAAACTTTGAAAGGGTGGTTTCAACCGTGAAGAACTGTGTTTCGTTTCTTGGAACTCTTGGCCTTTGGCAAGGAAAGGGAATCGTCCTTGAAGAGGACGAGATGCTGAAAACCAGACAGAGAGTCGCCCTATTCTTGGAAGCTTCGAGAGACGAAGCTCTTTCTCAGAGAGTCCGGGAATGCGCAACTCTCGCTGGTGTTTTGGGAGAGGAAGAAGAAATTCGTGTGAGCGAAACAGAGGCGTACCTTGTTTCACCAAAAGTTGTGGACTCCCTCAAAGTATCGGAAAAGAAGAAACAATGCAGAGATTATTTTATGGACATTGGGGTCTTTCCGAAAGACGCAGAGTTCATTCACCCTTCGGAAATCCACTTGTATGGACAGTCTCTCCAGTATGCATTCCGTGAAGCGAACATCCTGCAAAAGCTGAGAATTCTAGAGTGTGCCCATTCTCTCGGTATCATGTCTCAAGAAAAGGCAAAGAGGAAGGAAAAGGAACTCGAGAAGTGTCTCAAAACCCTTCGGGAAAGGGGAATCTCTGGTGTTCCTCAAAAGGCTCTCGCATCCCTTGGCGAACTTCGTGAGATTGAGATGAAGGTGAGAAGCGGAGTTTGGGACGAAGACATTGCTCGATGCGTTCAAAAGGTTTTGGGAAGCTCAGAGAGACCGGAAGTAAAGATTGGAACACTTGTAAAGAAAGAAGACAAGTTTGACAGAGACCTAAAAGAACTCGATACAAACATTTCAAGGTCTGATGCGATGGCCTATTTCCTGATGGTTCTCAAGGTTTTGGACCTTGCGCCAAAGGGAATGCTCGTGCCTGAAGTTATGGAATTTGCAGATGACCTCGCCGCGAGAGTCGACATTTGGTTCGAAGAGACGGAGAATCCGGTTCTAAAACATGAGGTTCTTGTGGCTGCCGGTTCTCTCGGCGTTCTAAACCATCCGAGATACGAAAGACTTGCAGAACAACTTCGCGAAGATTCTTTGGAATTCTTGAAAAAGAAAGGTATCACAAAGAAAAATTTGCCAGAAGTTTTCTCTTCTTCGGGTTCAAAGAGCTTTGGAATTCTGCGAGTCGCCGGAATGGCAGGTCTTTTGTCTTCAGCCGAAGTCGATGAATATCTCGAGGCTCTCGAACCACAGAGGAGGATGTGCATCGCCGGACTCAAAAAGGCGGCTTTTCTTCCCTATGTTCAAGAAGATGAAGTCGACACTTTTATGCCTCTGGCTGCTCACCGTTTCATGATGTGGGCAGAGAAAGAGTACGAAGCATCGACTCTTGATGAGACAGAGTTTTTGAACATGGCATCTTGCATCACTCTTGTGAATTCCGAAGAACAAGGGAGTCTTGTTTTCCAAGTTCCGGAATGGAAGACCATCCGCAACATTCAAAAAGACACAGTAGACAGAGTTCCATCCGGAATCCTTTTGTTGGAAAAGGAAGGAGTCGTCGAAAAGGGAACCGACATCACAGACATTGACAAAGTGGCGGAGTCAATCAACGAAAGGTTTGCCCTTGTTTTTGACCAGAAAAGCCCAGAGAAGAAACTTCTTCTTTTGAGCGCTGTTGCATCCACAGGGATCGCAGAGGCTGAAAGTCTCCAGGAACTTCGGGAGGAAGTTGTCTCCGTCAAAAGGGAAGAAGAACCAAAGGCCTTCCTTGTGACTTCTTCTCCTCCCAAACAGCTGCCGAAAGGTGTCACTTGCACAGTCGGAACTGACGGGAGATATTACTGGTTCATGAATGGTAAAAGGACAAAGGGAAAGAAGGAATGGGACAGAGAAGCCTGCGAAAAGAGGGCTTTCCTCAAGACGAGCAAAAAGCCAAAGAAGCTTCCAGGGGATGTAATGTGCATCGAAGGAAAAGATGGAAAGTTTTATTGGCTCAAGAAGGGAAGACTCGTATTTTCTGGAAAAGACAGACCTTGCAAAGTCTAAAATTCTCAAAAAATATTTTGTTGTGTATCCGGAAAATCTTCAAAATTTTCTCGTACCGTAAAAAGATACGGGTTGGACGCTGTTTATTGGGGACTCGCCGATGTTTCCTTAAAGTGCCGAACCAAAATATAAAAGTTTTATATTTTCCTCGAAATCAGCCTTTGCTTTTTCGTATTCTTCTCCTCCGGGAGCGTACTTTATGCTTCCTTTAAGCTCTTTATACTTTCTTTTGTACTTGTCTCTGTCCTTCTCGAGTTCTTTTACAAGCTTTGTTGCAACGTATTCCTTTCTCTTTTCCTCGATCTCCACGAGTTTTTCGAGTGTCTTTAAAAATATCTTTATGTTGTTGCCGGTGTAACTGACATTTTTTCCAGAGAATGTGGCAGCAACGCTGCAAGTCCCATCCATCTTCTCCTCAAAAGAGAAGAAGATTCCTGGCATCACCATGTAACTTTTGCAACCGACGGTTGAGATGTCCAAAAGAGGCCAAGGGACAACTTTTCTTATTTCATCCATTTTTTATCTTTGCAAAGATAAAAAACATAAAAGATTTCAGCACCTCGTTACTGCATCTCCTTTTGTCAAAACCTCCCAATCTTTTTCCCAATGAAACAAACAACTGCCGGAAACAGAGTCTTCTCCGTAGCTGTTGTACTCGATCAAAAACACACCGTCCCCAAAGAGAGAAACTTTCTTCTTTTCGTCCCAAAGAACGACATCCAAACAACAGTCCTGAAAACTGAGCAAGCCGTCCAAGCAGAGATTTCGAAACCAACGAGAGATCCTCCTTTTCACATCTTCTGCCGCCATATCACAATTAGCCTCTGGGTCGTATCTTGATATCGCTCGAAGTTTCCCTTTTCGGATAAAGAGACGGAACTCCTTTTCCTTTGGAAAGTTTTCGTACTTTCGAAGAAAGAAAACTTCGTCTTTATTTTCGAGGCAATCTCTCGTTCTTTCGGACTCTGAAAGAACAGAAAGAACTTGTTCCGGTGTCTCGACAGGTTCGAAAAATTTTGGAGAAAGGGACCCCAGACGAACAAAAATGGAACCTCCGAGTTTCTGGATGGCATCTCCCAACAACTCTGGATTTTGTACCGGGATGAGGGCAGAAGGGAATGTCAAAAACTTATTTTCTTCTACTCCCCGCTCTGCGTCGGGGTACCAGTTCTTGGCGCTTGTGAAGCTTATCTTTTTTGACAAAAGAGTTTCCCTTGTTTCTTTGGTGAAACACCTACCATTCTCCCTTCTCAAAACAACGATGTCGGGAAAGTATTCGAGGTAGCTCTCCGGAAAGCTTGTCGTTCCATTAGGATGTTCTTTGATGTTTGTCTTTTTACACGGCTGGTTGAATCCTTCCATAATATTTTATTCATAAAATATTCTCTAGAATTTCCAAAAATTTTCCATATCTTCTCGTGTCAAGATCCCTCTGTCGATAAACTCTTGAACATCTGAAACTTTGGAATATGCCAGGGTATTTCTTTTGTTTTGGAGATTGTAAAAAAGTATACTCTCCACTATCTCCCCCCAAAAGTCGTGAAATCTTTTTGTTCCATTCCGAGAAATCTCATCGGCGACTGCGTTGCGAAAGAGTTCCCCCTCTGGCGTCTTCATTAGGCAACGCATAAACTCTCCACTCCGAAGACACGCCGCAATGAGGTCACACGAGATATTCCCTTTTTTGAGAAGAACACGGTACCTGTTTACAAACAGTTTGTGCAGAAAGCAGGTATGCGCGGGGTGGAATCTTTGAGTTTGCGCATTACAAAACTCTAGGAACCCCTTTTCCGAGTCAAGAGTTTTCCCATTCTCTTTTTCAAACTCTTTCTCAATAAAAAGGGCGTATTCTAAATTCCCATACTTTTTGGCAGTCGTATAACACCGAGCTCGGCATCCCTTTGGAGGTTCTTTGATGAGGCGTTTCTTGACGAGATGTTTTTCGAGATATGGGCAAGTGTCCCACATACGTTGCACATCCTTTTCTGGGACTTGTCCGCCTCTTTTAAGAAAGACTCTGATGTTCTCGCTGTTTGGTACAAGTTCCTCAAATGGCAATCTCCACAATTTTCCTTCTGCTGTTGCTTCTCCATTAAACCAACCGTCTCCTCCTTTTCCGAGGTACTTCCAAGACCAGTATTGTCCGCGAGCATAGATGACCGCCGAAGTTTTGCATTCTTTGACAAAGTCTGATGCTTCATCCCATCTTCCGTTCTTGATGAGAAACTTTGTGATACAAAATATTACCTTCTTCTTTTGGAACTCGAGCATCGGTCTGAACTTCAAAAGTTTCTCGGGTGGAACGCCACTCTCAAGAAGATGGAGAATGAACTTCTTTTCCCCAAGACACTCGAAAACTTTTTCGCGAGAGAAAGGGTGTGGCTTATTGCAGCAAACAAAAAAGGCGATGTTTTGATGTTGGAAACATTCCATAATATTTTATGAATAAAATATTTTAGAAAGACCAGTCAATTGGTTCCTTTCCAGCTCCCTTGAGGTACTCATTGGCCGAAACAAAGTGGTTATTCCCTCTAAATCCTTCCACAGACAAAGGACTCGGATGGGCACATTCCAAAACAAGGTTCCTCTTTGCATTGATAATGTCTCTGAATTTTCTGGCTGCTCCTCCCCAAAGAATGTAGACGATCCCCTTACAGTTCTCGTTCAGGTGACGGATAACATCTCTCGAAAAGTCTCCCCAGACGCCGACATGCGCCTCTCTTTCTCCCTCATTGGTGGTCAGAGCTGTGTTCAAGAGAAGAACTCCCTGCTTTGCCCAACAAGTCAGGTCACCGGAACCAGAAAGTTTGAAGCCTTGTTTCTCGACCTCTTCCGCAATGTTTCTCAGGGAGGCTGCGGGCTTTGTTCCCTTCTTTACTGAGAAGGCAAGACCCATCGCATTTCCTGGAGTGGGATAGGGGTCTTGACCGAGAATGACCACACGAACAGAATCTCTCGGAGTCTCTTGGAATGCCTTCCAAACTCCCAAAATGGGAGGAGTAATCTTTTTCGTCTCTTGCTTGAGCTTTGAACTTATTTCGGAGATGGAATCTTTCTTCTCCTCAAAGAACTCACTCCACCCCTTTGGGAAGAACTTCGGATGGTAAGTGAACTTTTTGAGGGACACAGCCCCCCATTTTGCGACATTCTTCTTCTCCTTTTGCACAACTTCCTTCTTTGTTTCGCTCTCCTTTTCTGTGTGGAATGAGACTCTTATTTGTGGACAGATACACCGAATCCTTTCGACAACGACTTCCGCATCTTCTCCAAGCTGTTCTTCCGAAAATGCAACAGACTCGAGGTTTCGAATGCAGCCAATTTTTGCGAGTGTGTCAACTCTGTCATCTCCCACAAAAACGGAAAGAACTTTCCTCGGCTCTTTTGTGAGAACAAGTTTGTTCTTTTCAAACTTTGGAAGATTCAGCCCAGGAAATGCCTCCAGCAGCTTCTCGTCGAAAGAACTATTATTTTCAAAGCAGATGCGTACAAGAAGTTGTTGTTTTGTCTCCCAGATCGGAGTCTTTTCCTTTGTGACCTTGAAAAGTTCGCGAACGGAAATGCATCTTTCTTGGATTTCTTGTCTTGTGCATCGCAAAATACCAAGGCAAAAGTTGAGAAGCTCGGTGTCATTCACAGTTTCCATATTGTATTTTTTTCTTTTCACAAAAAGAAAATACCTTTGATTATGAGCAGCTGTAATTTCCTGAAAGAACATATCCGGAAGCACAGTTCTGACCCGTTGGACAAACTCTCTTTTGCCCCCAAACTCCAGAAGTCGGAACGTTTTTGAGGTCGATGGAGTTCTTTCCGTCTGTCTGCTCCTTGAGTTCAGCTGTTACATCAATCTCGACACAGTTTCCGCATTGAGCACCACTCCCGAAAGGAGAGTATGTTGCTCTTTCGAGCGTGATGTTCTTTCCGACCGGGCATGAAAGGGTCAAGTCTTTTCCTCCGATTTGTGCAAATCCACGATACAAAGGCCAGCCCCGAACATTGCTGTATTCTCTCTCAGCAAAGACAAAAAGATAGATGGATATTCCCAAAAGAATCAGCAGAAAAATAAGGACACCAATTCCGACTCCAGTGGAAGCTTTCATATTACTATATTTTTATATGCATAAAAATATCATCGACATTCAACCTCTTTTGCTTTGGCTTCAAGGTATCTCGCAAAAGACACGCCAAGTTTTGAACACAACTTTGCCTTTGCAGAAGATTTTGATGTTGGAAAGGTATACTCTTTTAGGCTGTAACTGGCCGTTTCCGGGTCATAGACGAGACCTTCAACTTCTTGAATCCTTCCGTTTTTCATCACGATGTTTTCTGGTCGAATACATCCAAGGTCAATGGATGTTATCAACACCCAGTAGAGGCTCTGCCTTTCTTCGTTAGTCAAGTTCTTTTCTTTCTGTTCCTTTTCAGTAAACTGCAGGACAAACATTTCTCTCTTTGCCTTGCTTTTAACCTTTGTCCACGAGGAACTTTGAGACTCTGAGGAGAAAGACTCGAACTTTGCGTCAAATAACTCTGTCTCTGACATAATTCCAAGTTCGGAACGAAGAGCTCCAAGAATCAACATGCTCGTCTCTGCCCTTTGGTCTTGATCACCGTTTTCTTGGAAGCAAAGAGTCTCAAACTCTTCAGCTCCAATAAATACAGATTTTTGTTTGACTTTTATTCCTGGATGTAAATTACCATTCATAAAATTTTCAAGGATGTCACACCAAAAAGGGTCAAGGGTGTACTCTCGAACCATTCCGAAAAGAGGATAAGTTTTGGCATCTTCTTGCTTCTTTCTTTTAGACATTTTGGCTTACTCTCGAAACAAATATGAAAGGAATTCTACAATTTCTGAAGTGGAAGTAATGGCTGTTGCCCTTTGGATTTTTATCGCAATCGTCGTGGTAGCCATCGTAGCTCTCCTCGTAGGGTTCGGAATTCTCGATGCAAAGTTTGGTCAAGAGGCAGAAGCCAATCTTTTGAGACCATTCGCAGCACACCAAGGTGAACAAGTCTTGAAACGAGACGGAAGACCGCAGATGAGTTGCCCGGCTGGAAAAAAGATTTCTATTATCGGTGCAGTTTATGAAGTGTATGACCCATCTTTGGAATGCACCAGCAGTCCGCTAACAGACTCAAAAACTCCAAATGCAGTTTGCGGGCCAATGTCAGCCACAACTTCAGATGACCAACTCTCTGGTGTCGGAGGAAGTGGACAATGCCGAATTAGAGACGTCACCGGGCAAGTTGGAATGTTGTGCAACGGAAAAGAGACGTGTGACTTTGTTGTGGACTCTTCTTCTCTTGGAACTTACCCCTGTCCTGGAGTTGCTCCTGACTCGACACAATATGATGCTCTCCCGAAAGATTCGACTGGAAAGATGGGTTATTGGGTCCACGGAATATACACTTGCGAATAAATTATTTACTTAGAAATAATTGTACCAATCAAACCTTCTATATCCTGAAAAATCTTCTGTTTCTATCGGGTGCTTGAACGTGGCCTTGTGGTAGACTAAAGGCTGTCCTCTGTACTCATCGCAACTTCCACACGGGCAAAGATTATTGAAACACTCGTCGTAGCCGGAAAGCTGAAAGATTTGAGTCCTCAGAGCATCGAGGCGTTCCTCTCCAACTTCATCATCTGTAAAATCTCCTCCTTCTGTAGTTTCAAACTCATTGTTGGGAACATCAATGAGCTCGGGCAATTCATCGTTTGGGTCATCAATAAGCTCGGGAATTTGGTCCTCATCGTTTTCTGGAGCTTGTTGATTCATCACCTCCATCAACTCTCCGAGGTTGTAGAAAACGCCGGGAAGCACGTTGGGGTCAGACGATGAGATGACTTGGAAAGACATGATAAAAGAAAAGACAAAATGTTCTTATGAAAGGATGATTCCGTCTCGATAAAATATTTGAATATTTTTATCTTTTCTTTCTCTGATCTCGCAAAAATCTCCGCTTTTGCTTCTCTTTCAGCCTCTGCATTCTTTCCATCTCTCGAAGATTTTGAAACGCAAAGACAACATGGCGATGTTCGGGAGGCATCAGCTGGTGGACGCCAGAAAACGGGCGATGTTCGGGATAGACTTGGTCAAGATCTGGAAGAACAACTTCTTTGGAGAGAATATCTGATAGGGAGAACATTCGGTAGATTTAACAAAAAAGACAAGAGAAATAAAATGTTTAATTATGTCGGGAGGAAAGAACTCGTCTCTCTCGCTGTGCAGGACGAATCGTCTCTCAAGTTTTTGAAGAAAGAGATAGCTCGAGAAAAGATTGCCGCTGAAAGGATTCGGGATTTCTGGATGAAGAGAAGGGTAAACTACTCTCATAGAGACGACAATTTTCCAGTGGCTCAAGAACTCCAATTTCTCAAAAAGTTTACTATTTGTGGTTTACACCCCCCAGGAAAATATTTGTTGGCTCGCCACACGGACACTGTGAATCTTTTGAGAGTGACAGGGAGAAATGTGAGGTCTTGTACCATCTCGGATGCCACAGAAAGAAAAATAATGAAGTTTCACCTTATCCCAAGCAAGAAAAAGAAAACTTTTATTGTTGAACTTCCAGAAAGTCTCCCGATTATCCTCGTAGTTTATAGGCAGGTCTTTGTCGAGTTTGATGCTGATGAGGTCATATGCGTCGAACAAAAGGGAGAGTTTATAGATGGTCATTCGAGGTATCATTTGTGCATTGAAAAATACCAGTTCAAGCACGAGTGTTCCGCGAACGCCATCATCGAGAACGGGTCGATTACATATTTTACGGTGTAAAATATTACTGAAGTGTCCTGAAATGTTTCTCTGCCTCAAGAGCACCTTCCCCTCCGGGTGCATAGCGAAGACGAGTGTTTTCATCCTCGAGTTCCCTTATTCTTTGACTCTGCTCATCCACCTTCTTGAGCAAGTCTCTTTGTCTTGGGATAAAAATCGGAAGGATGCTCGTGATGCACATGATCTTAATTTCTTCAAAGCTTCTTTCAAAACCCGCAAAAGAACCAGACGCGAAGCTGTATACTATCCAATGCGATTCGTCGTGTATGGATTCCGACCAAGTACACACTTCCTTTTCTTCCCATATGATAGCCACCTTTTTCACCAAAAACCCATTATTGAGAGTCTCTTTTTGCGACACAAGAATTTCGCTCTCGGGGACGAGATAGTTCTCAGAGATGAAAGAGATGGTTGCCTGAAGCATATTTCAAAAAATATTTCTGAAAAGAGTCGGTCGTCATTCGATGTTTTGCGAAAGTTTTTCAAATGAAGTCTTTGCTTCTCTATAGTTTTCTCCTCCCGGTGCGTATTCGAGAGCGGCAACTCTTTCAGAGAGAAGAATAAACTTTTCTTTGATATCCTCGAGTTCAGTCTGCAAGAGAGAAATTTTTTGTCTCGTCTTGGATTGGTACTCACGAGTCAGATACAGTTTTCTGGCTGCACGTTTCGCCACCTGTCCTTCTTCCCAGTGGTCTTCTGCAAGGTCCCAACTAAAGTCGTACTTGTACTTGGGAATGTAAATGGTGAAAGAACCTTGTATTGTGTGGATGTCTTCCTTGCAAAGTTCAAAGTCAGGATTGTCAAGAAGAGTGGATACGATAGTTCCTACGAGTTTGGAAGGTTCCATTTATTTGAGGGTACGGGATGGTTTTGATACTTGAGGTTGAACGAACAAAGGGGATGAAAGAATAAGCCTGTTGCTCTTCAATGACAGTTGGCATTGTTTTTGGGTTCTCAGATATTTTTCAGGATGATTTTAAAAAACATCCGAGGATGTGACCTGCAAGAAAATGAAATACTCTGTTTCTTTCGTCTCACAAGAAATGGAAGGAAACACAATTCAGGACTTGATCGACAATCTTTTGCAAGCAAAAGAAAAGTACGGAAATATCCCAGTCGTTGTGGGTGTTTCCTACTCGGGAAATTATTGGATGGAGCCCGTCAAAAGACTGACGCTCACGACGATAAACGAATCAAACATGGCGAATGCTGATGTCGTGGATGTCCTTTTGTTGGAGGAATAGATACGTCGTCCTTTTCGGCGGAATGCTCGTATGATATGTGATTCGGATAGGAAAAGATTTTTAAAAATCTTTTATGTTCTCTATGAGTTTCTGCCTCCAGTCTATTTTATCAGTCCAAACATCAGGTTGAAAAAGACGAATGATTCTATACCCGTTATTTCTGGCCATTTCTTCCTTGAATTTGTCTCTTCTTTGAGTTTCTTCCGGGGTTGTCCATCTTGCAACCTGTTCAAAATGCTGTCTTCCGTCGACTTCGATGATTAGGTCTCCGATGCAGATGTCAAAAGGAAGGAATTTTCCTGTTTCGGGATTACGGCACCATTCCGCCTTGAATTGATGAACAACTCTTTTCTTCCCATACTCTTCCTGAAGAAACTCGAGAACTTTGAGTTCCGTTTTGTTCTTACAGAAAGGACATCCATTGCCTTTTTGGACTGTATCCCTGACCATGGCCTGAAAGTTTTGCTCGCATTTGGGACACTTGTGCCAGAACTTTTTTCCGGAAGTTATACGGACCTGTCTCGGCGTAATGTTTTTGTTCTTTTCCAAAATCCAATTCTTTGACATTTCGTGAGACGCGTAAGAGTTTTTGTGGCACAATGAGCATTTTTCGTCTTTGCAAAGTCTTCCGTTTGAAGAGGCACAGTAGCGGCATCCTGTTGTGTCTCGATGAACGATGTCGTCGACTGTTGACTCGTACGAATGACCGCAATCGTCACAGTCAAACCAAAATTTCTTTATGGAGCTTTTCCTCACATCTCTCGGAGTCACCGGAAAGTTGAGAAGAGACCAAGAAGAAGACTTTGGATTATTTGCAAAAGAATTTTCATAACAAAAGAGACAATCTTCAGAATCACACAGGTCGTTCTTGTTGCAATACTTACACCATGTCGGATTGTTTTTTCGCGCAACATTGTTCATCAAAGCGTGGAGTTCATGGCCACAATCATGGCAAATGAACCAACACATCCTGTTCGACGTTCTCGAAATCTGATGAGGTAAAACTTCGTTCTTTTCAAAGTTCCAGTTTTTGACTCTCGGATGGGAAGCAAAACTTTTGGGAAGACACACAATACATTCTTCCTTTCCGCAAATCCCCATCCTCCTCTCCTCACATGAAATTTTCTTTGTACGTGCCATTTGAAAATGTTTAAGTGAAACATTTTTTCTGTTTGATTCTTTTCAACGGGGCAAATGAACCTAACGACGGCATCCAACCCAACCATGGGACGTTCGTGGGAGGTAGAGTTCGGAAATCATGCTCTGCGGAGGAGAGGGTGGAAACGCGCTAAATGGCTGTGAAACCCTTTCCTGGCAGGGGTAAGATTGCATGTTTGCAGCCGCGGCTGAAGGACGATATGCGTGTAGGAGAAAGGACCCATAATATCCGCCGTAAGGAATTTGTCCCAACATAGTATAACCTGAAGCCACTCCTGGCGCACCACACGCGTAGTTTCCGTTGGTAGCCATCGATGGACTGCACATATTTGGTGAGCACATAGACATCTTACTAATATTTTTACGGATAAAATATTTTGCGATAGAAAACGCAGGAAAATATTTTCTTTTGAGTGACGAACAAGGATGTGTGACTGTGGAGAAGGAGAGATTTGGAAGTCGATCGATGGATGTGACTACGAGGTCTCATCTTGTGGAAGAGTTCGCAACGAAATAAAAGAGATAATCCAAGCGAGGGAAATGGGCGGGCTTGGAGTCATAATTCGCCTTCCCGGAAAAAACGCTCGACTTGCGCGAGTTGTCGCTTTGGCATTTATTCAAAATCCGGAAGAGCTTCCGAACGTCAAACGAAAAGACAAAAATCCTCAGAACAATCACGTCACGAACCTTTATTGGGACACCATCAACACCACCGAAAAGAAATATAATCATCATCCTGTGGAGCAATGGTCGCTGAAAGGTGAACTTCTCAAGGTCTGGAAAAGCACAAGAGACGCAGCCGAACAGTATGGAAGTAGAAGTTCCATCTATCGCATCACAGAGTGTTGCAAAGACAAGAGAAAAGATTACAAGGGTTTTGTCTGGAAGTGGGAAGGTTCCCAAGATTTGGAAGGAGAGGTCTGGAAAGAATACAAGGGAGAAAACAAGATGATTCGAAATGTTTCAAATATGGGACGAATACACAACAGAGAAAATGTCAAAACTTTTGGAAGGAAAGACAAATCCGGTTATATGAGGTATTCAAAGGAAGCTGTACATCGTCTCGTGGCTGAACTTTTTTGTGAGGGAGAGCTTACAAAGAACAATGTTGTCAATCATGTTGATTCGGACCGAGCAAACAACAAGGCAGAAAATTTGGAAATATGTTCTCATTCTTGGAATAGCAGACACAGCTTCATGAGGAAGAAGGATTATGAGGCCATGAAGATAAAAGACGAAGATGGAGAAATTTGGAAAGAAATAGACTTTGCTTCAGACTACAGAATTTCCAATAAAGGAAAAGTTGCTCTGAAAGACTCAAAATATTATCTTCGTACTACGTCCGAATCTTATCCACGAATAACTATCAAAGGAAAAATGCATACCGTAAAAAAACTCGTGGCTGATTCTTTCATTCCCAATCCCGATGGGAAGAAAAACGTTCATTGTCGAGACGGTAATCCTTTCAATGTTTCTGTCGAGAACCTTCAGAGATGTGACCATGGAGAGGAAGAGAGTAGAAAGATGCCAAATAGAAGGAAGGAAATTATTCTCCAGATGGATTTGGAAGGGAACGTTCTGAATGAGTTTGAGGGTATAGAAGATGCTGTCTCAAAAACAAAAGGAACAAATAAAACAGGGCTTGGTACCGCAGCTGCGAAAGAAAAGGAATACAAAGGCTTTGTTTGGAAGTACAAGTCGAGTCTGGACCTCCAAGGAGAGATTTGGAAAGATACAGAATTCGGAGGTAAAAAATATACCGTTTCTTCCTGTGGGAGACTTCTTTTGCTCCGAGGTACCCGTAAGTCCTTTGGCTCTCCGGCAAATGGCTACATGCAATACAACAACGTCAAAGTTCATCGAATCATTGCAGCCGCATTTCTCCCTCCACCTCTTCCATCCCAAACTGTGGTCAACCACAAGGATGGAAACAAGCAAAACAACAGAGTCGAAAACTTGGAATGGTCAAGCCTTTCAGCGAACTCAAGACACGCCCACGAAACGGGCCTAATCTCCCTTCCCACAAGGGAAGAATTCCGAAACAAATAAAAAAGTTATTTTATTTGACCTAATCTGCTTCCGAAGAAAAGCATTCATCACACGTATCGCATTTCCAAAAGAGTTGTACCGTGTCTGAATATGGACCGCAGTCAGCATACATCAAGCCTCTCGTTTTATTCTGCAAGAGAACATTCTTTCCTCTGTAGTCCATGAGTTCCATGTTTTTGTCATAATCATCCCGATCTTTACAAACCACATACAGGAACAGGAACTTTGCTACAACCCCACATTTCGAGCACAAATTATAAATTCTATTGCAGTCCTCGCAAACATATCCCTCTTCTATATCCTCAAGTTCCGCCAGACATCCGGTACAAAAAGGCATTCTTTTTATTTGTTCTTTTCTTCCCTTAAATTCCAGGGAGATGATAGTCTTTCATCCACCAAAGGCCCGAAACGCCTCTATTGATAGAAATGCTATTAATGGGATATTTTATCACATGGGCCGGAGCGTTCAAAACTCGGCCTGTTTCTGGGTCGTAGAGCCAAATGAACTGCGGTGGGTAACCGTAAGGGTTAACCCCCAGGTCAGCCCTTCTTCCCGGTTCGAGGCGAAACAAAATGGGTGCTGGCTGCGTCTGGGACAAACTTATCCCCACATCGACAGCGTATTCTTTTGCGTTGTTTTCCAAAGCCAGATATCTCTCGTCAATGGACTTGACATTCTTTTTCGAGAATGGGTATGAACCTTGACTTATCTGGTAGTCTTTGACCTTTGAAACGATAGAACATGGAGCGTAAGACATCATGCAGTTCTTGACCCTCGAGTTGACGGGATTCATTGTGTCATAAGGTCCCCATTGTTTGTACCAATCTCCAGGTTCCATTGGCCTTCCTTGAACATCGAGAAGCTTGTCCCACATATTGCAATGACCCTTCCCTTTGCAGCTTCTACTGAGACATGCAGGGCAAAAAAGTCCGGGAAGTTCTTCATCGTAGAGTTGAGGAACTCCATGTGGCCCGGAAACCATCGAAACCCAGTCTCTCGAGGTGGCAGCTCCAGAAACGTACAGGTCTTTTGTGTTGCGGGGTAATGCGAAAGGGCTGACGTTTCCGGGACTGACTCTCGGTCTTTTTTGTCCCACATTCAAGTCATAAATTCCCGACCAAATGACGTCTCTCGAAGTCAAAATCTTTTCCGGATCTTCGGGTCTTTCTTCAGACAAAAGACAATACATTACTAATCAACATTTGAAAGAAGCAAAAGAAACTCTTGCTTTCACACATGGATTATCAAATCGTCCGAGCGAAAAAGGCTGTTTCCGCGATGATGTTGGACCGCGGCTTTCTTCCTGCCGGAAGGCTTGCTGACCCTTCAGAGTCTACTTCGAAGGATCCCGTTTCTTGGAACTTTGTCCATCAAGAAAATCCAGAGAAACTCGCATGTGTTTTTTGGAGTCTTGGAAGCGACTCAAAGATGTCTTTTGTTCAGCAAGTCTTCTCAGAGGCTGCCACTGGAAAGTTGAGTCAAGTGGTCATCATCGTTGAAAAGCCTCTCGTCTCAAAGGCAAAAACCACCGTAAACTCAATCACAAAGATTGTGAATACCACCGTTTTTGAACTTTCAGATATCCAGTTCCGGAAGCCGAGTCACAAACTCATTCCTCCCCATCGTCTTATGACAGAGGCAGAGAAGAAGGCCACGCTCGAAAAGTACAAGGTCGAGTTGGACAAGTACCCGAGAATCTCCAACCTTGACCCTGTCACTCAATGGTACGGCTGGACCATTGGTGATATGATAGAAATAAAGAGGGCGGAAGGAGTCTTGAAGAAAGACAGGATGTACAGAGTCGTCTGGAATTCTGAAAATTTGAGTGAATAAGATTTTTATTTAAAAATCTTTTGGTAATGCACACTTCTTGGCATGACTTTATCCAAATGCACTCTGGCAAGGGACATACGATGTCTGAGCTCGCAAAGCTCTACAAAAAGAAACACTCTGGTGTGGCCCACAAGCCCAAGGAGCAGAGGATGAGGCGTCTTCTCGAGGAGTATGAAGAGTGTGCTGGTAAGCCCAAGCGAAAGCCCGCCCAGAAGCGAAAGCCCGCCCAAAGGAAGAGGACCGCTGGTGGTCCGTGTCGTGACGCAGCTACTGGCCGTTATGAGAGTTGTTCGCTCTAAACGATACGCATGCGTATCCGAGCCCAGCAAAAGACGTGTAAGCGACAGAAAACAAAAGGACAACAAATAGCAGTTCCAAAGAGTCTGCTCCCTTCAAAAATGTTTGGTTTGCCAAAAGGGCAAACAGGAACGTCGCAAAGATTCCGAATGAGAAAAGAGACAATCCGAGTCTCGACATTTTATTCTTTTTATGAAACTCGAAAAGAGCTTGCCCAAAAGAATATTATTTTTGTGATGGAACTTATTGACCTTCCTCCAGAGATTTGGTGCAACGTTTTTGACTTTATTGACTTTCGGGAGCTTTGCTTGAGAACTTGTTTGGTCTCTTCTTCCTTCTTTTCCTATTTTTGTGAAACAAGAAACAAAAAGTATTCCGAGATCTTTTCAAAGTTTGAGAAGCACTGTGGAGGTGTCAAAAACTGCAACAAGTTTTTCTTTTTGGGAGACTTGTCCGTCAAGAACGAAAGAACAAAGGCAAAGGAATTTGTGACTTGTGCAAAATGTGGAAGGAATAAAAAGAGGAACACAAAAGCAAACTTTTACTTCCCCATTCTGAAAGAAAGCAGGTTCGAGAGGTTCGCGAGACTCGTTGAGTTTGTGAAGAGCAGAGTCTGCGCTCCCGGAATGTACGAAAGTATTCCCTCTTTGGAAGCATACAAACTCAATGTCTACAGGTTTCTCATTCTTGTCTTTGGATTGAGATGGGCAGAGAGGAACGGAAGGAAGTTCATCTCTTTGTGTGAATGGAAGGGAAGAAACGCTCAACTAAAGCTGGAACGTTGCTCAAACAAGAAATAAAATATCTTTTTTATTTCACGACTCTAAAAGTTTCTGGATGTCCGCGATGAGAGCCTTGAGTTCTTTTATCCTCATCTTTTTCTCCGCGAGTTTTTCTATCAGGTATTTGTTCTGAGTCTCGAGGAATACGACGCATTGATATCCCAAAAAGTCTCTTCTCTTCATCTTACATTTTGGCCAAATTGCAGCTTGTTTTAATGAAGGTGCTGATGCTAAAATTTCGTCTTTGGCTTCACGAGTTTCTCTTTGAGTTTAAGCTCTTTGACGAAAAGGTTCTCTCGGATCTTCGAAAAGAGCAGAGAGAAATTATTAGGAAGGCGGGCCTTCTCCGCCTCTTGAGTTCCTACGCTCCGGAAAAAGACGGGGACGGAAGTGAACACTGGCTTTCTTCATACCAAAGTGTCGAAAAACCCAGAAAACTCTCTGACCTCTGTATCCGAAAACTCTTTTCACTAAAAAGTCTCGAGAACATCTGGCTTCTATGGCTTTCTTCGAAAAGCGGAGAAAAGAGAGAAATAACAGACTTTCCAACAGGATGTAGAAAGCCTTCTCTCCAAACGACTAAAGTCCTCCTTTCTTCAGTCCCCGGTTTTTTGTTTACGGACAATGTTTGCCTTTGTATCAACCATGATACTCATTGCAAACTTATGACTTTGAGGACCATCAAAACTTTGCAGTATGTTTTTACTGGGAAGAAAAAGGATATTTATGAGCTTCAGGTTTTACAGGACACATCGGACTTTGAAAATTCATGCTTTGCTCTTCAAGATACTGAAGCGACAGAAGAAGAATGTTATGAAATGGTTCAGGGCAAGGGACAAGTAATTTTTGAGAATAGCTGGTGCATTGTCAATGCTTTTGAAAGCAATAAAAAAGTAAAAGTTTACGGCTTCCCCAAAGAAGAAAATACTTGGATATATTACTTTGACCTCTAAAAAGTAAGGAATGTCAAGTCTCGTGAATCCCGAAACCGGAAGGAACATTTTATATGGTGGAAAGACCCATATGATGTTACTCAAACGGGGAATTCTGCCGAGAGAAGAGCCTTTTCACCTCACAAAGAAGAGGACTTTGCCAGGAGCATCAAATGTCAAAAAGTACAGGAAGGAGCACCTAAAAACGTCCGAGTTCTGCGGAACGGTTCCGGGTTCTTTTCCCGTAAACACAGAGAGAAGAGCGAGAGCGGCTATCGCGTACGCAAGGAATGATATGAACCCGGAAAGAGTCAAAAAGTGCGCCTATTCAAAGGCAAAGAGAGAAGACTGGTTCTGAGAACTCAAAGACTTTGAAATTTTTATTGACTCGGTGTTTTTGACGCTTCCGAGTTCAAAATATTTTATTGTCACACCAAGAAAAAATATTTATCATTGCAAATATTTTTTGGGCACTTGTATTTTTCTGTCGCGTCAAACCACATCTCTCACACAGCCATGCCAAAGTTGAGAGCTCCGTAAGACGAATAGTCATGTAGCACGAAGTCTTCCTTTCGAAGATTCCAAAGCCCATCATCTGCAATGTTTGTTATCTCCAAACTCGGAGGACGATGAGGGGCTCTTTCGAGCATCTTTTGAGCGTTTTCCATGTGGTTGTTGTAGACGTGGATGTCCCCGAATGTCATGGTGAGATTACCTGCGACTTTTCCAGTTCTCTTTGCCAAGAGGCTCAAAAGGCATGCATAACTCGCAATGTTGAAAGGAACTCCAAGGGCGAGGTCTGCGCTTCGTTGGTACACTTGAGCATCCAGTTCATTCCCCCGAACATACACTTGAAACGTTTTATGACATGGAGGAAGAACCATATTTTTGAGATCTGCAACATTCCAAGCTTCCAGAAGAATTCTTCTGGAAGTCGGTTCTTCTTGGATGAGTCGGACCATCTCAAGAATTTGGTCTTCACCTTGCCCTTTGTAGTCTTGTTTGCAATCTACGTATTTTGCTCCTGCATGTCTCCATTGGAAAGAATAGATGGGGCCACAGTCGCCTTCTTCATAATTTTCGAGACCTCGGCTCTTTTGAAACTCTTTTGAACTGTTCGGCACCCAAATGTCGTTGCCAGCTTCTTCCAAAACCTTGGAGTCTGTCGAACCCGAAAGGAACCAAAGCAACTCACTCAATATTTTTTCCCAGTTTACTTTTTTCACGGTCAAGAGAGGGAATTCTTTCGAGACATTGGGGAAAAACAAAGATTTCGCAAAGAGACTTTTGACTCCGGTCCCGGTTCTGTCCTCTTTTGAATTTCCTTGGTTCATCACCTGCGAAAGAAGGGAAAGATATCCGAGTTCTCCAGAGTCGTAGTTGTGAAACATCGCAGTTTGGAACTTTTCAGAGTCTCGAATAAGGTATGCAAAAGGAGCGTTCTTCACTGAAAAGAACTTGTCAGCTGGGTGTTCGCCAAAGACGAGAGTCCTAGAAACTCCGAGGCAAAGTTCTGGATACTTTGAGAGACATTGGGTGTACACGCTTTCTCCACCAATAACGATGCTGTAATCTTCACACTTTGAAAAAGCTTCCTCAAGGCTACCACAAACTTCCGCTCCATCCACAGAAAATTCTCCGTCTCTTGACAAGATGAGATTTCTTCTCTTGGTCAAAGGTTTTTGACCAGGGAATGACTCGAGGGTTTTCCTTCCATAGATTATGGTTCTTCCAAATGTCATTCTCTGAAAGATTGCCAAGTCTTCCGGAAGATGCCAGGGAATTTGTCCTTGTTTTCCGATGCCTCCATTCTCGTCACATGCAAATACCATAAAATATTTTGACATTTAAAATATTTGTTCGAAGTGTTTATTGTGGCTTAACAAGGCTTTCAATAAGAAGAAAATGGCTGATGATGTTTGTGAACGTTTCAACTCTTTCCTGAGAGAGAAAGGAGAGGGGATGCACTTCTTCCACGGAAACCTCCATAATTGTTACACCAGAAAGAGAGTTGAAACTCTTGGAAGAGACATCACAGCCGTTGAAGACATGTCATGCAATTGGTCCAACCTTTTGAATATCGTGAAAATTCGAGGTGAAGTTGATCTAGAGAAACAGGGGAAGTTCTACCTGGACGAAAGATGCTTTTAAATATTATGAAATATTTATTGTCTCTTTTTTATTTCTTCTATCTCCGATGCGACTCTCTGGATCTCTGAAAGGAGATACATAATGATTCTCGAGAATTTGACACCGTTCCTTTGGCCTTCGATATCGAATGTCGCGTAGATTTCAGGAATCTCCTCTGAGATGACTCCATGGTCCTTTCCCCCATCAATGTCATAGGTGCATACTTTGGCGCCGAGAAGAGAGGGGAGTTTTTCCATTGGCACGATGTTTTCTTTGAACCTCTGGGATGAAGCTGCCTGAGTCACAAGACCAGTTACGGGGTCAAACTGTAGAATGTTTGCCGAAGCAGAAACAGCAAGACCGAGAGAACGCAACTGTGTGATGGTGTCAGATACAGCAAAAGTGTTGTTCGGAACAACGGCGCCTGCAAAAGTCCCTGAACCGAATGCAATGATGTTTGTTGAATTTATTGGGATTGTTGTACCGTTTCCAACATAAATGACATCTGTTGAAGAAGCTCCGGGAGCCCACAGTCCGATGCTTCCAATGTTGATGATTCCAGAAGATGAGGTTGTGGCCCCAACAAGCCGTTGGTATCCAAGAGCCACACAGTTATCATAAGTCGCAGTGGTCAATGCCTGACCTCCAAGAGTTTGAATACCAACGGCGCAGTTCCCCGAACCTCTCCCGACGAGTTGGCTTGATGTGCCTACTGCAACGTTGTTTGTGCCCGTGTTTGCTGTTGCAAGGGCGGTATATCCAACACCAACAGAATTTTGTTGGAGTCCCGCGTCGTTCTGTCCCGCTCCTCCTCCTATCATCGTTTTATTTGTAGCTGCTTGCAATACCCTTCCAGCAAAGGCTCCGACAAAGGTGAGACCTGTTTGAGCTCCGATATTGAACTCTCCGGCGCTTCTTCCGATGTATGTGCAAGTTCCTGTTCCGCTACCGGACAAGTAACCATAACCGGTGACCGTACCAACTGTACTCGAAGTTGACCCGTATACAATACCTCTCGCGGAGGGAGTCGCATTCGGAGCGACAGGTGCTTGCCAATTAATTCCATTGGAGACGACAAGAGACTGGAGAGTTTTGTCAAAGGCCACGGAACCGGCCGTTGGTGTCGGGGCAGCGGCGATGCTTTCATAAACAGGAACAAAGAGTTTCGAAGTCACGACGAACTCTTTTTTTATCGCGGAGTTCATTAAAAATATAAGAATATTTTTACTTGAATCTTGCTACTTCTTTCTCGAGTCTTTGAAGTTCCGCAAGCAAAAGCATCGCCAGTGTCAAATGTTTGATACCATGAGGCTTTCCCTCTGCATCCAAAGTTACAATGTCGGGGAGAACCTCAAAGGCTTCCTCCGCGATGAGACCATGGTCCTTTTCCCCATCTTTTTTGTAATTGTAAGTTTTCATTGAAAGTTCGTGAAGTGCTCTTGTGTCAACTTCGAGGTCCCGAATGTTTTCCTTGAATCTTCTCGAGGAAGCGGCTTGTGTGATGATTCCCGTTGCCGGGTTAATCTGGAGTGTGTTGGCTGCGGCAGCAGAGGAAAGACCCAAAGACCTCCATTGGGTGATCGTCGGGGCAATGGTCATCTCATTGTCAACAGTACAAGTTGCCGAGGTACCAAGAGCGATTCTGTTTGTTCCTGAAGTTCCGCAAGTCGCGGCTCTTCCAAGAGAGATGGAATTCGTGAGAGTACCCAAAGCCGGATTTGCGCCTTGCCCAACCACGATATTCCCAGATGCAGTTGTACCTGTCCTTCCTGCTTGATATCCGACAATGACATTGTCGTTGAAAGGTCCTGTGGTAGTGCCATCAGCTGCTTGAACTCCGATCACTGTATTTCTGGAACCTGTGAGACCTGTTCCCGTACTCGTTCCGATACAAACATTCGAACTTCCCACAGCCCCGTTCATAGAATTCGCCCCGACAGAGACGTTATCAAAACCTACAGCTCTTCCAGAGTTCACGCCAACAGCAACACATCTCGCTCCGACGCCGAGAATGGACATTGAACCAGCTCCCACTCCCGTACAATCCTCTGCGGCTATGTCGACACCGAGACCGGACTGGTATCCGATAAAAGTGGAAGAGTCTCCCGCAACTGCGCTGCTTTGATAGCCCAGAGATGTCGGGGAGGCAGTAGCAGTTTCGGTCTGCCCAAAGACGGTCCCTCTCGTCGTTGGAGTGGCAGATGGAAGGCTCGACAAAGTCCAGGCCGTTCCAGTGGCGACGTTCATATTCCCGGAAGATGAGTCAAAAACAACAGTTCCAGGAGTGGCATCTGAAGCCGCGGCCAAAGAAGGGACGACAGGAATAACGAGCTTTTTTGAAACGACAAGTTCTCTGCGCGTTTCAAAGTTTGTGGTCATTACTTGACAAAATTTGAGTCTCTACAAAATATTTAGAAATATTTTATCTTTTCATCCTCGAACTCTTTCTGAGTCTTGTCGATGACCTGTGTCTCGGGACAGTTTCTCCACTTTTTGTAGGACTGATAATGCCCGACCAAATAGACCTTTGGTATCTGCATGTAAAAAATGTTTGACTCACATGGGTGGCTGAAAAGCCAAACTTCTTCGAGACTTGGGAAGTTCCTTTTGTTCACGAAAAAGAAAAAAAAGTTCTTCTCGCATCTTTCTACAAACAGAATTCTGCACTTTGGGAAAGAGACGCCTCGCGGGCAGTTATGTGATGTTCCGAGCAAAGATACAACTCTATGGGGGTATTTCCCTTTGAGTTTGACAAACTCGTGATAACTCTTAATCTCGAGCACAAAATCTTTCTTTATTTCTTCTGGTTGAAGAAGCATTGTGTGATAAGAGATTCTCTCCTTATCTTTCAGAAACCTTTGCAACATTTTAAAATGTCCACTTGCTGGAGTTGTAAAAAACAGTTTGTTCCCAAACCTTGTTTTGCGTGGGTGTGTAAAGAATGCACGGAAAAGTCAGAGAATGAGAAGGCCTGTAAAAAGTGCGGATGCAAACCTTTCAGGTTGATGCCAAATGAAGACATTTGCGTTCCGTGCTACGCTTCGTGGAATCTCTCTGAATTTCTGTGAGTTTTTCTTTGACGTGTTGCCAAAAGAGACGAAGCAATACCCTTCCAATATGTGTTTGCAAAATATTTTCACAAGTTTGGATCATCGCGTCGCAAAATTCTGGGGAAGAAGCGGATGAAAACACCAGAAAAGTCTCAAAGTCGAGAAAACGCTCCATACCTTTTTACGAGGGACATCAAGGTTTTATTTTGTATTTGTAGTAAATGCAAAACACCACGAACTTTTTTCGAGACATTTCCCTCGTGGGGTCTGTAACGTCCCTTCCTCCGGTTCTTTCTCGAGGAACTCTTGTCTATCCGGAGGACAGTAGTAATCTCTACATTTCCAATGGTTCTCAATGGGTAATTGCGGGAGGAGACGTTGGACCTCTTGCGGCACAAGTCGCTCAAAACACAGCAGACATCGGAGTTCTCCAAGGAGACGTTTCAACGCTTCAAGGTGAAGTTGCAACAAACACAACAGATATTGCTGGGTTGCAGACAGATGTTTCAACTTTGCAAGGACAAGTTTCTTCCCTTTCGACAGATGTTTCTGCCTTGCAAACTCAAGTCGCAACAAACACAACAGATATTGGAACACTTCAAGGAGATGTTTCAACTTTGCAAGGGGAAGTCGCAACAAACACTGCCGACATTTCGACCTTGCAAGGAGACGTTTCGACGCTTCAAACTCAGGTGAACGCAAACACTTTGGACATTTCTGCCTTGCAAACTCAAGTCGCAACAAACACAACAGATATTGGAACACTTCAAGGGGATGTTTCAACTTTGCAAGGGGAAGTCGCAACAAACACGTCGAACATCACTACTTTGCAGGGACAAGTAGCCACAAATACTTTGGATATTGGAACGTTGCAGACGGATGTCACAACTCTTCAAGGAGACGTATCCACTTTACAAACACAGGTGGGCACAAACACCTCAAATATCACGACTTTACAGGGTCAAGTAGCCACAAATACGACCGATATCTCTGCATTGCAAACTCAAGTGAGTACGAACACGACGAATATCGGGACACTTCAAGGGGATGTTTCGACGCTTCAGACTCAAGTCACAACAAACACGCTGGATATCGGAAACCTCCAGACCGATGTTTCGACGCTTCAAACTGACGTCGCTCAAAACACGTTGGACATCTCTGGTTTGCAGGGACAAGTAGCCACAAATACGACAAATATCGCGACTAATACTTCAAACATTTCTACTTTGCAGGGACAGACAGCCACAAACACGACAAACATCACAACTTTGCAGGGACAGGTTTCAACAAATACTTCAGATATTTCAACTCTGCAAACTCAGGTGAGTACAAATACTGCGGATATTGGAACACTTCAGGGTCAAGTAGCGACAAATACGACAAATATCGCGACCAACACTTCGAATATTTCGGCACTCCAGGGGCAAGTTTCCACAAACACCTCGAACATCTCCACTTTGCAAACAACAAAGGAAGATAAATCAAACAAGGGAGTTTCTGGTGGTTACTGCCCGCTTACCGTTTCAGCGACACCAGTCGTCCCAAACACCAATCTGGCAGTGGCAACAAAAACGGTGAATGGAAGCCTTTACTTTCCCTTTTACACTCGTCTTTCGTTGACAGCAGATTGGAGCCCCGGAACAGCCACAGGAACTATCAATAGGTGGGTTGTTCAGAACGACACCTCTTACGCCCTTAACAACGCATATGGTGCCGGGCCAAAAGGAGCCACAAATATCACATTTTGGAAATGCCCTAGGGATGCCGTTGTTTTGTTCGTATTCAATATCGCCTTCTCTGTTGCTACATCAACAAACAGATTCTTCAGCATTGTTATCACTCCAGTTGTCCCAGCAAACACTCCGCCTCCGTATCAGTATAACTTTGGACTTGACAACTATGCGAGTTCGTACTCTTTCGCATCCTCTCTCATTATCCCTCTGAGGCAAGGAGACCAACTCCAAATAAATTGGTCGATGGCTGGGCAGAGTCCAGCCTTTCAAACGACTTATACTTATTGGCACATCAACGAGATGTCTTTCGGAGTATACGATCCGAATTTGTGAAGTTCAAGGGCAAAATTCTACTCAAAAAATATTTCAAAATATTTTTTTATGATGAAACCTTACTGGCAAAGTCTTCTGAAATCTTGTCGACTCGTTCACTTCCGGGAACGAGTTCAACACTTTCTCTGAGGAAGTCAAAAAGACGAGAAAAGTTCTCATTTAGATTCCCGAGTCTTTTGACGATGACTTTGTTGACGTACCCACTATCGGATGTTATGATGTTGACAGACTCCTCGATAATTTGTTCTTCGGGAGCGGAAAGGAGTATTTTATCTTTCTCAGAGTATATATGAGGAGTATTGTTTCCCACCAAGAGTTTTCCTGGTCCGATGCTAAACAGCTGAATCGGATGTACCCTGTTGTTTGTACCAAACATGACGGACATGCTGCTTATTCCCGTAATCACCCGGATGGAGATATCAGTCTCGAGCCTTTCACGAATTTTGTCAATGATGGTGTTTGCATAGCTTATGGCTTCTTCTCTTTCTTTGTCGTCCATCGGGGTTTCCTCGATATGCCACGCGTCATCTCCGGAATAGTAACTAAAGGCGGAATTATGAGACATTTTACTTGAAATGTCTCTATCTCGAAACACGAGAGTTCCATTTTCTTATTTGGTGACCTCATCGTTTCCCGGAACGAGTTCAACACTTTCCTTAAGAAAGTCAAAGAGGCGAGAAAAGTTTCTGTTGAGCTCTCCAAGTCTTTCGAGGATGAGACGATTCGTATATTCCTTATCGGAGGTTATGGTTCCGACCGACTCTTCAATAATTTCTTCTTCGGACACAGGAGGAACATTCTCGTCGTTTGAGCGTGTGTATATCGCCGAATTGTTACGAAGCAGAATATTTCCGGGAGCAACGCTAAACAACTGGTTCATCCTCGTCCTTTTGCTAGTGCCAAAAACAGCAAAGACATCGGTCATTCCTGAAACTGTGTAAATATAAACATCAGTCTCAAGTCTCTTGCGAATTTTGGAAATGATGACATTGGCGTAATTCGCGGCTTCTTCTCTTTCTTTGTCTGTCATAAGCTTTTCGTCGTTATGCCATTCTCCGACAGGGTAAAGCACACCGGGTTGATAAGAAGTGGTTGTATTCATCTTGTAAATATTTACTTGAAATATTTCATCTTGAAACAGCCTGAGTCTTCTGGGAATCTGTATCCCATCAAAAATCCTCTGTCCAAAGGAATACCGTCCTTCAACATTCGTGCCTTTCGGGAGTGTTCCCAATGCTCATCCTTTGCCTTTGTATTGTCGTATGGGACAAACTCTGTCATCCAATGAAGGTCAGACTCGCTGTCGTCGCAGACAAAGAAAGCTTCTCTGTTTGCCCGAAATAGAAGCGTCGAACTCAGCAAGAGGTTGGTATTGCCTTGGCGAAAGACCATTCGAAAAAAAGGTTGAGCAGGAACGATGACAAGTCCAGTTTCTTCGTACATCTTTTGGACAAAGTTCTCCCATTTTTGCGAGACGATGTAGCACCAAAGCCAAAATCCTTCGATAGAGTATTTCTGGACCTCGCTGCCCGTGTAATTGTAACAGTTTTTCTCAGCCTCAACTTGCAGGTTCTTCACAAGCGTCTCAAAACTCGTCTCGTGTTCTTCCGGCTGTGTTACCAGGTAGCCCCCTCGAAATTCAAAGTTCTTCTTTTCGGCACATTTCTTCTTGCCATTCTCAAAGACAAATGTTGAGGCGCTCGGAAAAAGCATCTCGCACGTCTCTTTCGAGAAAGGGAGTCTCTCCTTGACTTTGTGTGGGGACGTTCCAGGGAAGAGATAAGAGAATGCTTCCATGTCCTTTTCGAGGATTGAAGGTCCATTGAAGAATGCAAAGTCAAAGATTCTCTTTGCTTTCGAGAAGGGAATGTCGAGATGGAACTCATTGTCTTGAGAACCCTCCCATTGACCTTGAAAAAGAGACTTGAAGTACGAAGACTTTTCTGAGAGCGATTGCTTGTTCAGTTGGAACGAACCTGTGGTAGTCTTCAAAAGGATAGTTTGCTCCATGTTTCGAAATGTGTAAAAAATATAAAAATATTTTTATTTTATCAAGTTGTTGCAAAGGTCAAAGAAGAGCTGAACAAGCTCTTCTTGGAAATAGTCGCAGTTCGAACGATAGGTGTTATCGAACTTTACCTTGCGCTCCAAAAACTCTCGGAGCAACAAAACTCCCTCTTTCGAAGAAGTGAGCATGTACTGCCAAATTTCTACCTTCTCGTTGGAGCAGTACAGAGAGTTCTCAAAAACTGTGAAGACTCCACTGTCAAAAAGACGACGGAGTTGCTCAAGTGTGAGTTCTTTCACTATCAACTCAAGGTCGCGGAGGCAGAGCTCCTCATCTAGAGGAATAGAGTCTCTCTTTGTCTCTCCGAGGACGACGAGGTGAACATTTGGAATTTTGGAGATGAGAGACCAGCACATGACGTCCTGTACGAGACTGTATCTGAGAAAAGACGAGAGTGCAAAAGAAAAGTTCTTTCTTTGAGTCGTGCAAGTCTGGGAAAGAGAAAGGATGTCTCTCCTGTTGAGGTACTCTGCAATGAGACCGACGAGATTGCTATCTCCAAAGACAAAGGAACGCGAGTCGGAAGACATGATGAAGAAGAAAAAAGTTTTGCTTTTTGTTGGATGAAGTAACAAAGAAGATGGGAAGTTCATTCCAAAAAAACTATGAGACGGAATTGGCTATTTCAAATTTGATACCAACGCGCGTCATCATGTCGCAACAAATAGAGAGTACAGCCGAAAATCCGATGCGTTGCGCACCGCGTTTTATGCCGGGTTCAGGAACAAATTTCCCGTATAATATTTATGAGAAAGATTGGACCAGGGGGCCTGCGTATTTTCAAAGGGATGTGGCTGACAGAAGGAATTGGTCTTACGATTTTTTGGTGACTCGATACGTTTCACAAAAAGACGGAAAGACTTATGTTGTCGAACATGTTCCGAACAGCAATGTCCCAGGAAGATTTGGATGGAACACGTGGAATACGAGAGTGGGAGAGGCAGGAATACCCATCCAAGGTTCTTATGGCTGCCCGCCGGGGTGTGGAAAGCAACTTCTTGACAAATGGACTCCGAACTGGTATGTTCCGGGGTGCAACCCTTGAAATATCACACCGAAGTATTGTCTCCATCAAAAAATATCTTTTGACAGAAAAGATAGAAAAAATTACTCGTTGAGACAAGTGAAAAATGCTTTTTTAAAACACCAAAAGAAAAAGGATGAACTGCGAAACAAGGATCGGGAGGAGTAAACTTTGCGGAAGGAAAGAATGCGGGTGCTGTTTTGAAAGAAGTTTCGCTTCTCATGAGAACTCGAAATATCTGGAGGAAGAGCACGGAAGCCCTTTGTTGATAGCGAGGAGGAGCGGAAAAAAATTTTCTTTCGTTTGTCCGGAGTGCGAGCATTCTTTCGAAATGCGCCCTTCAGACGTCTCTATTGGACATTTTTGTCCTTTTTGTTCAAACAGAAAACTTTGTTCTTCTTCCGGATGCAAAACATGCTTTGAA